TTCTTAACCTTCTCTATCTCTCTTCTTCTCCTTACTTTCTCTTCTCTTTATATATTACTATATTTAATATACTTTGAATAGGCCTAGCCCGGGGAAAAGGCCGGGCAATCTCCCTTTCCGCATATGATGTAAATGACTCTGTAAAATTTTACAGGAAGAGGAAACACACAATTACACCATATATATTAAATATATTCAAACGTAAAGTAATCGTAAGGATAGAACACCAGACGGGGTCAGCATCCAGTGTTCTATAGCATAGTAGTTGATATGTAAAAGAATAAGACAGAGAGTAGGAGAGGGAGTGATCCCTCTCCTACCTCTAATGATTAGTTGTTATTGTTCAAGACCTTCCAGGTTAGCACTGAGAGTGATATCAGCCTGACAGGTGAAGGTAGGTACTTGACGAGAGTCAGTCTGAGTGTAAGTGTAAACAACACGTTCACAAGAACACACGTCAGTCTCGAAGACTCCATTCTTCTCATAGTGAAAGTAGACAACTCGATTGGGTTTGAAGGTCCAAGGAACAGCCATATCCCATGAGAAGTTGATCTCAGTACCACGCATACGAACCAACTTGGAACAGATGGCAAATTCATTTCCATGAGTAGGTTCATATTTCAAGTAGATGTTATCCTTACTCATACCATCCGGAGTAGGACCGTGGATAGTCTTGAAGTTGCTATCCAGTACATTGATTTCATGATTGTCGTTAGCCATGTTGTGAGTGTTAAGCCATAGCTTATCGGCTATCTGCATCATGATGCCAGTGCAGTCATTCTCAGCCCCGATATCGTTATAATCAGTACTGGTGACTTCCGTATTGATCATGATACTGATACTCCCATCATCGCTCTTAATGTGGTTGGAAAGTTTCCCGGTAAGGAGGTTGTTGCCAACGGAGTAACAGTGGATCACAGCCCTCTTTTGAGGTTGAGCAAACCTGGGGTACACGTATAGCACTTCTTGGGTGTAATAATAACAAAATCCAAGGTTATAGACGCCATTTCCAGGGCCTTTTTGAAGAAAGGTAAAAACGTCATCGATTCCCATGAAGGGAGGTAAGATGAAATTCTCATAGACTTTCTGGTTATCAGGTTGGATGATGGAGAGGTTGTTGATACCGAGCTGATAAGCAACGTATTTCAGCAACTTATCCATAGTGACATCACGTGCAATGAAATGCGTACTCTTCTTCCTGAGAGCATAGAGATCATCCGGTACCAACTCCATGACACAAGTGATTCGTTGAGCCTCCAGATCAGGTTGCTGTGTAGGCATGTTATTGGTGGCAGGAATCCTGCCACCAAGCAGAGTAGTGGATGAAGCCTGACGGAAGGGATCGATCTGTGTGAGGAACATCACACGATAGACTTTCTTGTGCAAGACATTCTTAAGGTCTAGTGTATTCTGCAACTGGATCTTGTAGATCGTGAGATCGCACAATAGATCCTTCCTCCATTGGCGGAGAGATTCGTATTCCGGAACTGTGAAGGCACAGGTGATACGAATCTTGTCAGAATAGAACTGAACATAGTCTTGAACGATCCTGAGTTCTTTGATGAACTTCGACACTACAACGGAGAAGTCGTTGTTGTTGGCGTTCTTGAATACAGCCTGGATGTTAGCCAACTGACTATCATTACTCGAAATGATAGGATCGATTTCTTTCTTGATCAGTGGATGTATGTTAAGACCGGTGATAGCCATGATTATCTCCTCCCAGCCAACGAAGCCAGTGCCTCAGCCATGGACATCGGTTCTTGTACTTCCTTAGCACGTTTTCGAACACTCACGCGACGATGGAATGCATGATAGGTATTTCTTGCTCTATCGATGAAGAGTTTCGTGGCAGGATCGTTTAACGCTGCCTGATTCCCTGCGAACTCCATCAAGTACATCTCCAGAAGTCGGTGTACTTCATACACGTCGTTCGAGTTGACGAACTGGAAATCGACTTTACTGTCGTACATGTCCACGATATAAGTGATCGGGTAATTCACCTGGACACGATCGTATTCATTCGGTACGTGGATCATCTCTGGTGCATCAGGCAACAGATAGATGGCTGGTAGATGAGGAACGTATCCTTCCGGTACGATCAAGGGGAATAGTGCCTGCTTGATCGCAGATGTTATATCTTTGAAATATCTTGCCATATGGCTGCTCTCCTTATAGATAATAAGCTATACGATGGATGTAGGGCATAAAACCCTACATCCATCTGTACAGATTAGATACGTATGCTTGGAGCACCCACGATACCGTGGATATTTTCGATACATTTCTTCGCTAAGAAGATCAGTACCGGGAACTGATAGAACTGAGCTCCATCACTCATGGAGTACACCTGATCGAAAGCTGCGATCAACTTATCCGGAATGATCACTTGCCGTTCCAGATAGGTGTTGACTACAACAGCGAAAGGATCATCTTCCCCAGTACCTGACAAGATGAAGTCGGAAAGATATCCCTGAGGGGTATTTGGTGCAACCACACCGCCACCTTCTTCATCCAGATCCGTATCACCAGGTTCATTCAGATAGTAATCATTCGGAGGCCACCTATCCGGATACATGCACTTATGCTTGTGTTTGGAAGAGGTTCCGTAACCATCTTCCACCGAACCCCATGCCGAATCATCACCGGATACGATCAGCATCAGGTACGGTTGATTCAACAGAGCGTTGACACGAGTACACTTCGACCCGACTCGATAGTACTTGATCCTCCACCCTTTTGGTACCACCTGTTTCGGTACTACCGCAGGGTTGAGCAACCATCTCCACCAACTGATATCCATGCCAGGAGCATCGGATACGAACTGTTCCGGTAGTCCGTGCATCTCTTCATACGAACAGATCCTCCGCATGAAATCGATCACATAAGGATCAAACAGTTTGTCGGGACGCATGTAGGTGTTGTAGATCAGACGTTCGAAGAACTTGGAAGTGTAATAATTGATCATCTGTGTAGCAGCCGTTTTGGCTTTCTGCATGAGGATCACTTCTTCCTTGACCAAGAGAGCTCCTGGTTCGGTCAAGAACCGGAGTTTATCGAACCAACCTTCTTTCCTAACAGCCGCTTCGATCGGAGCCATAAACTCGTCATCGATCCAGTCGGTCAAGATGAACGAGATGCGCCAGTAGGATTGAGCGCGGATGCTCATACGAACTGGTTGTTCGTTGAGTTCCAACATACCAAACTTACCGGTGTCCAGTTCCATGATGAATCGGTCACCGATCTTGGGTTCAAACCCAGGATAGGTGAAGGCTTCACCGGATTGCTTAACTAACGCACTGTCAGTCTGGTGTTCAAATTGGAAACTGGAACTTACCTTGATTTCAAAATTATGGATCTTAAGGTAAGCCGCATGAACACGGTGAAGATCGTCGTCGATCGAGGTATTCGTTCCACGGATATTTCCGTCTTGATCGATCCTGTGATAGTAAGTAACTTTCGTTGGGGTACCATCACCGAACGCTCTCAGCATGTCTGCAACATCGGTAAATCGACCTGTATTGATCGCGTTCTCGTTGTTGTACGTGTTGAGAACATATTCCCGTTTGGAGATCACTCCATCGGGACTCGGTATTTCGGCACCCTCAGTGATCGTTACGTCACTGTTCGTCCCTGTCGGTCCTAATGGTGACGCATGCGACCCAGAATACTCTGCGAGGCCCATTGATTATCTCCTTACGTTTAGACAGCACCAGTCGGTAGGTGCGGTCGATCCTTCTGTTCTTGATCGTGATCGTACTTCCGTCGAACTCCAGCATGCTGATATCAACTTGTAGATCATCTGCGAATACTCCAATCGCATATTCGTCTTCATACTGAAGTGCTTTCTCCCCGAGTGCCCGGTACTTCTCCAGTACTTCAGGATTGATCTTACAGGATGCTATCCCATCCGCGATGTTGATCTTGGTAACACCTTTGGGGTTGGTGATGTCATCCAGTGTAACCAAAGCACTGCAGAACATCGTGTATCCGCTTTTGTAAGCTTTGGATATCTGCGGTAAAGTGAAATCATCCCACCACGGATACTGATACGGAACAAATCCTTTGTTATCGGGATAGAGGTGATGCCAATACGCATCGGTTGCTTTATCTTTCCACTGAGAGGGAAGACTAGCTTTGAACCGATTCTCTTCGTGAAGTGGAACCAGACTGCGTGGTACAGGCCGATTCATGATACTGAGTGGATAGGAGAGGATCGTCTGGTTTGCCCTGGCGAATGCAACTGTGATGGTCATATTGACATCGTCGTACTCACCGGCATTGGTAGGACCTTCCTGACCCATTTCGATCTGAAAGATCGTTCGACAGTGATTGCGATTCACCACCAACTCCTTCTCGCCTGTCATTTCACGATAAGAGTTCAAAGAGATCAGTCGATTGGATTTTTCCATCAGATAAGCAACGAACTGCCTGTCAGGCACGCCTCTCATGCGAGCCAACCCGAGCATCGTCTGCAGAGTGGCTTGACTGAGTGGATAATCGTAGACCAGCTCAAGGTCAGCGATCATCTCTCCATTAGTGTATACGGATAAGATGCGAGACATCAACTCCGTCGCATTTACCATTTCAGTGATACGCCAGGTACATTCCAAAGTGAAAGCACACGGTATGGTGTCTTCCACCAGAGACACACCAGAATCCGCATCCCAGAAGATCGGATATTTGGCTGTATTGGCATGGGGATTGAAAGGAAGTCGATCATAGGCTTTATCGCCTCGTTTACTCAGGATCAAGTTATCCATGAGAGTAACGGATTGACCGGCATCCCATTTGTTGTTCACGGGATTGACGATAGGGATCAGTCTCGCTTCAAGTCGATCGTGCGGCAGCGCCGGATTGCGATTCTTGTCGGTCGGACTTCCTTGTACCATTGTCTCAGCCGTGATGAAGATATTGTCCTCGATTTTATCAGCGAATCCCGTTTCATTGACGATCCGCTGCAAGACTTGTCTTGCACACGGAAGGTAGATGTGGATGTTCGCCTCGGGAACAGTATTGATTAACGTTAGCATAGCGTTAACTCCACCTGTGAGGTTATTTAAATTCTATACGATGGTTCCTGTCTGAAGACAAAAAATAAGAGATCAGCACGGGGTGGGAGGAGCAATTATGCTCCTCCCACCCCAGATGCCTACTCTGTCGGACCGTCGTATTTCGTGGTTGCGAACGCATCGGTCAACGCGTGGATTAACACGTCACCGCCAACCTTTCGTCTCTTTACGTTATCCAAACGCTCGTACTCGCCGGTCTTGATAATGTCTATCATGACAGGAAGAGGGAGGTAGTATGCCGTGTAGACAATATCGCGAGTACGATTTAACACAGCAATAAACGAAAGGTACTTGTGGTTGTCATAGAATCCGCCAAGGGCTGCATAAGTATCCTGGAATTTTACATCCATGATCATCAGATGCATCCGCATGAGAGAGGTCGCGGATTGTTGCCACAGGTGCTTGTAGAAGTGATCGTTGCTAAGTTCGTATACGACCCGATCGGACAGGTCCATGCTGACGACATAGTCGTCGAATGATTTGAATTTACCAATCATGTTAATTCCTCGTTAATGAACGCTTGATTATTGTTTTACGAAACTCATGGGGTGTACATTCCATGAGCGCGACTCCAATAACTACCGGTAGCCTTCATTTCAGAAGAATAGGAAAGTGTTATCCAGAAATAAAACTTAAGTGAATGTTATTGTGTTCCTTTCTTGGTTAAATAGATTAAAGGTTGAATACGACACACACATTCACTTAAGTAATATATACATGAAATCAGGATGAACGCCATTATTAAAATACGATCTAACCATATCGTATAAACTGAGAAATCATCATCTGATCTTAACACAGGAGAAGAAGTATCATGGTAGATTTATTCGCAGACATGCCTGTCAAAGTGGCACCACCTTCTGTCTGTTTCAACACGGACAGTATGTTCGACTTGCAAGTTGGTAATGCCCTTCGTGGACACGATGGGATGTGGTACATCAACGGCGGATGGGGACAGGCGATCGCTGGTGTACACAGCTTCGGTGGGATGTATAAAAGCACCTGGTCGGGAAGCCTCTTGCTGAGAACAACTTCACTCTATCAAACCCAAGCTGTTATCGGTGACAGTGAGGATGCGATCAGCCGTGATCGTGAACGCCTGATCCGCATGTCTGGAGATCATCCGATTGCACTGGAAGAAACCACTGGTAAGAATCAAGTGGTTTGTCTCGACTGTAAGGTTGAGTATGACATCGATGGGTTGTTTAAGTTCCTGAGAGAACTGGGAGAGAACAAACTCAAGCATCGGAAAGAGATGACAATCACCACACCTTTCCTTGATCCTGCAACTGGTAAGAGGATATCAGCGTGGCAACCAACCCCTATCTTCATCGACTCTCTGACAGAGATGCACAGCAACGATGAATTGACTCAAATCGAAGTGGGTATCGACGATAAGAAGACTAAGACCGTATACATGATCGATGCCAACAAGAAGACTCTTCTTCTTCGGTGGCTGAGTAAGATGTGTATGGAGTACGGATTCATCGCTTGCTGTACCGCACATTACGGAGCAGAACTCAATCTCGATTCCTACGGTCCGACACCGAAACAACTTCAATACATGAAGCAAGGCTACAAGACCAAGGGAGTGGGAAGTAAGTTCACTTTCCTCACCTCCCCACAGTGTCAGATCGTGTCAGCGAAAGTGTTGGACGATGACAAGCATGAAGCTTGGTACAAATACGGCAATACGTCGCCTACCGATATCAATGAAATCGGTGTGCAGATCCAACGTTGCAAGAATAACGTGTCCGGGAGTGTATTCACCTACATTGTATCCCAGTCCAATGGATTGCTTCCGGATATTTCGGATTATCATTACCTTCGTACCAACAAACTGTTCGGTATGAATGGCAATCCTCAGAATCATCAGCTTCAGTTGTATCCTGACAAGAACTTGTCCAGGAACACGGTCCGACAGGCTTCTGATGAAGATCCGAAGCTGAGACGTGCTCTGCAACTGACAGCGCAGTTGCTGTACGTTCAACAGCATTGGAACACCGATACCATTCCCTTCGAGGTAAGGGTGGAACCAGGCGCACTTCTGGATGCACTGAATTCCGATCATAACAAACTGTCTATGGATCGGATACTGAACAGTCGTGGGTACTGGCTTCCTGACGAAATCAAGTGTGATCAAGAATACATGAGTGTTTTCGATATCCTCGAATTCGTCGATAAATGCAAGCTTATACCTAAGAAAAACACTGTCATCGTAGCCAAAAAATAAGGATCAAGTACACTACCCAGAGGGAGCATTTAAGCTCCCTCTGGGTAGTGGTTTACCTTATTTTATTTGTCGGTTTCTTTGGAGACAAGCCGCAGAGTGTATTTGATGCACTTTCTATGGACGTTGTCGTCTTCATCGACATATGCCTGCTCCGTTTTATCGTATACCAACTCAAGGTTCTTGTTGATATAAGGCAGGTATTGAGCATTGATTTCAGCGATAGCCGCCTCCTCATCGATGACGTCACATTCCCTGACATCAAACTCCCATGACCAGCCTTCTTTGATCATGGAGATGTACGCAGACTTTCATTTCAACTCGATGAATTGAATCACGTGAGGGAGCTGACGCAGGAGGAGATCGATCAGTTGATTCACGAGATGAACGGCGCTATCATGAATTCATCTCCGAAAGATGCTAAGTTCGTGGTGCAGATCGGGTTCACGCCGATGTTGTCGTGCATACCCGCTCCCGGCAATATCTTCGGACCACTCCCTCCGTTCTATATCGAGCTCTTCCCAATCAACGAGGCGCGTATTCGGCAGCATATCCGTAAATCGAAACGCATCCGGACGAACACAATCTTCAATCAGATCATGCACGGCTGCAACCAGTTCGATGGCACTGCAAAGTCTGCGTACATCAGGACGTTCCCGTATCGTATGAAGTAATCGTCCGGAATAGAAGTTGACGTATTCCACCAGGCAAGTACCGAGGGCGAGGTAATGTTTACAATGCTTGGCATCAGCTGATTCGCTAGCGTTCATCCCAGCTTCATTGAGCAGGGCGTAGACTTCGACGTTGGGTTCGAAATGATTCATGTTTTTACTCCTTTTAATTAGGTTGTTATAAGGACCACCGAATTGTGGTACCATAGGTTTCATTGAATTTGCAGTACATGGCGAATCCGATTCTCTTACTTACTCCATTTGGAGAAGTCTCGAAGAGATCGGTTACTGGGAGTACGACTGTCCCGACTGTCCCTAGTGTGTCGTGACAATGTTCAGAGAATAACTCTCTTCCCACTTCGACTGTGGTATCGGAAGATAGAAGAACCTTGAGAGAATCCTTCATCGTTCGATCGTTGAACGTAGCTTGAAGGCCTCTTGTAGCCAAGAAGAACTTCAGTCGTTTTGTTCCCATACATAGATGTATCGAGATGGTTGTTCCTAAGTCCTTCAGGAACTCTTTGATGTTTTGTAGTGGTGTCATTCTCCCTCCTTAGACGATGATAGTGAAACGAATCGGTTTCAGATAGGTGGATTCGATGGTGCACTTAAATCCACATACGATTCGAGCATTGGTCTGTGCCAATATCGTTCTGGACACCGTGACGAAAGACACACTATCCGACACACCAGCGAAGATCTGTCCGACGATAGATTTCGGTATCGAGATACACCAGATCTCTGCACTGGCGTAATATCGATCGTGGATATACTGCCGTATCGCCGTACGGATGATGAGCTCTTCGTCCTCCGATGGTGGAGTGGAAGGGAAATGTTTCACTCTCAATGCCAGTACATCTTTCACGGCACCTTGTTTCAGATACCGCTTAAGCTTGTGGACGAACCATCGAACTTTAAACCACGTAATAATCGATTTCATGATACTACCTCCTTGATTGGTTGACTGTTAGATCAATAAGGTAATATATGCCTGAAATCAATTGATAGTCTAGATGAGCTGTCCCGCCATATCTATGTAAATTTAGCATTGACAAACCCTATTTACTATTAAGGGAGTTCCTTATGAATAATGAAATTCCAAGAACACCTTTGGTCGAAAGGATCTCCGATGAGATCGCTCAGGCTGTTGATCCGACTGGCGCGCTTACCTTGGATTCCAAGAAGCGTACTGTCATGTCTGCAGCAGCTATCGCCAACGTGTTCACGGGTGCCACCATCCCGAATGGAACGAATCTTAACACCTGGAAAAAGCCTGGTGTCTATCGGTTCGATCAGTCGGTGGTGAATGGCCCGCCCACAAGCGCTGAAAATATGATCGGATATCTGGTAGTTGTTGCCGGACATCGCGATCCTCTGACTGGGGAAGAAGATGTGGATCGGGTACGGCAAGTTGCCTATCCCGATACTGTGGTTGAACCAACTCCTTATACTCGTGTATGTGAGGGAGGACAGAACTGGTCACCATGGAACACCTTGGGTGGTAACCTCCGTCGGGTCCGACTGACCAAGAATCTTACTGGTCAGATCAATGTGATGTACTACTCATTCGAGAACTGGACTCTCACACTCCCTCCGGCTTCCAGCTACCCTCTCGGTACTCGTATCGGATTGGAACAGTACGCTGGAGCTGGTAAGGTCATCAACGATACCGATGAGATCCAGACTGGTCCCGACTTCGATATCGATGAAGATGGGAATCCAACTTCGGATATCATTGGAGCACTGATCTATCTCTTCGAGATCTGTGAGATGGAAGATGGAACCAAAGCTTGGGTTCAGGATACGGATAACAACATCGACCGAGTGATCGATTCGATCCAGCAGATGTTCACGGATCATATCACCGATCCCGATCCTCACCAGATGTACATCATGAAGACCAGTATCTCCCATGAGTACACTCATACCACAGCAGATGCCACGAAAGCGATGGGACAGGTGTTGTCCCGTTATGGATCGAATGCATTCTACAACCTGGTGGTGAAGTACTCAGAGTTAGCAGCTCGCGGACTTTACCCGAATGCTCACAGTGTCAGCAATGGCAATTTCAACACGATGATCACTCAAGGTCTGTATTTCACTATAGGGGCATCTGTTACTAACGGTCCCTCTGATGTGGACGGACAAGGTCATGTGTTCGTGATTGCTGTTGGTACTTGGGTGGCGCAGATCTATCTGCACTTCTCAAGTGGAGATATGTATTACCGTGTCTCCACGAACACCGGTACCTCCTGGACGACTTGGAAGAGGACGATCAACCAAGCGGAGCTGAGAGCTCGTGGTATCTATCCGACTGCTGTTGCGATGCACAGTGGAAGTGCCAACTTACTACTTCTACACGGTATGTACAATATCGAGATCGATGCGGCCAATGCGTCCAGTTCTCCGACAGGAGCTGCTTGGACTGGAACGATCCATGTGATCAGAAGCATCCTTGCTGCAACTCAGATCGCTGTCAGTCGAGAAGCGAACGGTGGAATGTGGATACGATACACGGATGATGCCACGGTGTCCACTGCTTGGAAGCCGTGGACTCAGATGGCTACGGTGGCTTTGGTGAATACCAAAGAACCTGGCAGAAATAAGTCGATCTACTCCACCTCCACTACTGTAGCAGCTGCTACCCTGTTGACTACGCTGAACACTCGGATGTGGCCACATCTCTACTTCACTGCAGGAGCATTCTCTTCTACAGTGACGTTACCGGCTCCACCTGCTCACGGTGATAAGATCTTCGTGAAGATCGAAGCGAACCACAGTGTTCGGCTTATCTTCGGATCGTACGATCAGACGTTCAGACATACAAAGTCGGATCAGATCATGGAACTGGAGTTCGAAGCAAGTAATGGCAAGTGGTACCTCCTCACCGTCGGTGATCTGACTCTTGCATAACCCAATAAAGGTAACCTCTCATGGCAGACCCAATCAGACGCAAACGTCTACCGGGGAGTCGGAACTCGTCCTACGAATTGAAGGACCATTTGGTGATGACTCTCCCCGGAGGCGGAAATGCAAATCCTCACCCTCAGTATCTGCTGAAGGATGACTATATCGCCAGCGAAGGTGATAATAACCTTGCTGCTCACAAACTCGACCCGAATGCTCACATCAATTTCTATGTGAGATTGGTTCAGATCAGTACAACGAATGTGAATGATCCGGACAAGATCCCTGCTTCTTCACTGTTCTTCACAACAGTGTCGAATCTGCAAACGCAGATCGATGGCAGAGCTTTGATCGATCATACGCACACCCCCGAATCTATCGGCGCAGCAGATCGTATTCACAACCACGATACGCTGTATTCCAAGCTCGATCACAATCACGATGATCGTTATTCCAAATTGGATCACACCCACACTCCTGTGGAGATTGGTGCAGCCGATCGTATTCACAACCACGATGATCTGTACATCAAGATCTCTGACATTTCGACCACGTTCGAAACAAGTGACACGAAGGTTCCTTCTATCAGTTTGGTGACTGATTTGAACACGAGATTTGTGAACCATGATCACGATGACAGGTATTCCCTTATCACACATATTCACCCGTATGTGTTGATTTCTGATCTGGAGGATTCTGGTATCTATCCGGAACTGGTTGTAATCCAGAATACGGAAGGAACAGACGATGAAGGACAGCCTGTCGTCACCACGGAAGATCTTAACACCTATCAGACGATCGGCAATTATTTCGTTCTGAATGGCGTGCTTAATGCGCCAGAAGCCGGCAATGGCTGGTTGACGGTAGAACCCGTGGAACTCGAAGAAGCACAAACCGACGATGATGATCGTTACACTGGCCCTGGCGTGGCTTATGTCATGCAGCGATTCCTTTCGGAATCTACCGGTACCCTCTATTATCGTAAAGGAACGCGAGTTATCGTTGAAACTCCAAGTGAAGACCCGGAAGATCCGGATATTCAGACACTGACCTACAACTGGGCTGGATGGGAATCTCTGTCCGGAGGAGGTGGTGGCAAGGTTCCATTTGAAATCTTTCATACGCTTTCCACGCAAACTCCACCTGGAGCATTTCCTCTGTGGACTGGTGAATGGATCGAGAACTGCAGAACCAAATACCCCTCCTTCTGGAACAAAGCTCTGGAACTGAGAGATGCGGATACGGGAGCTTTTGTCTATGCCGACATGACTCCGGTTGCTATGCCTTTCTTGAAAGGAACGAATAACACTACCACAACCGCCGATGGAACCTGGACCGGCGAAGCTTCTGACGGAACGAATGATTGGCAAGTATTTGGTGATCTTGGTGTCGGAGGTAATGTCGATATCACGAAGCTCTCGACAACTCCGTTTTGGATGTCGTTGGCTACATCAGGAGATCCGATCAGCGTCGTTTCCTATGAAGTACAAGCAACGAACAATTCCGAGAAGGATATATTGACAACTCCAACTGCATGGAAACTGGAAGGTACCGTCGATGGATCTTCCTGGGATCTTATCGATACCCAAACAGGTATCACTTGGAGTGCTATCAACGAACGGAAACGGTTCACCGTCACCCCATCGGAAGCAGCTTTCCATACGGCAGCACAAGTAACAGCCGCTGAAGCTATTTTGGCATTGGCGGAATACGAACAAACGATCTATGATCCGAATCAAGAAGAAGGATCTGAGCCAGGAGTTCGCACTTACAATGTTGGATCTACCAACTCGAGTTACAACTCATTGGATCTGATCTCCATTGAGTTCCAATCGGCCGATGGTTGGGTTGTGGTCGATGATGTTGAAATCACCAATGCTGGTGGTATCTATTCAGTTGACCTGTCCACAGCCTCCGAAGGCGCTGGCGCCTACCGGTGGCACTACACTGGTAAAACAGTTGCCCAACAGCAGTTGGATGCCTGGAATAAGACTGGTGCACAGAAACGCCCAATAACTCCAACTACCTACAAGAAACTCAAGATCACTTTCACGGAGTGTTCAACAAAGCCCAACTCCAACTCTACGATGGGACGTGTTAACTTCATGATGGAGAAAGTCGGCCAGCCTGGACGGCAGATCGGTAACATCAACGTCATGGATGCGACCACCTACGAGTATTTCCTTGAGAAGTATGGAGAAGTTGGTGGTTTTGTAATCGATGAAGCCAACGGTAAGATCCGTCTTCCTCTGATCAATCGATTCCTTCGTACGATCGAAGACATCAACGATCTCGGTACAGTTCAAGCTGATGAGTTCAGACGACATGAGCATAGTTCGGTCGTCGGACCTTTGTATGTACGACCATCCGTCCATGCACCTGGCGCCGATGGTGACCATTGGCACCACAACGATGCTAACCCGACTGGAAGTGTAGGCGGTTCCGAGACCAGGCCAAAGAACGTAGCAGTTGCTACTTATATCCAAGTGTCTGGTTCAGTCGGTTCCGGTGACACAACGAAGAGTGCATCGGATGTTACAGCACTGGCTACGCAGGTGGAACAACTCACCAATAAGGTTGACGCGTTGGAGTATCTTGCCGATTTGATCCACATCAGTGGCAGCTCGGCAGAACCTAACGGTTATGTAACCCTGTCCAATGGCCTCACCATTCAATGGGGACATCTCACTGTGGATGCGGATGTTAATTCACCACAACATGTGACATTCCCGAAGGAGTTCGCATCAGAAACATTAGCTGCAGTTGCTTCGAGCAATGGCAATAATCATGCTGTGGTACAGGTTCGCAACTTCACTACCTCTGGTATGGACATTGCTGCCAACGACCCTGGCAATGGCGCTAAAGTTGTCACTGATGCGAGTTGGATCGCTATCGGCAAGTAACTACCAAATCAAATAAGGAGCATGCCAATATGGCTGGAAATTTTGATTACAAGAAGAAGCCGGAGGAACGGCCGAAGGCAACTCACGGTATGATGCAGGTAATCGACTGCCTGTTCCCTGGGGTCAAAGAGGTTCACATCGTCGAACCGTTCGAGGAACTGACTGAGGGTGGTGTCACCTACATCCGGTTCAATGACGGAGACGATGTTGTACAGCTGCTGCGGAAGACCGTGGTAGAAGGTGGATCAACCAAACGCTATAAAGCGATGGCCGCCTGGAACGATCGTGAATCCGCTGAATGGATTCCGATTAACCAATCGTTCCCTGTCCAGGACAAATAACAAAAGTAAGATGCAGCAGATGGAGTACACCTTCCGGTGTACTCCATCTGACTGTTCTTTTTGATTTTAATGTGCTGGGGGTTTTGGTTCCGAGCACAAGGCAACGAGGAACTCGAGGATACGTCTGACCACATCGACATTGGATAAAACGAATCCGACGACGGCCGCACCTATGGAAATATAGACACCAAGCTTCCAAAGGAATTTACCGTGTGTTTCCGTTTTCTTCTTGAGGACTTTAATATCTCCATTCATCTGGTTGTTTTTCTCGAGGAACGCATTGTATTCGACTTGGTGTACTGCCACCTTTGTTTCGATTTGTTGTTGACGTTTCTCTAGATTGGACACGATGTTAGCAAGTGAAGCCCATTGTTTGGAAGAAAGACGGAGAAGATCGCTCAATTCCTTCAATGCAGATTCTGTGGTAGCTTTGTGTTTTCGGTGCGAATTTTCTACATTGCTCAAACGTGAGAGAGCCTTTTCCAGTCTCTCGATTTCTTTATCAAGCAATTCTTTGTTCGCTTGACAAGTTGCTCCCAGCGTTGCCAGTTCTCTCTGACTCATGCAGATATGTCCCGGCCAGGGACTTCCCTGCATGTTCATGTGTTGTTCGTCTGGCATCTACTGTAACTCTCCCCTCTTCAGTTAATTGAGGTAGATAGGATTTACTTCTTGGCGTAGGCTTGGTTGATGAGAAGGATGAAGTTATGCTCGAGAGCCATGTGACGAAATGCCGTCTGACTGTAGGCTTCCAGCAGCTGTGCAGTAACAGTTGCCGCTTTCGCCAACGATTCAACGAACGTTCTGTCCACCGTATCTTCATTCTTGGTGATCAGTTCCACCGTACCATCGAGGGCACTGCTGATCGTTTCCATTTCACGATTGAGTTTGCCGCCCTGCTGGAGATAGACGTCAAGACTGAGCATACGCTCACGGGTCTTCTTCATGTCAGCCATAGACGGAAAGAGTTTCGTGAACTTCACGACAGTGGTGTTCTTCCCTGAGAAATCTTTGTCAGAGGCGGAGATCAACGGCCCGCACTCTTTCATCTTGTTCTCCAGCATCTTCAAAAGGTTACTGATCTGCTGGTTGGCGCGAGTGTCTCCTCTTGAGAAACTCTTGAAAACATTCGTGAAGGCAATTTGAGCCATATTTACCAAGGCTACGGCTGTCAAATTGTCGTAGATAGCGCCGATATGACCGACCGCTGTGGGATAGTCCACGATCATACCGGAAGGTACCGGAAACGTCTTCGCCATCAGTTGATCGTACGACACACTTTCGATCGAACTGACTTTGAGCATATTGGAATCGCAGAACTCTTGGAGTTCCGAACGCTTCAGGTCTTTGTTGAATCTGGTAAGGTTGGTAGTGAATGTGTTGACGAGCCCCATGACCGTATCGGTGATTCCGATCACGATACGACCGAGACTACTGTCCATCATACCTTCCATCGCAACACCGTCGAGTGCCGCGAGTTCATCATTCCAATATTGGAGGCGAGCATGTACCGCTTCGAACGAGGCAAGCTCACGGTCGCTGATTTCAGCGTTCATTCCGTTGCGAAACTTCATGTTGATTACCTTTATGTTAAATCAGAGTATTTCTGTAGCTATTTGCTTGTTTGTATAGGATGGTAAAAAATAAATGGAATAGACCGTAGGAGGATAGGGTCATTAGACCCTATCCTCCTACGTGTTGTTGTTACTTATCGATTAGCGTAGTGAAAAGTAAATCTTCCGCAGCCACGCATACCGGGATTGAAATACGCTGTGGCGTAGAGGAATCCGGTGCTATCAGGGCCGCTGTCGACCAGTTGGATCACCTCGTCGAGATGCTTCGGATAGCATACAATTGCCCGACAGGCTCTTGGTACCACAATGATGTACTCATCGTCCAAGATCGATAGTGCGTCCTTGAAGGTGGCGAAGTTCATCAGCGTAGCGCGATCTCGGCCAGGGAGTTGACCATAATAGATCGGGTCTTTGGAGGCTCTTTGGATGCATTCGATTTGCATGGTATCCCTGGCAGCCATCAACAGATCACAGAGAGATGCTCTGAGTTCATCCGTGAGATCTTGTTTCAGGTCGAGATAGTTCCCCTGGATCAACCCCAGGTTATGGGATGATACATCCGAGAAGATCAGTTGTTCTTCTGTCACCCCTGAGTAGAACTCATCCTGGATCGGCTGAAGATGGATCAACCTGAGTTTGTCCTTTTCAACCATACAAAGGGCTGAATTAGGTATCCACATGTCGTCGTTGATATGAACCTTACCTTCGGGGGCGAAAATAAGAGTAGCTTGTTCAGCGGACATGTAGAAGCGCTTACGATAGTATGTAATGTAGTTAGCTTGCATATGTGGAATTCTCCTTTAACATAACACAGATGTTATGTGATTTGAGTTGACGTAATGTCTTCCCGTATATTCCAGTTTCGAGATCAACTGGTGAATTAGGGATAGACAGCCTTACGTTGATGGTATCCATGTCCTTGAGTTCTATGCATCTGCGATTGAATTCACTGGTTCTAACTGACATGGTGGTAGGGTCAGAACATAGGAAAGGCAAAGCCATCAGATGTAGTAGGTGGTCCAAATCGGTGTGGTAGCATAGTTTCATTGCGTAATCGACGCTTGTGCGAGAGAGGAATATTTCCGTCTCCGTGGTCGCACTTGAAAACAGGTTCTTGACCGTATAGTCCTGATAGAGAAACTCGATGCTATCCTGAAGTCTCAGTTTAAATTGAGACGATAATTTGTTCGGGTCGGCGTATGTAGAAGGGGTCAAATCGATCAAGTCGATATACGTATCTAAGCCGATAACGATCTTGGTACCTGAACGAAGTTGTATCCGTTCAGCGAAGGATGCCAGAACGTATGCGAGCAACTTAGGAACCAAAGTAGATCCAATTTCCATCATGGATCGTAGTGTGCTACATTCATCGTCTATGTTAGACCACGTTCTAGCGATGTTGAGTAGCGAAGATTCGACGGGTTCCGGTTGCCGCTTAATGGTGTCACAAACCAAGGAATCCAAATATCCTGGAGGAATGTGGATAGTAGTTTTCATGATGAAGTAGCTCCTTCTGTTCGCTGACTTGCATCATATGGATAAGAACTGTGAAATTTTAAGCCATATAAACTCCTTTCGTTGAATAGGTAACAGGTAGTAGCGCACACGCGCTACTACCTGTTACCTTGGATGATACGGATGTTAGTAATGATTATTCGATGATGGTTCTCTGCATGTAGTCGTGCCAAGTGGGCCACATACGTTTGAACTTGCTCATGCCCTTGCGATTCAGATTGTTCGAATTTTCGAACTCATCCTGCATGACGTAATTCCACTCGTAGAACTGCTTACGGGGTTTCAGCAGAACATTGCGCTCACATTCGGTTTCGCAACGTTCAAATGTGAGTGTCATGAGCCACGGCTTCAGTGCCGGAGTCCGGACCAACCGATACTGGTGACCGTTCCACCACAATTTGGTGTGGAGTCCACAGCCGTACTGGAAGAGTTTTCCCAGGATTGCCTCTGCCAGCTCACGCCGTATCTGTCCGGCCAATACCAGAGATTCTGCTGTTATGGGACGATCCTGATCGTCCATTCCTTCGAAGGGAGCAATGGTCATGATGGTCTTTTTGGAATAGATCTCCGGGTCGTACGTGACCGTGATCAGTTCCTTCTTCTCATCGAATGTGACAACGCTTCCCTCGGCGAAATCCTTCTGCCAATTCTCGTACTTAAAGTCGAAGAAGGGGAGGTACTCCGCATCCCATGATTGCATCGTCGCGAATCCGATCTTCAGATCAAGCCCCTCACGTGCAGTGTTCGGCATATAGTACACCTTGGTGTTACCGACCGCAATGACGATGGCGCGACATCTGTCGTATCCGACGTACTCGTCACCGAAGATCGTTTTCATTCCGTGGATCGCGGAAAGTCTGCACCACGCTTTGTACCAGGTCGTAGCTTCCGCGTACTTGATCGCTGATTTGAACTCTTGATCGATGTGCGGACAGAGGATGGTTGTTTCCACATGTTGTGGCACGTAGAAGACGTCCTCGCTACGCTCTTGCACGATGAGACTCGTGACAGTGACTTTCCTCCGGGCCAGAGTGGCATGCAGGAGATCTATCGCTTTGTCTCTCCTTGCAATGATTTGACCCATCAGTTCCGACTTTGCTTTGTTGGTGCTCATCCTAATACTCCTTGTGGTTGGATGATTACTTATTATGCCCGTTAAACCACATTGGTTGTTACGGGCGACGGAATTACAAACGCATACCTCTATGCACGATACTGGAATAGGTTGTGTAATCAGAAAGAAATCCGAGACGATCTTCACGCCAACCGATCAGTTTCGCTGTGAATTTATGGTTCTTACCAATACTGAGAGCAGCGCCGTAGTTAGCACCGTACTTCAAGCAATGCGAAAAGATTGCTTTCTGATACAGCTGGTAGAATTCGGTAACCAGGACAAGAGACGTGTACGAGATATCTTCTTCGACATGATGCACTGTCGGGATACTCGCACGACGAGGATTATCCCGTCCCACTGTAGCATATGCTTCCACAAGCGAACGCATGCAAAGATGGAGTGATCGTTTCCCTGCCCACGACGCTCTTATCCGAACAGTAGCCGATCGATGATTGAAATCAATGGATTCAATCACTTCATCGAGCAATATCTGACGCCAGGTCTCGACAGGATATTCGAGAATAGGCGTATGCGTGATGCTCCGGTCGTTGTTTCCGGAGAGAGTTACGTATTGCTGAAGCAGCTCGTTATCCAACGAATGAAATTGTTTATAACGGATCGAATATCCGATACCATAATCTCGCATCGCAAAGTTCAATAAGGTGATATCTACTTTGTGTGATCTCTCCGCTACCTCCTTCACAACAACTCCCAGCATAAAATGAAAGAGATCTAGTAAATTATTACTGAGTGGAAGGGATTCCTCATATGAGAAGAATCCATCGTCATGGAGAAGAAATGGTTTCCGCTTAAGCAGTGCCATGCACCATTTGTGAGCCTGACTGATATCTGCTGTGAATTGTATCGTCGGTGCTGATGTCGATTTAATCACATGATCTTTTAAGAAACTTGGAGAATTGACGACTTTGTCGTCTATGAGTTTCAGGATGTTGTGAGTTGCCGTTACCACATCGTAACTGAGTGAACGATTCTGGTGTTGGTTGTTCATCTGTAGTACTCCTTGTAGTTAAGATGAAAAAGAAAGAACAGATCGGTAGCTAGGAAGATAACAATGTTATCTTCCTAGCTACCTTCACTTAAGTAATATATACATGAAATCGTCCTGAATCATGCTCCTTCATTGTAGGAGATCATTCTGATCGCAGGAGTAATTTCTTTCCAGGAAATCTCCGTAGTGTCCTCATTGATATCAAGACAGAACGTATCCCGACAAACATGGAGATATTGCTTGGATGTAAATCCAATCTGGAATGCTAGAAGTTTGGCGTCCATCTCCAGAAGCCGATAGAACGTGCATATCAGTGCAAGGAATTCCATCGGGAGATAAATGCCTTCCAACTGCGGGAAAGGAGAAGTCAAGCCGGAGAGACTCAGCTCTTCCACTTCGAACCATTCCCGATCCAGTTCGATGATGAGATTCCCGTCATCTTCTGGTTTGATGGACTTGAGTGCTCTGGAGAAGAACGATTCCGGACTGAAAGAGGTCGATTCATTCAGCCAGTCCTTATCGGTCCAATGGTTCTTTTCGAACCAAGCACGATACGGACTGTCCTTGTGAACAGCTCCGATCGGAATATCGTTCATGAAGAACGCATAAGAACCGTCGCATTCGAGATGCATAGCAGATGCTAAGCGTCTGGCAGCATGATCTTGATAAGCGAAGAGTCTCAGATTCTCCAACACACTCTGCCACATATGACCGAAGTTGAGAACGATGTCCTTATGGAACAAGCGATCACAGCCTGTCGCCAACGTAGGATATACCTGTCGAATTACATCGATAGTGGCTTCAACCAAGTGATCTTCATCGATCAAATAGTCGCCACTATCGATACGTTTCATCCAACGATGAAGATGCAGTTTCTTCGTATAATCGAGTAAGAACTGCATCTTATCCTTAAGAGTAAATAACTGAGGTGTTGTCATGTTGTCTTCTTTGATTCACGTGGTTTGTAGTAGTCAGTAGGTATCAACCAACTGATGATGGTTCGAATGAAGATATCCGTTAGAGCTACACAGACACAGAACCACCAGATCCAAGGACGCATTTCATCGCTGTATTGGAGAAGGGTAAGTATCCATGTCACTCGTAACAGATTCTCGTACTGCCAATTGAGGAAGTCTCCGTTAGGATAACGAAGAAGGATCTTGATCTTCATCTTCTTTCAGATCCTCATTTCTCAGATTCCGTAGGAAGACTTCCCGTACATGCGGTACCCGGTAATGTACGGATGTATGACTCATACGGTTTCCAGAAATAAAGATCTCTGCATTCACTGTGTTCGAGTGTATATGAGGTACCAGGTATCACCAAAGTATCACCGCGCTTGGCACCTTTCTCGAATGCCATGTGCTGACACATCGTTGTCAGATTGGAGATCAGATACGCGAAATCATGCACCAGTCGCAGAGGAATCTTCATGCCATTGAACAGCGTGAGGCTCACTCTTTCGAATCGTTGTGCGTTCAATTGATAAACCACACTACTCTGGTATTTGATAGCATCGACTCGTTTGACGGACTCGATCAAAGGTTCAATGGTATTGACCAATTCCGCATCGTCTTTAAGTACGATCCAGTCTTCCGGTCCACCAGCATTCTTCATCCTCTCCCGACGGTACCACCAAGCTGATTCCGAGAATCCCGTTATTGTCGGTTTCAGGCAAATACCGAGATTACATCCTCGTAGATTGATCACGTGCGTCCAACGATCTTCATCTCCAGTCTTGATAAGATTATACTTGCGGACGATCTCGCAGAATGATCTCCAGATCCGATCACAGTTGACGGCGTACGGTAGCAGCATGAAATCGGCACCACGGTGACGTGTTCCGAAGATTTTGTAATCGTACTGCATGAGTACGTCGTAATACCGGAGATCGTACACTCGGTAAGTTGTGTTATTACCGATCAGATTAGGTAAGATCTCGATAGGAAGCCACTTCTCTCGATCGAGTTCCCTCCTGCTATCGGTTATGAGGTGAATCGCTTGTTCTACTTTTAGCTTAGCCATCTTGTGCTCCTTTGGGTTAGATGGTTTATAAAGGAGGAGAAGACATTTCTCCTCGTTCATTACAGTGATCTATATTTCAGAACAGATCGATTACTCGAGTCGCCTTTGCTGATTCCATGTCTTCCGGAGCATCGTCAGTAAAGATATCAGGTACCGACATGTCCTTACCATTGATGTCGTCCAAGATACCGAACTTCGTGAACCGATAGGCACAATACTTGTCTTCCGGTGATACGATGTAGTATCGCATCTTGTTCGATACATCTGTCAAGTAAGGTATACCGAGATGGTTGGTCTCGATCTCTTGGAACCAGAGACAATCTAGTTCTCGTTTCATTCCTTTACAGTCAGCCAGATGTGCTTCACCGAATCGCTTCACGATGTTGGTGCAACCACTAGTGGCCAACTTGGCAGCTTCTGTCTCCAACTGCAGACCCGTGTAAATGTAAGTATCCCGATGGTTGCCCCAGTTGTGGAATCGTTCGCCCAACATCTGGATTTGTTTGGCATCGACATAGTTCTTGTCTTCGGGACATCTCTTGCACAGGGTGATATAGTCCAATCCGAGAGCCACTACTTTCGCATTGTGGGCTTGTTCGTATTGCTCCACATACTCTACCGTTTCCCGATATCCGAAGTCTTCTCCCATCCGTCGAAGTACGACCAACTGGAATCCTTTCTTACCGAATTCCTTGTAGACGTATTCCACGATCTCCGTATCCGATAATCCATCCGGATCTCTCTGGTAGATGTTACAATACGCCGTCTTGAACCACATCATCAGATTCTCATGGATCTCGTTCTCCAGTGATACAAACATGACAACCGGAGTTCTCCCTCCAGTATCCGGAGGAGTATTGTGACAACAGATCCATCTGGTGATATCCACCAGGATACCGGATTTGTAATGATGTGATCTTGCTGCGATTGCATGGAAGGTTCCATAGGGAACGCCTCTCTGCGGACCGAACATTCGATTCTGTCCTTGTAAGCCGAACTTAATGATCGCACAATCGCGTTTCTTACGGTTGGCTTGCAACGCCTTCATGATCGAATCTTTGTCGCTGAAATCGATACAATCGATCGGAGCTCCTTCACGATCTTCAAAGTCCGACGTATCCGATACTTCATTCGAAGTTGCCTTGATACCATCGATCAACTCTTGGATGACGATCTCTCTGGTAACTTCATCAGCGGTAGCCGCCTTCATGCTGATCCCGAGTAACTTCCTGATCTTGGAATTGCACCGTGCCCAGATCACATGGTTCTTGATGTTCTTCCAGAGAGTGTCGATACGTCGTTTACTCACACTCTCTTCTGATGTAAGCAATCTCGTGATCTCCGGAAGTAACGACTTGTCAGCTTTCACTGCAGGTTCGTTGGCGAACTTCAGTAACATGGCAGCCAATTCACTCTTGTTCGATAAGTCGATATCTCCGGACAAGATATCTTTCAGAAGTTTTACGTAGAACACATTCAACGGAGTGATGATAGCTTTATCATCTTTCGAGATCTCCGTGAACATCTTGACGACTGCTTCCATCAGTCTTCGTGTCTCTTTCCCTGGAGCATAAGCTGCCAGACAAAGTGTATTCAGATAAACATCCCCAGATTTTACGATCATAAATCCACGTGTCCTTTGTATGCCTTTGGTTTCTTTCCATCATTATATGGAAGATTTCTGTAATTATTTAACATCTCCAACAGGAGCTACATCGATGATCTCGTTTATCAAATACATCACCACCCGTCGTTTTGACTCCTGGGACGAAGATCCCCGGAGCGCTTATGACGCTCTCACACTTCCCCAACGTGCTGAATTCCTGTTGGGCCAAGCGTGTATCATCAATTACCTCGACCGCATGTACGGCATCGATCCGAATCCGTTCCTGACCTACTATCGCAATTACGTCCGTCTTCTGGCCAAACTCTTGTACCAGGATGCGAAAGCGTTGCGGTCGGATATCGGGGAGGATATTATGTACTCGGTGGACAACGCCGAAACGCTGCTCAATCCGCTCCCCGGAGAATATGGTGCTCCGTTGGCCGACAAGGTTGACCAAGCCCACATCGTCGAAACGTTGTTCGGTCAGGACGCTTCCAAAGAGATCCCCATGCCGGTGGTTCCGGCATTCCTGATTCCTTATTTGCACTTCATCAACTGCCAAGTACGTCGGCGCCTCGATGATTCCACTTATGTATTGGAGTCCTATCGGTTCGCTTACGGAGAACCGGCTCTTTTGCCTGCGATCCAGATGAATGGCCAATTGCTCCGTGTCGAGTACAACTGTGGCGCCAACCGCGTCTTGACCTTCGAACTCGATCCGGGTGTGCTGAATAACCAGCTGTACCGGCCTTATCCGATCCTGCAATGGTTCGGATGTTTCCGCTGGAATGGTTGGAGCATCGCTGAGATCCTCGGCTGTCTCGCTGCCATGAATATCAGTGGAGATGAAGCCGATACGAAATCCCCATGTTCTCAACTATTATATGCACTCTACTGTCGTGTATTTGGTTGGAAACCGGCATTTACGACGGAAGTCGTACTCAATCATATGATGCGCAATGCGATCAAAGGGTTCATCCTTGAACTCTACAATCGTGATGGCATCTCGATGAGCGATCGGTCTATCCTTGCCAACATACTCGGCTGTGGAACTGATGAAGAACGCAAGCTCGCAGCATACTTCGCTTCGGCCGATGCCACGGTCATAAGTCAGGAAGCTTACCAGGCTTTCAAGACTTCGGAGTGGAAGGATGTGAAAGAATTAGATATTACGTTCCAAAACACCGCCGCTGAGGAGGATACTGATCCCGATACTACTAAGGATCAGACATCGGAAGAAGGGGATACAGATCCCAACCAAGATGAAATCTCTCAGACCGAAGAAGGAACTGGCGAAGAAGGAGAAGAGGACCCCAACGAGGATATCGGTCGCGCCGAAGGAATCAATGGGGATACCACTACTCCGGAACTGCCAGGCGATGATGAGACCACCGAAGGAACCGGAGAACCGGGGACGGGCGAAAACGACACACGCACACAAACCCTCCCGCCCCCTGTCACCGACGACAAACGTGGTATCAAACTCGCATTCGCTTCTTTGGATGACGAGACGCCAGATTCGATCATGTTCCGTCTTGAGATGGAAGCTCTGATCGACTCGATTCTGACGAATCCTCCGAAGAACATGACACCGCAACGTGTACAGCTGCTGTCAATGATTAAGAGTCGATTGTTGTATCTGTTGCATATATCGTCTCTTCGCGACGTAGTGGCAATTGCCACGAAACTACCGGTAGCCTTCAAAAAATTCAAATCATTGGAGTAATGTAAATGTCCAAAGCAAATCAAAAAGACGTCCTGGCGACTTGGATGAGCAATGTCGATCGGCATGCTCTCAGCCAGAACAATGACCCGATGCCTGAAGACATCGTTGGTGCGGCCCGTTGGGTCGGTCAGAAGGTGGAAGACTTCCTCCGCAACGCCGGTCTGGTCAACATCCGTCGGGATGAAGAGAAAGACCTTACCATCTGCGCTGCGAACGAAAATTTCCAGGTCTCCGCGATGAACGAAGTCGTCGGCATGGACGGCGTGTTCAGCCTTATCGAATCCGTCGGCGTTGCCGCTCCCTATCGCACCTCCTGTGCGAAGCGCATCGGTGCCATCATGCGTGCTCAGCTCGGTCAGGGCAGCAATGAAGGCGTCTGGAGCAACTACAACAAGGCCGGCTCTGCCGACAGCAATCGCAGCACCATTCCGCTGGAACAGATTTATCCCTCCGCCATTCTCGGCGACATCCGCAACACTGCGCAGGACGTGACCGCCGCTCAGGAAGCGTTCGGTATCAGCATGGACAAGATCCAGCCCGACATGAAGCTTTCGATGACCGTCACTCTGATGCAGTACATCACCAGCTTCACCCCGCGGGTGGTTCCGATCGTCTCGACTTCGCAGCCGGACGTGACCATCGAACGCGAAGTGAACTCGGTCCTCGACATGAGCGATCCGAAATCGCGCCACGTCCGCATGATCGAACTCTACCGCAAGCCGGCCATGGTCAGCTCGGTGCTGAAGCGCATCCATCCGCTGACTGAGAACGACGCTGACGGCGTCTATCTGGTCGACGACGACATCATCAAGTTCGGCGTCTCCGCGCATCTGCAGGAACTCGCCCTGATCGAAGGCAAGCCGGGTTGGGACCGTTTCAACCACACCGACATCGTCGCTGACCAGGTCGAATTCGATGAAGTGATCCTCCAGCTGAGCAAGGCCGCCGGCACTGATCCCGGCACGGAACCCGCTGTCAACGAGCAGTTCCGTATCCGCATCCCGCGCAGCCGTGCCCGTTTCGTACGGAACAGCAACAGCAAGTCTTCGGATCGTTTCGCGCATACCGAATACAGCGTCGTGCTCGACAAGAACACCAAGATGATCCCGGCCGCTTCCGGCGGCAGCGAGACCTCCACCATCCTCGCCGGCCTGGCCTCCGAGAATGACGGTATCGCCGTTGACATCATCATCTCCGGTCACATCAATCTGGAAACTTCCGTCATCGACGCCCAGCCGCAGATCACTCTCCGCGGCATCACTCGCGTTGCCGGCGCCGAAGTTGCGACGACCACGACTGAACTGGTCAAGGCTCTGGAAGGCTCGGAACTCGTCGGTTACACCGTCGATGCCCAGTACAGCGAGGAAAACCTCCGCAAGACCACTCTGCGCAGCAGCCTGGATCGCAGCTCCCTGAACTACACCCTGCCGACCGGTCGTGCGATCGTGATCGACTGGGCGTATGGTCAGGATGCGGCGTCCAATGCGGCGGCGCGTCTGGCGCAGATCGAGCACATCGGCCGCGACATCAAGAACCTCGAAATCATCGACCGCGTCTCCGACCACGTCAATGACGAGCTCAAGATGATCGACAACAACCCCGGCGCTTTCGAGAACACGCTCGGCGCGCAGTATGCGGCTGGCGATCTGGTCAACCCGTTCGTCTTCGTCGACACCATCGACTTCTCGAAGGTGCTCGCGGTGCGTTCGGCTGACAGCAGCGGCGACATCAAGCAGTATGTCCGCACCAAGCTGAACGCGGTCACCTCGCTGATGCTCTCCCGTTCGCTGTACAACACCCAGCTCGCGAACGGCGCCAAGCCGGTGTTCCGCTGCCTGACCTCCGAATACGTCAAGGGCAATGCTCTGATGTGCCGGCAGATCCACGCGCATCTGGACGTCGTCCCGACGGCCGGCTCCGGTGTGGAATACGTCATGGACCTCGACAACGGCGTCCGCCTCGAGATCGTCACCACGACCTTCGAATCGATGGACAACCGCATGCTCATCATGCCGTTCGTTGCGAACAGCAACTCCGTCCTCAACTGGGGTCTGAACTACGACCAGGGCACCATGATCGGCAACTACACGTCTTCGCACGACGGTCTCCATCAGCGGGTCTTCGCGACCACTCGCGAAATGCTGATCCCGACCGACGTTCTGATCGCGAAGCTCGACGTTGTCGGTCTGGACACGGTCACCAATCTGTACAGCAACTAAGCTGTGCATGAGGTGTTGAGCAATTGACACCTCTTAGACGTGATGCAAGTAACGTACTGGGTGGTGGTGGCAACACCCCACCCAGTACGTGCTTTTATTCATATCTCGGTATCTATACAACATCAACTAAGGAGAAGGTCCAAATGGAAGCTGAAGCGAACACCAAGAAGACTCCGAAACAGAAACTCTTCGCCGTCATTCGTTACATCCTCGCGATCGCTGCTGGCGCCGCCATCGGCATCGGTGCCGAGAAACTCGGTGTCGAAGACAAGGAAGCTGTCGAACAGGTCAAGGTCGTTGTCACCGAAACCATCAAGGGCAATGAAGTGACCGAAGAGCAGAAAGAAGCCGCCAAAGAAGCGGCGAAAGAAGTGGTCAAGGAAGCCGTCAAGAAACAGGTCGAAGAGAAGAAATAACCACCTGTCCGGTTACCTTGAACAAAAAATAAACGATACGAAGTACTCCAGAGAGTAGGGAATTCCCTACTCTCTGGAGGCTTATTTTGCTTCAGTTGTGATCGTATTTACTTTCCCAGATGATCGTCTCTTCTTGAGAGATATGACTGTAAGGTTTGGTCGTATAGATGCGCATTAACTGCAATGATTCATTGGGATCGGATTTGTCTTCATCCGGTTCCACAAATTCGATCAGATCTCGGACTAATCCAGACCATGCGCTGTCCTTCAGATTGCATCGCGCGGATCGACACACGATATCATTTAAGGCATTCGATCTCAAGTAATGAACGAACCCTTTGGTGTACAACTCGAGATGTACAAGTGGAGAGAAGTCCGGATGCATCATACTCCCACCGCCATCGTTGAATTGGCCAAGTCGCAGCTTCAGGTAAATGTTCCTACTCTTATCCTCCGACATGTATTTCATGACAATACATTCATCAGAGTCCATTAAGAACGACAAGATGCGTTCTTCTCTGGAAAGAGAGGAAGGTTTACCGTTATCTTCGATAGCAAACCAATAGTGCAAAAGTGCACGCTTGAAATCTTTGATATTCGCAACCGGACAAAGATTGTAATTCTCTGCATGTAACATACATCTTAGATGAAGCAAGATCTTGCCCAACGTTGCTGCTTCCGGAGAATCCGGTTGAATATAGGGTACGCGGATGACGTTGTATTTAGATATCATAAGGAGATTCCTTTCACTGTAAAGATCTCGTTGTTTCGTTTTCAAGACGTTCGATAATGATCTCGAAGTCGTGTTCTCTGATCCTATAAACTCCTTCCGGTTCCACCTTATCCTCGAAACTCAGAAGCGGTACTTCACGTCGAATGACAGCAATGTACAGCATTTCTTCCGGTGTATAGTCAATATCAGAACCGATGCAATCCGGAAGTGGAATCGAATCGATCGGTTCCCACTTGAGTAAGATGATATTTAATACCTTATCACCTTTCTCCATTTTGGTATCGCGTTTTAGCAATCGCCAACCTTCGGGAACCTTGACGTACTTATCTTTCGGTCCGTATTTGATGATAGTCATGACGACCTCCATAAATGTATAAAGGAGGGGAGGGAGTCTGCAGACTCCCTCCCCTGTAGGTTATGATGGTTCCGTTAGCAAGAAACATGAGCTTAAGGAATCATGGACTGTGACCATGTGTCTCAGTTTCCGCTGACCGCACGGTTTCCTGGCGGATAGGGATCATCCCATCTTGACGATATGACCATCTTCAAGCTTGTATTCGCCACAACCGAGCATGCTGTTTTGATAATCGGTCATCTCTTCGATCCAGTCGGGATTGATTCGTACATCTCCGTCCACAATCACATCCTGTGGATGCTCCGCGTTAGGTTTGTGGATCGGTCTGATGATCACCTTCGACTTGAGATCGAGAGGAGTTTTACCGATCTGGTCATCCGGAAGCACGTAGCACGAATCATCCTTGAATCCAACAACTCTATCGGACGGAAGGATCTCTACATCTTCTTTCAGAATCTGATATCCTTCCGGTAGGACAACCATTCTGTTTTTATGATGAACGATACTTCTCATATGACAACAGAACCTCCTTCCGGGATCTGGTGAAATAGACGCTCTTCTTCAACACCCTTGGAAGACACGTTGACCTCCTGGCAGATATGATGAGTCGTCTCAAGGAAGACGAGTTTGTCGCGATCAGATGATTCATCCGTATACGGCCACACCGTAACCTGGTACATCACCGAAGGCAGGCTGTAATCAGCCGTCACGCCAGTGATTTTGACGCGCCAGTATTTGGTCTGATCGAACCTGGACTGCAGATAGGCGAACTCGCCGATCGCATACTTCACAGATTTCTGATTCAGTACGATCGGATAGAACTCGGTGAACACTCCCGTGCGGGCATTCTGCACCAGTGATTTGTTGTTTTCCATCACGGCCAGCCGTACATTCAGAGAAGCTCCCAGAGGCAGCGGAGTCGACACGTGCTGTGTCACGACAACGAGGAACTCGCACTGCTTATTACCGAGATGGTTCCCGTAGAAGGAGAACCAGGAACGAAGGTAGCCGAATACTTCCTGAGATTGGAGAATGACATTCGAAGGCAGTGCTTCGAATTCCATCTTCACATTCTCGATCGTTCCGGTACCGTCCATGAACTCCCGGACGGAAGCCCGGAAGATGCCGGGTATCTCAACGATAGCGGCGAGTTGTTTGAGGGTCAGTTTGGATTCTTTGCTCAGGGTCATAACTCTGTCAACATCCGAGCCCGGGTAGTCCTTATGGATAAGGTGCATCTCCGGGTCGTTGATGATCATTTCGAGCTTCTCGGATTCATTGTATTGGTTCATTTGTCATTTCTCCTTGATTTAACAGTGAATGGTGATAGTGGTAACTGATAGCGCGTTCTGCACGAGCATACCATTCGGGATGCTCATCTTCAACGTCGATCACACTCCAAGGGATGTCTCCAGCGATAAACGCTGGGACGCACTTGTCGTTGTCCGACATAGATCCGATATCATGATAGAACGCGTATCTGATACCGGAGACAGCGTCGCCGTATTGGATCGTTTCCATACGATAGATGCGATCCTCTGGATTCTTTAACAAGTTCGTATTGAACTCGTGCAGCATCGCCATGAAGTGTTTGACCGGAACGAGTTGCTCCGGCATCGGCGTTGCCCCAAATGCAACGTATCCATCGACAGTGGATGCTGGACCATCCAGATCCATCGCAGCGAATTTGATGGTCTTGCCGTTATCTTCGAACTCGATGCCCTTCTTGTGGAAGACCGATTCAATTGTTTGACACAGTCTTTCAGCTCCAAGAGCAGAGGACCACACGCGAATGATGATTTCCATAGAGGATACCTCCTTTCAGTCTCTATCAATCTTGAACTTCTTCTGCCTACATTGTTCTAAGACCGAGCGAAAGGAAGTCGGCATATCATCGAACAGTTCTTCTCCTCGGGTCATCCCGTAAGGATACTGCAGACCGAACAGTTTGCTGATCCACTCTTCATTCTCCAGGCTGAGCCCACGACCGATTTCTCCACGGTATACGTTGTTCAGAACCAGTAGATGATCGATCATACGGACGAGAATATCGTAATCACTGACGTTCTCACAAAGCTCGTCCATAATGGCAAGCAGGATCAATTGATCGTTGACTCCGTAATACCAGAGCGGATCGCCCTTGGCTTTCTTATCAAGCGCCTTCTCCCTGAGCCTTAACTTCAACTCATTAGCCCATGAACGGAATATAGAAACAATCCGTTCCTCTTTGTCCAATTCTTTGTTTTCTTTTTCCATAATAACCTCTCCTTATATGGAATAGATAGTTGATAATACCATAAGGGAGGAGAGTGTAACTCTCCTCCCTCTACTGATCAGTAGATCCAGAGTTTCGTGCCTTTGACACTCAGACGGAAACCGAACATCTTACCGATGTGTTTCCAACGGCGCAGCATGGACTCCGGAATGGACGTCCAATCGAGCAGCTTGTAGTAGTCGCATTCGATCGAGATGTTGACTTTGAGTTTGTCCACCAACACCTTCGGCATCGTGGAACGTTTGATTGCAACGTTCATGAACCGATTGATACCACGACGTACATGCTTGTGATAATCCTGATCGGTCTTGGTGGGAGTTTCGACTCCTCTACCGATGAAGTAGAAGAACGCGAGATACGATTCCGTCTGCTGAAGGATCTCGTCCTTCCAGTGAGACGGGAGATCCAGATACTCGTCCGAAGTGAGATCGAGTATCTCTGACGGGCAGATATTCCCATATCCGCATTCTGCGGGGAACTTCTGCAATTTCGCTTCCATGAAAGCTTTGAGTTTGGGCCAGACGATATCGTCCAGTTTGACCGGGTTAGTTCTTGCCATGATGAGTCCCTCCTATGGCTTGATTAGGTTGATATGGTAAATGACCGGGTTTTATTTATGTCGACGTGCAGGACGAGTACACGTTCTCATATCGGTGAACAATCCATTGTAATCGAATTTTACTTCCGGATGTCTCTGCCTGAATCGATAGATGTCAAGAGGTGCAATACCGAATTCTTTCTTGGCTTGTTGTTTGGTGTAAGATCCTGCTTGAAGCTTACCAATAATGCAAAGATAATTCTCCTTCGTTTTCATCTTTCTGATATCACACGCTTGTCGACTTTCGGGATTTGTTCTGTGCCACTGATAATTTCCACAATGGGTGAGCCAGTTGTGCTCCTTTAAGATACGCAGTACGCTGTACAAACTTCCCATAGTTCCTCCTCCGATAAGCTCGAGGATCTCTTTCGACGAGAAGGAGTCTTTCGGACAGAACTCGAACAACAGAGTCACTCGTTCACGTGTAGAGTAACTCTTATCTCGTACGGCCGCGTCGATGCGTGCTTTGAGTTCATTCATTCTAGTTATTCTCGAATCTTCCTTCGTGCTATCCGCGAATAACCGAACTCGGAACATGGTGGCATCAGAATCCACTGTACCGAAGAGATCGAAGAATTCCAGTTCCAGATCGAAGTTGTCCCGACTCTTCTCTCTGACTAAAACGATGTACCGAGTGTATTCCTTCCTGAGAGCGGAGATGTAATCCACCAACTCTGCATAGAACTGGAAGAAGAGTTTCTGGGAAGGAGGAAAAGCTTGACACATCTTCTCGATCTCTTCACAGTGGTGTTTCACTTTCTTGTGAAAGATATTGAAGTCTTGTTCATAAAGTTCCATAGCATAACCTACTTTCTTTAAAAGTTGACGATCAGGTACAGATAGGGTCATCCCTATCTGTACCTACGACTTAATTCGTTTACGTTTGATGAGATCGAATGTGTTCTTACTGAAATCGATCCGATATCCCCATTCCTTACCTGAGGATAGATCCGTAAGAACATGTTCGAATACGGTGAGTTGATTGTTGTCTTTGTTGTAAGAAATTGTCATTTCACTTCCTTCCGGAGGGAGAGTAAAACCTAATCCATGACGTATGATAAACGTCGAGAATCGGTTATAACTCTTGATGATCTCCGGATGGAGGATAAGTACACGTTCGAACAACTCCTTAACGTGATTCATCTCCTGTACAGAGGAATCACATTGCAACACGAGTTGTTCTTCCATATTACTTCTCCTGGTTGGCTTTGTCTGACGAATGGAAGATATCGTTGACGAGCTTTCCGATATTCTGTCTGCTCACGAACTTCTCGTTCGGCTCCGGGTTATCCACTTCCAGCGCATGGAAAGAGTTGGTCTTGAAATTGGCATCCCAGCCAACCGCTTTCATTTGATCAGAAGCAGTCCAGAGGATACGAATCTTGACCGGCACATCCTGTTCATCGACTTGAATATCGATGTGACACGTTGCAATTTCCTGTCGCAACTGAGCAGTACCGACCACATCGTTGATCCACACCTTGTTACGTTTGTGTCGGCGATTGGCGGCAGCGAGTTTCACCAGTTTCTTCGATGCTTTGAACGCCACATTGCACTCAAAGACTTTCGCCTGCATTGCGGCCATTTCTTCGTCATTGGTAATATCCTTGCCGTTGTAGACATACCGAGCATTGATTTGAGCCATAATAGAAACCTCCTTATTTATGTTAAATGATTTGTTTTGATGCTACGAACATCATAATGGTAATATATAAGCAAAAAATAACGATCGACAGGATGGAAGGGATTAACCTTCCATCCTGTTATCGCAGCTTATTTCTCCAGCTTGGCTTTCTTCTTCCAATCCGCATCATTGCTCTGAATAGAAGCAACATGGTTCTTGTCGACACATTTCTTTTCGATAAGTTTCCGAAGAAGAAACGCAACGACCTCGATGATTGTAGGTGGTTTATGTTCTCGTACCATTTTCACTCCTTTTCTTATCAAGTTGTAAATAGGTGATTTTCACCAGGGAATTTCCATGGAAAAGTAAATCATTTGGCATCAAAATCAGACGCTCAGTCCGACTACCTTGCTAAGGTGTTTTAACGCTGTTTGACTAGCTTTAACCATTCATCGACGGTTGTCACGAATACGTTGTATTTCATCGCTTGACGAACCTTATTACTCTGGTGTCCTTGCTCACTTACTACAAGGTAGTTCAACCCTCTGGTAACCTTATCAACAGGTCTCCAGTTATTGAGTCTCGCTATCTTTTCATAGTAGTGACGTTCATGCGGCATCTTGCCAGTGAAACACACTGTCAGTAGATGCTCTTCATCTTCTTGTTGAGAAGGAATGATCCTTACTACTCGCATCAAAGCGAGTAGCTCGTCTTTCTTCTCATCCAATCCTCGTACCAAGGCGTATGCTTTCTCGATGCCGATGCCTTGGATATCCATAAGATCGTCTTCCGAACACTCGAAGAGTTGTTCGATCGTCTTGTGACGACATAGCAACTTTGCGGTATTGATTCCCATGTGCTGGATGTTCATGGCAGCCAATACCCGATAGTCGGCTACACCGCTAGCGATCCTTCTTAACTCTTGATAGAGATTGGTTGCAGACTTCACTTGAAATCCATCCAGCAGCATGATCTCTTCTTTGGTAAGTTGGAAGAAATCGATCAGGTGTGATACCTTCAGTCTTCGCATCATTTCTTGGATCGTTTTCTCTCCAAGACCTTGGATATCCATGATCTGAACTCCACAGAGCAATTGTCGCAGCAATAGTTCCTGACAGGACTTGTTGACACAATAAAGCTCTGGTCCTATCCTGGCAACTGGTTTACCACAGTAAGGACATTTCTTCAGAACGATGGGAGTTCGCTGCTCTCCAGGTTCGTTATCCACGACATACGGGATCACATCGCCAGAACGTTCAACAGTAAGAGTATCTCCTATCTGGATATCGTTATCCTCGATGTTCTTGATGTTGTGCAAAGTAGCTCTGGAGATCGTTACCGAATCCAATCGGATCGGTTCCAAGATAGCTACAGGAGTCAAGACTCGTTTACCGAGTCCCCACTCTACACCGATGAGTTTGGTGGGGTATCGGATCGCTTCGAACTTGAATGCGATGGCACCACGTGGATGATGCGCTGTGGAACCTAGAGACTTCGCATAAGTCTCGTCTTCTAACTTTATCACGATACCATCCATGGGATAAGGCAAAGCTTCTATGTCTTTAACAACGTCCGACCAATTCGCTCGCAACTGCTTCAAAGTTACTTTGAATTGTATTCGATCATATGCCACCAACGTAAGCTTTACCCGATGCTGAAGGAATTCCCCAATATCCTTAGCGCCAACGATACCAGCTATTGCGTTTCGTGGATTCTTATAGGGAGTCCCATCTTTCTTGGTGATACCAGGAAATACAGTCTCGAAGATATCCTTACGAATTAGAAGTTCCCCTAGAACTGGGAACTTCAATCGACCAGTATAGGTCTTGGTTTCTACTTCAATGAGAGGGAGTTTATCCGTGATGTTATCCCCGACATATCCATCACCACGTGTGGCAAGTATGTTGTCTCGATACGATGCGGTCATGCCGTCGTATTTGGGTTCGATCACGAAGATCTCATCCTCCGATCTCTGCACTTTGTCAGCCCAGTCGATAACTTCCTCTAAAGTAAAAGCCTTGGCCAATGACAGTAGGGGAGTAACATGGGTGACCTTACCGAGACTATGTACTTCCGGTGCTTGTACACTTGTCAGTAGGGGATGACTGGGATGACGTCTCCGGAGTTCCTGTTCCAGCTCACCGAATTCAGTATCCGTCAGTTCTGGATTATTATGCTTCCAGTAAGCAGCATTGTGATATGCAAATTGATCGATGAGTTCTTCATCGGTCATAGATTTCGTGTCCATATTCAGTGCTCCTAGTTGACTTATTGCGATTGCTCTTCATAATAGTAATATATACTTCTGATACATTACAAAAAATAAACAGAGAGGTGGATCACCACCTCTCTGTTCTAGGAGTATCGCTTACGCTACGATCACTTGGTTGTCCACTCGAATTCTACCTTCAGCGATCAGTCGTTCACGGATCAAATCTTCCATCTGTCCGTAATCCGGAAGACCGAAGTATTGATTCTCCACGTAAACAGCATTCTCGAATGCATAGATCGCGTTGACGAAGAACTCTTCCACTTCATAGGATCGAAACGATGTGGTAGGCATGCCAGTTTCGTCAAGGTGTCCGGTCTTGACTTCCTCGCATCTAATCGGTCCAACACGTCCACTATCGTCGATGGAGAGAGCTGTGGATAGTTTGGTTTCCTTACTACAGTTCAGCATCTGCATGAGTGAGGGGTACATTGCTTAAGAGAATACATTCTCTTCTTTGACTATATCTTCACCATCGATCTCGCGATCGGTCAGGTGTCTCTTGTTTGGGCTTGCGCCTACTCCCGTGTCCGGGATAGTCGATGAACCCGATCCTCCTTACGAAGGACCTCGGCTGCTGATTACACATTGTCACATGACCCTTAGCACCTGTTACCAGGCTTTTATTGCAGCATAGGTCGAGCTTTATGTTTCTTTCTGTCTTTCAACAACATTCACGCTTGCCGTTACCAGCTACGTTGTAGTACATTAAGCTACTAGTGTTTCCCAGCAATTAAAGAGATTTCGACTCATGGTTTCCCATGAGAAGAGGCCAATGTCTATTTTGACTAACCTAACATCCTCATCACACACGATCTTCTGCACGGAGGACAATTTATCGGACTCCTTTAGGATCGGTACACCCGTACCTCTGGCGTTCAACGGATCGAGTACCGCACCACCTTGGTTGATGATGTACTGATCGGTATCCTTCACCAACGGTTCACCGATACTTGCCGGAACCTTACCTTGAGGCAACAACCATTCATAGAAGGTATTCTTCAGCTGAACGGTTTGTTTGGAGAAGTCTTCCAACCTGGAAGGTCCGATCAAGTTCATCAAGTTCCTGACGTCATTGTTCTTCCAATTCATCAGGTACAAGATGGCATTGTCAACGATGTTGTATACGGTATAACCAACGAAGTCCTTCGTTTGCATATCGTAGTGGGTGCGGTTCTGACCGAAGTCTAGCTTACCTGCTCCTAGTTCCTTGGCTCCAATATAATCCAACTTGTAGTTGACATCTCTACCTTTCGCCTTACGGAGACGTCCGTATAACTGCATGGCGTCGATGAACTGCGTATAGCCAGATAACTGGAACCAATCCCAATGGTCGGTGATATGATCTCCTGGTTTCCCTTTATCCTTGTTGTACTTGCAGATCCTGAGTCTTTTTGGTACTTCAGGATGACACATCACATCAGCGGGATCTTCTCCTAAGAAGGTGAGTCTCTCGATGATGCGCGGAATATCGTAGCCCATGTTCCAGATGACTACGAAGTCTGGTTTGCATTGATGGATCTGTTGAAAGATCCACTTGATCACTTCGACTTCATGATCTGACTCGAAGTAATGGATGTTCAGGGGATGATGATCGTAGAGTTCCTGGATCTTCGGTTTTAAGGCATCTCTGAATTGTTTGTTGACTCGAGTTTCGAATTTCTTCTTAACTGCTTCAATTCCCTCCCCTTCTCGGAAGAACGGTTTGAAGATCGAGCAATAACAATTCCCATCTCCATTGATGAACGAGATCAGAATGATCTCGTTGTTTCCAACAACCGAAGACTCAATGTCAAGGGTTCCTACGTTGTATCCAGGAGGGTTCCTCGGATTCATTTTACGGAACATGCCTTTGATACGAACACCGATATCGATATCCGCACCATAGACATAAGGAGAAGTCATCAGCTTACGCTGATTGAAATACCCATTGCCATAACCGACATTCTGTCCAAGTGCTTTCGCCAGGGTACGACCGATCTCACAGTACTTCGTGTTGAACATGTCGAGCTCGTCCATGGGAGCATACTCTTTCTTTTCAGAATAGTTACGCCTCCCAGGTTTGGTTACCCATACCTTGACAGTAGGATCTTCCACGATCATTAACTCGGATACACCCGTGTCTACATTTTTGATATTCGCCACATATGCATCGTGGTCTCTACCAAGAGGAACGTAGACACCGTGAACGAATTGATGTGTCTGATACACACTCATTTGTTGTTCCTTCTTGTTGCTAAATTCAATTGTATAAGATCTTTCCCTTTCGTATTAAAAGATAAGTGCGGTAGAGCAAGGAGGGATATCCCTCCTTGCTCTACCCATTCAGGAAGCCATCCATTAAGAGGAGGGTCGTTGCCTTACTGCTGGAGCACTGCTCGCAACAGTTCTGTTGAAGGCGAACCAAGCGGATCTCCATTGGTGACATGACCGAAGCGATCCACGAACATCGGAACGAAGTTCTCAGGATCACTCAAGCGAACGGACGAATGAAGTCGTCCACCCTGAAGGATCTCGTATAACCCTTCATCCGTCAACACCGGAGGTAACTTGTGGATGATAACCTGCCCCACGTCAAGCTTCTTGGAGATGATCCACTGCTGAGGACGATCGAATTCGATCGGCTGTCCGTGCTCATCTCGCTTGACGATCTTACGGGGCTGATAGTCAGGATCGATCCATTCGCGGACGAAGTCGTTGAATGTCACGATCTTTTTCCAGCCCGATCGCTCCATGGCGTTCAGGCACCAACCGGAGATCAGACTCTCGGCGGTATCAGAACGCAACGCTCTGTCTTCGTGGATACGATCGATCCTGGAGATGGAAACACTGTGATATCCGTTGAACTTCTTGCAGATCGAATACAGGTAGCCAAGTTGAGTATTCTCATCTTTGAGAGCCTCTTGGATGGCCAGCTCGTGTTTCACGAGTGCTTCTTTCAGTTCAAGATCTTGATCCGACATCGGAAGAGGATCTCCGGGTTTGTAATCAACAGCTGCTTCTTTTAGTAATTCTTCCATAGTTGAGTCCTGTGTATGTTTTATCACGCCACCTTAAGCACCACGATCGTGTCGTTGGTCTGTGCCGCTGCCAGCAAAGTCGGAAGATACGTCTGAACGAACGCATATCCGATCGCGACACTGTCCGCACAGTGCTCGTTGAGCATGGGGATCAGTTTGTCGCTCTTGAAGGTGATCTTCGGGTTCTCAAGGATCGCTTGTTGGACATTGAGTTTCTTACTGTCACCTCTGCCAGAGATGGCCAGCTTCGCCGCTTTCGGTGCGATGGCTGTAATGGTTTTACCGTAATGGTCGTACACGGTCAGCTTAGCAGTGCATTGCCACATGCACAGCGCTGCGTGCGCTTGTGGACGAGACGGATTGAAGAAGATATCTTCCATAACGATGTAATCCGGTTTAAACTCGTCTAAGAGTTGGATGATTGCAGCACGGAGTACCACTAAGGATATCACACGTTTGCTGAATTTCTCCACGTCCTCCCTACGATCCGCTCTTGATGCGACAGCAGCCGGTTGAATGTTGCCGAGCCTGATCACTTGAAGTACGCCGCTCTCCAAGTCAAGTTCAGTAACAGACCAACCCGTCATCGTCAGTCCCGGGTCGAAGTTCAGGGTTCTGATCTTCTTGGGATGATTGCTCATTGCCTCTCCAGTTCAAATGAATGTATCTGAAGAGTAGGTGAGACTGGGGTTATTTATAACATAGAGGTAATTGTTAAATTTTAAAGACACAATTCAGTCCCAACATGATCACATAAGAGTGTAGAAAGTTTCACCATGATAACCACCATATAGGTTAACAAGGATGACTTATCTAGATACTCTTACGTGTTTGATTTCGGTGGAACCAAAGTTCCGATGGGTTTGTGGAATCTGCCGAGCCAGAGCAGGAGCGTGTACTCCATAAACTGGCGTCAAGCGTCTTACAAGTAAGTCAAATGTCGAAAGCTTCATAGTGAAGTCCTCCTAACCAACTCAGGGAACAGTAGGTGCTGGCGGCACCTACTGTTCCCGTCTATTAGTTTATTTGAAATACGAAGGTAATTGATGATTGTGCGACCGACTGAATTGTGTAGAACATCAATTCATTTCAAATCCTCTCCGAAATACTTCTGATAGAACTCATCGACAGAAGGTCTCCCAATGGTATCTGGTAAGGAATCAAATGCTCCCGGGAATCTGGATACTTTCAACGGTACGACGGGTTTAGGAGGCTTAATTCTATGATGCATGTGAACCGACGTCGGCTTCCGCTGTATCGGCTTCATCTCATATTTTTGGATAGCTTCCGAGACGCAGTAATCGTTCTTATGGTTGTTGAGTTTCATCCAGTCCTCTGGACTGATAGAACTTTCCATCATGAACGTTACCACCGTCTTACGTACTTTGTCGTAGATAACAGGATACCAGATTCCCTTGAAGTATACGAATTTCTGAATCACACGTAGAGACTGACGTTCTACAACAACACTTAATACAGCACTCTGACAGTGTTTGGATATCACTTCCAGATCCCTGGTTGTCAGTGCAAGTCCGTAACGCTCCAGTGCTCTACGTTTAGCATGATGAATTTCAGATTTCTTCTTTGAAGCCATCTTCGCGTCTCCAGTTCATACATAACCTCTCTTCCTTGTTAGATGAAAAAATAAAAGAAGAATCCGGGAGGGAGAGGGATATCCCTCTCCCTCCCTAGAGATTCACTGAGCCGTTGGCGGATTATTTCTTCTTGAATGCCGCTTCGATCTCAGCAGCGCACTGAGCCAGCAGGCCGCCTTCTTTCCGCAGTTCGCGGTTGAAGTTGCGGTTGATCGTGATGGAGGTCTGGCCGTACTTCACGCTGCGGTACTCTTTGCCGGTGCCGGGAGTCTTGCCTTCGCTGATCACTTCGCCCTTCATCTTGATTTCGGCGGAATCATTACCCTGGCCGAGCTTGGCGAGCTGCGGGACTTTGGTCTCGATGACTTTGTCTTTCATCAGCGGAAGGACCGCTGCGGAGACAGTGTCGACGGCGTCGATGACGACTTTGCGGACTTCTTTGGTGGCGCCGAGTTCGGCGAGCGCTTCGTCGTAGTCATTGCGAGACATGGTGAACTGGTTCTTGGCCGGATCATAAATGACCGGCTTTCCGAGAACGGTGAACTCCTGGGTTGCGACGGTTTCTTTGTCTTTGCTCATTTTGGAACTCCTTTTGGTTTATTGGTGAGCGGACGAAAAAGTTAACCATTTCTTTCTTCGTCTTTCAATTTAGTAATATATGCACGGAAGCTCTATGAGATTTTCCGTGTACGTATTATTTTACAAGGGTCGGATCTTTGGTTTCCACCACAGTTCCGTTAGCGTAGATCACTTCACGGAACGACCATCCGTGCGAGTAGTCTGTCTCAAACGGAGGAATGTCTTCCTCTCGTGTGGTAAGTATGAAGGTATCCAGGGCGTCGATGAACTCCAAGAAGAATTTATCGTAGATACATGTAGACGCATCCTCAGATTGATCCACTTCGAACAGATAACGCCAGATCAATTTCTCGCCAATCTGTTGGTCGTACTGACTGGTAAGTAGATCTACTTTCTCACCGTGAAGATAAACGGTTGGTTTTCCATTTTCCCTGGCGAGCACACCATGGATCGTCTGATTTTCTGGAATGACCTGTACGGAGATAATCTCTGATCCGAATTTCTTACCGAAGAAATATAATGGGATCAGGTGAGAGAAGAAACCACCATGCAGTACGATCGCTTCACCAATGATCAGTTCTCCGAATCTCACGAGAACCAATCTCGCGTTCTTGAAATGATATCGATCAATGAAGGTAATCTGAACGTCTGTAAGTCTTCCTAATTTATCGGTTGTCATTGGTTATCCTCCTTTCCTAGGAAAGGGCGTTGCTACTTACCTCCAGGTGTCCCTTGATAAGTAAGTTTGTTGTTTTTACGATTGAGATGGAACTTGCGTTCCGTTTTGTCGATGCGCCAGAAGCGTCGTTCATTCGCTGGCTTCGCATCGATTTCGGCTTGTCTGGCTTCGAGGTTGATCGGGTCGAGAATCAGTTCGAAGGCATCCCTACTGATCGTAAGGATCGGACGTCTGGATTCAGTCAATTTCCCAGCCATATCCTTGTAGATTTTCCACAAGTACCATAACTTCTTAGAAACCCTTCTTCCGGGTCTTCCGTGATTTTGGAAATCTCTGACTAGCATATCTGTCATGTATCCAGAGCAGATCATCGTTCCAGAGCGGAGATCCAAAGAAGCCCAATAGGCATCTGCACCTTTGGGATCTTTCAGGATCGCATGGATGGACAAGAAGATCTTGTTATCATCCATCCCGATCGTCTGGGCGATCTCTTCCGGATTGGGAAGAAGATTTGCCAGTTGTACGGATGATGCCAAGAACTGCTCCCAGATGGCAAATGCCAGCCACCGAAGATCCTTCGGTACAACGTGCGCCACCCAAGAAGGAAATAACTGGATCAGTTGCTCCAGAGAAGGATGGAGCTCTTCAACATGTTCGTTGGTTTCACTCATGTAGGTTCTCCTTATACTGCCTTTACATTGGTATGATATATTCTACTTCTGTAAAGAATAACTTGATTTTACTGAAGTTCTGGGAGTATGGAACGATACTCCTCGACATTCTTCAGGGTTTGTCCAACGGAAGCATTCAGATCAATGATCGTCACATCCGAATGTTCATGATTCATTCCTCCTTGAATTAAGTTAACATTTAGCTTGGGTTCATAGTTGTAATATATGTGTTATTAAGTGTAGAAATTTAAGGATCAGTGGTATGATATGAGTTTAAAATACGAACAACTATCAAGGATACTAGCATGCGATTCTTATCACTTGAACTGAAAGGTTATTTGCCTCTCAGTCATTGTGGGACTCATCATCTCACGGCAGGATTTGAAGATATTTGCACAGCATTCCTCGGGAACAATGGAACCGGGAAATCTTCTATCTTGAGGACATTGACTCCCTATCCGGAGACTAGAACAGATTATTCCAAGAACGGATACTGTAAGAAAGTCATCGAGCACGAAGGTCATACCTACGAGTTGATCTCAGACTTCAAGAATGCCACCAAAGCTCATTCCTTCATCAAGGACGGAATAGAGCAGAACATATCCGGAGCCACTGAAACGCAAACAGAATTGTGTAACGAAGCATTTGGGTTCAGTCAGATGATCGAGACACTCACATCTGGCGGGTACGATATGTGCAATATGAAGAGAGCAGAGCGGAAAGAGCTGTTGATGTCAACATATCCTTCCGATCTTTCATTCATTCTGGAATATCACAGGAAAGTTCGATCCCAGATCAACATGCACAACAATAACCTGAAGATGCTACGGGAACGAGAGCACACCTTGAAAGGTAAGTTGTTGGACAACGATCAGTTACAGGATCTTTATAAGTTCCAGAAGGATCTTAACGTATTAGCGAACGACATCGATCGTTTTATTCTACTCATGGAGCAGGATAAGAAGAGATTTGAATCCGACCCACAGTATTCTGAAGCTCTCAGAAAGTTCAGAAATGGAGAACTGATCGATGTGGATGATCTCGTCCGACAGTGCTACGATGTCCGGAATCGTGCTTGGGCTTGTCGCAGAGAGCATCCGGATATCTTTACCGATGCGGATTTCTTCACGGAATATCGAGTAAAAGCCCAGGAGACAACTCGTCTGGAGCAGGATATCGCTGAGAATGAACAGAGTATCCACAAAACCAGAGAGGAACTGGAGGAGTACGAGAAATACAAAGATCTCAACATCGAACAAGAATTAGCCACTCTAACCAACCGACAGGAGTGGTTACATAACGAAATCAATAAACTTCACGTCGACGAGAGTTGTCCGAAATGGTCCAGAGAAACCCTGGAACGTGCTGAAGTCGAGTTCCCTGTATTAAGGGATCTTTGCATCGAAATCCACGGGATGAACTGTACCGTCTGGAGTAGAGAAAAGCTTCATGAAGCGCAGACCGATATCCAGGTAAAAACCAGACAGATCCAAAACATCCGGCAAAATCTCGTGGCAGCAGAAACCAATCTGAGGAATCTCAAAGCCAGACAGCAGAATGAAAACAACTATACGATTCCTCGTGGTTGTGTGATGACCTGTCAGCTGAAGAATTCTGTTCTTAAGATGCAACAGAGGACGCAGTCTGAACTCGACAAATGGTCGTCTGAAGTCAGTGATTTAACAGACGCAATTACATCTCTTGAATCTTCGTTAGAGGAGTCAAAACAGGCTATCCAAATGCCCAGCCTTGCTATGCCTAAAATCGAGATGATTCAAGGTATTATACAAGGCTATAACGGGGGTAAAACGGTCTTAAATGATCTCGATGTAATCGACGTGTTAAATGAAGATCCGTTCAGTATCTCCAATAACTTCCTTAAACTGATCAACGGCAATAAGGTGATGATCACTCGTCAGGAATATGAGAAAGAACTCATGATGACCCAGACGAAGATCAGCGCCTTAAAGACCGCACAATCAGCCGCTAAGGAGTTACAACTGATCTCCAAAACCATCTACGAGAAACAAACAGCGTTATCATTGTTGATCCAACAGTACGATGGACAGGTAAAACATCTTGAAGTGATGAAGACGAAATGTCAAAAGCTGAAAGAGATGAGCGAACTTGTCGAGCGTATCACGATGCTAACCAAGAATTACCAGGAGTTCTCGAAGGCGAGTTGGGTTATCGCTCGTATTGATTTTGATAATGAGATCATTCGGGAGTATACTGCTATTAAGCAAGTGGTCTACGAGAAACTAAGAGAGATTGATACAACCATTCAAGAACAGGAGAATTGGTTAACTCGTCTGAACGATGAGATCATGCCGAATATTCGTTCCATTGAAGCAGAAGTGAAAGACTGGATTGCCATTGAATCTGGTCTGTCTCCAAACTCAGGTATTCCTCACGTCTACATGGTTCGTTATATCAACCGATTGATCACTCGTGTGAACGAGTTTATCAAAGCTGTTTGGTACTACGACATGGAGTTGGTGTATCTGGATGAAGACAAACCTTTGGATTATGGTATCCAAGTCATGATCAACAAGAACAGCATCGTCAAAGATCTAAGTATCTTGTCATCCGGTCAGAAGGCAATGGTATCGCTAGCATTCACATTAGCGATCTGCATGGACCGAGGCTACGCTACCAAATATCCGATGAAGATGGATGAAGTTGATCCGGCTCTCACTGAAAATCACCGAATTCGGCTAACGAATCTGATTTCTGATTGGATACAGAACAAACAGATCACGCAACTGTTCCTGGTAAATCACTTTGTGATCCATACAGGTATGACAGATTGTGGAGTGATTTGTTTATCTACGGAAGGAATCGTGGTTCCAGCTGAATACAACAAACATGTTACAATCAAATAAATAACGCTAACTAAGGTAGGGATCATCCGATCCCTACCTTAGTTAGTTCTTTATATGGAAAATGTGACGGAGTTCTTGTCGTACTGGTAAGCAACCGTACGACGTTTACCGTCTTTCGTGAATATCAATCCGTTCTCTCCGTATTGATCAACTTGAACAAATTCCGGAGTAGTGCTGTTTGAGTATCTCGGAGATTTCACGATATCGTACCGGTATCCCTCCATACTCATCGGGAGAGTAACCAGGAATCGAAACCCTCCTTGTTCATTGCGATTACCGCCACTTACTTCAATGACGCCAGTGCCGGTTTTTCGTATGCAGACGATTCGCATGCAATCGTTGATTTTAAATACAGCCAGTGCACATTGCTGGTCACTGAGGAAAATAAGTTTGGAGCAAACTAACTCCGAGTCGGTTTGCCCATCGATCACACCGGTAGGTTCGGTTGCAGCAAGGTACAGTGCGATCAGAGTGTCGATGCGTTCGGACGTCGGCAATTCACCGATGGTTTCGAAGTTGCGATCGTGAACACATAGACCAACGAAATCGATCATAAAACGTCCTTGTTCCAGTGCAGAAAGAGTGACAACAGAAAGATGTCGCAGATCTCCTCCTCGCATCACAGAACACAGTACTCTGTTTCGACCACACAAATGGAATACATATTCATTGGGGTCTGTTTCTGATATCGGACCAGCGTACATACCAGATACCTGCGGCCGTAATCGATATTCGGTTTCTCCAAGATCAGAACCGATCTTGATCCGTGTGGCATTGGTATCGAGCCCTATCTGCTCATTCGGTGTATAGAACTTCATAACGAAGTTTCGATCTTTGATCTTGAAATTGAAACACTGTTCGGCGTCTGTAATACGCTCTCGTGTTTCTTCCAATTCGAATTTGAGATGACCTGATTTGTCGAGCGCGCGGGATGCATGGCATCCCAACGCTACACCAGCGTAAAGCATAAGACGGTTGAACATAATGATCCCCTATGTAAGTTGTTGGAATAACCTCGAATAAGCAGACAAGATGCAATACTGCGGAAATTGCCTAGCATAATATGTTAAATTATTAAAGAATAACCATGTGAAGGAGCCGAACCATGCATTCAACATTAACTAACATTCTGGCTCGTGTAACTCACACGATTCACCCTGAACTTCTCAATCTGGGTATGCGGATAGCCCAACGTTATGGAGATCCTGTCAATAACACCACTGAGTTCGTTCTGAAGAAGATCCTCCGTGAACGAGTTCTTTTGGACTGTAACATCTCCGGAGGTCCTATCAAATACATTGTTCTCAGACTGAAATGGAAAGAGAACGTGTTTCCGGAACTTACTCCATATGCCATGGATGATGGTGGATTCGATTTGTATCGTATTCCTCCGGAAGCCAGAGATAACCTGCCACTGACCCAAGTGATTCGGGTTTCTTATCCATACAGCACAGTCGGAGACGTTGCGACCGTATATGCCAACGAAGGACAGTATAGCGTTTTGGCAGCAGCCAATAGCATGCTGGATTCGTTCACTCTTGCATCGGAAGCGAACCCTCCTCTCTGTTCTCTGCTGTCAGGCGATATCGTTAAGATATTCCCCAGTCAAAATTCCCATATCGATTGGGTGCTGACCTGTCGTACTTCTTATGATGAGAATTTCTCCAACTTGGATGTCAGTGCTGTACGCACCATCTGCAAATTGACTGAGCTGGCAGTCAAAGCCTACATCCATACGAATCTGTATATCTCGATCGATCGAGCTGCTCAGGAGTTTGGTGTGGACGTTAGCACGATCCGTCAGGCAGTGGAAGACTGTCGCGATGCCAACCAGATGTATGATGAGCAACTGAACCAATGGCAAGGAACTGCTCTCATGGACCCGGAAGCACGAGCGATCTACACCATGTTCAATCTGTAACAGAATTATGTACAAAATAACAGTTAGGGTGTTGGGACTTAGTCCCAACACCCTAACTGCCCTATAGGAAGGTCTTTAGTTGTTGTAATCAAAACTCAGCAAGATGATGTAGAGGATAAATGCGATCTTCAAAGACGCTTTCGTCGCAGGTCTTTCTGATACTTTCAAGGTCTCCACGAAATTGGCAACACTCTCCTTTACCAGCAGAACACCAGGATCGGTGATGCGGGAACTCCGATACAGATCTTTTGCTTTGTTGAGGATAGCGATTCTTACTTTCATGTCCACTGTACCGGAGAGGATACACGCACGATATGTCTTCTGGATGATCGCATCGATCATAGCGGCATACCCGATGATGATCTTGCCATCTTTACTCATATCATTCTGCTTATGTTTCTGGTATTGAACCAGAGCCATAGAACTGAACCCGAGGAGTACTGTTCTCATTGCATCCGGACGAACATTCGGTACCATCTTGGTGATCATATTGATCAGAGTGTGCTTGACGAACTCGTTGGCGTTGAGAGATTTATTTGTGATATTGGAGATCATGACATCATACGTTGCCACGAGATCTTTCACAGTTTTCTCTTCTCCACGAGTATCGATCAATGTGGAGGTACCGATACGATTGTTCTTCTGTAGATTGTCGTAGTACTCATTGATCACCAACCGGAGTTTGGTGCGGATACGAGTCTGGGCATCTGTAATGATGTAGAGAACTTTTTGATCCGGAGCGAAGGTGAACAAGCTGTTGTAATGGATACTCTGCTTATCGAAGATATCCTTACTACGCGCTTCGATGATCAGTTTCCAAGTATTCGTCTCAGGTTTGATGATGTCGAATTTCTTGGACATCTGATCGATAGTAGCTTGCATGACTTCTAAGTTAGCTCCATACTTCAATCTGTGGTTCACGACTGAAGTAAAGAACTTGTAATGCATCATCTTGAAGAGGACCATCAAGATCTGTTGTTGCTGAGGAACACTTACTTTTACGGAGTGTAAAGTGCAATAAGCTGCCCATACTGTGAGTAAATTGTACAAGTCGGAGATAACCTTAAAGTCCTGGTTCACCGACTTGCACTGTTTGATCGTTTTGCTGAACTCATCTTTGTCCACTCCAAGGATATCGAACAAAGCATTAACGTCTTTGTTCAAGAAGTGAACCGGATGGATACCGATCAAAGGACTGTTGAAAGCTTCCGGGTTGTTGTCCCGGACTTCATAGGAAATACACCACTTAACCAGTGCGTCGTGAACACGTTTGTTGATATCAAGATTGCACCGGCTAAGCAGCAATTCTTTCAGAGAAAGATTGACTGATGCCATAATGATAAATCCCTGTTGGAATAGTTGTTATACGCTATAAGACATAGGATGGTTCCACTACCGTAGAATGAACAAAAAATAAAAGAGGACGAGGGAGGGAGAGGAGCATATGCTCCTCTCCCTCCCTGTATCGATTACTCGATCACGTCGGCGACTTCATCGGGGATCGCCGGAACTTCCGGGACACTGGTGTCGCCGCTCTGGCATTTCTTCACGATGAGTGCGATGGTTCCGACCACGGCAACGGCGCCGAGAGTCCACAGTCCGATCTTGACGAATTTGTTCATGGGTTTCTTCTCCTTGGGTTCGACCTGAATTTCCGGAACATCGACGACGATTTCCGGTTTCTCTTCGGTGACGGTCTGCGCTTTGGCTTCCTGTTCCTTGACCGCAGCTTCGATGTCGATGCCCTGTCCGAATTCTTTCTTCTCTTCGTTCATTTTCATTTCTCCTAGGTTTGGTGATGGTAAATTGTTGTTTGGTTGTTATTGGTTAATTGTTGAAATTACTCAGCGTCTTCAGTCCCTTCCGGACCGTTGAAGTTGTAAGACGTATCGATCCTGTGCGTCTCGTTGCCAGCAAGAGTACCGGCAACCAGAAGACCAAGACCGAGTCCGACCATGAAGTAGCAAAGCTTTTCCATAATAAACAATGTCCTTTCGATTCGATTGTTGTTTTAAGTTTCTTTTTGGTTAACTTCACGAATGTAATGTATACGTGAGTTTAGTTGATTGACACTAATGTTGTAATACGAGTTCGATCCGAATAGATGTGAGGTAAGTTATATCCGGATGAGAGTTAGAGCAGACGGTACGATCGTGAACTTACCTCTACACGATCACCGAGTTCATTTTACTGTAAGTAAATAATTACATCCTCCTAGCCATTGTATAGGCTAAGATAGGAATGATCACTTACTTACAGTTACATGAACTACTTTGTTGCAAGCAAAATTCTGCTCTGTGAGTAAGATCTGCCTTGCCACGGCAGGAGCGAAAGATCCGTACCGTGGTGTAAGCTGTCTTACAAGTTGATTGAATGTGGAAACATGCATTGGCATTCTCCTATCTAGCTTAGATCCTCCTAGGGTGCCGCTAGCACCCTAGGAGGATCGCACTATTTACATTTAATCATAGGTAATTGCTTTCAGGGCGACTGATCGAACTCGTAGTGATTCTTAGTTCAGGTAAGCTTTCTTACCACGTTCGATTAATTTCTCAGCCTTGCGATAGGCAACGATGGTCACTCCTGCAACAACGATGACACCTACAAGACCAACCTTGAAGAGTGTCTTCGCATCTACTAGTATAGCCATGCCTGTCATAGTCACACCTCCTTTGAATAAAGAAAGAGGTCATGATTCATGTGAACCTAACCAGAGGTACGCCAATACCCGGAAAACGTACACGATGAATCATGACCAAAATTAATTATTGTACTAACTTCACCTAAGTAATGTATACTCGAAAAGAAATGAATGACATCTAGACGGAGGGTATCCCTCCGTCTAGATGCTTGATTAAATGACAGACATGAGATGATGCGGTTCGTAAGTTCTCATTGCTCTGGCTTCTCCTATGATAGAAGCTTGAACTTGTTCGATACCCTGAACCTTATTCTCATCATCGGTGATATCCTCATCCAGATAAGCTTTGATTTGACTGAGCTCTCTCTGATAAGCATTTCTGACGATAGCATTTTGCGCATGTGCGATCATCTTAAGCAACTCCTTGCCACGAGCCCGCATCTTGGCCATGCGATGCTTCGTCTCGATATCCGTAGCTTCACCTGTATCGGTGATGTTACACATGAACTCATCTGGTCGAATACCGTACATGTGGTGGTTACGACCGAAGAGGACGAACCAGCAACACATCAGGTAGGAGATCAACAAGTCATCGTGACCTTCTACAGTGTGGTCAATACGACCATTGCGTTTAGTCAATCCCTTGAATTCATTCACCAGATCGATATCGTACAGACGATCTGCATTCAGCTGCAATGCCGTTGTCAATACGTTGCTGTACAGGGTATCACGCGTGTTCGCTCCAGTGGTAAAACCGAAGTGTTTTCTAACCGTACCGCTTGCTAAATCAAGCGTTCTGAAGTCTGGTGTACTTGCATCGTGTTCCTGACAATACGTGTTGAAGATACGAGTGAATGGATTGAAGTTGCGATCTGCCGCCAACATCACGATCAAGAAGTCGAGCATCATAGCTCCGTTCTTGTTACGTTCCGGAATGAAGATGGATCTCGGAAAATCACTCAAGAACTTCTTGATGCATTTCGTCACGAATGCCATGTTGGTGGAGTTGCACCGGAACGTGCATACTACAGACAGATCGAATGGATCGATCATAATGAATGTCGTATAATCGCGACCTACGTTATCTGATGTATCGGATGCCATCAGGTAAGGCTTGTTAACCAGAGATGGATCTGCCATGATCTGCTTGGGATCTTGATACCAACGGATCATCAGTGATTCGTAGAACGTGCTGGTAACAGGTTCCTTAACTGAATGCACGGCACGTTCTATCAGTTCCTTCGGGAACAAGTTACTACCAGATCCATGCAGCCATTGATTGAGATAGTCTTTAGCGATCTTCTTGGGATCTTTACCCGCAGTCTTTTCTTCGAACCACTCTTGAGTCTTACCCAACTGCAAATGACTGTATTCCAGGTAGAATAGACGATTGTCGGAGTTGGTACGAAGTAAGTTGTTTACCTCATCCACATTCTTGAGATCGTAGATCTTTTCATGGAATCGAATAGCATCGCATACCATCTGGAACGCATAACGACCACGCGGATCGTCAATATCTCCAGCCGTGGACGTAATCAAGATCGCAGCAGGACATCCAGATGCGATACACTGACCTTTCGCGGCATCCATAGCCGAGGTTGCCGTAGGATACGAACGATCCACGTTATCATAGTAGCAGATTTCGTCCCAGTGCTCCCAGGAGATACTCTGACCACGACCTTGGTCTTCAGCCGCGGCTTTATCTTTTTGTGCAGTAAAGGTAAGATACTTGGTTGCCAATGCAGTATAAGAGATACCCTCTTTGTTATTCTCATCCGAAATAGACAATTCCAGTAGATAAGGAGGAAGGTTGTCTCGCATATCCTTAAGACGAGCCACGTTTTCGTGGACAAGCTTAGCACCTTTGGCGAACAGAGCAAATGTGATGTGATTCCCTGCAAAGAAGATTACCCAGGAAGCAAGACCGACTGATCCGATGGTTTTACCGATCTGTCGAGGCATCGTCAGGAAGGTATTCAAACAGTTGAACGCACACCAAGCCTGTGCCAAGTTGGCACGATTCAGAATATACGGAATACCACCAGAACCTGCAGAGCCAACCCTCACTACTTCTCTTAAGTAATACCAAGGATTGATCTTGCATTCCAATCCGATCCTGAGTTGGAGTTCTGGTGATAAGTTCTTGCTATGGGGATCTACCCCTTTCAGTTCGGGTTGCGTAAGCGCTAAGAAGAACATATTGTTCTCCACACCCATACGCTTCAACAGAACTGCCATTTTGATGAAGCTCATGTTCCGAGTATCATAATCAACGATGGCACGTTGTGTTGCAAAGTCTTCTTGAAACAATATCATACGTACACCTTGTGTGGTTATAGTTGTTAGACTACTTGACGAGCTAGTCAACAGCATAAGATGATAACGATGACAAAAAATAAACCAGAGAACGGGGAGAGGGTGGTAGCCACCCTCTCCCCGTGTTCGATCATGCTGTGTGCATCTTCAGTTCAGCTTGTGTACTTTTCACACGCTCAAGCAACGTGTGTAGTCCAAGCGTACTCTTGATGAGTTCTCGCTCGGAGGCGAGCGCCAGAAGAGTGTTGTCGATCATTTCGAGCTCCGCATCGGTGTTGTGCGGATTGGCACGCATTTCAATGAGACGCAACGCTGCTTCTTTGTTCCATGTCAGCATGTCGAGAAGTTGGTCGGTATTAGCGTTCATAAGGAACCTCCTATCAGTTGTTCTTGTATTTTTGCATGAGACGATCCGTCTTGTATCTGTCTATCGTAGACATGATAGCAAGAGTAAGGATGAAGAGAGCCGGAGGAAGACCAGTAATGATCCACCAACGACTTCCACCTTCATCCAGCATATACCTTCCGAAGATCGGTAGAAAGACAAAGACAGCAAAGAACAGGATGATACGAACAGAAGCGGTGAAGTATTTCATAATTAAATCTCCTTAAGGTTAAATTGTTTTATGTACTAACTTCACCTAAGTAATGTATACATGAAATACCTCGATCGACATAAATAAAGAAAAGAAGATAGGTACTCCAGGGGGAACGCCACCCCTGGAGTACCTAGTCTTAATTAGTTGGAGATAGAAGCTTGGTTGATCTGTTCAACTTTCGTTTGCAGATCTTTACCGAACAACGTCAGAATAGAACGGTGCGTGTACATACCATCCATTTCTTCTGCTGTGAACAATCCACGACTCACGATGTAGTCGCGGAATTCACTCCAAGTTGTTTTCGCTTCATTGAGCGCGTTTTCGATATCGGCGGTGTTGCCGATGGCTCCAGAACAGAGTTGTTCGAGTCTGATCCATCCGATCTTCGAAATGGTAACTCGATCTCCCGTAAGCCACAAAGCCACGCGCGGCATGGAGCAAAGACTTCCAGCGTACGTTGTCAGGTGTGCTTTACACCGACAGCATGCGGAGAGAAGAGCCCGGTACGGAGTTGCTTGTACACCGATCGCCGTTTCAGCGTCGATCGTGATATGCACTGCATCCCGTTCCGTTGCAGCATCGAGGACTGCCACATATTTCGGGGTATGGATCACGAACTGTCCAGTCAGGATGATCCTGATCAGGGAACTGCCGTCACTCCTGATATCTCGAGACATATAGCACGGACACGGCTGCTGTGGCTGTTGCTGGTTACCAGGATCGTTGTTGGAAGGGGTGCCGCCCATCTCAACTGATCCCCAGAACGCTTCCATAGCAGCAAGAGATGCATCAGCATCTCCTTGCAAGTCCGTTACATCCGTCAGTGCTGACAGCTCTCCACCGAAGAGGTCGATGTTCATCCCCTCTTCTTGGTTTTGTTTCTGTACATCACTCACGATTGTACCTCACTTCTTGGGCATGCATTCGAACTCAAGTTCGTTCGGATCGCAGCACCCTTCTTCTTCCTCGCGATAATATTCCTCTTCATCGGGGATGTCGAGATCGTCGTCATCGTCATCCTCGTGATCATCATCGTCCGATTCGTTGGACGGATTCTGGATGGTTTTGATCTCCTTGCCGTTGTCCAACTTGGTGGTCTCGTCATCCTGGGTCGTACCGATCTTGGTTTGATCATCCGCGGCTTTCTCGGGTTCCGGTTTCGGAGCCTGCGGAGAATCCGCCGGGATCACAGGTTCGGCATTCGGTTTCACCGGAACTTCCTTGGTAGCCGGCTCCGTCGGAGTAGCTTCCGGTTCCGGGCAAGGAACGACTTCCGTGCCAGCTTCGTTGTAAACGTGGAAACCTTCAGTTGCTGCAACCACGCCCACGATACGCATACGCATCTGTTCGGCGGTGATGTAGCAGTCTTCTTTGTTGTCGGTGATCTGCTTGTATTCGGCATCGGTAAGGATACCGGCGGTCACCATTTCACTGAGTAATTGTTTCATGTATTCCACCATGTAAGTTGCTTCTTCTTTGATTCGATCACTGTTGCCTTGAGAACCATGAGAGGTTCCATGGAACATGAACTTGCCCCATTTACCGATACGACGTTCGTGTCCATGATACCAGAGGATCGTGCCAGCGCTTGCGCACATGCCAACTGCATCCGTGATAACATGACCTTGACAACGATCCATCGCATCGACGAGAAGCATAGCCGTAAAGACCATGCCACCGGGAGTATCGAGAGCCATCTCGATGACATCTCCTTTGCGAGCATAGAACAGTTCAGACAACAGTTCGATATAGCAGGAAAGAGGTCCGATGGGACCTGCGATCTGCACCGTCACGTGACGATGGTATTCTCCTTCTTTCTCACCAGGGATCTGCTTGACCGTAATCAAGGGACCTTTGGTGGGCCAAGGAGGAGCCATCCTCTCCGGTTTGGTTGTATCGAGATATGCCATAGATGAACTCCTTACTTGTTTCCGAAGCAAGAAGCGAACACCGATACCGGGCCCTGCGGTGTGATCAGAGCTTTGGTCTTGGGATCGTAGACTCCGTTGATCGTCTCTCGGATCTTGACGGAATTGGCTTGGAAGATATCCAGGATCTGCTGATCTCGCACAACCGATTCCATGCCAACTGATGCCATGTGTTCAAAGGCAGAACGGACATCCGCCTCATCGACAGATATGCTCATGCTCTCGGTTGCTGCTGATACAGAAGGATCGGCGTAGCGAGCATTGGTTTCTCGGTAACCAGGAGTTCCTTCAGCGTCGAACGTAACCACAGCAAGCATGGATTTATAGGTAATCGGGCCATCGGTACCAGTCACTCTGGCTGCCGAACGAATGGAGAACGAGACGTCACGTTTCGGATCTTCAAATCCTTCTTCCAAATACTTACCGTAAGGACCAAACGGCACGACATCTCCATAGATGATGATAAAGTCACCACTTGCAGATTTCTTACCGTAGATACCGCAGATGTAATGAGAGATCCTGGTTCTGTCGATGTACAGAAGACGTGCAATGTCTTCTTTTTTGGTGATGAGGGGATGTCCCCACTCACCTTCCATGTTACCTTCCGCAACACCATTTCTGAATCGACCGGATACATTGGTGATGCACCGAATGACAGACTCCTGATCGTAAGAGATGTTGTTGCGTGAGGTAATGCCGAGCACGTTCAACGGAACTCCACGGAAAACACCGTTCTTGTCCGGTTTCATGCTGCGGAGTTCTCTTCCTTCCAGCTCAGGCTGAGTGGTGATGGAGAACAGAACGTTACTGTCCATATCAACTCCTTGCAGTTGCAAATGTTATTGTCTCAAGATATCCTCGATGGAGCTCGGAGCGAGGTTGTGGTTGTTCGCAGCCGCGTTCACACCATCCGTGTAGTACGCTCCGATTACACGACTGGTCGTTGAAGTAGCAGCGTGTGGAACGTCAGTGAGCGGAACTTGTTGGTAATCTCCCTTCATATCGGTATTCCGGAAAGGAGTCATGATGTCGTCAGCCTTGCGAGCAAGGTGAGCGAAGATCATTTCGTAGATCGCATGATCAACTGGAAACTTAATTCCACCGAACTTCATGATGCGGTCGAACAAGAATGATAATTCTTCGTAAGGAATCGCCTTCAAGGTCCTACCCGATTTTACGTATTCCGTATAAACCGGGAAAGTGATGAGTTGGTTCTTAACAACTTCAGTTGTCTTCAGGAGTAAGTCATTCTTCTTCAGGTGCAGTTTTACATAAGGCTCCGCATCGATCGTGACGTTCTCGATAGAAGAAGGAACGATTTCGACATGATTAGGTGCAAACATGCCAGAGATCATTCCATCCACTTCCATGTCGAATACGCCAAGCGTTTTAACCGTAGCCTGGATCGTAAGTGCTCCATAGGATTCGTACTTCCTCGGGATGAAGATATCACAAGACTCTCCAATGAAAACAACGGGACCATTCGGCGGAGTCACACGAAACTTTTGCAATATTTCAGGGTGAAGCATAATCCGTCCTTGGTTTAGGTAACAGACCCGACCAAATCCAACAATACGAATTCAGGTAAATTACTGTAATTATACCCGTCGTACAGTTTCCAGATATGGTAAGTGAGACCGTAGTTTTGCATAAGATTGTCTGTCTCTTGGTGAAGTGGAGTCTTGATGGTAGCCAGATCAGGGAACCAAGCTACCATGTGGTTGGTATACTCCACTCTGGAATAATCCAGGAATGATCGAGTTGCACGTTCCAACAAAAGACCACCTGCTCTTTTAGGGAATTTCAACTGTCCCTTTGAGATTCGGTAGTAAGGTGGAATCAAGCTCATCCTCATTCCTGGATCATTGATCAGGATAAAGAAGTTGTTACCAGTCTTCAAGCTGGTTGCTCTATTGTGAACTGCTGTATCCACGATAGAGGTGGTGTTCCTGTGGTATTCGTATTTCGAGAGTTTTCGGTCAAGATACTGAAGCTCGCTTGGATATCTGGTCAGATCGATACCGGCTTTCCTGTTGTTGATCAGATAGAATTCACCTGGAAGATACCATCTCCCTTCGATGACCATAATCACGAACTTTCCGGTAAATGATTTACCAGTAGGTAGTGTAATGTCACTGAATGAAGAACCAGTACATTCCTTGAAGTGAACGAACTCTGCCCCACCCACAGTACTGAAATCGATCAGAAGATGACCTCTCCCTGTATCGTTGCGGTTCCGCGTAAGTGTAGCCGCGTCCAACGCATAGAGCCTGTTATCCTGGATCAAAGGAAAGCAAGTGATACCATGCACGATAGGAAGTGTATTAGACAGATTGATATCCGTCTTAGACACATCGTAGATGACGTCTTTGGCGATCCGTCTGGTAGGATAGATGTTCTCGATATACAATTTCGAGTGATCACCGTAGTTGACTTTGATCCGACTTTCGTGATCTGCCGAGATAATATCGGGAGCAGCCAATCCTTTACTTCGGATAGGAGAATCCACCAAAGTGGTACCATCTGACATAAATCTTGGAACTGCCAGATACTTCATCCGGTATTTGTCAGTCATCTCCTCAGTCAATTTAGCGGTGATTTGGTCCCACGTTTTGGCTGCACTGAAGCCCTTTTCACGTGCTAAAATAGCAGTGAAGTCCACTGGCCTTATGTCACCTTCACTCTCGAGATCCACAAGAAGATAGAGCTGTGAAGGAGATGCGTTGCGCATCCACTGCACTGGAGTTTTATAACTCAAGGTGTAGCACCCTGAATAAACTCCTCGATGTTCTACAATAGCTTTAATCTTCATGGATAGATCCTTATTAGTTTTAAGCATAAGATGGTTCGGTGGTATGGGATTACCCATACCACCGAACGCATGATATCACATCTTTCTTCCAATAAATCCGAGATATCCAGCGATGTTGTCACCGGAATACGCATTCAGGATGCGATCAACACACTGTGTGGTTTTCTTCCGATCATAAGGAACATTGGTCAAGAAGTCACGAGCTGCTGCTCTACGAAATTCTTCCTTCTCTTCAGGGAACAACCTCCTCTCACGTGGCATCATGGGCCAGTTGCCCGAATAGGCTTTATCGTGAACAGCAACGAACGCACCTTTCCAGGTGTAGTATTGCTCATACGAGAAGTTCTCCGAGATATATCGGATCTCAATTAACCCCACGTATGCTGAACGTTCGAAGTCGTTCGAGAACATAGGGATCTGTACATTCTCATCCGTGACGTAAGTATAACCCTGACTGCCATTGGAACACCCACTCCCGCAAAGCAGAACCAACATCGCGATACCGATCAGCAGTGTAACGACATGTTTCATGAGTTACTCCAGTTCTTTTGCAATCTTGTAAGTTTCTTTGTGGAACAGTTTGTACAGAGCACGCATGACCGTGAATAGGGTCTGGGCATTGAAAACGATGCTGTCGATGTATTGATTGAACCCGTAAGACGGATCGCTGTTCATCCAGTGGTATAAGGTATCCGGCCCTGATTTGATTTCTTTTACCACCATATCTCGATTCTTCTCCCAGACGGAAATACCAGCACGCAGAATATCGACAATGGAATCCGTTTTGAAACCGAGTTCTGACAACGATCGATCTTCTTCTTGTTTGTAGAACCCATCGATTCTCAGTTTGTTGAAACTGATGCGATAAGTGCTTTCATTGAAAGTCAGTCCCATGGTGTCGAGATGATAATCTCGAGCGAGTATTCTCATCCGGCGGAAAGCTTCGGACGCCATGTCTCTGAGTTGAGCTTTCTGTTCTTCGGTTTGTTTGCTCTGGAACATCCATACTTCGAGTTTGATCCCGGCAGTGAGTTGTCCGATCTTAACCGAAAGTTGACCGAGCCGAGTGTAGTTCGAAATGAACTGTTTGTAGCTGGCAGCATTCATGTACCAGCCCTTGAGAACTTTGGTGTCAAGTTTCTCTTGAGAGATCACGATGGGCTGCTGGATGATGCGTTCACAAATAGCCAGCTTGTCGGATTTGAACACATCGGTGATGTTGTTCTTGAACCGAACAACACGGTCTTTCAGATCAGTCAACCAGCTCTCAAGCGCAGCGTTGTAATCAGGTGTCAGTTCTCTGGTGAATTCCTTGATCAACATCAATCTCGTGGTATCATTCAACTCTTCAAAATGATCCAATTCATTCTTGTGATGTACTTCGAGTTTCTTGAAACAAGGTTCAGCTCTGAGTGTATTCACCAGAGTGAGAGCTTGTTCACCCGTGGTAACTGCTTCAAGTGCAGTGACAACCCCGTAAACAGCCATAAGCTGTTCTACAGGTATCTGTGAATCAGTGGAATCAATAGGTTCCACCAATAAACTTTCCATGGTGTCAATGTCCATAACGTCTCCTTTGACAAAAAAGAAAGGGAATTCTCAACTTATAAGAACCCACTTTAACGTAGACACAAACGTTTCACATTTGTGATATATAGCCAAAAATGTGATGAGCATAGAGACCTGTTAAGTACTCTATGCTCATCCGTTCGTATCGATACTTATGCGCCACGGATCTCGACCGGAACACCATACAGGACAGAATAAACACCAGAGTTCTCCTGGAGGAATTCCATCAGCATGGTCCGTCCCACCCATTCATCCGGAGATACAACATACGAGATGTTGAACGGATCTTGGAAGGACAGAACATCGATCAGCGTGTTGCCGTCCAACGATTCCTTCTTGTGGATCAAGATCGGAACCGTCATGTTCGTTCCTGTAGACACACTTCGCAGCACGAAATGCGTAGGAACCGGAGCTTCTGCATCCACAGCCGAGGTTCCAACCTGATACATCGGGGGCTGAGCGGCCGTGTAGAAATTCAACATGAACTTCTCAAGGGTATCAAAGATACTCTTATCGATGTAGTATTGCTGATTTGCAGCATTATACTTGATCATGGGACGCCGATAGGGTTCGGAGTTACTTCCGAACACCAAAACATCTCCGACCTGAGTAGAAATCAACCACGGCTCTTTATTCGCATAATTGGCGTAGTTATTGAGCTGCATGGTGATCGTCTGCTTGAATTCTTCCGTATATCCGTCAGGTGTAGTCACCATCGTCGAAACCACGAACAGTTGATTCTGTCCGAACTTAGACGATCCTCCGGTGAAACTGTTCAGAACGATCTGAACGGCAGCATCTGGCAATACCGTACTCGGACGATGGTCCTTGGTGTACGGATAATACTGGAGCTTGTAAGCACCACTGGCGGAATCCCATACGGGAACAGGAGAAAGTTTTACCAAGTTGTGGTTGACGGCTGGGATGATCTTGACCGTCTTGGTACAGCTGAGCATTCCTTTGTCCGTGCGATTTCGAAGATCTGGGAAGAGGGTTTTGTTCCTCGCAGGGAAATACTTGAACAAGAGGTTGAACTCCATACCAACATGTTCCGTGAAGATCTCGTCGAATCCGTAGCAGAAGCAACAGATGTCATCGATTGAAACATACTGGACTGTTCCATCCTCATACACCAGTTTCGGTGTCATGGATAGGGTTTTCGGGTCCTGTCCTCTACGTAAGACCCAATCTTCCGGTTTGGTTATCTGACCGTTCAAGTCAACTTCCAATCCAACGATCGCTACTGAGGAAATGTCGTTCTGCTGGATTGTGGTAGCTTCTCTGGCAAGAAGAGTGATCGTCATTGTTTCGATGATACGAGGAGTGTTGAGATTGTCCAACATCTCTTCGAATACAATCATGCGGATGGTTTCCCCATCCGTAAGCTGCACATCATCGACAGCAATGCAATCTTCACCCTTTAAGACTACAGGAGAAGTCAATCCAAGTGAAACCCACATATCCGAATACGGTGCTTCCCACACTTGACGTTCCAGTGTCCTGTCAGTCAACGTGAAAGCAGTGATATTCAAATCACCTTCCGTAAATGGTACGGCGAATCCCGCTTGCCACATGCTCGCATAACCTGCATCAACCGTTGAGTTGATAACGCGGACTCCGTTCAGATAAGCCATGATACGATCATCGAATTTGGCAAATCGAATGGTGGTATCCTTGCCGATGTAGTCATCGCCCGGAATAGTCCAAGTGATATAGGCTGTACCACGGTTGATCCAGATGATGATCTGGTTGACCGTGCGATCGTAATAGACGCCGAAACGTCCGTTACGATCAGCACTGTGGAAGATCGCCGATGTAGTGGACGATGGTTCCGCGGTATTGATGTTGCTCTTCAAGTTGAACGAGATCGTGCTTTCCCAATCCCTATCACCGATACCCAGAGCTTGCTCCACAAATACGTTCCAATCCTTACGGATCGAAAACGTTTTCATGATATCTCTGTCCTTAGGATCGATGGGCATGATGGGAATAGCTGTTCCGATCGTGTGATCTGTGCTGTTCTGTCTCCGACAGATGACGAATTCGTTGCCATTGGCATCTGTCTTCACCAGTCGATAGTAGGACATCCTGGTTCCGTAGAACACAAGCTTCCGATCGAGCTGCAGATAGATCGTTCCATCTTCTCGGATGTCGTAGAACAACATGTAAGTATCATTCCCGTATCCGACGATTCGATTCGGAGCATCGTCGTCTGTCATCACGAATTGAGGACGAACGAGATGGGTCTTCTTGCGCTCGTCCACATAATCTACGATCCAGAGTGTGTACAGACCTTCACCGACCTTCTCTACCACCACAGATCTGGCTGCAGGGATGATCTTGCCTTTGGCATCCGGATTAAGTCCGTCTGTATCGGGATCGTAGATCTTTTCCATCGCGACAACATCCGGAGCCAAGTCACCGAATACGACGAGTTTCTTCAACTCGTCGATATCCGTTGCTTTGAACAAAAGTCCGTTGCTGTTATCACTCATAGACTGTATCCCTATATTGCGCACCGTCTTTCGGTAATGCTGCCTTCATGAGGTGCTCCATGATGAGGTAGATGGATTTGTCGTCCACAGTAGTCCTGTGGAACATCGGGTAAATGTCCACATAGTCGAGATCGATGTCACCATAAGCAGTATCGTAACGTTTCAGCCAGGTGTATCCGTTAAACTGTTCCATGAAGATTTCGTCGTTAGGATTATCAGTCGCAACTAACGTCCCCTTCAGGATATCTCGGATGATCGAGTTCGTAAAGATAGAGAAGATCCGATGGGAGAACGGAATAACATCCAAACCGCCAACGGGCGGCGTTTTCTCAACGAAGTAATCTCTCAACCGCAGGAGTCGTTCGGTATCGATGTCGTTCCGATATTTGTCCATAGCTGCGATAGCTCCAGCTGAAACCAGAGTTCTCATCAAATACGGAGAACCGTTACGATGACCAACAGAGCGAACAAAGATCTGTCCGAATACGCTTTCCAGTTGGACGATGGATCGTCCATCCACGAACAGCATACTCAAGTTGTCGAACCAGAAAGGAGCCTCACCTGGTGCGGTGACTTCCCCTCCACTCACCCAACCAGTTGCAAGTCCCCTCATTTCCCCACGAACTCCGTAGATCTCGAGGTGGTTATCGGATTCTTGTAACCAACTGATATCTTGCAACACGATCTCTGTGAAGATCTCATTGTTGCCGACCTTGTTGACAACAACCTTGTAACCAAGATCCTTCGTCAACGCATGACCGTTGAAATACACGAGATACTCGATCTGTCCTGCAAGATTGATATCGTGTGGGATATCGACTTTCAGTGGACCACTCGTGATCAGTTCAAAATCTTCGAACGTCACATCAAAGGTTTTATCCACAAGCTTGTACATGCCGTTACCAGCAGTGATAGCTACCGGATGCGTGTATAACTCGGGACTCAACGTTAACGTCCACAACCCAGTCGTTTCATTCTGAATCAAATCGCCGAATTCAGTTACTCGTTCAGAGGCATACGTCTGGATCTGATTGCCGTTGATGTCTCTGACGTATCCGCTGTTGGTTTTCTTCCAGACGAAGATGTCGTCTGTAGACAGAGTCATGGTTGCATTCGCTTCCGTCACCTCATCGATGATGATATCGAACTTGGACGGATTCTCGAACAACTCAATGACGTATTCATCGCCTTTCTCACAGACGATGACTTCACCATTATCATCAACTACCTGGATATAGGCAGTCAATTCTGAGTTCATCACAATCTGGACATATTTGTCATTCACCTTCAATCCATTGCGATACACGATAGCACGCAACGGAGCATCCAGAAACAACAAAGGAACGGAAACGTTCCAACACACACGCTGGTTATACCGATTGATGACAAATCGTTTCGTTCTGTCACAGATCAGTGCCAATGTGTTGTTATATCCAAGAACGTCGATGTAGTATCCGAGATCCTTAGGTCTGTAGATATCAGGAACATCGTACATCGCTTGTCCGTACACACTATCTTCCAGGTGATCTGCTGTCCAGAACTCGAAGTTAGCAGGTCCTTTTCCTTGGAAGAATTTGATGATAGTATCATCATCGTGCAGGTAGAGCAAGTCGATATAGTTGATATCTCGCACCACTCGATTGTTCTTGTTGTGAGAACGAATCAGAATGGTAATAGCCAAACCCGTATCACCGAAATATTCTCGGTAAGTATCGTAAATACGACTATCGATAGCGAAGTCGCTATGAGTTAATTGTTGGTATACCCACTTACGATCGAGTTTATGCATGAACATGCCAAGGTTATTGGCATTCGTGATATTCTTGGGTCTCACCAGAACATCGCATGTATTCCAGGTTATGAATTCCCCTTCAGGGTTCATTGCCTTGGGAATATGCACGATTGTTTTAGTGATATTCTCTTCTGTGGACAAGTACGTATGATGCATGTCCGGGTTGTCAAGGTCGATCAGGATCTTCCCCATCACGTTACCGTCACGAATCACCTCTACATAATCCCCGATCTTCAACTCCGTAGCAGCCGTGGGCTGTGCCCATCGTCCGTTCACAAAGATCGTAGTAGCGTTGGCGAATGATTCAAATGCAGTGTAACGTTGTGCTCCCGTGGTGATGTGGAAATATTTGGCAGACAGATCTTTGATTAAGTCGCTATCGTAATACTTCGTAACGAACATCTCCTTGAACTTGTCTGCCGATCCAACACACTTCAGAAGCATGGGACGACTGACAGCGATGAGGAACGAATTCCTCACAGCTCCTTGCCGGATGTATACACCTTCTCTCCAGAGCCAAATACCACGATAATCATAGATCTGGAAGTCAAGTAAGTGCTTGGCATTCCAATCTGAGAATTTCACCCAATCCGGACAATCGATGTTAAACGATGCGGTTTGCTCCAATGGCATTGAGTAAACGATAAATGGCTCTGTTGAATTCGGTAACGGGATCACATCGTAACGAGCACGATATGTCCCGGTTACCGCACGAGACGTTTGAAGTCTCAGTCGAACGTTGGTTCGAAATTCACGGAAAGGTTCGTTCCAGATGTTCTGGAACAAGTACTGATTCAGAAATCCACAGATGCGTTGCTCTGTAGAAACACTCATTACCTTATCACCTTATTAATAAAGAGGCGGCTGGAAGCAAGATCGGTGCCGAATGCAATGATCTCGCGTTTCATGTCCGAGTTCTTGATCATATTGGCGAACATGGGATTCTTAGATCCCTGCAAACTGATCAGGATCTGATACACCCAATACGGTGGATAATCCAGAGCGATCAGCATGTTCTGACTATCACCAGGAGTCCTCGACATCGGAGTATAGATCTTGTCAGCATCGAGGGTCTTCATGCGAGCCGGACCAGCTTCTGCCAACATCTTGCAGCAAGTAGGAATCGAAAGGGCATCCGTACCGATCTTGTCACGCACTTCATCGAAGATCGCCAGACGATTGTTGATGTCGTTGAAATTCCCAAGGAAAGTACAACGATTCAGAAGAGGCGGTACTCTCATCGGCGCATCGGCAGAACCGAGCAGTTGTGCGAAGTAAGCCGCGAACACCGTCTGTACCAACTTGTACTCATCCAGCTCGAGGTTATAATAACCACGAAGCAAAGTACCGATCATCGTGGCATACGATTTGATGATGAACACACAGTGTTGCGGAGAGAGCCACTGATCAGAATCATTGTAGCTCATACACAGCATTCCCTTGGCAAAAGCCGCGGCACAAGCGGGCACATCTGTGACCCACAGGCCACTATTATATGCATCACGTTTAGATAATATCGGTGTTATATTCAGCCATGCCGTCTGATATTCAACCGGAATCGACTTGGCGACATACTTGCCGTCAACGACAATGTCCGTGTTCGAAAACAGCTCAGGAACACCGGCTTTATAGTCGGTGAAATTCAATACGGTGAACAAAGACAACTTGTCCTCAGCAATGATGCGAACAAAGATGTCTGTCAGCAGAGTACGGGTGTGAACCTTGACGGAACGGATGGCATTCATGCCTTCGTCGTCGAGAATCAGTCCAGGCGAAGAAAGTCTTGCTTTAATTACTGAAGTCAGGGCTTCCTTCGCCAGTCTATTCACATCAAGGGCACTGCCGTACCACGTAGTTCCAATGGTGGGTTTCATGTAGCACCTTCAAATATTGTTGGATTTTGGTTTAATCAAGATCTATAGGATTGTCCTTTAATTTAGGAGATAAAACATGTCAAACATTGCTCCTTATCCACACGTTGAGATCGACGTTGAGGATAGTTCGATCTATATCCCGATCAAGGAGGATTCGCTCCCCCTTCATCGGCCGATCTACTTCATGCGAACTGAACGTGGACCGATTGGGATTCCGATCTGGCGCGACACGCAAACTGAAGCGAACGCGACCTTCGGTTCGGAAACTTTCAATCAGAGAAGCAAGTACTTCTCTCCGAGCGCCTACTTCCTGAAGAAGACGTTCCAGAACAATGGCGCGTTTATCGTCCGTGTGGCCGATACCGATGCTAAGAATGCTCGTATCGTCATCGAGCTTGCTGTCACCGAGAAGGCGATTCAGCAATACAAGCGCGATGAGAACGGGAAGTTCATGCTCGACTCCAAGGATCAGAAGATTCCGATCAACAAGGATGGAGAAACCATCAGCGAGCTGCAGGCGATCTACGACGCCGAAACGAAGAAGATCGAAGACGGTGAAATGACCGACGAAGACCGCACGGTCCAACTGGAACAACTCCAGCCCAAGACCATGGACGGTTACGAGCTCAAGTGGCTTGGTCGAGCTATGCCGCAGGGCGCGACCGACGATGAAGACATCGATTTCTCGATGCTGACTCCGACGAAGGTCGTCAACGACGACAGCACCACGACCACCTTCTATCCGATGTTCACATTCGTGGCTTCGAGCGGTGGTGAATGGGGCAACAGCATGGGCTTCAAGCTCTACTACGATCCCAAGAACAACCGCAACGACACGATCACCAGAAACGGTGCGTGCTACTACACGCTTGCTCCGATCGAGCTGCCCGCTGGTTCCACCAGTGCCTCCGCGATCCGGAACAAATACTCGAACACCGAAGTCTCCTTCGTCGTCAAACCGAACGCCACCGACTCGATCACTGGTGTGGACATCAGCGCCGAACCGGTGCTCGAAGCGGCTTACAGTGACGGTTACGAACTCCCGGTCAAGATCCAGATCTTCCCCGAGAACTTCAATGCTGTCGGCAATCTCATCCTGCAGTCCGATCCGGAAGCCCGCGAACGGCTTTACATCGACTACAACGATGACGATGTGAACGACTGGGCGGAATCCGAACAGGGTTACATGGTCAACCTGTTTTCGAACGTCGACATCGATGGCGTTCCGTTCAAGACGATCGACCTTGTGGAGCCTGATGGCATCGAAACTGGCGTGATCGCCATGTCTTCCTCTGCCATCCACTACATGGTGTCCGGTTCTGACGGTGACATCAGCGATGCGGCGACTGAAGAATACATGCGGCTCCTGTTGGCGGATACCACCAACGAGTACCTGATCGACAAACCGCGGTTCCCCTTCAACTGCCTGTTCGACACTGGTTTCTCCATGGATACCAAGCGTGCCATGATCGCGTTCCTTGATGTCCGTGAGGACGTCAAAGTCGTGCTCGGATCGCAGATCTCCTGGAAGACCAAACAGGGCACCATCCCGGATGTCAATAACAAGTACACCGACGAATCTGTCGGTATGGCGCTTCGCGAAGAATGTCTCAGCATGCGCGAATCGATCGCCAAAGGTACCGGCTGCTGCCGGGCTATCGTCTTCACCCAGGCTGGCAAAACTGCTGACTGGGATCGTTGGCTGCCGACCACGCTGTGGCTTGCCATCAAGAAGTCGGAATACCTGAACCGCGATTTCATGAACCAGGAGCCGAAAGAGCTCCCGAACAGTGACGTCGACATCTGGAAAGAGATCAGCTGGACTGCGACCAGCGAGGACACGAAGAACCGCGTCTGGAACTACGGCCTCAACTACATGCAGTACTACAACCGTACTTCGGTGCACTACGCCTCGCTGCGTTCGGTGTACAAGTACGACACCAGCGTATTGGTCGACGACAGTTTCGTCGATGCCGTGATCTTCGTCAAGCAGCTGACCTACACCGCGTGGGCTCGGTTCGCTGGTTCCACTGACAAAACCGCCTCGCTCCAGCAGCGTATCTACGATCACCTCATGGAGATCTATCAGTACATGCTGCACGGCAAGTTCGGTGTGGATGTGGAAGTCTACCAGACCGATGAAGATGTCAAGTTGGGATTCGTCCAGCACATCGATATTCACCTCTCCAGTCCCGGTCAGAACCGTGTCTGGCGTGTCAATATCATCTGCGAACGTGACGGATACTCGAGCGAAAGTGAGGAGTAATAAATCATGAAGCAATTCCTTAATAATGTCTCCGGGTTCGGCACTCCCGCAGGAGTTCCGGTTGCGAACCTGCTCGAGGGAAGCCAGCTCGGTATCGGTTTCCAGGCGAATGCCCTGGATGCTTCAACTCCGCTTGTGTTCCCTCCGGCGGCGATCGTGGTTCTGCAGACCCCGCAGATGTATGCCAACTTCCCTGACTTCGGCCGCATGATCAAGGTCATGATGGAATGCCACGCCAAGGAAGTTACCGGCATCGACTTCGGCTACACGCTGGAAACCCAGTCGCAGCCTGTCGGTCATGACGGCCAGGAAATGGCAGTTCCCACGAAGGCGAAACGTTCGGCCGTTACGCCGACCTTCACCTATCCGGAACTCACCGGTAACCTGATCTGGAACATCCATCGCAGGTGGATCTGGGATATCCAAAACCCGGATACCAACGCCTCCATGGAGTTCCTGGATGAACCGAATCCGTACGCCCTGTCGGCTTACGCTGTATCGTTCCTTGCGATCCAGTTCGACCCGACTGCCCACCACAACCGCATCTCGGACTGCGCGTTCTACACGAACGTCTTCCCGCAGATGACGACTGAACTGGGCATCGAGCGTCGTATCGGTCAGTCCAAGATCATGGAACGTGCCATCACCTACAATGGTTACATCATCCACAACGAACAGACTCGTGCGTTGGGTAAGACCATTGCGGAACAGATGAAGATCCGTCGGGCGAAATACCTGTACGCATCTCCGGGTGTCACCTCCATCGACGGCAAGATCGCCGATGCTGGTCTCCAGAAGGACCTCGCTGCGATCCTTGCGCAGAATGGCGAGCGTACCTGGGGCGCCTAACCCTATCCAAGAATACACCATCTACTGGGACCAACATCCCAGTAGATGGTTATTTCTTCTTCTTTTTCTTATTTAAGACAAAAAATAAAAGAGTGTAACTGATTAGCTACACTCTTGCTGTAAAATTATACATGGCGTTCCACATTATATAGGTTAACGGAATGACACCCAAGGAGATGAAGTGTACCCGATCGCTTGTCTAGGAACCCATCCAGAGCATTCGAATCCGTAGCCAGTGACGCAGAGTTGGTCACCGGAGATCCCGGTCACCTTCCACATGCTTCTCTGGTGTTTGGACATATGACTCGGCAGCATATCAGAACGAAGTCCAACCTTGCTTCCGATTTTGATGTCTTGTTTCGTGTCCATGGTACTAAATCCTTTCATTTGTTTGTTGCTACTACACTTGGATCGTGACGTTAACTTAGATCGCTTCTGGTGCGCTAACACCAGAAGAGATCGACTTATTCAGCTAACTTCTTCACTTAAGTAATATATACATGAAATCAAAACGAATAGGACATCTAGTGGTAGTGGGATATCCCACTACCACTAGATGCTATTTTGTCAGTTAGTAACCTAACCCACCAGCATTCTCTTCATCTCCACCAGGATTGGTGAGTTTGTCGAGAGACTTCATCTTCCTATCGAAGTTCTTCAGGAAGAGGGAAGTGTGTACAGCAGTGTCTAGGATCATCTCATCCGTATCCGGGATGTTCGCCAACTGGTGATAACCGAGGTTTTCCATATAATCCTTGATCATGTCACTCTGTAACGCACCACGCAATGCAGCGAGCTGTTTGCGTTCATCGTCACTCTGTGCCATCTCATCTGGATAGCGTTTCTGAACAATCTGCTCAACCGAATCCATGAAGGAACGGAGTTCTTCGTAATGCGCTTTACTCGTGGCCACATTCGGCTTCGGAAGATTGATTTCGAACCCAGCAATAAGCCTTCTGAGTTTGGCATCAACCGAGTCGTCTTTCCTGTCGATATCAGGAGCGAGATCGCTCTCTTTCACGTCCTCTGTATCCTTGTCTTGCCCAGTCAGAATTTCACGTAATTGTTTCAACAATCCCGCGTGATTCCTTACGTAATTTTGGATAAATTTGCAATTGATCGGATGCAGCTTGTTTTGCCACAAGCGAACTCTGTTCGAAAACGTGATGTTCGTTGTAGCGACAGAACGTGAGTATTCTGATTCGGACAGTTGGTTCAATTGACTCGGAGATACGAATAGACCGAGACCAACCCAGTTGTTCAGATTGTCCATCATCGTGGAGTCCGGTTGAGGTGCAGAGCCTCCTCTGGTCTCCGTGTTGACGTTCAGGTTGTCGTTGGTACCATTGACGTTCCTGGCTTTGATATGGATATGACTGTTCAAGATGCTTTCCGAAGCTTGCTGCAAATTCGTGGTGAATTTGGGAGCATACTTCAGGATAGCTTTGCGCCGCACCATATCCAGAGTCTGGATCGCATTCTGGTTCTTCTCATCCACGTCAACGTCGATGTGGATATGCTTGGTAGAGTTTTCGATGGCTGCCATAACGTTAGCTACCACAAAGGTAGTACGCAACGCCAGGATAAATTCGATATCTTCCAGGATGGACTTGCCAGTACCGTTATCACGATAATCGAAAGCATAGTACATCATCAATGGTTCCGGAACGAAGATCAGTTTGATCTTGGATTTCCGAAGCAGGTTGTAGAAGATACTCTTACCGATCGCACTGTGTAAACTGACATCCAGTCCATGCAATCCCATCTTGTCGAGTTTGGACTCGAGGAGATGTTTGACAGCTACGGTAAATACCGTAGAAGTAGCATTGAACTGACTCTCTTCCGAGAGCTTCATCATCTGAACAGTTTGAATCGTCTGTGAGCCGTAGGTAGCCTTCATGGCGTTGTACGCCAGTCGTTCTACACTTGCTGCCGGAGTGAACTGGGCATTCGGATCAGCCTTCAAGGGAAATCCGTCACTACCTGCGATCAAGTAACAACCGATACGCTCATGCGTTCCTGGAATCACAGCGGGGATGATAGCTTCCGTTGGCCACTCCACAATAGAGGGCATGTCGTCTTCTTGTAGAAACTGATCCATGATGTCAGACATCGAGAAGATGGGTTCTCTCGGCCTAACACCAGCTTGATCTTCTCTCGGATCAACGGACGAGATGGATTGTTCCGCAGCTCTCATGATCTCCGTCATACGACGTCTGGTACCAGCAGTACCTCTTCGTATTTCAGAGATATCACGACTGACGAAGATGGCATCACCACTGTCTTTCAGCAGTTTCATGGAGGATTCTGCCAACCCACTGATCAACTTAACACGATCCTTCTCTCCAAGGGCTTCCATGCCAGGAACGACCCCTTCCAGAGACATACTGGCATCACGAAGTAAATCGGTGAATTGCCAATTCTCAGTAGCAGGATCAAAGTCTGCGAGATCGAGTTGGAAGGATTCCAGTGCCGCATTCTTGGTCGGGTCCCATGCATCCACAACCGAGTTGAGCATACGGTTGGTGGCCTGTGGTAGGACGATCACGCCGATGGCACCTTTGTCAACCAGAGCAACCCCGATCCACTCCTGAAGTTTTTCTCCGAAGTGTAGTACGTCGTTGAAGTGATCTCCTACAAGCTGACAAACAGCCTGACGTGTTTCATCGTCGATTGTTTTATCCGTGTTACCGACAGCAACCAAGTCAGTCTGCATGTCGTTCGGAGAGATGATCGAACTCACCAAGATGAGCTTGGTGAGTGGAATCTCAGGAGACAATGTCCTGAAATTCTTGAGCTTCTCCACGATCGACGCTGTATTGGACGTGGTATCAAGTAAGGTGGAGTAAAGCGAATACTGATCCTGACGTTCACCAGGATCTTGAACAGCAAATCCAGGCATATTGCTGAGTTCTGCTTTGGAATAGGAACCGAGATGTTCCGTCAACACTTCAGGAGCTGAAGTGTTGGAAATATCCATCGGATACAGGATAGAAGCCATCTTCAAGAAACGGCTCTTGCTTCGAACAACAATATTCGATCCTTGTTCATCTGCCATGATATGTTACCTTTAATGTGGTTAATTATCAACCAAGGAGCACCTTACGATGCTACAAATGAATCTTGCGTTCAAGGAGTTAATCAACTTCTTGAATTCGACAACGATTAAGAATACCTATTTCGCTAACTACTTGTTAGCCAATCAGGTAGATTCGAGGTGTCGCTCCTTACTTCCTGAGCGGTACAATCCGTATTACAAACATATTCTCGGAGAATACATTCTTTCTGAGGATTATCACGGAGTAGGGAACGACCCAACGTTCATTTCTTCCTCTATCCAAATGAGTGACGGCTCTGTATGGTACAATAAGCACGTCTATACTCAGTTCGATGAAGTGATGATTATCACTTCGTTGGATACTGGAGAAGAAATTGCCTTTACCAAGGAAAACCTCCATGGGTCTGGCAACCATAAGAAGACCTTAGCAGCATATCGTTTACCGAGTCGTTACTATGAACTCCTCTGTGAGCGTTATCCTCTGCAGGTAGATCTTATTAAGGCTATAGTATATCCGGTTCCCTCTACTGAAATACAGATAGAGGAACTTTTGGAAGCTCCCAACTATACGCTTCTCCAGTACGATGAATCCTTATTGAACGCCAATGAAAGAACTTCTCTGATCGCTCGTTTGCAGACGGCATTGGAAGTCATCAAGGTACGCTGGGATGTTCCAGAATACGCATTCGAAGATGGATATCCCATTGCCTATTGGGGAGTGATTTGGAATGCCTTGTTGTTGCAGCTGCTAGCTCAGAGACAGCAGAACATTCGCACTCCGAAAGCTCACCCGGTACATATCTGGGAATACCTTCAGTCTAACGGACTGGAAGGTTATCGAGGCGTCTTGTCTTCTACTCAGGAGATGTGGCTGTACCGCAATCTTCGATATCTTAAGAAGAATCGCGGTAAGCATCACGTTCTCATCAAACTGATCGAGAATATCTTGAATGAAAGTGGAATTACTGCAACAACCAAAACTGCGGTTTTAAACACTGAGGATATCTTGGATCATGGCTATAAAGCCACTCCAGAGATCCTCACTGAACCACTGGACAGCGATCAGATCATCAGTTTGCCGGCTACACAGGAATCCCTTGAAACTGTGATCTCGAAAGAACACAAAGAAGGTCTGGAACCTGTGTTCAATGAGGACGTGGTGGAAGAGCAACGAGATATCTTGACCCATATGGGATCAACTTATCTTCCCACCAAACTGATCGAATTGAGTAGGATCTTATTCAATACAAGGTACTACGACCTCTTCTGTTTGTTGGCTACTGACACCATCCTGGCTATGGTGTCTAGGTTGCAACAGAACAACGTCATCTATCGGTTCATGGTGAATACGGACGGGACTGAATTGGTTCTTGACATGGGAGAGATGGTTGCGTTATTGTACTATACGACTCTCTGTGAGATCGGAGATCCAAGAGCGATCGCAGATGATGGATCGCTGATCACGGATGTAACGATTCCGTCCAAGTCTTATCTGGACATTGTGTTCAACTTCCATAAGCCAGAGATACCGAAAACACTCACCTGGCATCCATGGCACCGCGGGCAACGTGCCGAAGACAAAGATATCGTATACACGTATCCTCTGGATCGGTTCATCGATGTGGACGACATGCTCCAAGATTACATCAATCTTGATAGAGTCGATCTTCCATCAGAAGTTGGATCATACATCCAGACTATGTTCTTGATGATGAAACGACATCAGACATATGCTTGTGGAGTTGGTGACTATCACACCAACAAAGCAGTTGATGTGGTTTACCAAGCTGTACTGCAACCTGGTTGGGTAGAGTTTGAGCTGGTTCCAGATGAGAAAACCTATACCGACTGGTTCGGTGTAAACAAGGAGCTCGGGAACTACATCAGAACACTCAAGATGCAAGAAGATTTTAAATCAGCGATTTCCAGTCTTGGAACTATGCTGATCGATCAGCTGTTGCAAGGGTGTGATCTGGCTTATGTCCGAGGGAACATCGATGATACCAAGTATCTTAAATTGAAGCAATTGGTCATCAAGCTGTGCAGCTACAACATTGCCTTCATGGATACACAGTCTCAAACAAATACCTCCAGAACATCCGTTCCTATTGTCATGGGGACTCACAGTCGTGAAACCGAAGTCACCAGATATTTCTTCATGAATCGTCCTAATCAGAGGACTGTCAGGAAGGATACTGAAGTGACACGTAAACAAACGATGTCGCTGGTTGTCAATCGTGTTGTGGAAGAAACCAACTAACTTTCAAAAGGAGAATATATGGCTAACGGATCTATCCTTCGTACGTCGAATACAGTGATCACTGGTTTCGGGGTATTGAATCAGTTCCATGGTGCGCTGGACGCTACCTATGTGGTGCGTCTGGATACTACCATCAACTTCAAACGGAAATGCTTTCCGGATCTTCGTCCTACGAAGATTCCAGTTGTCCGGTATTTCGGGATCGGGATCAACGGTTTCGTCAACACCGACGATGCCAACATGAGTGAACCGTATCTGCCTTCACCGCAGAACCTCGACCTTTACGAGCCGATTCCGTTCAGATGCATTCCGGTGGACGAAGATGAAGCATTCGCTGCGGAACGCGAAGCCAAAGGTTACCGCATGCGCGTCAAAGAAACCATCAATGGCCAGCAATACTGGTGTTACTATCTGAAGAAGATCGAATGGGTCGATACTTCTCCGAAGTTCACCATGGTGGATGGCGATGACCACGAGATTCCGTATGAGATCGATTCAACTGCGAATCTCTCTCCGACTCCCTCTCGTCCCACTGACACCAGCATCATCAATGCTTCCACCAATCGAATCATTGTGTCGATGAACGGTATTATGACGATTCTCGGTTCGGAGGTTTCGGAAGTGGTCAATCTCAAATACGGCAACGCTCGCAGAGCTATGATCTCCGAAATCGGCACTTACACTGGTGAAGAGCGTCAGATCCGTCCGGAACAAGAAGGCGGTGATATCGAGTACATGGAAGCTGTCTATGTACAGTTGGCTTCTCACCGGTGCTGGAGAGGACAGGATATGAGTGATCCTTCCTACAAGCACGTAGAACGTCAGGTGTTCGAAAATGGCAGCTGCATTCTCGTTTAACGATTAAAAACAAAAAGAGTACGATCATGCCCCGGCCCTAGGGCCGGGGCATGATCTATTTGATAGTGTTATTTGAGTTATACAGTACCGTACCAGGCGCGAGAATCCGCGGTAATTCCGAGACCCGCTTTCCAATCAATCGCACGATCGTGAACGATCAGATCGATGGATACGTTCTTGTGAGTCTTGGCAATCGGAGATTTCTCTCCGAACAGCTGGATCACAAAGAACGAGAGATTGAACGGTTGTTTCTGCAGGATCGTGGGAACCAGCGAACCGTTCTCTTTGAGTTTGAACATGGAATACGCCGGAAGGTCGGTCTCAACCGTCACCTTCTGTTCGAGATAAACCGTGTATTCCGATTCGAAACGCTTGACGGCGTTATCGAACTCGAGTTTGGCATTCTGAGCACCTTCCGTTGAAGTTCCAGTCGAACTAAGTTCTCTCTTCTTCAGATAGAGCGCCGCGAGGTCTTGTGTCGGGACAAAACTTCCGTCCGCCTTTTCAATAAACCGGGGGAGCAGTTTACTGTAGAGCAGACATTCGACGAACTCTTTCGGAGAGATAACCAGCTGATCCAGGGTACGGAAGGTGTGTTGAAACTGATCAACACATGCATCATTCAATGCCTGGTTGAAGTTAAACACGACTGAATGCAGCTTCTTGATGGTTTCATCCTGAGTGCTTTCATCTCCCAGTTTGATGATACCATTCAAGTTTTCCACCTGCAACGACAGCGCCAGATGTTCCTTATCAGTCAGTCTTCCGTACGAGATGTAACGGTTGAATCGCTGAGTCAGGAACCGATCGAACGCATCCGCTGGGCCTCGTTTCTCGTTTTCCAGAGCACTGAGAACCACAGGGAGACATCCGAGCTTGGAGTCTCGTTTGGTAACATCCTCCATATTCCGTCGAATCGTTCTCGAGATCTCCAAGAACTTCTCCTTGGCGATCGGAACCACGATAGGCGACACGAACGAATAGGTGATGAACTTGTGATGACCGCGAAGACAGGCCGGAATCGACATTACAGCGGAACGAATCTCATCGATGCAGGAATACCTGATATCCGTACAGGTGATGGCGATGCAGTTGACCAGTTCCTCACCAGCTTGATACAGCGTAGAGGAGACTTTGAACCGCCCGTTCGGATCTTCCACGAAGATCCCGTCTTCGATCGGAGTCGGATCGACATAGGACGGAGGAGCCTGTTGTGCAGGGATTGCTCCATTACTGGCTACAACAGTGTTGTTGGCCACGGGAGCTTGCTGCTGAGCAACCTGCTGCTGTTGAGGAGCAATTTGCTGTCTCTGACCACCACCACCCCACGGGTCCATCGTCGACCAGTCACACTGCGCCAGCTGCTGGAATCCCATCGGCTGCTGTACGCCATAACCGGCCCCTGGAGCTCCGAACATTGTGTTCTGTCCATATCCGATCATCATCTGCTGTGGCCGCTGTTGCTGCATCATGGACATGGCGATGTTCCTTGCTTTCGGAAGGAAATGCTGTTGCATGTCATATGTGATGTCCTGAGTCGTGATAGCACGTCCCACATGTCGTCCGATCATGAATCGAATATAGTTGCCTTTCTCGTGCGTCCAGATCTGAGAGACGAGCTGTGCCTCGATCTCCGACATACCGTGATACTGTTTCGCATAGGTCAACAGATCAGGAAGCGCCCGATCTGCGGCTGCAAGACAGCTTTGCATTTCTTCTTGTGTCATTTACTTTCTCCTGTTAGTGTATGATTGGTGGTGAATGATAGTGTTATCTGTAGACGTCTTCGATCTCATCCGCATAATCAGGTTTGATGATATTTCCATCTGTATCGATTTGTACAAATGGATTCATCGATCCTGTTACGATCGGAGATGAGGAGGGAATGTCCAATACAGACGATACTGACAAATGACTTGGATGCGCCTTGATCAAGTTCGCTGCCACTTTGGTAGATTTCTTACCGGAGCGTCTCGCTTCGGTTTCGATACTCTCCAGTGATAGGAACCGTTTCAGTCCGATCCCGAGCAACCAGTTGTCATTGTACAGAGTTGGATTCGGTCGAAGAACTGTTGTCTTACCGATCCACGTCGCCTGCTGACTGGCAGACCGAACGAACTTCGTTACTGCCTTAGGAGTCAGTTCCTCCTGCTTGCTGTTGATGATCCGATACTGACGAATTGCAATATCACGTACCACCCAACTCATGATCTGGTCCAGTGAACCAAGTTTCTTGTCATACAAGTTGGTCGGATCGTACGTGACGAGCAGATCGTCGATGTTGTAGAACACCCAATACAGCAGATCGTAGATATCGTTGACATGGATATTTACGTTGGCGAGTTGTTTCTTTGCTACGGAATCGAGCAATGGGTCTGTCATACGCAGATGTTTCTCCGCGTTATTGTACAGAAGCATGTTGGTTCTCGAATCCGCAGCACCGATATACTTGCCGAGCGTCACCTTGTAATAAGAAGGATCGGATGACATCACATCCGATATCTTGAACACGGAGTTCTCGGCATAGAGTTTCAAAAGAGACAGGATGACTCGCCGTTTGTGCATGTCTTTCATGGAGGACTTCAACACGCTGAGATACAAACCATTCTTGAGCATGAAATATTCACGTTCAATGACTTGCACTCCGCTCTTCTGGAGTCTCTGTTTTTCCTTCTCATCCGGTGAAGGTGGCACCACTCCTGTGATTTCCACTTCTCCAGGGGCGAAGTGATACTTCGCCATCGTGACAGGGAATCCGTACTTACACAGATGATAGAGGATCAACGGAATCCGTTCCGCTTTCTTACCACCTTTGGTGCCCATGTAGATCTTAGCCGTCACGACGATATCCCAGTAAGGATTACCAGATATCGCTCGTACCTTACATTTATCCGACTCTCGCCTACCGAATGGCATGGGAACTCGCATCACCTTGACGATAACAGTACCAGAATCTGTTCGATTGATACCACCTTTCTCCACAATCGGAAACTGCGGATAATAGTCCGTGTTGTTGTATACAACACGATCGTGGAACAGATACGGAACTGCGTGATGCATGTAATAAGGCATCCCATCGAATTCGAATTCATAACGAAGGATCTTAACTTCGCTGTGACGAATCGGGATGCCTCCTCTGAGGATCGGATTTGAAACGATGTATTCGATTCGTTCTTCAGGTGTCAGTGCACGATACCCGACATATCGCATCTGATTTCCGAAGAACTCCATGGACTGCTTGAGCACACTGTCCAGATACAACTCGATATCATCCAGTTTTTCCTTTCGGAAATCGTAGATCATATAGTCGTTGAATTTGGGTAGTTGCTCCTGTAGCTTGCCCATCAGTTCATTCCACATAGTGTACTACTCCCCCGCTGCGGTATCAAACCGCAGCTTTTACGGTTAACTTTTTCCCACTGAGGAATTTCGTTAAGACGAAGCTCAGGATCGCAACTGCCGCTGTACCGATAATCTTAAGCCAGGTTCCTGTGGCTTTTGCTTTCTCGATACTTGCTGCAGCGCGTTCTTTCTCAACACGCGCATCTGCTTCTTGCAGGATCTTTCTGCTCTTATCGAATTCAATTTGAGCTTCATGGATCTGCTTCCAGGATTGAACCTGTGCTTCAGCAGCTTGTTTCGCTTGCATCTCTTCTTCCAACTTATTCTTCAGCTTCTTAACTTCAAGCGCATTCCTTTCTTTCTCCGCAGCCATCTCAGCTTTCGCTTGAGCAGAGGCTGCGTCGAGTCTCTGTTTCAAGTCGTCCACTTTGCGCTGGTGGAGTTCCATTGGAATGGCATTTACCCCATCTGTAAGTGCAGGTTCTCTGGTCCAATTGTCAGTGTCCACCGAGAGTTTATCGGAGAGTTCCTCTTTGGTTCTCGCCAGATAATACACGGCTCCATTTCGAAGCTGACACGGGACACCGGAATCCAATATAGAGAGATCAAGGTGGGATTCATTAATGATCTCACTCCCTTGTTTCACTACAATAAAGATTCCATCTTCCTGCCCAGAACAGTTCGTTACAGTCACCCTACAGAAAGCTCCACCGATATACGCCCAGCATTCCCGCATTAAACCGGATCGGTCATTTGCAAATACTCGGACGGTAGGTACCAGTCTTGCATCCAACAAGTCATCCAATTCCGTGAAATCGGCAACTCGCTTGGCGTAGGTATATTCCGCAGAAGCTGGATGCTTTGCGGTGCTGGCATGGAACTTTGTGCAGAGAACCATATCGATCTCTTTGATAAAGACAGGACCATCTTTCAACAGTCGAACTGGAATCAAGATGGATTCACCGGGAACTTGTTTGTCTTGTTGTGACTTGAGATCATATCGTTCATCACCGTTCGCTTCACGACGAATGATCTCGATTTTGGCCGAGTAACTCGGCGCTGATCCGATAGAACGAATTTCCGTTCTGTTGTTGAACCGATCAATCGCGAAGATCGCATCACAACAATCCGTTGTGATAATCATTTCCTTGTAGAGTCCAACCTGATAATAATCAATTGGACCCATCTTAAAACTGGTGCGCTTAATCTCGTCCATTTAAATTTCTCCTACGTATAGTTTTGTTCTTTCAAGTAAGTAATATATTCCTGAAATCATCATCACCATTCGCAAGGCAAATTAATACATATAGTAGGGGATGAAAATAATAAAATACACACCAGTCTGGAGGTCATCCTCCAGACTGGTGATATGTGTGGATTACAAGAATTTACTTGCTTCTGTTTTTCCAAGCTGAGACTCCAGCATCTTCCTGGTGAGGTCGTTCATATTGGCAGAATCAGCAGCAGCTTTACCTATCTTACTCAACTTCATGCTGAGTGCACTGGCTTGTTTCAGTCCATCCTGAATCTTGTTCATACTCTGACCCGCGATACCGCCGGCATTCTTTACTACGGAAGCCAGATCTCCAGTGGACAGACCATTGAAATTGACCGACTTCTTAAGATCGATAGCCGATTTCATTGTAGCGTATCCGAGAAAGTTGTCAGGAACTGAAGCCTGGATCAACTGCTTCCCATCAATACCGATCGATTTAGTGATCTTATCAAGACTTGCCACAGTACTGCTATTCGATACCAAACTGCTAGTCAGAGTATCGAACTGTCCCTTTGCAAGTCCTTTCATATCACCATTGATGGCAGCATCGGTCAGCTGATTGAATAATGCCGCATTGCCGGATTGGGCAGTTTGTACCATAGTGGTAAGGTTACCTTCTACTGTGGAGATAACTCCCATACCACCAAGCAGGAAATCCATTGGACTATCCGCATTCGCCAACCCCTGCATCGCCATCTCTCGCTTCTTACCCGGGCAATCGATGATCATGTCAGCTGCGGTTCCATTCCCACTATTTAGCGCATCACCGAGATGGTCATTCATGGAATCATTACCGAACAGTTTCTTGATAAGACCATCCGGAGACAGCTTCATCCTTGAGAAGTTGCAGGCTGTGCATTCAAAGTAGGGTTTGGATTTACAGATCTCGTAAATACCATCGGCTACTTCGTTTTGATTTTTTATCAGATCTGTCCACCTCAGACTGGAGACGCGGTCGATAGCAGATGTGGCAAATCTCTTTGCCGCTTCCGATGCATCAAGAGCCAAATGCCTGGCAGCGGAGTGGTTCCAGTCGTCTTGCAGACGTTCCATCCAATCCATGTCGTAACGTTCAAGCTCACGGATCTCATCCATGAGATCTCCGTTCTTGGGATCAAACGGACCTGCTCCAGCATTTGCTCGAAGTTCTTTCTTCAACTCCTGGATTCGAGCTTTTCTTTCCTCCAGGGTATCAGGAATCTTACTGACAGTCTCAGCTGCCTTGGATTCGATGGATTTCAACTGTTCCTTACTCATGGTAGTAACAGTTGTGAAGGTACCTTTCTCTACTTGATTCCCTCCGCTGGGTGCGGATTTGGGAACAAGCTTAGCTCCATACGTCACTTGATTTGGAGTATTGGAGTTTAAGGTACCGGTCATGCCGCCAGTCATGGCAGCGAAATCGATAGGCATGGTACCCTCCTTAGATGTTGTTTTCAAGCAAGACGGATCGGAACAGTACTCCGGCGATCACGGAAGCTCTGCTTCTGGTGGAAGGATCGAGTTGATCGATAGCTACCTCTCCAGTCTCTTCCAACTGTCTCTTGAAATCCCCATAAGCGTTCAAGTCTCCACCACGTACCCGAACGAACTCTTCCAGCACTTTGGATAATCCTCGAGTATGAAGCGCACGCATCTCAACCGTAGAAATAGAACAAGCTTTGTCTGGACCAGTGACCTGTCCGGTCAACGCATCGATGTGCACGTCACTCTGAGGTACACTGAGTTTCTTGTCAACTTCCTGTTGAGCACGTCTGATCGGTATCTGCAGAACCATGTATTTCTCGTTAGTCAGGAACTTCCGTCCAGACACGGGATCTGGCAACCAGAGTTGATGCATGATCTTGTAGTCGGCTATCTTGGCCGCCTGGAAGATGTCATTCATCTTGAATGTCTTGACCATATTTGGCATAACAATATTCAGCTGGTATTTCTGTTCTTTCAGTAGATTCATGAACCTCGTGAACTCTTGGATAGACATGGGTTCGAGCATATCTCTGTAGCGCTTGCCGTTGTCTCCAGTTGGATCAAGTGTATCCATGATCTGAACGATCTTGTTGATGATCTTGGATTTCTTGAGTTCGGCTTTTTGAACCTGCATGGCTTCCATAGCGGGTTCAGCTTCATCGACTCGTACCGACAAAGCCTCCATTCCAGGAGCGACATCCTCTGGAAGATCATTTGTATCAAGAGCCTGCCGACTTTCCATGGAAGGATGTACAGACATAAACGATTCGATCTTAGTCAAGAGACCTTGATACTTCGTCTTGTCCTTATTCATGTTCCAGCGACACCAGGAAGCCAGAGCTTCAAGTGATTCGACATGGAACGGACAATTCTCAGTGATTGTCACTTCGGTGTGGTCGCACTTATCCATGAAATCAGATACCTGATCATTCCACAGAACCATGCAGAATCCTTCAGGTAAAATAGCTGCGTGTGTTCCAGGATAAAGCTGAGCATTTGGTACGGCACCGAACTCGATCACCTTATTCCAGAACAGATCTTCTCCTTTGATCAGGACATCCGCTCGATAGACGACTGGAACGATGTTGTAGAACATCAGGGATGTTTCACCATGGAGAATGATCTTATCCCAATCTTCTCGATCGAAGTTCAATTCACACCATTCCGTCAATCGATCGTGATTGATGATACCTTTGTAAGTACCGAGAGAATTACGACAGTCAAACGGTAATTCCCTACAAATCTTTGGGAACCCGAGATCCGTCCCCCAATGATCGTAGTAGTACACATCCATCTTGATCATGTTAGGATGAGCCGGTACCGGCTCAGGACGATCTTTCCATATTCCCCATATCTTTCCGATATAAGGTGAAATGTTCATTTGCCGTGCGTGAATTCCCCAGAATCCGGCACGACACAAATAATGCGTGTACTTGTTGATATGTTCGGGTTGCGAGCAATACTCCATCATGGCTTCCATCGTAAGGAAGCCGTATCGTTCTTCAGATGAAGCTGGATCGTACTTGACCGTACGAGTAGCCACTTCTCCAGGTGTAATGGGGATGAACAATGGAATTCGACCCCCTGTCGCATCTGGATTCTCTTGCACGGAAACCTGAAAGCTTTCCAGCGCAATATCTTCTATATTAAACATAGTTGTTAACTCCTTAAATTGTATAAGATGGAGCCTATGTCAAATTCAATCTACGAACTCACATACGGAGATTCCGGTATCATTCACCCATTTCCGATATTCATCCATCGAGCATCCTGCTTTTGGTGATCCGTTTAATTTCAGGATCTCAATCAACAGAGATTTGTCATTATGAATCATTTCGATGTACGACATCAATGAATCGTATATCTCTTCATATGATCCGTAAGGTCCGAGTAATCCCTGGAGTGGAGCATTCCCACAAGAATAAATGAACAACTCACCTTCCTGTTGAGCAATCAGTACAGTCAGGAGAGGTTGTACTTTAAAGTTGCCATTTAAGACACGAACCGCATATTCGGTGCACTCATAGTTGAGCATACGCAGAGCGATCTTTGCATAGGCCGTCTTCTCCCAGACGATTGCTTTCCTGGATTCTTCAAGTTGATTTGGTAATTGGAACTTGAACGAATCACCCTCCCAACCATTCGGAATGGATTGCAGATATCCTGTCAATTGATTCACGGATGCAAAGTCTTTCATAACATCTCCAGGTGTGTTTAAAGAGGTTGTGACCGGTTACGTTGCTATCCACAGAATAGGTGGTGTTTCAGAATAAATGCAAGCGTATACGGCCATTAAATCAGGCTAAATAGAGATAATAAAGAATCTCTATATAATCGTCTCTAAACAAAAAATAAAGAGAAAGGTAGGATAGAGAGCGATCATTCGCTCTCTATCCTAGTCGATTCAATCATCGTCTTCTTCATCGTCCATCTCATCCGGAAGATCTTCATCTTCTTCAGATGGATCGTCCTCAACTTCATCATCATCTTCGATCGAACCACACAGGTTCGCTTCAGCGATTCCGCGGGGAGTGAGTAAATTCACGGCAGGGCCGTTGATCCCATCATCGGGTTCGCTGTCGTCGTCTACTCCCAAGAACAGACAATCAGGACAGATGTCCGTATGCCGGTCTTCCGGATCAGGGTATTCGACTTCGGGTTCGAAGTACTCCTGACATTTGTTACAGATAGCCATTGTCATAGCTCCTTATATAAGTTGTTGTTTAACCTAAGTGTAGTATGGTGAGGGAGAAATTAAAAGTTACACAGAAGGTAACGCTCTCTGGCGTTACCTTCTGGATTGTCATTTGGGAGATAATGGTGCAAGAAATGGCACATGAGTTGTTTTCGGGGCACAGTAATGCTTATATCCACAACAACGACAGTATCTCCATTTTGGCCCACTGTCGTGATCACAATCCAAATGATTGATGATAAATACGGTGTATAACACCAGAATGATAAACATTAGAATAGCCGCGAAGAACCAATCTGCCACTCTCGTAGGAATTCGCGTACACGCGATCCTCCAAATTATCTTCCAAATATGTTTGATGTCCATGACATGCCTCCTTATATACTTGAGAATTTCATTCTCTTACATATCATGGCGCGATTATAAGCTTATTTCTGAGCTTATCGTGGACATCAAAACGAATCGATCGATACAACAACATCGCTGTTAGCAGGGACATTCACATCTCCATACAATTCGCATTCATGAAGAGGAACGCCAGCTTCTTCAAAAAGATCAACCGCCTTCTTAAGCAAGTTCCTCCAATCATTCTCTCCAACGTTAACTGGAGGTTTCTTACCGATCGGTTCCCTCAAATAGTAAACTTCAGATACACCAGCTTGGATCAGTGCTTTAGCACATTCCAAACATGGTTGGAGAGACACAAAGGCAATTGCGTCTTGTATCCTGACTCCCGATGCAGCCGCTGAAGCGATCGCGTTCATTTCGGCATGAGCCGTAAAGAAGAGTTTCTCTTTACGTTCGTATCTATGCGGTACTATATTGGGATCATCTTCGATCCTTCTGGGAAATCCATTGAATCCTGTGCTGAGTACTCGATGACTGTCTCTTGACACCAGCACGCATCCGACTTTGGTTGTATCTTTGCTCTTGGACGCCGCCAACTTAGCCATGCGAAGGAAGTAGACGATCCATTGTTGATTCGATTTAATGTTCATGATAATTCCCTCCTTTATATTTAGTGGTTCGTAGTTGTAATATATACTTCGAATACACTAGAATTCCTGTACATCCAGACTTAAATGAAGATTAAGCCAAGCTGCTACCAAATGTCGATGACAGAATGATCCTGGTTTCTCGTAGCACAGCAGTACCATATACGGAACATGAAATCCTTGTAAGGTAGCCAATGCGTCCTTCGGATCTAGTTGATCCATAACCTCGAGTCTGAATCTTGCAGTGTACCGATCTTGGTTCCCTTTAAACACTGGATCGTATTTGTATTCGTTTAAGATCGATTTGGAGGGAGCGAACATAGGAAGCGAGGTACCTTTAAAACCTTTGGGTGGTATTCGCATGATTCCAAACAGATGTTGATCAGAGAATATCTCTCTGGTAATTGGATTGAATAATTCAGGTGATGTCTTGATTTTCTTAGCCAACGCCAAGTATGATGTGTAGATTTGCATAGTAACTCCTTGTAGTCCACAAAGTATCTATAACAATTGTAAACAAATAAGAGGTACTAGGGAGTGGGTTGATACCCACTCCCTAGTACGCTAGCGTACGTCTTTGATCTTGATGCCGTATCGTTTCTCGAGATTTTCTACAAAGCCTTTCGGCACGACATGAAGATTCCCCATGCACAGTTTGTAGAATGCTCCGATTCCGATATGAAGCAGCTTAGCAAGCTCTATAGATTTGATATTCTTGTTCAGTGCTGTGATCAACTTGAGAAGTTCACAGGAACCATTCTCGTCGATCACTGTACGCACGATCGCAAGTTCTCGCTCTGATGGAATATTCTCAACCGGAACTGTCATCGAAGGTTCTGGCTGTTTCCGTTCCATCGGCTTTGTTACCGATTTGGTCGCAGTGACAGCAGATGAGCCTATCGTGAGGTTGAATTTCTGCTTAAGAATGCTAGTACATTTCTTAAGTGAAATCCCCTCACGCTTGTATTTAGCAAAGGTGCTGTAACTAACACCTGCCATCTCGCAGAATGGTCGAACTGGTATTCCAAGTTTGTCAATATAGTCGTATAATTCTTGACTCGTATTGAAGTGTTTGTTTTGAAACGAAGAGACGATAACCTCCTCACGTTTCTTCTGCAACTCTTTGGTAACTTTGAATCTACCCATGCAGAACAATTTACTGAATTCCCCTTCTTTCTTGTCAGTGGAAGAAGATTCTTTTACAGCAACCTTGACTCTACCTTTCTGCCAGGATGGAATATCCTGAATGGGAGGAAATCCCAGAAGTTCGTGGATACGTACTCGAGATACATAGCACGGACTTTGTTTACGATGGATTTGAGCCATCGTGATATCTGGAAATCCGAAAGCCAGACTGGCTCCAGTGAGATTGACCTTCTCCTTCACCATCGCAGCCACAAGATCGTAGGCATCTTGAATCCCTCGTTCTGCCGCAAATTCCTTCAAACGAATAACGAACCATTTGGTGTAGTCATTGTTGAGGAAATTGTTACGGAACTTGGTAGTCATCGAGAAATCAGCCAACGTATACTGGCTATAATCAACACCGAGCTCACTTTTGGCTTTCACGCTATCGAGTTCTTCGACATGTAAAATTTCTAGCTTGGCATCCTCTATCGTACACATATCGCTGATGCGTCCGCCGTCTTTCACCTGTTTGATTTGCCAAGACGGGACTTGAAGCATCAGCGACAGTTTGCTATAGGGAATCCCATGCTTGTCGATGAGGTCCGTAAATGCTTCTTGGAAGGTTTTGTATGACTTTCCTTTCATCCATTCCTTGAAGGCTTCAAACGAAGCCGTGATGTTCTCTATAGCAACGCGACGTCTGAAGACTTGTTCCAGTGGCGTGCTTTTGGACTTACGTTCCTGTCTGACTGCAGTCTTTCCGAATAGCCGTTCGATCTCAGCTTTACGACTTTCCTCTTCCTTATCGTATTCCGGGGAATAAGGATTTCCTTTACCGAAATACATATTCCACTGTTTCATCAAGTATGGATAATCTTCTACGTGCTCGAGCTGCTGAACGTCAATGTCACTCCATTCGATCGCTCTGTACACTACGTGTCTGGAGACACCATTTGCAGCCAACATTCGTATCTTGTTGACTACGGATTCAGCGGCTGGATACTCGGCCAGGATGCGATTGGCCCAGATGAAGAACATTCTCTTACCAACATCAACCTGTTTATCACCAGCCATCTTGATCTGGTAATTACGATATTGGATGTCGGTGTCATCTCTGATGATCTGAGAGATCTTATCGATCACTTTAGTGGTAGGTGTGTTCGTTGGAGGTTCTGGTTCTTGTTTAGTGCGAATAGATTCTTGTGGAGCTTCCGTGACGAACTTTCTTTGGATGACAGCAACTTCCTTGGTCTCGAACATCGTCTTAATCAAGTTCCTCAGGGCACCCAACATATCTAAGTCGTTAGACTTATCCTTCGTCTCGAATTCGATTCGTATTCTCATAACAGAGAGTCCTTCTGGTATGTGGTTAGCAATAATGCGGATAAAAAAAATAAAGAGGCACTAGGGAGGGCGCTGAAGCCACTCCCTAGTTGCCGAGACACAGTATTGGCAAGAGAATCACGAAACTCGTGTTCTTCCTTGCACGTTATCTGCCCTGTGTTATGGCTTACTCACCAAACTTAGGAGGTCTGGTAATTCCAACGACCTTTGCCCAACTGAAGAAAGATCTTGTAAACGTAGGTGTTGAAAAGCTTCCGATTCCTTGGAATTAATTCGTGAGGAAAATTGGAAGTCAATATTTGGTTCAACTGATCGATTTTACCGTGAGGAATATGCTTGCAGTTACCAAGCATCGTCTTGAACTCCGCTTCCTCCCAATCATTGGCATACGACAAGAACATGACGGCACGCAATGACTTGTTCGGCATCTCCTTGTTATCGAGTGCTTTCTCAAGAGCCGCGGCGACAACGATGTAGAGAGAGTCAGGATGTTCGTGGATGTCTCCCGTTGTCAACTCGCCAGTCGAAGTTGAGGCAACGTTCACGATGATTTGCGGCGCGCCAGCGTGACACCCGATCACAGTCACCACGAGATACAAGATGCCCGTTAGTAATAAGTAACGCACAATTGAGTTCCTTTTCATTAATGAGCTATTTGGTATGTTGATTGATTTGTTATTCTATTGCTTCCTGTTGACATTCAGTATTAACCATCCGGACTTCTTGGCAGCGTCAACGTTCCGGACTACCACCGGGAGACGATCGCTTAAATGAGCGTAAAGGATCGTCTGTATATGACAACTCTACATGTTACCATGTAGGTGGACTCTTTGTCATACCCGGTGGCACGCGTGAGAGAAGCAGGTAGGGCGCTCTCTCACATCGGAAGAGTAGAATCATAAGTTACATAAAATGTAGCTGCTTATAATTTCTTACAGATCCGATGTTTCGTCCTCTTCTTTGTGATCATCGGATAATTTCCTCGCTTCGCTGAATAGTTCGAATGCGACATTCTCCAATTGAGAGATATACGGGGGAAGAACTTCCCAGTTGTTTTCTCTCAGGTTGAAATCGTATTTAGGTTCCTGACCTAAAACGAACTTACCACGATCGAGTATCGTCATGTCGATCTCCCATTTCTTAGCAAGTGCCTCATGGAAGATCTGCGTAAGAGTCGGAGTTAGCAGATGGTTGGGTCCTCCGTTGAGTAAGAGAATGGCTATGTGCCAAATGATGGTACCGATGAAGAGTTTGTCATCGGCATCCAAATCACCTGTAACTTTCGTTACTTGCTTCACATACCATTCATCCGCCTGTTGATCGAGATCCGTGATCACTTGAGATGTTCCAGCGATCTCTCGCTTTCGCATAAGCATGTACTCTCTCTTGACATCGAACGCCAATCGATCGATGACATCGGACGTCAGCTGAACGATATCCGGAAATACTTCCATAACTTCGTTCAACTTGATCAGCATATCGCCATATTCGTTAGACGATATCACTGGCTGCCAGCCAATGTCTTTACATTTGACATAGATACAAGATCTCATCGTTCCAAGTATCGTACGTCTGGCATGTTTTACCAATACGTAATCACCGTCATTACATGTTTCATCGATCGTGAGTAAGTCCTTCAACTCATCGATCTCGTGTACATCCAACATCTTGGCGTTTTCCCATGGGAAATGTTTCATATCAGTCTCCTTAGTTTGTGTATGGCATCACTATTGTAATCTATGTGTGAAAGAAGGAAGAGATGTGCTATTGTAGCACATCTCTTCCTGTAGGTGATTGTGATTCTATCAGATCTCTTCGTCTTACTTCACTTGATAATCCTCATGAGGAAGCATGGAGAAAACCATTCCCTTAACGGGTATTTGAATGGGTTGGTGCTGATGCTTGGGAGGAATAACAGTGACATAGTAGATGATCGGACGGCGGTTGGTATGTTCCCATTTAGTAGCATGCTTGCCGGCATCATCCGTGGAGAGTTCAACCTGAACATCTCCATAGTTCGGGAACACGACCTTAAACATGTATCGGATGCATCCGTTCTCATCGCGATCCCCGTAGCGACACTGATCCACTACATGAATGGGATAGCTTTTGCCATTGAAAACAATGGTGTCGGTGGACAACTGATCAAATCCACGGAACACGGATCGATGTAATAACATGGACCCGAAATCCTGATGAGTACGGTAATTGCAACCATTCAGATAGTTCCTGATCTCAGGAACTTTCTTGAAGTTCTCGAGTGAATCGCGGATATTCTTCAGCAACAGATTCAGAACCATATTGCCGTATTCCTTGCGCTCGAGGTTAGCTTTGGTTACTTGGTTGATGGGTTTGGTGGTGGTTAAAATACGGTTGAAGAGAGATCTGATAGAAATTGCCATACGCCCTGTTCGCTCCTATATTGGGCTGGTTAATGAAGTAAGACGAAACGACCACTTGGATCGTTCTGTAACGAATACCACCAAGATTGGATGACATGTTCCCAGATGTCATATCGATCGGCAAGTCCACTGCCGATCTTGGATACTAGAAACACAGTATCATCCGGAGAGTTCTTGACGAACTTCTCAAATTTTCTCACTTCAAGGTTGAAGATAGGCCAATACTCATCGACTTTGAAGGGATCTCGATCTTCACGTCGCGGTTGCTTCTTGGTAACAAATCCGTACGTGTTGGGGAGGTGTCTCAATGCGGCTGCCCCTCCGGTGCCTTTATGAAGAAGATTGTCTCCATACACGAAGATCCAATTAGGATGCTCTCGCAGAATTTCTTCCGTTACTTTCAGTGCACCGTTTGACAGCAATGCCAAAGTTTGATCCATATGGCATACACTCCTTGATAATAGAGATTGTGTGGATAGAACGATAGGAGCGATACGAGTCGCTCCTATCGTTATTTGTCATTTGCTCGGTGTCCAGATCTCGCTCCGTCTTGCGTACGGGACAAGTTCCTGATCGCCGATAAGTTTCCTGGTAAGCTGCAGTCTAAGGCAGTTCCCTGGTTTCACGAATTTGGTTACATCCGGAAGATAGACGTGTCTGACCGGACACCGACTCCTGACCAGATCTGGTACAGAGAACATGATCGGTCGATTGGCATCATAGATACCGATTACCTTCCAAGTCCCAACCACGATCTTTGTCAATTTCCCAGCCTTACGGACACGATCGATCTTGATCGTATTCATCTCAGCTGTATTACAGTGGATCACAACATAGTCGTCAACTTCCAAAGGATCAACGAAGCACACATCCTGGATGGCCATCCTGGAAACATTGGCTCCTTTGCGCACGATATCCGCGGTAACAGGGATACGTTCGACCGTCCCTTTCTTGTGAACCACAAGGAAATCGTTGACAACAGGGATGATCTCAGCATCATCAGATCCTCGCACTGCCAATCCTTCCAAAGCATAAATGCCGTTGTTCCGGAAAACTACAGTATTCTTTGCTTTGTGATTCAACCGATAGACACCAGTTGCCTTGAACTGCTTCGGATGCTCCACAGGCATATCCTCTTGGATACCATATTCGTTGGTAACATAAGTACGGTTGAGCGCCGTATAGAGATGGATGTCAACATTGTCAACACCGAATGCTTTAATGAGTTCGTCGAACTCACCCATCTCTTCCACTTGGGTATAACCGGTTCCTTTGTATCGTACATATCCCTTGTAGGAAGGTATGATGCACTTGCGCGGGAACCTCGGACTATACTTGGCATCGATCGCCTTCACCTCTTCGATGATCTGTTCCGGGATCTTCAAGAACCTCTGCTGGAGTTCCTTGATATCAGCAGATACCTTCTTACTGCGCTCAACGAGTTTGTCCTTACCTTCACGGGTAAGTTGACCGAGCTGTAAGCTGACCAGGAACTGCGCCTGATAAACTGTAAGAGCTTGATCTTTGAACGCTTTGCATAGACGAAGGATCGCTTCGTCGTCAGATTTAGAAGAGTTGATGATCTGGTAAACTTTATCAGAATGTCCTGCAACAATGATCTTAGCCATCAGCTGACGATATTCCAGAACCAAGTTCACCTGTTTGATTTTCAGCTCTCCAAGGATCGCACTGTAACGTTCCGTGTACCAAATGTTCAGCAGATCAAAAGGATTTGCCTTAATCATCTTGTCATGTTTATCCATGAACAAAGGACAAGGTTTCCAGGCTTCAGAGAATCCACATGCCTTCTTCAATTCAGCAAGTACATCGAACGGGTTCTCACCTCGACGTAATGTGAACACAAGATTCCCAATGGATTCTCCATGGGTCTTGCCCGCATGATCATCGACAGAACTGAAATGCTTGGTAATAAATCCGTCTTTCTCTTTCTGAGCATTGCCCAGTTTCAAGAAGATCTTCATCAAGTCTTCACCTGGAGCAACCGATTGGATGGAGATCGTCGTTGGGGTGATCTTCAAAGTACCATCCGTAACGATCTTACAATCAAATTCTCCTTTCCTGTAGGCGGATACCAATTCGTCTCGATTTCTGATCGTACAATACGACGGGAAATCTGGAACCAAATAAGGTACCAATGTGTGGAGCTTGGACTGCCAGTTGGAAGTCGAAGTTCTTAACTCCACATACTTCCGCGTCAGTTGACAAAGAGAATGGATATCGAGTGCCGATATATCCGTCTTGTATCCGATACCGATACCGAAGGTACCGGCCATCAGGGCATACGGAATAACCGGGACGAAGTACAACGGTTCCTCTCCTTCATCTGTTTCACATCGAACATAGACGAGTGTTCGAAGGTTGATGTTATTGAAGAACACATCTCTGGCAAATTCAGCCGAATGAACGTCGACGTAACGTGCGGCACTCGGTGGTTCTCCAGAATAAGTTCCAACACCCGAATCCGAAAAGATCAGTGGAATGATGTTGGAGAAGGGCTGACACATAGTGATGATAGCATCATTGATACTCTGATCGCCATGCGGATGGATAGCACCCACTTGACCACCAAGTTTCACCACCTTCATCTTGGATGTACCAGTCTTGGCCATCCACAAGATCCTTCGATGGATCGGTGTTAAGCCGTCGATCACCAAAGGTAGTCGACGTTTGATAATGAAGTTGGCAAACGAACTGATGTTATCTTCGATCGATTCGGATGTCGAAACTTCGCTCTTGTATTCGCTCATGAATCCTCCGGTTTGTCATGAAAATTTTACTGTATTAAATAGTGTGATTATGTTTAATTTTACCACTATCAAGGTAACCCTACTGCAAAACAATATTTCATTCTATTTTGCACTAAGATGTAAGCTATACGCTACTCAATTAGTGGGTTATTTACATTAACGTAATATATGTCCTTTTCTCACATGAAGTATAATAAGTCAACTCCACTGACAATAAGTCAGTGGAGTTGGTATTCATCGTTCAACGATCACTTCAGGTGAAAATCCGAGTATCTTATCTTCGAAGAGAGAAGAGAAGGAAGCTGCTGCAGGTGGTAATTTATCCAATAGATTGGTATCGATTCCCATTTGACTGAACATCAGGTGATAGGATACCACCTGACCAGACCCGAGATCATCTTCCCCATTCAACTGAGATGCATCTTCCACCACGATCTCCAGTGCTCCAGATGCCGTCTTGACTTCGGAAGCGACTCCTACTTTGACATAGAGGAATAGCGTCTGATTAGGACCAAAGAAATCTTCCAGCATATCCTGGAATGTAAACTTAACTGGTTTCAATTTCGGATAACGGGCCATCAGAAGAGCTTCAACATCCTTGCGACCAAGATCGATTTCAGCTTCTTGGACGATATCGATCAATTTACCAACCGATGAAGGAGAGATCCGTCTACCGTAGACAGGAAGGGATCTCTCTGGTGCACGATCTATAACGAATAGCATAACGACCTCCTATTTGCTATAGCATGTAGAGATAAGCTAACAAAAAATAAAGAAAGGTGTACGTAGGGAGTGGCCACTCCCTACGTACGTCATAAGCGCTTATGATGATTGTTATTTGTCGGGTTCTGATTGCTGAAAGGCCTCCATCAGAGAGAATGTCTCCTTCTTTCCTTGTTCATCAACCAACGTCACAACCACGTCTTCGAGACGATACCCCAATACCTTAAGGGTTGCCTCTTCCGCTCGATTGATTGTGATGTTTCCCTTTTGCAATGCTCTTGTCAGGTTACTACCTGTTGAGTCGATTTTAGTGGAATGTTCGTTCAATACCTCCAAGGCGTATTTACGGCATCTTCCACTAAAGTACTCTCGAGTAATTCGCTTTCTAACAAATATCAAGCGCAAGATTCTGTCCAGAAAACTTCTGGACTCTCGAACATCGGCTTCGGTGAACAACGGAGTTCCGCTCGTTCTCAGAGCTTCATCCACATCCACCTTAGGACCAGCGAACATGTTCGAGAATGACTCGTCGATGCTTGGTATTCGCATGGGATGTGTTCCTCGTGGGTATGAGGGTTGTTAGTGTTCTTCTCTCATTTTAATCTTTTCTTGCGATATCTCCCTGTTATCACGTTGTAAGTTGTGTCAAGTAAACTACTGATGGAAGGATGAACGCCAGAGCGTTCCACCTGGATCAACAGTACATACCATGTCAGGAACTGAACTCGATCTCGAATAAGCTCGATCGGTTCCCCGGTATGCCATCGATAGACCCACTCCACCTGGGTATCAAACCATTCAAAGATCCCATTCCTGTCGAGTAGGATCTCATTTGGTTTATCCATCCGTTCGTTTAACTTCGATCGGAAATACAGATCTCTGCATGCAGATAGAAGCTTAGCCTCCGTTGGGATAATTACCCCATCTCTGGTGGTCAACAATGCTACCAAGGATTTTATCCGCTTCAGCATGTTGAGAGTACCAAGCTCGTGCTTGATGTTCATCAATAACTGATGCATGATCAAATCTTTCGGGATGGTGGTAAAGTCCAACACCTGGTCGATCAAATGATCGTCTCCTATCCGATCTTTCGGTTCACTTCGTAATATATACTCCAAGAGGATATGATACTGATGCAAACGTTCCGATAGGATCTTTCGAATGATTCGATGATCGGCAGCATAGACTACCGTAGCCGTGATTGCTTCCAGTAGTGGATATGGAGGACGACTGATTGAGGTATCATCTACCCAGACATAAACTTGCCTTGCATAGATCTGCTCAGCGGTGATTTGTTCTGCAAGTAGATGATACGCTCTATGGTCGAGCTTCTCTGGTTCCATCTGTGAGGTATCTGCAGGTTTCTTGAGTTCTCCGATCAGGTCTTGTAATAGACCTCGTCGAAAGATCGCAGTCATGATTACACCTCCACTTTTGCGACGATTACCTCGTCTCCTCCATCCACGTACTTGGAGTTGACCAGTTTCTTACGAGCTCCACTATCGACACCCAACATGTCGTAGATCTTCTCAACCGAGCCGATCCCGAGTAACCGAGTAAAACATCTCGTCGCTGGATTCACACAAGTGTATTCCAACGAGGGTCGATCCATTTCACCCAGGCCTTTATACCGTTCAGCTCTGAATAGAGAATCCACAGTAGAAAAATCTCTGAAGAGTTTCATCGGTGTTGTCGGGGAGTTGATATAGAGTTCCGAGTGTTTCGTGGTAACGAACAGTTCGATGCTTCTCCAGTGGATGGCTTCATACTCCGGAAGCACCCAAGCACGAAGTTCTCGTGTCAAGTGTTCCAGAGGAATCGACATCTCGATGTCATCTGCAACCAACACCAGGTTATTCGTGGATTTCTGATGGACAGCATTGTCCATGTGCAGAGTGTCACAGATCTCCTTGATGTGTTTATCCGGACGATCCAGATACTGCACGACGTGCAACAGCTGTTCCAGCATCAAAGGTTCCACGTTGGTGGTTTTGGAAACACTGTTCAGGACATTACCGATACGAATCACGCGCTGACAGAACGCCTTGAACGCATCTCCATGCAAGGGAGCTGATTTATCTCCGACAGCCAGTTCGATCTCGAACAACTCTCGATAGATGTTATCGATCCTCGCTTCATCCATCGCCGCTTGATCTCGCAGGAACACCTTCCGATCTCTGGTTACAATGCCATACAGCGGAGGATTGGCGATGTAGACACGACCTTGTTCCAGGATCAACGGATTGATCCGATAGATCATGCCAACTACGAGAGCAGCAATGTGAGCGCCATCATGGTCGGCGTCAGTGGCAATGATGAGTTTAGAGAAGTTCATATTGTCCAATGTCTTGTCCTTGGGACCAACACCGATCAATCGAACGAGATCCTGATAGATCAAGTTCTCAAACAACTTCTCCCTGCTTCCTTTAATTGCATTGAAAGGTTTTCCTTTCAGTTTGAAGATAGCTTGGAAGTTCTCATCTCTCACCGCTTTAATACGACCACCAGCTGAATCACCTTCAGCGATGAACAGTTCTGTGATCGTACGATCGGTGGACTCACAACTGGCATACGCCGTCACGTTATTCAACGTGAATCCGATACCTTTCAAGCCGTGACCGACCTTCAAGTTTCGATTGGCATATTTGTTGTATTTCTCGACCAGGTCGTCAGCGAACTGTTCGAACATGGTTTCCCAAATAGCTTCTGGTTGTTTTGCCAGTTGTCTGCGCAATGACGACCGAAATGCCACTTCGAATTCCGTATCCTTGAACTGTCGTTTGTCCTGTCCGATGAAGGAAGCTCGTCTCCATCCCACTATGATCGCTCCGGATATCGGTAGTTCGTAGTGATTCTCGAAGAACAGGAGCATATCCTTATCCTCGATGAACGGAGACAGATTCTGCTTCAACATCATCATGACAGTCTTCATGTGAGAGGAATCCGGTTTATCGATCGGAGTTCGATTGATAGCTGCCAACAGGCCATGCTTGCTGGTACTCTTCTCATCCATGAAGAATTCGATCGAATAGCTCAGACGATCTTCTTTGCTTTCCGATCTCTGCAATTTCTCCAGAGGACCCATCGTCCAAGTGACAGTCTTATTAAGACCGAACACTTCCTGGACGTACTGCTGAACTGTGCGATTCGGATCGCTCTGATAGATCACCTCTCCTTGAGGAGTAGCGAGCTGTTTCCAGATCTCGTGTTTGTCCTGTTTCCAGAAAGATTCCGGAATCAATCCTTGATGCTTCCTTACCACGATCGTGATATTCTTAGAGAAGGTATCGACGAACTTGATCAACTTGATGTGTTGTTCGATACCTCCTTGTTCCAGAAAGTGAGGAGTCATCAACAGTACCGTAGGATCGGGTTCTAAGAACACGATGGTTCCATTTGTCTGATTGCTGGTATCAACACGTTTCTTTCGAATGTAGAGATCGGCCTTTTTGCCTTTCTTCATTTCGAAGTAACCGAACCCATCCGGACGTTTGGTCATGGCAACGAAGCGATTCGACAAAGCCGCTGTCACCTTGGAGCCAACGCCGTTCGTACCAACACTGATCTCATAGGAGCCGTCTTCGTACTTACCAGAAGTGAACAGTTTGCTGAACGCTGGTTCCAGTTTCTCCAGAGGAACGCCACGGCCGTAGTCGCGAGTCACTGCCTGATAACGATTCCCTTGAACGAAGAACGTGACTTCGATCAGATACTTGTGATCTCTGTCAAGAGCTTCATCCACGGAGTTATCAAGAGTTTCTTTGAGCTGCATCACGTTGCCCTGGATCTCATCCGGGACAAATCCGTACATACCTGGTCTTGCTCGAACGTGTTCGATGCCTTCCATAGTACGGATAGCTGATGCGTTATAATCGGATTTTATCATTGGTTCTCCATCCAAATGTGATTAGAGCTTAAAAGAATATTGAATCGTATTTGATAGTGATTCGATATAAAGTTTCACGTGAGGGATGTTATCGATCCACTTGTAATCAAATCCGTCAGGGTGATCTTCACTGGATACCATAATGAGCTCCTGCGGACGATATCGTTCCGGCATCTGAATGCGATCATACGCGCTCACGATGATACTTTTGATCTTCGACTGTAGATCACTTGAGACCGAAAGTGGCTTGATATCGACAGACCACACATGAGGAACTTTGATCGGAAGAGTGCAGGTCTGACACTTGTAAACCACAGACGCGTCCTGTCGTATCTGTACGTAATCAGTGTTACCCCAGGATATATGGGCATCCTGAACTTTCGGTTCGATAACCACCACACAATCTGATACAAATCTGGCATCCGGGTGAAGTTTGCAGTACAGAGTTTGTGACATCCATCCTTCATGTGGAACACCGATCAGGTGATACGGCTGCAACTTAGCCGTCTTCTGATAATCGATAGCGTAACCTTCAGGGACTTTCAACTCCCATCCTTCTCTTTCATTGGCGATAAAAACTCCCATATTCGACCTCCTAAGCTTATATGGTTAAATGGTTTAAAATCCGGCAGGATACGCCGGATCATCTCTGAAGAATTGAATCGTCCCAGGGGGGGACGTTCCACAACAATGCCGGACCGTCGTCCAATTTGATATGAGAACCAAGATCCAACGTTCGTTTGAACTTATTCCCTCTGATAATGAATGTAAGATCAAGGAACAAGGTCTTTCCATCCTCTTCAATGCGATACGTCCAGGCGATACCACATCCGAATTGAATATGTCGTTCTCCATTGTCTAACGTAACGTTGAAGATCCGATAATCATATCGATCCCAGTTAGCATACTTACATTCCAGAGCACTTTCGAGCTCGATCATCGACTTCGTTTTGATAACGTTCATGACATGGTCGACGACCATCTGCATGACTCGATAATCTAAAGACATTCTCATATCAGGTACAGTAATCGTAAGCATAATAAATCCCTCCTTTAATTGTCTGATCATAAATGTAATATATGTTCCATAGGGACATGGTAATACTGACGATCATATAGAACATACAAGGAGATAAACTATATGAGAATCTATGTACCCAATTCGATCGTCCCTGCCACCGAAGGTTTTGGTACTAAGGATAGCGTTGAACGCACGGTATCCAAACTCGAACGTATATCCAAGACGTTCGGTGAGTTCACGGAAACAGTAAATATCATCAAGATCACCGATAAGAACAAGCCCAAGTATAAAGAAGGCGATGTTGGAGTCAAGGGACCTTCTTCGGTGGTCATTGCAGAACGCAACTGGCAATTCTACAGAGCATTCAAGAAGGTTGTTGAATCCAAAGGAAAGATCGATACCACACAAGAACTCAACAAGGTGTATTCGGAACTTGTTGATGTTAAATATCTCGGCAAGTCCTCTGGATACAAACTGGCAACACTCCCGGAACATCAAATTGAATTCCCGAAGAGTGGATGGTTTGCATTCCCGATCATCAACATCGAACGAGCTATCGTCAACTTTCCCAAGCTTTGCAAAACTGCCATCGATACTCTGAAATCCATGGACGATGCAAGTGGGTTTCAGGAAGTCGTGGAAAAGCTTTTCCTTGATCTCCAGAATGTTGTGGAAAAGGAAACTCTCGGTACAGCTAACAAACTCAAAGCGAAAGCTAAAAAAGAAAAGTAAGATCAGCTAGGGTAGGTGGATGATTTCCACCTACCCTAGCTCTACTATTTGTTCCACCATGGTTCTTCTTCCAGAAGTGCTTCTGCTCTCTCGTACTGAGATTTCAGTTGCACATCATGTTCTTTGTAAAGATCAGAAAGTTTCTCTCTGGAAATAAACGTCCATCCAGATGGAACTCTCCTCTTCACGAACTGCACAAATGAAGATGCATGTACATCCATCAGTGCAATTCGATGCTCTTTGTAATCGCCTTCTCCGTATTCTTCCAGAACAGTACGGAAAAGAACCATCGCATTGAAGTATCCCCTCAGGTCTTCATCGGTCAATCTCACATTCTTCGAAGGCTGGTGCATATGTATTCTCCCAGCTAGTTAGAAGGTTCAAAAATATAAACGAAAGTACATAGGATGGGAAGGGATCTAATTCCACCTCCCATCCTAGCACCTAGGTTTTACTTGGTATTCCAGATACGCACTTCAGCTTCACGGCGGCGATCGCAATCATAGCGATCAGGATCAGGTTGATCTTTTTCATTTTATTTCTCCTTATTGGGTTTAATGTGGTGTGAATGACTTAACTCGAACCTAGACTAACGGAAGGTCCAATACTGATCCAGATGGATCAACTCTCATATTCTATCGACCTACGTAATCGAATATAGAGGTAGCTTCGTACGTGTCTCCGTAAGCAAATAATCTCCCAACCAATTATATAGGTTGGATGAGGATTATTTACCTACTCGGACACGTACGAGTTTGGTGCTACCAAAATTACTGCGACAGCTTAATAACTGTCGCGCCACTGCCGGTGCGTTAACACCGTATATTGGTTGTAACTTGGTAACAAGATGATCGAAAGTTGAATTTGTGTACATAACACTCCTCCAGCTCAGTACCCTCTATGGCGTGCTACCGCCATAGAGGGTATGATCTTCTTTTACAATGGTAATTGCTTTCAGGACGAACAGTTAAGTCATTCATTAACTTATGTTCATCCTAGTAATGTATACATGAACGAATTCGATCGACATCTTTCGGATATCAATTAAACCCCAAATTCATAAGGTGTAGCCTTGGAATTGTTGAACAACAAGATGGTATCTTGCTCTCCCTGGGAGAATGCATTGAGGATGTTATCGTCTCCTCCAACTGGATGCAAACTCAGCTGGATCGTAGCTTTGTTGTACAATTCAGGATGGACTACTGCTGCTTGTTCGTTGTACACGAAAGCCGCTACACCATACCAATCCAATTTATCCTTCATCTGATACCTCCTTTCGTGAGTATATCTATTGTTGGCGATATAAAGAACGGATACTACGTACGGGGGACTGAAACCCCGTACGTAGTATCCTCTAACAGGAGCGTGCGAAAAGAGCTCATGTACATCCCATCGATCAGGTGTATCAAGAAAGGATGTGTCAAGTTCTATGACTCGCAGCCAGCAGCGTCTCAGTGACCGGAATGAAGCCCGCTCCCTCCCATGATAGAGTTGAGCCACGGCATGCCAAAAGGATTGAAACACACATGCGTAGCCTATCTCCGGCCACACATTGCGAGAAGGTTCGTTCCTTCATAGAACAGGTGATGTACATGAGCAAAAATAAAAGGATAAGTCTTTCCAGAGAGGATCAGGTCGCATGTTGATTCAACGCATCTATCGTGATTCGGTTTGGCATGTCGAATTCCATCACAACTGACCCATATCCAGATTAGATGAATGGTTGTCAATAACCCCAACCTGTACCTACTCGAGATATAATATCAGTTGATCAATTCAACACGAACCACGGATGCGCAAGGAATATCAATAGATATCCAGGGATCTGAAACTCCCATTTATGTAACCCGAACGTTTGTCTATTGGGCGTTGATTAAGACAAAATTCGGGAAAGACTCATAATATAGATAAATCTGTGAAAAATCACACGAATGATATAACCATACAAGGAGATCCAACTATGGATACAGCATCCATGAGTTCTGTTGACAACGCGATGGCGATGTTCGAGCAGACTGCAGAACAGACCAGAGCAATCAGATGGCAATCCATCGAAGATGTTCGTAGTCTGTGGAATACTCTCAAAACTGTCGGCAATGATGCCCCGCGTATGATCGAAGTCAAGTGTACTCTCATGAACACACTGAATGGTCTTCTGAAAGACCAAGAGAGTGTCGCCATGCAGAACGTCAAACTTCAACTCGGTCGAACCGACGCACAGAACAACGGAGCTATGGCCGCCCAAATCACGGAATTGCTTCGGCAAGTATCCGTAATCAGTCCAACTCCTGGACACAATTCTCTCAGCATGCCGGATCAATCGGAGATCCACAACAAATTGAATGAACGATTTGTGGAGGGTAACCTGGACATCAGTGAAGATGAACTCAAGGAATGTTCGGGGCATCCAAAAGCCGAGATCGATCTCAATGACATCGGCGGTGATACGAAATCTGACGATGATGACGATTAAGTCATATGATCGTAGATGATCTGTAAAAGAAAGCAAGTGGACTACCTGGGGCGTCAACCCCAGGTAGTCCACTTGCTTTCTTTCTTTTTGGCGGATATTAGTCTTCCAGCCGTTTCCGGATGGCATCGAACTGCTGGATCAGTTCATCTTTCCGCAGAGCGACGCGAACCGCTTCCGTGCGGTAGGTGATCCGAAGTCCTTTGAGCTTCTTGTCAGCGAGCTGAGTGAGCACGTTCCAGAAAGCACCGTACTGATGCTGTTCGACTTGCGGCAGGTGGTTGGTCATGACCATCATGTTCTCAGCCGAGAAGATGGTCACACGCTTTTCCGTGACGGTCGAGTAAAGAAGTTCGACGACTTCCTTAAACGGATAGCGCATGACATGTCTGGCGATGGCATTGGCCTGGTACATGCGCTTCTTCAGCTTCTCGCGGTTGATGGTGTGAACCGAACAGGTCTGAACGTAATCATCGAGCATGCTCTTCAGTTCGTAGTACTGACGGGAATGCTTCTCGACCGGAGCCGCGGCTTTCTCGATTTTCTGCGAAGCCTCGGTTTCCTTGAAACCTTCGGACGGAGTATTGTCGAGTTTGGTCGTTTCTTCGGCTTTCGGAGCCTTGGGCGCTTCCTGGACAGGCGCTTGTTCTTCCGACTTCTGTTCAGTTGCAGGAGCGGCCGGTTCTTCAGGAACTTCGACCTTCTCTTCTTCCTGCTTTACTTCGACCTTTTCCGGATCAGCGGTCGGTTCCGTCACCGGAGTTTCGGCGTGTTCGGGCGGTACCTGGGTCTGTTCGGCAGCGGTTTCTTCCACTTTGGTCTCATCCTGAACTTCCGGAGTTTCCGGGGCTTCAGTAGCGCGATTCTTCTTAGCCATGTTGATTGTCTCCTTGAGATGATTTTGGTGAGTTACAATAAGATATCTTCCAGCTTTAAATTAATAGTCTGGATTTTGGTACCATGCATGTTCTTCATCGAGATCAGCATGTAGGTTGAGGTGATCGAGATCGACTCGATACCGATGGCCCTGGCGTTCAGTTTACGATACCGATCTCCACAGCAAGCAAAGCACAATCCATCGACTGTTTCACAGGTCTGGGGAGAACGCACTCGAACTTTCTTGCCACGGAATTGATCCGCGTTATGTTTGGTGATCTTGGCTTCACCTTCCCCTGTCAACGCAATGCGATCGATAAAGAGATTGATGTCACAGATCTTAAAATCGATCCACAACGCACGTTTGGTTCCACAATCCGCTTCCGTGATCGCCAGGTCCTGGAAGATACGCATGAGGAACTTGGTTTCAGCGCCGCCTTTGGCGGTTTCCGTACCACGGCTGTAAGAACCCTTACGGATCTCGTTGCAGATCGTTGGGAACGCCTCTTTGGTCCATCCCTCCATCAGGGAGTTCGGGACAAACTCATACTTACCAGCACTGACATCGAATGCATCGATACAACCGACAGTGAGGAAGAGTTTCTTGCGGTGAACATCGTAGGATTTTGAGCCAAGTGCATTGAAGAAACGAACCGACGGGTCGTCTCCAAGGAACTCTTTGTCAAGGCGTTGAAGCTCGTTCTCCAACTGAACAGTGACCAGAGGATCGTTCATCTCTCCCTGATGTTCGGCGATAAACTTTGCTTTCAGCTTCGGAACTTCCGGGTTAGTCAACAAACTCTTCTCAGTGAGAGTTGGAGTGCAAAGTTCCGTCATGTGGTTGAGGAAGAACACATTGTCCATGAAGTGTTGAAGTTCATCGACCGAGATTAGCTCCTCGCCAGCTGCATCTGCGATGATACTGCCGATCGCACCAGGTGACCAACGATTGTTCTGGTAAGGGATCTTTCCATCGAATGGAAATCCGAGGCAAATCATGTTCTCGATATACCGTCCAACTGTAGTCACAACAGGAGGACTATTCTTCCAGATGGTATCCTCGTTGAAGACCAGTTTGAATACATCCTTCCGACCGAGTAATGGGCGTCCATACTCGTTGAGGTAGATGAATTCATAGGTCTCTTCATCCGGGTACTTAGCTTCGATCCAACCCATATATTTCTTGTTGAGTCGGACGATAGCACAACTGCTCGGTGAGTTCACCGATACTGCCGGGATAATGATCTTGGTTCCAGGGCTTAGATCATTCGGTATCTCAGACGGATCGATCTCAACTTCGTTGGTGTAAGATTCCATCACGGTGAGAGCTTCCAGTAACCAATCTCTGGTAGAGATACAATTCTTGGCTCTCAGGAGGAAGATGTGCTGAAATGGATTCAGTTTCATCGGTTATCTCCTTCCGTATAAAGCTCTTGGATCAGATCGTAGAATTGCTTCCGAACGTCTGCTCCCCAGGTAGCGGTTTTGTTCGAGATGCGAACCATCAAGGATTCTTTGGTATCCTTCAACCCGTGTTCCATCACGACAAGACAAAGTCGTTCCGAGGCAGAAGGATTCTTGACTGGTTGTTTTTCCCAGTACTCGAAGAATACAGGAGATGACTCCTTGAACCCCTTGGGGATCATAAGTGTATCCGAACCATCATCCGCAGAAGCAACTTCCTCCAGCAACGGAGAACGAGTCAGCTTCTTGAGAACAGGAGCAAATAGAGTTGGAGCATTCAGAGTGACCTGACGGAGCTTCGAGCTTCGTTCGATCATATCTTCCTTCCCAGTCAAAAGCTGAAGGATATGATCTACTTTGGCGATATCAACTGTCTCAGCAACAGAAGGATCTCCAAGTTGTTCGATGTCCGTCAAGATAGCAGCGATATGCTCGATGAACGCAGGAGTATTCTCCAAGATATTCACCTGTCGATTGATGTAGTCCCAGCTATCATCCAGTGGCATCTTCGCAGCGATATTCGCCACGATAGAGATCAGAGCATCTACAGGTTCTTCCACATACTCCTGTACGATCTCGATGAGATCCTGTCGATCCTTGATCAATTCAGTGAAGTTATCACGATCGAACTTAGTTCGAAGCGCGATAGCAAGTTGTATCATCGTTACGTCGTTGCAGATATCGAATTCATCCTGATTGATGATGATTCCGAGTTCGACCAACTCACCAAGCAACAAAGACATGGCTTGTTGTCTCAGGTATCTGGGAGTGACCTCTTCAACCGTAACTTCCAGAAGATACTCCTGTCTCGCCAGATAATCCGCGATATAAGGGCTAATACCCATACATTTCTGGATCACCTCACGATCATAATCAGCAGTCTCCGGTAACGTGTTAACGATTGCCATATATGTCGTTTCCTTGAAAAGGTTGAAACTTAGTGTTCTAAAGGATGGTTCTCTTCCTGAAGAAGATATTTCTATCTCCTGGAGGTAGATACAAATGATATTCTAGATCTTGTATTCTTTTACATGAACTGGAGTGAGCCTCAAGCGAACGAAAGTTCTTTTCTTTCTTTATATTTTCTTTCTTTTCTTTAAGAAATAGATATTTATTATTAGGATATATCAAGGATATTTAGATAAGAGAGTACTTAAGTACTCTCTTAGATGAATATACTTAGATATATCTTAGTAATAAATATATCTAAACGTGCGCGCGCGTGTAACACGCGGTCTAAGGAATAGAGAAATTTATCTTCTTGTTATTTTTTACAGAAACTCATAATGTTATGTAATCTTGGAAAATGATTCGATCAGTGATGAGCATTGAACCGATTGGATGCATGAACAACTGATCGTGAGCCGTGAGATGCAAATATTTGCTTTAAGCCATGGTCATCCGAGACACGGAGTTCTAACTACACACAACGCACGTTCGTAAAGTACAGTCAATCATTGGTTGTTCTATATGTTGTGTTGATGAGTGTGTGCTGTTGACGTTGTCCCGTCGTGTCCCCGATGATTTGAATGAACGATCTGTTCACACAACAGATCAGGTCGATCGATCGTGGCTTCCGATCATGTTGATCGTTTAGTCGGTTCACTTCTCATCACAGATAACAACAAACTCAACATGGGAGGAGATATCCATGAGTATGCTACCCCGAGTGATCCTCTACTCGGACGGTTCTCACAGAAGAACCTTCCATCGTGGAGGTTATGCTGGATTGTTAACAACCAGCGATAAGAACTTCCAGTTGGTCTTTGGTAATGAAGATCATGCTGGCAATGGACGTATGGAGCTGAGTGCTGTTGTCAGTTCACTTCGCTACCTCACAGAACCATGTCATGTGGAAGTGATCAGCGATGCTACTTATGTTGTCAACGGCATCAACCTTTGGGTAAAAGGTTGGGCTCTGAACAACTGGAGAACCGCACAGAATAAACCTATCGCCAACATCGATCTCTGGGTGGAATTATGGAACATGATGCAAGTGCATCACATCCGAGCTACCTGGGTGAAAGGTCATGCTGGGCATCCTGAGAACGAACTTGTGGACTACGTTGCCAACTGGTCTGCTGGCGTACCTATCGAGTGGTAACTTATCAAACGACAACCCAATCAAGACAAAAGGATACAAATACTATGAGCGAACAGAACAATCAGAAGCCGGTTATCGAAGTGAAACAGGAAATCTTCGCTGATGGACTCGGCCAGATCCATTTCAATGGCAATGTCATGCGCATGGATTTCGTTGCCATCAAACCGGAAACCGCTGTTCCGGCAGAAGGACAGGACGGTGTTCAGAACATGGGCATCTTCGTCCCTGTCCGGATCGTCATGACTCCGAAGGATTTCCTTGCGGCGTTTTCCAACATGCAGAAGATGATCACTCAGCTCGTCGAGCAGGGAGTACTCGAGGTTACTCAGCCGAAGAAGGAAGAACCGACTCAAGCGGAGTGAAATCATGATTCCTCCAGATCAATTGACAAATCGGGTTCTCCGTGAGCTGATTCCTGGATTTATGGAAACGGCTGTCAAGCTCATCATGTGTGATGCATGGAATGAGACAATCGGATTGTCCGAACCTACCGAACAACTCCTGGAAGACTTGACAAACGCTATCTCTTGTTCCTTGGAAGCATTTGCACCGGACCTCTGGTGGGACGTTATGTGCGAACCGACCGAGGAACAGCGTGTCCAGGTGATCGTCAATCAATTGGAAGACTGTGTAATCGTACGGCAGATTAGTTTGGTCTTCCGCAACGATCCTGTTAATGCTTAGGTACAACCTCGTGGTGTAATGGTGTGCACAACTGGTTTTGATCCAGTTAGTCTAAGTTCGAATCTTAGCGAGGTTGCCATATCTTACAAAAAATAAAGTCAAAGCTAGAAGGGAGAGGAGCATGTGCTCCTCTCCCTTCTAGTAGTTATTACAATTGCTCTCTATAAATCAAATGGTTTCTCCTTTGTTGAATTCAGTGGGCAGACAATAGTAGATCTTGTTGGGATCTACTTCTCCAGAGATTTCCCAGGTGAGTCGATGAACACCGAGCAGACTTTCGATGGAGATTGTGGAATCTTTCGACCCAGCTTTGGGAGGATGATATTCGATAAATACCGACGGGTCTCCGTACAAGGTGGTGGAATACGGTTCATCGTACTTTTCCATACCAGTCAGCTGAACGAACCAGTTGAGATGTTGCACGAATGACCGCCGAATATTGCAAGGAACTCCGGTAACCACGTATCTCATTCCTTCCGTGTAATAGGTCGCTAAGGACTCATTGGAAGGAATCTTATCCGTGAAAGTTACGATATCCATCGCTTCGATCGCTTCGCGATCCGGAAATCTCGAAATAAGAGATGCAATGAAGTGAATACGGTCTTCTTCGAAACTGATCGAAAGAATGAGATCGAAGAATTCATCGAGCTCGATCAACCAGTTGGTATCGCGTTTCCGTTCACATACTTCGAAGAGGTTGAACCTGTTGATGAAAAGAATGTATCCGAAGAGTGCGTCTCGTTTTTTGTACGGCATTCACATCATCCGCAAAATCTGGATTCACTTCTTTGAATTCTTTACAATACTTCTCGAAATTGTGAATCTCATTGCAGAATCGCAAAGACTTGTACCGAAGTACCATCTTCTCCTGGTAGAACTCCCAGATCATCAAGTGATCGGAATACTTCTTGCCGTCGTACTTCGCCACATAATCAACCCGGTAGTGACTTTCATCCGTACGGATAAGAACCGTCTTGAGATCCAACGGAGCGAATGTAGGGAAGTCTTTCACGTATCGTTTGACCCAGTCCAGAACCTGGTCACGAGTCACTTCTTCACAGGGATCGAAATGACTCACTCTGAATTCCGGAGAACACATGTTGATTTGAGTCTTAAAGACCGATTCCGGATTTATGACTGATTTAATAAGCATCTCATTTATCTCCTATTTTACCAAGCTATAGCTTGATGTTTGAATGGTTTCAGGGGTGATTTTGATACTTCCTGTACCTCTACCCAGATGGGTAGATAATTGGGTATTTGGAAGGATCTGTAGAATGTGAATTTCTCTTCTCTTCCATCGAATACAATAGCGTATTCTGCACGGTCGATCAGGATGTCGGTTTTGATCAGATCGATACCACAAGAACGTTGTTGTGCGAAGTTCATGTACTTGAGTGACATGAATTGTCCGAGTTCCATGTAAGACAGAGGAACTTGAGTCTTACCGATTATTTGAGCCGCTTCTTTATGAAGGAAAGGTATCGTGATTGTGCTTTGTCCTCCGAGAGAACTCATGTCATCGTTACGATACCACGTCCGAACATTCAGTATGATATCGGAGGGTGTCAGTATCGTTGACATGAAATTACTTGTAGTGCAAGTACCGACCAGTGTAAGTTGAGAGATCGTGATCTGCGGACGAATACCTTCATTCTTGGTTCTCGACTCCAAGGTTAAAGCAGCTCCAGGAACATACTCACACCGGAGTGTAAGGATATTCTTAAGACCTCTCTTCAACAATCTCTTGATTACAGGGTCATTCGGTCCTGCAACAACAACACGATTGGGTGTTTTCTTGGGTTTCTTGACTCGTTTCTTCTTGACAACGTTGTCCTGAATAAAGAAGTTGGTTTTCATTTCGACCTCCTAAGCAATGATGAAACAACCTACTAGGAGACATCAAGTCTCCTAGTAGGTGTAAGTGATTAGATTACCATAACTCCATCTTCTGTGTACAAGTCACTCAATAAGAGTTTCTTGTCATCTGAACCAACCGATATTCCAAGTTGGGTCAGAGTCAGATATAACGCTTTCACGTTGTGGTAGATGATCGAACGAATGTCGATCAGCGGAATCAGTTCTTTTGGCACTCGATCCAACTGCGGATTGATACAGATGCTGGCAGGATGTCTCTTGTACTTGAGATAGAACTCTCTTGCAGACTTAGCCAGTCTCTTGTCCATGTCCTCCAGCATCGTGTAATACTGTTCCGTTGGTGGATACAGGAATGCGATCGCTGTCTTGGTCGGTGGCTGGATATCTCCGTACTTCTGTGCGAAGATCTCTTGCCACGCCATCAAGTAGAAATAATTACTCGACGTTGGAGTCGCGTAGTCTCTCTCCATCTTGATCGACAACATCTTGAAGAACTCCGTTTCACCATCAAGTACTGACTTCCGGATCTGTTGTTCGAACTTGACCACTGTTCCGATCAGCTCTGCAGCAGAAAGTCTGCCATTGGCTTTCTCCAGAACGTGTTTGACAAGGAAGTCTTCCACGAACTTGGTTGCTGTTGCACACACGTCAGAACCACGAAGCTGAACTCCTTTGATGTCGGTAGCCAATTTGTTCAAGATGACACCTTCCTGGATCTTGATCTGTCCAGCGTAGGTTTTCTTGATTGAGTACACGATCATCGTTGGGTAGAGGAATTCATTCTTCATCTCCATGATCTTGATAAACTCACCAGTTGCTCCATGTGCGACACTGTATTTAGCCAAACAATGCGAGATCGCTTTGGTCAGCCAGTAGATTGCACAACTTGAGATTTGGTAAGTCTTCGTCGTCAGTTTGAAGTAGTCTCCGGTGTACCATTCCACCCAATCCTTCGCAGTGAAGATCACTGAGTCGGTATCAGATAAGATCACAGTGTTTCGGAACATGTGCTTCTTCAGATTGATCCGCGGTGTGTTCAATCTAGTGTAGATGAACATATCGAACAGATCTCTGATCCCATCGAGTTGCTCTTGCACATAATGCGCAATGGAAACGAACTTCTTCGCTAAGTCAGGTCGCTTAGACGGGAAGTCGTACACCTGCATGGTATCATCATCGGTTGAGAACAACTCGTTGAATGATACAGCGATCACGGCGATGAGATCTTTGTCGATCTTGAATAGATCGTCAGGAACAACATCAGATCGCATCTCTATCTTCGTAAGATCGAAGAGATCGTTCAACCATGGACGGAAGATATTCTCGTTACCCCAGATCAGATGTCTGAGATTCTGAAAATACCAGAAGAACGCCACTTCTTCCGCTGTCATCGTGTTGATCAGTTCTTTAACCCGAGGGATCTGATCGGACGGATGATACTGCTGGATCGTCTTACGATAGAACTCATAAAGTTCGACACGTGTTGGCCATCTCAGATGATGTCGATTCATCATGTCTCTGAGTTTATCACGGTCGATCCCATCGGTGATATGGATCATGATGTGATTGATCAGTTCTTCCTCGGAGAACCATGCGAAATTTCCACCCAATACAGTCTCAGCTGTAGTGTATGCCTGAGCGATGAGAGCACGTGCTGATGAGGTGATAGAGTTGTAGTTTCCTTTGTCATAGAACACGTTGTACATAGAACCCATGCCACCAGGTAACGAGTTCACGTTGATCTTGATCGTCGTCTGAGCGAAGTAGTGTTGCATCTCCGTAGTAGTGTCACCAACTGCTTTTGCTTGTAGCATCGCTTTCTTGTGCTGACTACGACGTTTCAGCTGGTCAGTTACAAGCTGGGTTACGATACCGATCTTTTGATCTGTTGGTAGATAAACACTACCGCTAGGAGACATGATCATGTCTCGTTTTCGTTCGTAGTAGATCGCCAGATCTTCTGCTACGATCCTAGTTTCTCCATACCGAACTGTTTCAACATGGATGATCGTTTTCGGTTGGTATTTCGATTTGGCCACATCTCGTACATATTGATTCGCCTCTTCCCTGCTCAACATAGGGAATTTTCGACTGATGTAAGTTGTCATCAGGTCGACGTACGATTTAGGCAATGAAGGTCGTGACATATCGTGCGTCCTCCTTGGTTAAGATTGTTCATACAGTATCTCATGATGAACAAATTTATTATTTAATCTCTTCATATCTGTAATATATACCGCTATTTCCCTTCATCTTGTTCAGACCATGATATAGCTTGTCTTCACGTCCAAGCGTCAATTGCATAACACTAACAACACACGGAGATACCAATATGTTCAAGCTTTTAAATCGGTTCCTCGGAATGCATTCCGAAGCGGCACCGTTACCGGAATTGGGAGATACTATCATCGACGACACGAAACCGCTGGGTAAACCAGAGTCGAGTGCAGCGATGACAAGTATGGTCAGTCGTCGGGCATTCGCTGAACTGGCCATCCTGTATGCCCAGTACCTGATGGAAACCGGTAAGGCGGATAGTCGGGAGGCTTGCGCCGAACAAGTCGGCAAGTTCATGAGTTCCGGTATGGATCGTGGTGAAATCACGGTCAATGAACTGGAATACGTCATGGGCTATATCAAGAGTGAACGACTCCGGATCAAGACTCCTTGGGATGTGAGATATGAGTTCATCAATGAAATCACTCAGCAGACCATGGGAGATCTGCAGTGGATCGGCTCAGTTGAGAACGTCGGCTTTTCTCCCGAAGAATCTCAGCTGATCACGGATTATCAGAAGGCCTTTGAGGTGTACGACAAACTGCGATGGGAACTTCGCGACAACCTCATTCGGACCATCGAATCCACCATCGATGTGATCTTGATCGAATACAAGAGCGTCCTCGATCAGGACTTCGTCAGCCGTTATTCCACTAAAAAATAATTCTCTTCCCCCGTTATATAGAACGGAATGGAGTAGATGATAACCGAGGCATTTGATTATGGATGATTCGTCCGATCATATGCAGATATTCGATCAAAATGTATCCGAAATAAGAGCTGCAACGGATCTCATCGAGAGAATCATTGCAAACATCGGAACACCGATCGAATCTTTGCCGATTTCTCAGTAAGAGAATCGCATTGGATTAAATTCTACGCCACCGCACTACTGTATAACTGCTGGGAGAAATTAAACATGGCTGACGATAAGAAACTTTTGAAAACGACGATTCAGAGATACTTTTCTTCTCTGTTCGCCAGACGTATGCCGTACGCACTGTTCGGTTACGGTGACAACAGAGTTTGGTATTTTACCAATATAACACCAGAAGCGATGCTGACTTACATTCCGAGTATGGAACACGCCATCCACGAAGTGACGTTCCGTAATACGGAGATTCGCGATATGTTGATCAACCGATTTCCGATTCTCAATCGGATGGGAGTGATCGATACTGCGAAACTGAATTCAGCGTTGAACAAAGAAAAGGACCCCGATGTCTTACAACTTCGATTAAAAGGAGACTCGCCGATCATCGAGCTTTATTGCACGGAGAAGCGAGAGGAGGTTCCATATGAACCGATCGAAGTAGGAACTCTCTTGGAACAAGATGTAGTTGAACGCTACAGGAACCTAGTGGAGTCATATCTGAATCGTAAACAGTGGGATGAAGAGCACCCCATGGTGACGCATCCCGTCGAGTTATCAAAAGTGGATAGATCCGGAGTCACGCTTGTCCCGGTGACGAACAAACCCATCGATTCGTTGCAGTCTGTGTACTTGGTGCACGTACCGATTCGCGATGGGTTGTCAACAGTATCGGTAGCAGAATATGCTCGCAAATTACCACAACCAGGAACGTTGGAACTGATCGTCTGTTATGACAACAGACATTCGTTGAAAACAGTCAATCGATATCGAGATGCTTTGATCAAAGTGATCTCGGTTCAACCGTCCGCGTTGTGGTTCCCACTTCCAACAGAGCAGCGTAAAGCGATTCTCTGTAATGACAAGTAGTAACGATAAGAGGTGGTGAGTGTTCCTCGTGGGTAAATAGAAGATTGCGACCCACCTCCTTATCTGTTCCTATCCTAGGTACCAGGGAGGGGAATTCCCCTCCCTGGTACCTAACCTTTATTTACTTTATTACCGAACCTACCTATTTATATAGAATCTCATTAGAGACAACATTTCCAAAGAAGAGGGAGTTGCATGTCAAGTCACATCGAACTCGGAGCAACATGTACCGGTTCAGTGAGGATTTGCTCCAATATGTTCGGAGATATCTTTCTCACTGTTCACAACTACGCAGTCAACTTCAATACTCCCAAGTCTCATCGATTGACGAAAGAGTTCGTTCAGAACTTTATGTCTACTCTCGATAAGGTGGAAGAGTTGAAAGTCGGCATGGGATATAGTGTGAAACTGAACACTATCACGCTATCGGTGTTCCGAGAACCAGATGATCAGTATGTCTTGTTCCTTGAGATCTACGATACCGTGCATAGTCAGATATCCAAAGGCGGTATCGAAGCCGTCATGAAATGGAAACAAGCGTTGAGCAATTTTAACTAGCGACACTAAAAGGAGACTATTATGTCTGAAGAATTTGCCCATCTTGGTGGCGGTGATCTGCATACGGGAGAAACACCTGCAGTGCCGAACGAAGTGATCGTTCCGAAAGTTACCGCGAATGATGCTCCTGCTTCCGAAGAGGAGTGGGGAAAGGTCATCGCTGCTGCCAAACAAGAACCGGCTGCCGATCCCATCCCATCAGCCATGACCGCTCCGGAGCCTGGCCTGGAAGAATCTCTCGGAGCGATCCTCGATAAGAAAGAAGAGGTCGTGGTGCCTCCTCCGCCGGTCGAACACAAAGAGACACCCATCATTCAAGAAAAGCCGAAACCTGAAGTGGCGCAGGAAGCTGCACCGATGCAGACTGAACAACACGATGAAACTGACTCGATCATGTCTGGTGCTGAAGCAGGCAAACGACCGGAAACATCTATTCGCGAACAAGTGCGCAAGGAAGTGGATGATGCTGCACTCGACGATGCGTTCGGCGATATTCTCGGAGATCCCGATGAAGATGATGAAAAGCCAGCCAAGACGGAACGCGATCCGGCAGAGATGGATATCATCGACTTCCTGATGTCTGTTCCCACCGGAACCAGAGAAGATGTGCAGAAGATCCGCGGTCAGTACGCATCCATGGAAGCGTTCCAGAGGGATCTGATGGACGATACGAAGTTCGTCACCAAACTCTTCGGAGCAGCGTCTCAAGGACTTCGCAATGGCCATGCTCAGACGTTCCGTACCATCGTCACGGAAGCCTCCAAGGACCATGACGTTTCCCCCATTCAGTTGATCGAGAAACGATTCGCTGATGCTTATACTCGTGGTCGTGACTACAAGTCCACTCCGGGTAAAGTGAAGACCCTGGTCGGACGTCAGGCTCAGCTTGCCACTATCGCTCGTATCCGTGGTATCATTAAGGTGACCCTGATGAACTCTGGGTTCTGGGTTGTGCTTCGTCCATTGACGGTAGCTGAGATCGCTGAATTCCAGAGCACAGTGCAACTGGAAGCAACTGAACTCGGTCATTCCCTCGGCAACCACATTTCCATCTGCAGTGACATCTTCATCAAAGACAAGTTCATGGAACTGCTCGACACTTATGGTGTGGTTCAGGACAGTAACCTGGAAGGCTGGGATAAACCTGGCACGTTGGCGAAACACATCTCTATCCATGACTACGATGTTCTGATGTGGGCCATGGTGGCTCTGATGTATCGGAAAGGTGTTCGTATTCGGACCGTTTGTCCGTCTTGCGAACACGCGGAAGACAACGTCGTTGTGGATGTTCTGGAAACGAAATTCAACAATAACGATCTTCTTACGGAAGAGGTGTTGGATTGGTGGGATGCTCACGAACATCAGAAGAACCCGGACGGTACCAACAAGAAGACGGTTTCCAAACAAGATATCGTCAAGTATCAGAAGGAGATTCTTCCGTATTCGGGTGTTTCGGAACAGAACCTGGACCTCGGGAAGATCTCTCTCGGGTTGAGAGTACCCACTATCTATGAATATCTCACGACCGGCAAGGAACTGATCAATCGTCTGAATCGGTACATCCACGGCAATGATGCGGAACGCATCCAGCAGACCAGCGATCGAGTGATCCTTCATCTTTACCAGATGATGAAACCCTGGATCAAGGATGTTACATTCTACAATGAAGATGGGTCGATCAACTTCAAGACGGAAGATGGATATGCCATCGAACAGGTACTGGAATCCAGCCGTCAGGAGAACGCACAGTTCAGCTCTGATATGGCGAAGTTTATGGCATCTACTAAGATTACCTATATCGGCACGATGGCTTTGGAATGTCCGAATTGTCATGCTCGTCCGTTCACTGGCCCGGATGCTTTCTTCCCGCTGGACAGTGAATCGATTTTTTTCGCACTCTCCTTCCGGTAATCATGGGCGGAAGGTGTCTGGTCGACGACAAGTTCAACGATTATCTACGCGATCACATGATTTTGGGATTCTGGGAAAAGTTTCCTGAATTAGTGAAATGTCAAGGGATCGTCCGGGACCTCGGTTTGCGTATCTTAACCAAGAAGCATGAACCTTGGTGGCCGGACGATCAGTCCCCTTGGAAACATCAACTCTATCGTCAGCCCATGAGGATCGATCTCTCACCTGACGGTTTAATGGATCGTGTATATTCCTTGTTGGAATGTGACATTACCCACACCTATTTTGGTATGTCTTTCGAGACACTGTTGCAGATGGACTTTAGTTCTTTCTGCGAACTTGAAGCCAGAGTTAGTTCAGTAGCTGCTCGTGTGAATGCAGCGGCGTCCGGTCTTACTGCCGGAGGAAATAATGGAACTCAATCTACTTAAAGGACTCTTAACGATATGAGCGAAGATGCACCCAAAGCTTTGACGGTCGCCAATGAATTCTGTGGCGTGACCAACATTGTGGAAAAGGAGGTCATGAAGAATACCCTCTCGAAGACATTCGACGGGATCTTCAGTGTCCTCAAGAAACATTACGGACCATATGGCAAGTATGCCATGCTGGTTGATCCTTACGATCCTCTCAGTGAACCCAACCACACCAAGGACGGAATCAATATCGTCCGCAGTATCATGATGCCGAGTCCGATGGAACGTGTCATCAAGAATGCCGTTGCACATGTGGGGGAGAATCTCGAGAAAACGGCCGGAGATGGTACTACATCTGCTATGATGCTGATGTGTGCCACTATCAGTCGCATGCTGGAACTCATGAACTCCAAGAAGAAGTATCAATACTTCCACGGGAATCTCCTGAGAACTGGTTTCGACAAGATGCTTCGTTATCTGGAACAAGAGTACAAGGATTCTTGTATCACCTTGGACAAGATGACGGAACTGTATCAGGGAGATCGCACCAGAGCGATCCACGATATCGCCTACTGGCAGGCTTACTCCTCTTCGCATGGAGATGAAGAACTCTCTTCGGCTTTGGCGGAAATGTTTTCCATCATGCCCCAGGAAAGCTGGAAATACATGCGCTATCGCCACAATCATTTCGAATCCGACAAGCGATTTGAGGTGATCAAGGGAAGGGGACAGTTCGAGTTCGAAGGTCGTTGTCTCAATGCAGATTGTTTCAACCAGGAGTTCAATACCTGGTTCAAATCCGAGGAAGATGCTGAAGTTTACATCATCAACAGTGGTCTGATGTGTGAAGCCGAAAAGCAACTTCAGTTCTGGGACAAACTGAAGGATGAGAATGGACCGAAGATGGTCATCATCTTCTATGCGCACTTCACGGATGGAGTGTCGTACGACAAGATGATGGAATTGTCCAGGAAGTATCCCAAGAGATTGGCGTTCTTCACGGCCATGCCTCAAGCGGATACCGAATTCAACGATCTTCTGGCGATCACTGCTTGCAGTGGATTCAACGGAAGAGAACTCGGTGATATGCCACTGAAGCTCAAACATGGCGCATCCATTGAGTTCCAGAACAACCAACTCTATGTCAATGGAGTTTTCGAACTCAATGATCGACACATGAACGTCGATGTGCACAACAAGGCACATCGTGTCTATGATTACCTGAGTTTCCTGGCGAATCGCAAGCAGTATCTCGAGAATCAGCCGGCGAAGACTATCGAACTGAGTGAACGCATCTCCAACATGCAGCGTATCGCCAATCATATCCTGATCGGCAAACAGCCCGTATTGCTGATCGGAGGATTGGCTTATGACAACGTGGCAGCAGAAGACGTGGTGCACGACTGCATCACGGCAGTGTCAACTGTCATGGAAGAAGGTTTCGTTCCCGGAGGCAACAAGTGGTTGTATCGTTCGATCAACAACTGGCTGTATCCTCCGTCGGATGACCCATGTGAGCTGGATAAAGTCGGAGAAGCGATGGAACTCGTTATGCTCGCGTTCCGTGCCGCATTGGAGGACATCTTCGCTGCAGCGATCGAAACCCTTCCACCGGAAGCAGGATACGAATTGTCTCTTGATGCCGCCAGTGGATTCAACTCCGTTGTGGAGGAGTATGGAAGAGAGCTCTTCGACTTCATGCATCCGTCCAACAAGATCGATCTGACTCGGTTCTCTGAAGAGATCGCCGCTTCTTACAATCGTAAGAAAGCAAGTTCGGCTTTCATTATTCAGCCTATGTCCGTTGACCTTGAGGTCGTAAAACGGTTCGGTGAAGTCGCGTTGAAATATGTTATGACGGAACGTATTATCACCAAAGACGCGGTCTTTATCGACAAGGAAAAGAAACAATGAAAGTCTACGATCAGGAAATTGACATCGGAGCGAAAGTGAGTTTCAGAATTCACAGTCAAACCGATGGTCAGACTTATCGCGGCGTTGTTCGCGGTTTCACCCAGTATCCAGGAGCCAGAATCTATGACGATCTGGCTGCTATCCACAACTCCATGACAGCTGAAGTGGCACAGACTACCTTGTCTGCGCAAACCTTCATGCTACTGGAAACTTCTGATGGAGTGATCCGTCCCTTCGCATTCGTGTGGATCGATGGGAATACTCTGGAATTGGAAGATACTGCGGCTGACCGCCTGATCATCGTGCGCGGTGTTCAGTCTGGCAATGTGGATGCTGTTCTGAATACGATCCGAACTCTCGGCTACGAGTGTTCGATCTATCGAGCATCGTCTAACTGACAAAAATAAGTAAGGTAGAGTAGGTAGGGAGCGTCTGCTCCCTACCTACTCTATTGCTTTATTCAAGCACAACGCGAGTTAGTTTTCTTTGTAGAGATCAGCGGCCTTGTTCAGTTCCGTCATCACTCGAGTGAGATAAGTACGGAGACCGATGATGTTGGTAACCAGTTTGCCGGCACAATCCAGCAGGAAACTGATCACCGCTTGGTCTTCTTCAAGACTCACTCGAGTGGCATTGTCTTTGGCAGACATGGCAACTTTCAGAGCAGCGTTCGTTTTCGTCTGGATCGATCGCAGACTGTTTTGGATGGTACGAATGTCGTCGTTGGTGTTGGCGACATTCTTCGCCAGCATTTGCAAGTTCTTCAGATCGGTATATCCAACACTCGGATCAGCAACATCGGATTCGCCTTTGATGATCCGCAACGGTTCGATGATCATACCGCCGGTATGGATCTTCACTCCGTTGTCCAACGAAGAATGTTTCAGGGTGATATCTTCCAGTCTGGAAGCGATTTCTCCCAGAGGAGGATGCTTGTCTCCGCTGATACCACGAACAATAGAGCCGAGTGTGTTGATCAGCTCTTGGAGCAGATCGTAACGTTGACGGAGATGAACTCCATTCGGAATGTCTTCCAGTTTGTATCTCCCAAGCGGGAATTCCATGATCTTGCCGGTCTTCTTGGACTGGGCAATACCTTCGCCGAGACGGACTGCCCAGTTGAAGATATCGTCGTTCTCTTTGGGAAGCGCGTATTTGCCGAGCCAATCGAAGATCATCTTGATGCGATTCATCAACCAGACGAATCCCTTAACCAGGAAGTCTCCGATGGAGATGAGCATGTTCTCCATGACAACATCCATCTTGGCGGCAGGAGATTTGCCAGCCAGATCAATATCGGAGATACCGATCACGTTGAAAAGAAGGTTGTCCTGGTTGTAGATGTTCAACCAGTTATCCGAGAACCCCATCGATTCGAGTGCGGCGTAGGCGATCTTCAGATCATCGGCAGCACCGAAGCATTTATCGGCATTCTGCTGAGCAGTTACAATTTCATCCAGAACAACAGAATCGACATTGAGCCATTCCAGATGTTCCATCATCTGAACAGTTTCCATCTTGGTAATCCTTATTTTGATGCAAGTTGCTTGAGTTTGATTCCGTAGTAGTACAGAGGATTGGAGTTGAGAGCATCCAGTTGCGTGAGCAGTGTTTGCAGTTCCTTCGTCACCCGACCGTCGATGATCATACTGGCGATGCCAGGAAGAGACACGTAGTAGGAGATCGTTGTATACAACTTTCTACCGTACTCACCCCATTTGTTGACCAGAGAGCGTTTCACGATGATCTTCTGTATCTTCTCGTATTCCCTTACGTAATACGCGACAGTTTGTGGGTTTGCCGCGCCGGATTTCATGGCAGCAATGCAATCCTGTTGAATCTTCTGGAATCGAAGCCAGCCAATCGGATAGACGTTGTTGTCGTACTGAGCCATGATCGGAGCAGCCATGAACTCCGAGAAAGCCGCCAGCATCTGTGCAACTTTGTCGATGGAGGAAGCATGTTTGGATGCCACAATAGCGGCTTCCCCGTAACCGAACAGCAGATCGATGCGATCCATCTTGTCCAGCGCAGATACGATATCCGCTCCATAGCCATGACGATTGGCATACTGATCAGCTTGTACTTCGGAACGATTGACATCTCGGAGGGAGGTAGGAAGATCCCCATATTTGAACATTTGAGCACTTCCTTTTCCTCTGGATTTCGGAATGTTGGTTCCAGCGATGACCATAGGAAGTACGGAGAACATATTGAGAGGAGCGAACACTGCTCTCAATACAGGACCGAGAATCTTTGTCAGCGCATTCATGTCACTAAGAGCGATGTCCGTCGCGTCCTGAGTGACAGTTTGGATAGCATCCATTACTTCTTTATCGACAGTCATTTCGCCCTTCTTGACTTTGTCGGTAATCTGTTCGAGCAGGATGATCTTCTCGGCAACAGGTGCTGATTGTTCAAAGGAAGCGCAGGCCATCTTCATGGCATTGAGTCGGGCATAACCATCCGCGGCGTGTTCAACCAAACGCATGATGTGTCCGATTTCATGCAGGATGATGGCAGTGATCTCTCTGGCAGTGAGTTCAAATTCCATCACTCCTGTCAGTTCATGGGCAAAGAAAGCCATATTGAAATCAAAGTACAAAGCAACACGAATGTACTTCTTAACTTGTTCTCTGGCTTCTGGGAATAGGTTGCCCTCTGCACGATTGAAGCTGTTCGCGATAGAGATGAGAGTATCGGCTTTCGTTACTTTCTTAGATGGGAAGTACGAAGTACCAGCATCGATGAATTGACCAGGACTTGCAGCCTTTTCATCACCGATGATATGTGCGGTGGCAAAGCTGTATTGACCGTTAGTATCAGTGGCGAACTCTTCCAGATCGTATCCGCAGAAATCCTCGATCATTTTGCACATAGGGTCCATAATGTCAGATGCGAAGTAATTGAATGCAGTCTCTCTGCGCTTGGCAAATGCATCCGGAGGAAGGTTGTTCCGATAATCAATCATCTTCTGCATCAGAGCTGTAAAGTTCTGTGCGAATTTGGTATTGATTTTGAAATCCATGGCCTCCATAGCTGGTGCTATAGCTTCAGTTACAAATCTCATTATAGTCTCCTTTTAGGTATTAAATCGACTTTGTATAATATGGCTGAATCTCCCAGCTATAGGCTTATATTTTGCCTTAAAATAAACAAAAAATAAAGGTAGGAGTCCAACGGGACTCCTACCTTATCGATGCACTGGTATCTATACGGATTAGTTTGTCTTTGTAGACTTGATCGATGAAGAATTTACACCTACTAGGTTCTTCTTACTTTCCGGTTCCGATACCACCGAGCGCGATCGAAATGAGTATGGATGTAAACATTTTAATCCTCCTTGGTTAGGGTTAATGTTACATCGAGATACTGTTTCGACAGCCTCGTCACTTATGTAATATATATGCAAAGATGGATGACAGACATGCACGTGCATGTCTGTCATCCACTATTGATATTATCGAGTTTTCAGAACTCCAGTCATAGCAGCGCTCACCTGGTTATCAAGCCAAGTGAATCTTACTGTTGTGACACGAAGACTGGATGTGATGAAGTCTTGAACTTTCTTTCGGTCAGCAACTCGCTGCTGTACTCTGGTGACGATGACAGGGTCTGTGTTGGCACGAACCAACGCGTTCACTTCACGCTCCAGAGATTTGACAGCGGAGATCACATTCTTCTCAGCTTGCTTCGAAGAAGTGTTCTCAGATGCTGCAAGAAGCATACCTTCAACGATCCTGGCGATCGTATCGTAAGTCCAGCCCTGATCCTTGAGTGTAGTCAGCTTGGAGGATTTGGTGAACCCAGATACATCAACCAACTTACCGTCGATCAACTTGCAACCGAACTCCTCAGTGGCAGTTACCACGAAACGATCAAGATGCTCAGAAATAGAAACTCCACTCGCGCTTTGGATTTCCTTATTCATCGCAATGATCTGCTGGAGTAAATCAACAGCTTCACCATAAGAAGTAATCGTAGTCTTGTAACCCTTGATACGTTCCTTTCGACCTTCTTCCGTGATGGACATCAGGTACTGTTGGAACTTCAAGAATTTACGCTGAGAACGATAGTACTGATCGAAGATCATCTTGAAAAGATCAATAGCGGTCGTGTACATCCACTCGATCATTTTCTTGAGACCTTCGATGATAGTAGCGATCGTTTTCCCAGCACCAAGACTAACCGTAAACAAACCTTCATTCGCCGGAGACACTTCTTCCAGATACTGGATAACCGACTCCGGGATGGATTGATCTGCTTCCAACCTTGACACAATGGCAAGTTGTTCTATGCCACGGTAGAGGTTGTGTTCGATATCTTGGATCGCTTGGATTTTGTCATGGATGAGAGTCATCCCGACGAATTCAGACGAAGCCAGAAATCTGGAGGGAATTTCGAGTTCCGTTAATTGACTCATTGTTTCCTCCTATTAACAGCATGCTTCGCAGGGAACGTCTTCTCCGTAGAGTCCGGTCTGACGATCTTTGCCGTGAAGCATCCAATCCAGGATCAAATACTCCATCACATCTTGCTGACCGGAGCGAGTTGGACGAAATACTTCTCCCTTAGAGAGCCAGTATTCCCGATTGGCCAGGTCGATGCAGATGGCTGCTTGACCGGTAGCATGTTCATACTGATGGACAGCAGCTCTGGCTTCATCGTAGAGACCCCAACGGAGATGATCATCTGACAACCGACGCTGCAGTCGACTAACATCTTTCTGCAAGATATCGATGTCGACGTGCCCGTTCTTCAGCCAGATAGCGGCAGTAAAGAAATCACACAACAGAGAACGACCGATGGGTTCTTCAATGAATCGTGCGAACTCAGCCGAGAACGCGTCTCGATTCCAGATCTGTTCTTCTAATCCGGACTTGTAGAACACAGTATCGAAGAACCGGTAGATAAGTTCCCCGTAAACGGTTTTGGTATTGGGAGAGTGCTTCTGGTGATAGATCTCTCTCATGTGAAGTCCAGAATTGTTGGACTCCATGTGATTGAGACCCAGACAGACTCTCGAAAGGATGGAACTCGGTTCGGCCATGAAAGAGTTGTTACACACTTCCATGATCAATTGAGCAACACCTTCTGATACTCTGATCATCTTGGGGAATCTCAACTGCCAGCTGATCTCACGAAGTTGTTTGCGGATGCATTCGTAGAAATGCATCTTCACTCTCGGCATGAGTTCAGCTTTGGCGATTTCATAAGCCTCCCCGTAAGAAGGCGCATAGATGCCAACGTTCTCGCAATACACTTGCAGCAACGTTTCCTCGAAGACGAATGGACATTGTCGGATGAGCTCAACCAACTTGAGATTACGGAGGATCTCCGTTTCAGTCAGAGGTCTCTGTTCATCGACCTTTCCACGTTGCATCTTGAGGATGTCTTTCCCAGTATCGCAACCGGGGATGGAGATGTCAGGTCTCAACATGAGTCACCTCCTTAGTTGCTGTAGTATTCGTCGAGTTCTCGATCCATCTTGGCGATCATGCCCTGATAATTGGCGATGATCTTGGCCATACGCTGGTATTCGGGAGTATTCGGATCGACGTTGTCGAGATCAAGCTTCATGAGATCCACTTGAGCCTTGAGAAGCTTCCGTTCCGCATCGAGTTTCCGCATCTTGCGATCCTTGCGATCGAAGAACCAGTTACCGATACCACGGAAGATGCCGATGCCTTCCGCACTGGATGCCAGAAGATCCGGCGGCAGTTTGCCGAGAGAGACTTTGGCGAACTTGACATTGCTGACGTTCTCGTTTCCGACCAGAAGAATATCCGTACCGTTTTTGACGTAGTCACGCAGAGCGTTGACGAAGTTCTTCTCGGCACCACTGTTGATGATACGGTTGGTCAGATCAGCGAACCGTTTGAAGTTGGTGTTCATGAACTCGACGAGGTACGGCGCCGGTGCAGGAACATCGGTGCAGATCGACGTCACAATAGCGGATTCGAGCGACACGAGATATTTGCCGTAGAAATCCGCTTCCTCAGCCAGACCGAGGATGACCGCATGGGACATCTTGGTGGAGAAGATCGTCAGGGTCTTTCCGGCAACGAAATCATCGATACCACGAATGATCTGATCCGTGATCGAGTTGTAGGTCTGTGCTGCCATCATGAATGAGGCAAACAGGGAATTGGACTCCATCTTGCTGGCAGTGCCGATCAACGACTTGGCGATCTGTTGGTAGAGATGAACTCCGAACTGAGTTTTGAGATCGGGATTGCGTACCAGCATGATTTCTTGTTTCATCTTCGGAAGAAACGGCTCAAGATTGGAGATGAACGTCATGCCGCTCAGCAGGCTTTGCCGGTTGGTGTCCAGATGATCAAGGATCTGTTCCTTGGTGATCGTTGCGAACTTGGTTTTCGCAGCGAGACCTGCAGTCACTGCAGAGTCGAGTTTGTCGATGGGAAGAGCCATAGCTTCTTATATCCTTAATTGAATTTGGTTGCGGTTAGAAGCGCGGGGCCATACCTTGCGCCATGAGTGTGACGAGATCTTTAAGCGCGGCATCGGAGCTTGCGGATTTCCCAGCGTTCTTGATCATGTTGTAAGTGTAAGAACCAGCCGTTTCGATGCCGTTCATGTAGAGATCAACCGTCAGGTATGACGGGTCAACAATGACCAGCATTGTGGACATAGAAGCTTTGAAGAAGGCTTGCCGATCTTTGAAATTCCTGATGTTCACACCGGCTTCCGTCGCCGCTTTGGAGAAAGAAGTTTTCTCAGCGATGATGATAACGTTGGAAGCGTTCCGCCTCGGTTCGGAGATACCGATGGTGCTCTTGATCTTCTTGGCGAGAGACGCTGATTTGTGGTCTTCCAGTTCGCGAAGGATGCCGTCCTTGTCGGCTTTGAGGATCTTGCCACGTTCGGCGATTTCATCCATACTGAGGATCAGATCACGCCAGAAACGGATTTCACCGGCTTGCCATGCTTGCAGACGACGTTTCCAAGTCGGATGGAAATTCATCTTGATGAAACCGGTCACAACTTCAGTCGGCAGAATGTACGGAATGAGCTGGACGTAGATGTAAACCGAGAAGTTGTTCTCTTTGGTACCGAGATTCACTTCAAAGACTCGACCGTTATAGAAACGCCCGTCCTTGTTGACGATGTCAACTTCCTGCGCTTCCGTTGCCGAGACGATCTCGTCATCGAGACCGAATTCATTGCCGATGACTTCAACGGCATCGACGAATGATTCGGTCGCAACGATCTTGAGAAGTTGACGGACCGTACGACCGGACCGAACGAGTTCCTGCAGACGCAGCGCCGTGAGAATATAACCCACTGTGATTTGATTGAGCATCGACAGCAGAGGCTGCATGATCTCTTCTTCAGTAAGTCCTTGATCGATGTACAACCGCATCAGAACGTTGGTGTCTTTGGTGAATTCCGTAAGACTCGAAATGCTTCGATCTTTCGCATCTTTGGCGAAATCGAAAAGGTCTTTCGCAGTCTGCGCGGCGTTTCCAACTTGCGCGAGGGTTACCATAACTTGATACTCCTAGTTAACAGGGGTTGTTTGAAATGCAAAGTTTTAAAATGGACTAGAATAAGCCAAATTTACCATAGTATGTTAAGCCGTACTCCATGTATTGAAAGCCACTATACGTTTCTTTAATACAGGTGTGGTAAATGATATAACTTGGAGGAAATAAACCATATGAGTTCAAAAGTACCTGAATATAAACAACCAATGAATACCGAAGGAACCGACGGATTCTGGTTGGATGAAAAGGTTGCAGGAACGAAGGCCAAGACAGATGTCTCCGCTAAGCATTTGGCCGCGGCACGACAAGACTTAGATCTTGTTCAATGGGAACAACAGTTCAGCGATGCTCCTCGTAAATACACGGTCAATCGTAATGCGATTCCATATTTGAACGAGCGACTGGAATCCTACATCACTCGAGCAGCTTATGTTGCAGGTGGTGCCGGAGGTTATTACGATCAGTTCGCGACGTTCTTTCGAGGACTGGACCGGTTCAAACGTAACATGCTTCCGTCCAACTCGGAACACCATGGATTCACGTTTATCACCAGACCGCGTTTGAATCTTACAGATGTCCAGTTGGCACAAGATCGTTGCTTCGCTCCGTTGAACAACGAAGACCCACAATCTGTCCCTTTCATGATCAGAGCATTGTTGGATACCCAATGGGCGAGAGATCATTACAAGGAGGCGACGATCAGTCCTCTGTTGAACTACTATTCTCCGTGGCTAACTCCTGTCGTCAATGCTTTGACTTCTATGACAGGATGGCCCGATCCGACTCTCTACACGGAAACCACAGAAGGTGGATTCTTTCAGGAAGACATGACCGTGGCGATCGGTGGTGATCGTATGTCCAAGACCTACGAAGTGAACGTCACCTTCAAAGACATCCAGGGTGGTCCCATCATGGCGATCTTCGATTACTGGACGAAATGGATGGCGAATGCCTGTGATGGTGTGATGATGCCTTACGCCGATGCCATCGATAAGAATCGACTTGATTACACAGTATCGATCTATCGGTTCGCTACCGATCCCACCAGACGGTTCATCACGAAGTTCGCCAAGGGAACCGGATGTTTTCCAAAATCCGTACCTCTCGGAGCGGTATTCAATGTCAACCAAGGTGAGATCTTCTCGGAAGGTTCGGCTACTGTGACAGTTCCGTTCGTGATCAACCACATCTCTTACAACGATCCGATCATCATCACGGAGTTCAATCAGTTGGCGGATCGTTACGCCAAAGGGATGTGGGCGAATGATAAACTCCCAGTGGACGAGGAACGTCCATACGCTCCGCAGCCGATTAATAACTTCTGCGGATTGCCTTACATCATCACCGGAAAGAACAGAACAGAACTGATCTTCAGGAGACTGAAAGAAGAAGCTGGTTTGTTCCTGAACTAATAAAAGGACTCTACAATGAGTATTTCAGAGAAACTAGCATCGAATATCTTGCAGAATCCTCTTCTTCTGCAACGAGCTATGCTGCAACAGTATGAAGATGATATCGGCGGTCTCATCGTCGATCCGAACCACACTGTTGGTTACATACTCGAGATGGCAAGTGAAGTAACTGCCAGTGCGATCAACGAGATCAACAATACCACGGAGGGATTGTATCCAGTTCGTGCGCAAGTCTCCACTGATCTGTACAAACACATGAGCGATTATGATTATGTCGGCATGTTCGGTTCTCCAGCATCCTGTCAGATGTCGATCATCTTGGACAAGTATTACATCCTGGAGAAGGCTGTTAAATACAATGACAACTACAGTAAGGTTGTCATCCCGAGGAATACTGTGTTTACGATTGGTGACTACGTATTCGGATTGTATTATCCGATCGAGATCCGAGTCAATCGCGCTTCACGTACTTTCTCAGTGATCCAAGATACCACGGTGGATAATCCGATCCACACATTGACACAAAACATCCTGGAACATCGATTCATGCGAGATGATACGATGGAGTTCCTCGCCATCTCTGTCCCGGTGTATCAGTTCAAGAGAGATCTCTACACGAACACCATCACGGCAAGTGCTGGATTCAATCAGAAGTTCTCTTATACTGACCGTTTCTACGCGGTACGAATCTTTACCAATATTCAGGACAAGAAAGATCCTACTGTCTACAATTGGGGAGAACTGTCGCAGACTCTGTCCAATCAGATCTACGATCCGGAGACTCCGACAGCGATCGTTCAGGTTCTGACTGAAACCAGTCAGGTACAGATCCAGATTCCTCAGGTATACCTGTCGAGTTACATGATCCGAGGGGAGATCAAGATCGAAGTCTACTCTACCAAGGGAGCCATCGAGTACACGATCCCTGTCATCGAGGGAAGTACACCAGCGATGATGAAGTTCTCAACGGCAGAACTTTCGGACGATGAAGCCAAGTATTCAGAACCACTTCGGTTGAGTTCTGTACTCTTGATTCAGCCGATCGATACCGTGATCACGGGTGGCTCGAACGGATACAACTTCGAAGAGCTTCGGGAGAATGTCATCCAGGATACCTTCTCGGTAAATGCTCCCATTACTCCTGGAGACGTACAGAACTACTTCAAGAAGCAAGGATTTATTGTCACGAAATATCGTGACGGTATTACCGATCGTATTTTCCTCTGTCATCAGAAAGTCACTGATGGTGTGTCTGGAGCCACGATCGCAGCTGCTTCACTGAATACGCAGTTCAGTACGGACATCAAGAAGAACGTATCTGGGATCATTCAGCACAGTTCTTCGTTGTTCACCTTCCTACCTTCGATCGTTTACGAGTATCAGCAAGCCAAGAATTCTTGTATTCCACTGTCCGATGGAGAGATGCAACGCATTGCTGCATTGCCGGCAGCTCAGCGCATTGCGGAATTTAACAACCGCATGTTGACGATCTCTCTGTTCCATATCCAGTTGGATATCAGTGATCGGTACCCTCTGGCAACGGCTTATGATCTCAGAGCACCTAAAGTTCTCTCCAACGAGTTCATCGGTGAAAATCCTGAAGTCATCACGCAGTTGTCGCTTTACTCTTATTCACTCACTTCCGTCAAGAACGGAACGGGTGGATTTGATTTAATCCTTCTGATATCCAGAACGGACGATATCAAGAATCTTCTTGCTGTCGGTGACAACAACATCGCGAATATTCGGGTTCTGATTGCAACCACCAACATCTATCAGAAACAGGTGTGGGCTGAAGCGACATATCAGAATCGAGTCGATGACAGAGATGTATTTAAACTTCACATCAATACGGATTATCAACTGTCACAAACGGATGGAAATCATGCCCTCTGGACAACTGATACTTTCACTGACAATGTTCAGGATGGAACTCATCCGATCTTCTTAACAAACGAATTTCACATCGTTTTGACCTTGAGAGAATCGGTACTGGGGGACATCGGAAGCGTCACCAAATCGATTGAGACTTCTTTACCTTACGGTTGGGGCGACTACGTTGCCGTATCCGAACAGAGAATGTCCATTCAATTGGGAGAACCGATCGGTGAACTGTTCAACAAGATCAGTCTTGCGTTCAAAGGCGAGGAATATCTCAAGTACACTACAACGAAGTTCTCCGTCCTGCAACAGACGGAGTATGAACGTGATGTGAACACGGGTATGCTCGTCTATGAAATCGTCGATGGACAGGTTGTATTGAAAGAGGCCTTCCCGAAAGGTACGCTGGCACTTGTCGCGGCTGGTATTAAACCAGAATTCACGATCAAGGATGCTTATACTTCCGTGGTTGGGCAAGAGTCTGTGATCAACGGCACGTATTATGCTGTCGACGAGAAGAGCATGAATGCACTGTCTTCTGACCACGATGAGTGGCAGATGGACTTGCACAACATGGGTGTAAATGGAGACGAGATCTGGAACTACAAATTCGTGGCGATGGATGCTCTCAGACTGGCACTTGAGTGCTGTGCTCCTGTTCCGAATAAGGAACAACTCCCGTCACGTGGTTATGCGAACATGTTCGTATGGGTCAATGATGCTCGAGTGTTCGATGTCGACGGCGTTGCTTCCATCGATCCTCCGATCTATGGCATCGTCAAGACAGATGGATCTGGTGACGATACGATCGGTCGGTTGTATCTGTGGACTGCTGATAAATGGACAGCTATGGTTGGAGGAGTCTCTCTCGATGACACCAAGACCAAGGTTCGCGAAGACAATGCAACTACCGTCGCGGATTCAGAAGGGCAGCCTGTCTCCAAAGATCCGATCTATCACGGCTATGCGTATGCCATGTACCTGAATACTGACAGCTCGTCTACTCTCCAGTATCTGTCGTATCTCGGGATGCAAGCTGCTGTTGTAGCAGGTGATGTGAAGACAGGAACAGAACCACTGTATCCGTCGTTCGCTCATCTGATCGGAGAAGCTCAAGATCCGTTGAAATGGGAAGATCATATCAATCAGTGGCCGTGGGATGTAACTGAGTGGTATCGAGTAGCTAATGCTACGTTCACGTTCAAGTTGGGAGGAGTTGAGTACACCAGAGAATACAAACGTTGTTATCTGGATGAAACGATCAATCTCCAATTGGTTACGGCTGGTATCGATTCCTACACGGAATATGTATCCGGTCAGATCATTCTGGATGGCAACGGTAATCCGATCATCGATCCCAATGCGTATCCGTCTACGATCTATCTGATCGAGATGTTGCACCTGGATGCCAAGTTACTGGCAAGTACCACTACCTCTTACCGAAACTATCCGGAAGAGACTTGTGGTGTTCTCCGGTCTTACTTCCAGACAACTCGTACGGTCAAGGATCAGTTGATGGAGAACACCAGACTGTTCTTCGAACCATTGCGATCGATCGGGAACGGATCGTATAAGAACGCTGCCGGACAGACTGTTGAGATGTCGCTCGACATCACCATGAAACTGCGAGTCTACGTCAGTCAAGCGGCTGCCAGCGATTCCCAATTGATGGATCTGTTGAAAGTCAAGATCGTCTCGATCATCGACAAACAGATCTTCAGTGGTACCGTGAACTGTGCGGACATCGCACAGATCCTGCAAGAGGAAGTTCCGGATACAGTTCAGTACGTTGATATCCTTGGTATCAATGATGATCCTGATCTGCAGACGTTGATCTTCGCTGACGAACATGTTCGTCCTCACTTGAAACACGAACTTGTGCTTCTTGAGGATGGAACAGTTGACGTCAATCGGGGATTGCATCTGGAAATCGTCGTTCAAGAATAACTCAACAACTAGGATGAGGGATCATTCCCTCATCCTAGTTGCCTTTATTTTTTATGAATCTTGTATATATTGTAACAAGAAGAATATACCAATTAACAGAGGAGATTTCTAAATGGGTAAATTCATGAACGGATTGAATTGGGTACTCCAAGTATGCGAAGAGATCCGAAACAGTGATCGTGCACGTGAGGAAGAGGAACTTGATCGACAGAACCGACGCGATATCCTCAAAGACGAGGTAACGGATATTGAATACGAAGCCATGACACGGGAACAATTGATCAGAGGGCTGAAAGACGCTCGTGCTATCAGCAAAACTATCGCTCTCGAAAATGCTGATCTCAGAACTAAGGTCGAAGAACTTACGCATAAAGGCCGTGAGCTCGAGAAAGAGATCAGAGAACTCGATCCAAATAGAGAAGAATACTGATGCAATAATGAATTAACTTTTAGAAAGAGAATACGTGACATGGACTCATTTAAGCCGATGGAAACATCATCCGCTATCACAGAACACAAGAACCGGAGGCATCGTGTTCTGAAGTTCAGAAATATGCTTCGCAATAAGATCGATCTTCCCTTACAAGAACAATGCAAGTTCTTGATCAACACCGGAGAGATCTCGATCGCTTCCCTTGCTTCTATGGTGGACCTTACCGAGAACGATATCCGATATCTGCTCGAAGGTAAGGAATACCCTTACATACGATCCAACTGGTTCAGATATCTCCACGAACCAGAGGATCATGCCGTTCCAGCCGATACACGAAAGTACAAATACAAACGAAAGAATCGCTAAGGAGGACTCACCATGCCTGTTAAGGAAATACGTCTCAACTTCCAGAAACACAACGACACCTTCAATGCAAAAGCAGTTCTGAATAATGAAGAGATCAAGAATCTTCAGTTCGGAAAAGGTCGTATCACACAAGTCGGAATTCGGGTGGATGATCAAGTGTACCCGATGTCATTACCGAATCCTACAATGGAAGAATTCATACCGACGGTTTATGCGGTATATCGTACAGATGAATTACCGGCTCTTACTCTATATACCAGGAGCCTCATGCTCAATCTGTGCCTGAACGCGGATTCACGTTCCATCATGGATGATAAGATCCCAGCAATGGAACCGATTCCGTCTAAGTTGGATCTCCTCGCGTCCAATCAAGTTCTCAATATTGATTTGTGCGGATCTCTAACTCTACAGCATACCGTTCCAACACAGGGTGCTGCGGAACTTGAAGTCCGCAGCAGTTGTAAGTTGGTCTCAACGATCGATGACATCGAATGGATTGCTACCGCTCAGGAAGACGAAAAGCGTAAGCTAAGAGATCTTAAGTTGTCAGTTTCTCTGGAGTGGATGATTATCGAACTTCCTATGTATCACGAAGTGCTACGCGACTCACCCAAATGTGACGTCATTATTCACGAGATCGATCCGGCCGAAGGACGAGTGTCGGCTATCCGAGAAGGAAGACTCTACGCACAAGGACATCAGATCAAGTTCTTCATGGAGAAAGGCTGCGAAGATCTGGCTCCTACCAGAGCTCATGATGATGACAGTGGTTTCGATGTGCGTGCATCTCTCGATATGACAGTTGATCCACATTCGGTAAGAGGAGTTCCCACTGGCGTTCATATGGAGATGGGAAGATCGCGACATTTCATGATGGAAATCCAAGTGAGACCGAGATCGGGATTGGCGATCAAACACATGATCACAGTTCTGAACACTCCGGGTACCATCGACAACGGCTATCGAGGAGAAGTCGTCATTATCCTTGCCAATCTGAGTGACAAGCCCTTCGAAGTCAAACGAGGAGATCGTATCGCTCAATTGGTTCCGATCATGGTACCGATCGTCAAAGCGGACGTTCTCAATCTTTCTGACGAAGTAACTGCGCAGTACTGGGATCATATCTGTGATACTCCTCGTGCTACCGGTGGATTCGGTTCTACGGGGTTGTCATGAAACAGAGACTCGCTATGACATTGGAAGATCCTCTGGATCATGCCACAAGAGTCGTTGGACTCGTTGGAAGGATGAAATCAGGGAAGGATACTTTAGCCGAATTTATCAAGGAAAACGCCACAGGTTCTGTCAAAATTATCCACATGGCAGATACCCTCAAGGAGATTGGCTTGCTCTTCGGTTTTACCAAAGAACAGCTCAACGATCAATCCTTGAAAGAAGTGGTTGATCCTTACTGGGGCGTTACTCCTCGGTACTTCCTACAACTGGTTGGAACTGAGATGTTCCGTAACTTGTTCAGGCAAGATGTGTGGACGAAGTTACTAGAACGTCGTATTCGTGCCAACGAAGACAACGTGGATCTCTACATCATCGCTGACATTCGATTCCCGAATGAGGCTCGTATGGTACAGGATCTTGGGGGAACAGTGATTCGGGTGTTTCGAGATACAGTGGAAAAGAAATTCCACCACGATCTTAAGCAAGCTCGATTCACTACGTTCTGTTCTAAGATCCCCCTTCTGAACAAACCTATCCTCTGGATACTGAAGAAGTGTGGAATGTATCACGCTCCTATCCATGCGTCTGAAGCATTGATGGATGAAATCGAATTCGATCTGGATGTACAGAACAATCGATCTTTATCTGATCTCAAACGTATTGCTCAAGCACTGATCAGTGATATCGAATGTGGTGTATTCGATCTTCCCAGATTTGATGACAAAAAATAAAGACAAGTACTAGGTAGGTGGAGCGGGATGCCCCGCTCCACCTACCTAGGTTTATGAAGTCGCTAATTGATAAACGGTCTGGTGTTTACCGAATCGATCTTTCACCGTAAGTGTCAGCCGATAGTAAATCAAACGTCCGTTCTCAATCAATTCCAGATTCATCTGGTGAGTACTGAAACTCTTGCTGAACTTCTTGATCTCCTTATTCAAGAAGAACGTGACAGAGTCTCTATCCTTCTGAGATTTCGCGGGAGTCTTGGCTTTCTCCCGCATATTCAGAAGGAACTTTTCGAACTCTACTTCAACCTTCATGCAGTAGCTCCTTCCTCCTGTTTGTTGCTGATGGTTTCTTCATTCTCTTCAGCGTGATTGCCGTTGGCATATGCACGCAGTGCCTCGGTCGCGATGAGGTCCACCTTCTTGGCGAACCGATAACCTTCGATGATGTTCACGATTTTGGCAGCCAGGTAAACGGTACCCAGAACTCCACAGACGATTCCGACTCCTTTGGCGAAGTTGTTCATGATAATGACTCCTTATTGATTGTTGGATTTGCAAAGGTCGATTGCTGCTTTCGCAGCGGAAGCGAGGAGGATAACTCCTCCGATCAGTACGGCCGATTCTGCCGTTTTAACGGCGATCGTTCTCACGTATGCACTACGACATGCAGTGATTTCTTTGATTTCTTGTTCCATGATATCAGTTCCTTTACTAGTTATTCCCTTTGAGTTTGTTGTAAGTAATGTAACTTCCCGCCGCGATAGCGGCGACACCGATAGCGGAAAGGGTTCCATAAATGAAACCACGTTTCGCTCCTTCCTGCTGGCCTTTGACGAATCCGTTGACGTATCCGCTGGCCCGAGTGGAATCCAGAATGCAATGAATGATGAACTCACGATCCATAATAAAATCTCCTTGTTTAGGTTGGTTAGGTTTATCTTTGTATCATCTTCACCTAAGTAATCTATGCGTGAAACAAGATGAATAACACGATAACCATCGTATAGATTCACAATGGTATTTACCGATACTTAATCGTTTCAATTTAGGAGACTCCAAATGGACGAAAAACCTCAAGTTGTCTGCAAGGACACTGTCTCGGCGTACGCGGTGGCGTTCGCTGTGGCCCGTGATGTCATCACGCTGGTGAAGAAAGATTCCCCGCAGGATGCTGTCAAAGTCGACGCCAAAATTTTCAACACCGTTGTTGCTGCCGGCAACGGACTCAACTAAGGGAACCCAATCATGAGTCAAATGGATAACTTCAAGGCTCTTCTCTCCGAGCGGTTCGCGATGGTGGAGGGTGGCGGTCTCGCTTATGTCGAACTGAAGGATAACACGGAACTCGGGCTTCTGCTCAACGACGTGATCGCCAATATCGAAGTCGAACCCGGTGAAACTCCTGGCGCCACTGCCGGTCGTATCGTCGACGCGTTATTCGCCGAAATCGAGAACCCGGATCGTCCGGATCTCAAAGAAGCGTACATGGCAGTTGTCAAAGCATTCGCCGACAAAATCTCCAATGCACTGTCTGATCTCAGTGCTTCCCAGAATGAAGCCAATCTCCTGGCTCAGAAGGTCACTGACCAGTACAACGTTTCCGTTGCCAACGATCCGTTCACTCGGGAACATCTCGGCAAAGATCGTTCTGCAGCTGAAGTCAACTTCAAACCGTTCCCGTGGGATACCGTGACAGCTTGCCTCGGACCGGAGAAGTTCATCGTTCATAACGTGAACGATGTCGTGCTCACTCCCGACAGCGAACGGAAAGCCGTGGTGGATGCTTCTTACATGCATCTGGCTGCCAACAAAGTCGATCCTGCACAGTTCAGCGATATTACGCTGGAGCAGTTCAGCGAAGAAGGGCGCGCTCTGGTGGTCAAACAGATCGCTGGCACTCTGGAACGGTGTGAAGAGGAAGTGGCCAAAGGCCTGTCCGCTCTCACCTCGAAACAGTTCTTCACCAACATGCTCAGCCTGGTTCGGCAGTATCGTCAGAAACCGGAGATGGCGTTGGAGGATCTTTTCAATTCCATCGAATACATCCGAGTGGTGTCTCCGGTGATCGATTGTCTGGAAACTTCCAGTGTCGAAATGAGCGGAGATATCAAGGCGATGCTTCTCGCCAACGCTCCTGCCGTTCGGCGCATCATGCAGATCATGGGATACTATTCCACCTTCATCCGTCACACCATGCTCAACGAAGCTTATCTGATCCGCGGAGGTTACACCAACCCGGATCTTCAGAAGGCATTTGAAGAAGCCAAGGGCGATGCGGCTATGCTGGCCACGTACGTGCTGGGTATGTTCCAGGGTAATGTCGACAGCATTCCGCTTACCGGTGTGACGGTCAATACGATCGTTTCCACTGCTTCCAGGATGGAAGAGATCGTCAAACAGGATACCCGGAACATCGAACAGCGGCTTACCATCGCGGTTAATACCTACCGCAAGGAAGCATTCAAACACCAGGGCGATATCTGGTTGAAGCAGCTCGCGGCAACGAAGACCGACGCCGAAGAACGGGAGGACATCCTGGATGACGGCGATGACGCCATGGATATCCTGGCGACGAATATCGCCACGTTCAACATGCCGACGGTTGACGCTTGCATGGCTCTGGTCATGGAAGTTGCGAACAGCAACAAATTCTCCAAGATCCTCTGGAAGAAGTTCGGTGCCGCCTACACGAAACGGCTGGTCGAAGGCGGTGACGTCGATCAGGCTACGATCGATCTTCTGGAATCTGGTGTGATCTGTGATTTGGTTATCCAGTTCATCTTTAAGAAGATGGTAGCGAAACAAGACTAAGAGAAACAAAAAAATAAAAGGACAGCCGGTGGAGGTCTACCCTCCACCGGACTGTTCTTGTTTTGATGATGATTCTTTAGAACAACTGACGTTGTTTTTGAACAACCGGGCATTCATCGGTATAATACCAGAAGTACCCGTCGATCTCTTCCCCATCAGGGAAGACTTGCTTGAGCTGATCGATGGTGACAGTGCTGTCAAGGGGTTTCACACAAACGCGATAGACTCCTTGCTTGATCAGTACATACCCGACCGCAACCTTCGCGAACTTTCCATTGATCGCAACAATATCGATTGTATATCGAATTGCGTCGTAGATACCCGGAAGATAAGGATGATTCATTGCCAAGGCGTGGATACCAGTGGGACCGAACTCAGTGAGATAACTCAACGATCTGAGCGCGATGGTATCGTTCTTCGCCGCACATTGCCGAATGATAGCGTTCGTTGATTTGAACGCTTCGAGTTCCTGATAAGGAATCAGCACGTCCTTCAATGCAGGAGGATCTGTCTTCTTCGGCATAGTGAAAACTTGCGTGTCTGCTGTCCACCCGGCAGCGCCAGCATGCCCACCCCCGTTATACGCTAATGCGATATCGATCACAGGCTTCTCTTCCGTTGTGGCATATACCGAATACCGATATTTCCCAACATCAGAAGTCCAGGCATACATCATCAATCCGTCGTAGATGGACCGATCTTCAACACTGTCGAAGAACCAACTCACGGATTGTCTGGTGTTGGCTGCAAGGATCTGCTTCCCATTGACTTCAGTCGAGAAGGCCAGATCATGAGCCCATACCTTATCTCGTCTTACCTGATATTCTTCGATCGGTCTTCCGAGTTGAAGGATGGAACTGAGACGACGACTGCTCGTCGATAACAGGTCCTCCCATATGGCAGCGCCTTGTTTGGTGTTCGGTCGAGTGTCGAACAGGTCGATGCCGAAGAAGAACGCACGCGTATCCGTTTCGGTGAATTGCCACCGATCGTAATCGTCCACGAGCTTGAGAGCTCTCGGTACTTCTTTGCCTGGGAAGAAGAAATCCCAGCAAAGCAAAGCGCCACATCTGGAATCATCCCTGATACCCTTGATCTTGTCGAGGATTCCCATGGTCTTAAGCTCTTCTTCTATCGATTGATAGTTCTGCTTGTGATGATCAAGCCAAGCGATATTGCAGCCACGATCCAGCAACATCTTGAAGTCAGTTGCTGGAATGCTGAAGTCTGCAATAACAACATTACACCCAGCTTCGATGCGCTCGTACGGAATAGACCTTCCATAATTGGTCAGGATGATGACGACTTTGGAGTTATCTCCGAATCGCTTCAGGATTACTCCACCAGCCGCCGCTGCATCCATGTCGTTGTGTAAGATTGCGAAGATTGTTTTCATGATTCGTGTCTCCTTTATGGGTAAATTGTTGTGAACTAAAATCGTGCACATGGTAGTGCTGTCGTAAGGTAAGTAGATCTTCACATAAGTAATATATGTGCAAGGACTGATCGAATATGCCTTCCGTAGCATGGTCAAATTTCGTACTTAAATATTAACCAGATACAAAGGAAATGCTCGATGGGTCAAGTTGTATATAACAACATTACCTCTCAGTATCAGTACGTGTATGGATCTGGTTCGAACCAGAAATCCTTACCACTGGTGAGAGTTTCCGATATCCCAGCCAGAGATCGCATCAAAGATCCAACTACTCCGGTTTACGTGGTAGATGCTTCCAGAGATCCCTCGGTCGGGAAAGGATGGGCTATCTATTACTGGGACGTAGAACTCGAACATTGGGTCAAGATGGCAGAAGAAGAGTCTATGGACTTGAATCTCCCACCCGAAGCCGAGTTATTCGATGCCGTCACAAAACGACATGTCCACATGAATTTAGACGTTCTCAATCAGTTCTCTATTTCCATCAACGGAAAGATCGCATGGAAAGATACCGAACTGGTCACTGAGACTGCACCTGACAATATCATCTACGGTTCGCTTGCAGATGTTCAAGGACGGTACAACGTAGCCAGTGGTTATGCTGTCAACATTACCGCTTATGATGCAGCAACCAACACGATCAAGATCGCTCTTCTCGGCGATCACAGTGAGAAGTTCGTTCCTGATACGTTCACTGCAGGAACTCCGATCCAGCTCAGACTTGGTAAGTCTGATCAGGAGACGAGTCGTCCTAATGTCGTCAAAGCTGTAACCAGTGTGGACCAGGAAGGCGACGGCGAATACGCCTACGTCAAATCGATGACACTGGAACTGCAAGAACCTCTTGGGTATGAAGGAAATAAAACCTTCGATCCAACAGAAGAAGGGGAATGTGCAGTTGCGGTTGTTCCTGACAACGATCGAGATGTTGCCTGTTTTATTTCAGGTGAGCACAACTGGGGCGTTGGCTGGAACTCATCTACAACCGGACTCGGAAATATCAATGTCGGTGATTACAGTTCTGTGACAGGCGTTGACAACATCTGTACCGGTGAGAACTGTTGCGTTGGAGGATGTTCCAATACAGTTACCGGAAGTGAATCTGCTGTCTATGGGGTGAACAACCTCACAGAAGGCCGAAATAACTTCGTGATCGGTGGAAACAATCGCTGTACTTACTCGTTCATCGGCAAGGAAGCTGTTACACCCACATATGCTGACGATTGCATGATCGCCGGTATGGGTAACGAATCCACCGTGATCGGAGCCAGGATCTTCGGGTTCCAGAACCGTGTCTACGGCTATATGGGAGCCACTTTCGGTTACAATAATGAAATTACTGTTACCGGTAAGTATGCTCTTGCACTGGGTTCGTTTCTGACGATCGCAGCTCCTGGCGCCATTGCATTTGGTCGTGGTGGAGATATTCCGGAATTCGAAGGAACCTTAGATTATTCTTCCTATGCTGCTGGTGATAAATCTGGCATCCACTACAAAGAGGCAGTTGTCTTCTGTGGCGGATTAGGCGGTAAAACACAAGCTGAGAGCAAGCAAATCGTTGCCGCTTACACGAAATATCGGTGGGTCAAGAACCCTGCCTACCCCTGGGGAACTGGAGCAGCGATAGAGGCCCTTCGTAAAGATACGAAGGAAGATCCGTATCTCATGGAACCCCATGATCTGTTCCGTGTATTCGGTTCACTCCGAATCGAAGGCACTGTCCAGGCTAAGGTTAAATACACTGAAGTTGCGCAGGATGCTCCGGAACTGGATTATGAAACGAACAATCGATTCAAACTCCATATCGTGGATAATACCGGCAACACTTCGGTTTATCTGACCAACTGGGAAGACGGATGTGAAGGGGAACTCATCGTGTATAACGGCGGTACGATCTTCTCTATTCCGGACAATTGGAATGTGATCGGCGAAATCCCTGCATTGCAAGGGAATGGCTACGATGTGTTCGAGATCAGACAGATCGATACTGATGTCTTCATCCGTCACAAATTCGCAAAATCAAATTAAAGGAGACTTGCAATGTCAAGATTTGTATTTCGCAAGATTGAGACAGGAGAAGAACTTCCTTACAGTACTGTCTCGATCACACGCACCATCATGGTACCACAGAAAGTCAAAAGTCCTCTCTGGGATAGTGAAGGAAATCGGTTATCCAAAGCTCAGCTTGCTGAGTTGGGTCTGGTGGCTGTGGAGTATCCGGATCAATCCCAAGAGTGGAAAGAATGGAAGAGCTTCACCAGTATGTATGAGGCATTCCCTGAAGCGATCGGACGTGTTGAGAAGTATCGTGATCTGATGAATCAGCTCGATATTCCTTACAGCGCTACAACCGATCAGATCGAAGCAGCTGTCCGCGAGAAGATCTCCGATCGTACAGCACAAGAAGAGATGATCGCTCGCATCAATGCTGCAATGCTTGACGTCAAAGTCAATTATCAGGCGTGGGCTATCGCTTCTGGTTTGGAGGCTTATGTCGGGAATGATTTCACGACTTGGCTCCACATGCCGATTCTGATCAAATATCTTCCATCCAGTAAACCTGTTGAACCGGAGTATCGCCAACCGATCGAACTGGATTAACCAGGAGGTTAGTATGCTGATATTTTCCACGAAGAACTCAATTCCTTTTACACCATCAGAAGTTGTTCTAACCAGGAAACTGATTGAATGTTATGTCAATTACGATCCCAAAGGTGGAGCTTTTCTGAGAGCATTGAATCTGAATGATTACATGCTCAAATGGAGTACTTGGATGCGAGATGAATCGGATGGTGTTATGGGCTCCTGGAGTCCAGCCAAACCATTCGAGTTAAACCTTGTGGCTCCAATAGAGTCGCTCGGTATAACCTACAAACCTCCGATGATAGATACCAGAGTACTGGATCATCTGGTCACCGTATTTCCTACCTTACTTCATGAGTTTAATCATGCGTTTCAATTCATGCCGCACAAGTCATTTGAACAGATGATGGAAGAGGCTGGAGGAACGGTATTGGAAGGACAACGGATGACGAAGACAGATAAAGTTCTCGTCTGTACTTTGTCGATCTTCCGTATGGTTCAAGGGGTATTCAACCGATTCTTCACGTTATTCTTGGATCACAACAAGTATACGGAGAAATTCACGATCGAGTTCGATAGTCGAATCAATACCGATCAGAGGGAACCGGTGAATACCTTCTCCGAAAAACTTGGTGGAGCTATCGCAGGAAGGAGTTTCCTTCATCGACTGGCACTGGGTTCTCAATCCACTCCTCCGTGTTCGGAAGAAGAGTATAAATCGCAGGAACAAGAACAGATCAGAATGTATGGTGACAAGATTTGGAACTATGCTGGAATACTGTTTGGAACTGTGATTGAGTTGAACAAAATGGCAGAATAACATCAGCATCAGGTAGATAGGATATCCTATCTACCTGATGCTTCCTTTACACTCATTGCTACCCGAAAATCGACCATATTATGCGTTGAAATAGCTCATCGTACATATTTTCACTAAGAGGTTGTACGCCATTTCAATCAGCATTATTCACCGGAACAAACAAGGAACCAATTATGGCAGCAAGACTTGTTTACAACGGTACGACATCGAACTTCCAATATATCATCGACAATGGCTCTGGTGGTAGTTCGGGAGGGAATGTCAAAATCGTTGCAACGATCGCAGACCGCGATGCGATCGTACGCCCAAGCGGTCTCGTTTGGGTTATCGACGCCACGGCTGATCCAACGGTCGATCGTGGCGGTGCCATTTACGGATGGGAAACTACCAGCAGTAAATGGATCAAATTGGCTGAGGAAGAGTCACTGGATATCGCGCTGAATCTTAACTGGAGCGATATCACTGGAAGACCGAGTGCCTCCCCGGCCAACATCGACGATGCTGTGATCAAGAAACATGAACACGCTAACAAGGCTGCACTTGACAGCATCACTACGGCGAGTGTTCACACTCACCCCAATAAGACGTTGCTCGATTCGATCACCGCTGACAATGGATACTACCACAAACACAGTAATCTGGCTGCGCTCGAAACTTTCACCGCGGAAGAGATCGCCAGACTTCGTGGTATCACTGCTAATCAGATCCTGAATTTCCACAAGCATGTGAACATGTCAGCGCTCAACCGTCTCGGAATTTCTGCCAACAGTGAACTTACGATCGATGGAATTCCGATTCAAGCAGGCGGAGCATCGGCAGGCATCCGTTACGCCTCTTATGAATTCACGAAAACAGCAGAGCTCGATGAATACAAGTTCAACCTCGAAGCGCTCAAGCTTAAGAAGGGGATGGAAGTAAGCATCTGGGAACGTACTGCAGACGGCACTGAATATACAGAACCGGACCACTTGTACAGCGATACCGAACTCATCGTCGATATGACAGGTTTCACCGCTGGTACCTACGTGCTCACCTACATGGTGATCGATGAGGACAACACAAGTGCTCAACTTGGAGAGAAGCCGTTCACGCTGAGTTCAGGACAGTCTTCCGTCACATTCACTCAGGAGCAACTCGGAGTAACTGGAAAGATCGATCCTTCTGTTTGGCAAGTTCTGAACGGGGAGGAACATGCAGTCAAGGCGGATGTCAGTTATGACAATTCGTCGGTTCTGACTCTCGGACTTTCGAAGTTCCCTACCGGTAATTACATCTTGCGTTACATCAAGATCGTAAGCTGACAACTGAAGGAGGTCCGTCAGAATGAAACATACAGGTTATCAGCTGGGAGATGGTACCGACATAGTTGAAAAGATCAAAGGCAAAGCAAGTAAGGAAGAGCTCAATGGAGCTATTTCAAGAACGACGGTCTTTACGAACCCGGAGGGAGTTGATCCTTCTGCCGGTATCGTGAATGGATTTGGAGGGTTGACTGCAGGTACTGTTGTGAACAACATGCCGTTGGTTGATCTTTTGTCCATGGCCATGTTCCCTTATCAACCGCCTCGGATCACTTCGTTTGCGTCGGCCCAAGTTCCAGCCTCCCTGGAATGTGGAGCCACTCTCAATCCGACGAGTGGTGATCTCACATTCACCTGGAGTTATGCCAACATAGGCAACATCGAAGATGATACCCCAGTGATCCTCAAAGACAAAACGGCCAATACCGAACTCTGGCGTGGCACGAAAGCCAACACCACATGTACGGTGCCGTTCGGAGCAATCACCAAGAACGCTGTGGGTAATCAACAGTTCGAACTCAGCACAGTTGACAAGAAGGGTTCCACCATCAGTGCACTTATCTCCACGCTGTGGCAATGGAGATATTACTGGACTGTGGACGAAAACGATGGAGCTGTTCCGACCCCGGAACAAATCGCTGATGGTTCGTATATCGATTCTGATACGTTGAAGACGTTCTCGTCGAAACTCAACGCCCAGAATGGTACGCAGATCGTCATGCAGATCCCGGTCGGCTCTCGTCGTATTCTGATCGCCTATCCTTCCAATCTGCGCGATGTGACTTCGATTGCATCGAAGGCTCAGAATGGAGCGGATATGAAACAGGTTTTCGTTAAAGGTGTGACCGGATCGGTCATCGAAGGTGCAACTCCAGACGCCAAGAACGCCTACAAGGTGTACGTTTACCAGACTTTGGCTCCTTATCCGTCAGCGGATACTTACACAGTAACGATTTAAGGTAAGGAGATAAAGAATGAGTAAATATGCATCGCAACCACTTGGGTTCGCACGGTTGGACAACCAACCTTTGGAATCCAATGTCAACTTTCCCGTTACAGATGGGAAATCGGGTTACCAGGCAGCTTCTGAGTACGTGGGATCAGATCCCACGTCCTACCCCGGCCAGATACTGGCGGCGGAACATGCCGACCACACATGGGCTCTGTACATGGTTACCGGAGCCAAACTCCTCCAACGAGTACTTACCGTAGCAGTTGCTTCGTTCACGAACGAAAGCTTGACGGCAGGTATTCTGTACGTTTCCGGAGAGCGTCCTCCTATCGGAGTGCAATCTCAGGAGACTGGAAAGTACTTCGCGGTGTCTCCATTGGAACTGGTTAAATCCGGTGACAATGCGGGTCTTTATAAACTGGACTTTGGAAATTACAGTTTTGAAGGTAAATGGGACATCATCTGGTAATGAACCAGACCCAGTAGTCACTTCATCATACAGAAGGAAAGAAGACAAATGAATTGTTTCTTGCTTCGTGCAGAAATGCTCCAATCGGATGCTACCATCCAAATCACTCAATCGACCGCTGGTCTTGTCAACTTCGCTGTCGGTGCCATCGGCATCGAGAAGGTGACCAATCTGCAAAGCTCGCTGACCACGATCACCAACCGTATCGACGGTCTGGAACAGGGTTCGATTGACCTTGGCGATTACCAGGCTACTGCCGGTATCAAGATGACGGCCCAAGAGAAGGTTGAACTCTTCGGTACCGCGTTCGAATACAACGGCAAGACTGTTGTCGTCAGCGATGATATCACTGACGTTCTCCGTACCACGGATAAGGACGTTGCCAACGGCGTTGCCGGTCTGACCGCCCAGCTCAAGCTGAAACCGGAACAGATCCCGTTCGACACCAACACCATGGAACTCAAGAACGGTGTGATCACGGTCAAGACCGTTCCGATCGTCAACAACCACGTGGCTTCTGAAGTCACTGATGGTGTTCCGGTTCTCGGTGAAGGCGATGCTGTGGAAGTTGGCGACCTGCTTGCGATCGCTCCGGAAGCGACCAGCAACGCCGGTTCGGTCTACTACCGTTACCAGGAAACCGACGGCACTCTGGCCGCCGACTATATCAATCTGAGTTACACGTTCAACCCGAACATGGACTCCATGACTCAGGGTACCAACAACAAGTTCCTGAGTGCCGCCGAATACAACGTTGTGTCGAAATTCTCTCTCGATGAGAACGCTGACGGCGTTAAGTTCGATGGTCAGCTCCTGCTCAGCGGTTCGCTGCTGGATTCCACGGTCTTCGCCAAGAATGGCAGCGTCTGGGGTCTCGCCGATGGTGGTGTTGCGTTCGCGAAACTGGTTCAGACTGGTGCTGTGCCGGCCGGCTGGACGATCGCTGCTTCGCAGGTCACCGGTCTCGATGTTGGCGTGAAATCGGTTGCGTTCCAGCTTAACGGATCGGCTGCTCCGAGCGATCTGGCTGAAGTTACCACCGAAGCCGGTGCTGTAACGATCAACCTGAAGCTGAGCAATGACTTCGATATCACCACGAATACCGAATTCGGCGTCGCGATCAATGCCGGTACCGGAGTTGGTCAGTTCCTGAAGTTCGCGACTGCAGCTACGCTGCCGGCGTTGAATGGTGCGGCTCTGACTGGTCTGAATGCCAGCAACCTGGCTTCCGGAACCGTTCCGGCTGGCCGACTGCCTGCGGCTGGTGCCACTGCGGCCACCAAGGGTGCCGTCTACACTGAAGCTGGCAGCGGTGTCGCTATCGCGGCTGACGGTAAGGTTACCGCCGATACCAATGTGGTGGCGACCAAGGCTTCTGTTGACGAGCTGGCGACTAAGGTCACCGATCTGACCCAGGCTCCGATCCCGTTCAACGCGAGCTCCGAGAACCTGGCCGAAGGCGTGCTGACGATCTCCGCTAAGCGGTTCCCGACCGGTATCAGCAAAACCGATTACACCAACTATCAGCCGGTGGCTCCGTCCGTTGTGGGCGCCCCGAATGAAGATGGCGTGATGGAGTTCAAGCTGAACTTCGGCAACTTCGAATTCACCGGCGAGTGGCAAGTCCTGTTCTTCTAACGAACAGCTTATCACTCGGTGAGGTAGGGGGGGGGGGCGGTTGCCCCCTCCTCATCTATCCTTTTGTACTCTTACAAAGAAGGACTAGTATGCAGAGTATGATCTTAACAGGCAGCATGCTGGCCTCGACTCCTCTTTCTCTCGTACAAGACGGAGATAGAGTGAAATTGGCATGGACTGGTGGAAAGATCGCATCTTTTACTCTCCAGCATCAACAGGAGATACGGTTCATACCGTTCCTGTCAACTTCGATACAGATGCGATCATCGTAGATGTATCTCTTTGGAAACGAATACAAGACAGCGAATCATCCGCTGTTCAATATATCAAAACAAGTCCAGATATCACCATCGGCGACACGGCTGTAACGATCGATATGACTGGATTTCCTGTAGGTGAATATCTGGTACGTGTTGTCGTTGACAATTTGTCACTGGAAGATGCCACGAAACATATCGTTCCGATCGTAGATCCCATCGTGGATCAGCAAGTCGTTGATCCAGATTACGGATATTGTCGCTACCTCGATGATCTATATCCAATTATGAATTTCGCTCAACGATTTAAAAACGTTGAGAAGATCGTGTTGGATGTGGTGAGCGGGACCTCAACGGTATCCGGAAACATATGTATCATCCCTATCGTAAATGGAGTGGACAGAGAGCCAGTTATTGTACCTGTAACAGGTACCTTGACCAGCATACAGCTTTCTATTTCATTCGATTTTGGGACTTTGTCGTTAAAACGAGATACTGAGAACTCTTTGGACACATTGAAAGGTGATACCACGATAACCGCGATCGTTCTTGGTGTCACATTGGAGACGAGCTATCATGCGTGATTCACTACTTCTAGCCGCACAGGATGAGTCTTGCGTCCTTTGTGTGACGCCATATCTGGGCGGCTCGTGGTGGAGTCGCTTACGTCCACCGATGCCGCGAAACTTCAGCGAAGGATATCAATGGAATGCTCTACAGACAGCCATGTATTCGTCGCTACCCTGGAAGAACGACCATCACTTTACGTTTAACTTCACGGTTGCCGAAGATTTCGAAAACGGCAGCTACTGGATCATGTACCAGAGCAACGGTAGGATTGTGTTCTCTCTAGACAAAGACGCTCGCGGCAGTCGGTTCGTATTTGGAAGTTACGCATTCAGCAACGGAGTGTTTGTTTATACTCCGTTCGCAGCTTCGCTAGCCGGGAGACATGAAGTGATTTTGGCGGTCGTTGGAGATACGTTGAGAATCACGGTGGATGGTGTGTCGTACGAGCAGAGCGGCGAACGTGTGGAGTCATCGAGCTACAACCGGGTGGTGACAACCTCAGCCCCGGTGACGCTTCACGCGGTTTCCCTGACCGACGATTCGACGGAAACGGATATCTGGCAAGCGACCTACTCCGATCTATACGACACGTCGAATCCGTGGCCATCTGCCGTTCCGCGCAACTTCGCGGAGGAACCTGAAACATGGAGAGATGTACCGTTAATCACTTCTGCGGTTGGATATGATGACTGCGAATTTTCCATCCATTATCGGCTAGACGGTTATCTGGATGGTTCTACCATCACTCAGTTATTTTATCACATCTCTCACAATGGCAGTGTCAACATTGCATTTGCAGGAGATGGTACTGGTGGTAACTACAGTTATATCCAGTTGACTGACACGGACAGTCTTGTGATTCCTTTAGACCGGATTCGACAACTTGGAGAGCATACGATCCGCGTTCGCCGCATTGGATCAACTGTTACCATCGAGTTCGATGATGAGGTTGCTACAACCTCATCTGGAATGGATAAAGTAGCAATCTATTCAATGAATGCTCCGACTTCCAATTTCAACGGTGTTATTTTCGAGATGTACTGGAAAAATCTGACCACAGGACGAATAGTCTGGAGCTATCCGACTGAAGCAGAGCGTGTACGTCTTATTACGAAGTCGAATGTTCGTACCGATAGGAGTGCTTTCGAACCGGTCGATGACAACTACGTTTACTACGTAGATACCAAATTGGATCTGCGAGGTTATATCGGTGATCTGTCTATGGTTGCCAATGTGCACATCGATCAGGAAAGCGCCACTCGTGCTGCAAATCCAGTGGTGCAATATCACCTCATCACTCAAGGAGGCCCGACCACATCCAATACCCTGACCGTGTTCGCTATGTATCTGACTCGTTACCCAGATCGCAGCATAGGTTACAAACTCTTGATCAGCGATGGATCGAAGTGGTTCGAAATTGAGAAGATTTACTCTGATGTACCTCTCGATCAGATACGAACTGTCGGAGTGGTGCTGATCAAAGCTACAAGAGAACAACGTTGGTTCGTGAATGGTAGTTATATCGGCTCTGTATTCGTACCGGCAGATTGGAATGCGTTCAATGGTTCAGATAATGCAGTACAGAATGTGCGCATTGGTCCTCATATCTTGAGCACGAGTTATTGGCCTACAAAGTTACCATCGGTCTTAAGCGCTTGTGTATTTACACGTGCGCTGAGTGATGCTGAGATGATAGCGATCCACGGTTAGCAAAACGAGGAAAGACATGACCAGATATTTCAAAGATATCAATGGAGAAACCATCCGTTATGTCGGTATCCAGAAAGGATCTATCTGGTATGCTGAGAATGGATGGATTCCGTATGATGGAACCGAATCCGAGGATCGTATCAAGATCGTAGACGGTCAGATCACGATCCTTCCGATGCAGGTACCGGATACCACCGCATTTGATGAAGCTTGTGCATCTTTTCGTGCCATCTGTAAAGAAATTGGGGAACTGATCTCTGAACCTGATTTCAAAGGTGGTTTTGATGAGATTGCCAAATACCAAGCTTCTGAGCAGGCTACAACGACCGAAGGTATCATTCTGGGTCTCAAATGGAATACAGCTGATAAGCTGTGCACCTATGAAGCCAGCAAGCTCGGTATCGGACAGCCTGATTGGTGGTATCGTTGTTGGGAAACGACCACGACTGAGTCGTGATAACCCTAATAAACCAAAGGCAAGGAAACATGAATTGCTTTGTGTTGACAGCAGCCATGTTAGAGGGAACTCCTCTTTCTGTGGTGCAAAGCGGTAATGCCGTTAAGCTGGTGTGGGACGGAGGAGGGATCATCCCCTTCGACCTTCACCACACCGCTTCGGATACCGTTCACTCGATCTCTACGGTTACAATCGCCGATGCGATCATCGCGGATGTGACAGTATGGAAGAAAGCTCAAGGAGAGGGTGGTGAATTTGAATACACCAGAACTTCTCCTGATATCGTCGTTGGTTCGGATGAAGTGACGATCGATATGACTGGATTTGAAGAAGGGGACTACGAGGTCAGATGTCTGACTCGTGCTGGTCATGGTTATTCGAAGACCGTCATCGCCGATCCTGCCTATGAAATGCCTGACCAGATGGAAGGGTACGGTATAGGCAAACAACTTACGGACACTGACAACACGATTTCCTTCCCAGTAAGGGCTTGGAAGATCAAAGGTTGTCGGATTGTATCACTCTCTGCCGATTCGAACGTTACGGGAAATGTTGTCATTGTCCCGTCGGTCGATGGAACGGATCTTGATCCGGTTGTTATCCCCGTGAAAGCGGAACCCACTGAGTTCTTCTTTCCGTTGGACGCAACAGGCATGCTGTCTCTGAGACGGGATACCGCCTCTGAACATGACACCCTGAAAGACGGAAGCGTCGTTGGGATGTTCATCACTAACATTGAATTCGAAAAATAACAAGCGAGTTATGCGCTTGGATAGGATGCAAATATGAACCACCCACTTCTTCACAAATTGGCGAAGTCGCCGTCATGCCTGATGGCACTATTTCCAGAGAATGGAGGCGGATGGTACGGTCCCAAACAGCCTACGTTGTTGACGGATCGTAATTTCAACACCCTTCCAATGTACTTTCTCGATGAACATTTCGCAACGGACAAACTTGGCACAGCACAGTGTACACTTGAAGTTGAATTCGTTTTGAAATCTTCTGTATCAGGTACAACGTACTTTGTCTTTGGTCCGATGCAATTGACATTTACAGCAACACGAGTCACTCCGGTAGTCTCCATTACACGTGGTTCGACGCAAACGACTATAACTCCGTTAGGTTCAGCGGCTTTTACATTGACGATCGGTACCAAAGTGAGAATCGTATTCAAACGTATTCTCAGCAACGGACTTTCGATCATGACTGGAGCCATCTATTACGACGATGTGCTATTTCGGCAGAACCAAGTTTCTCTCGGATCAACTACTACAACGATGCGCGGTCAATATACACAATCGACAGCTCCTATCGTTGTGTCCAAAGCCTTCATCAGAAATGATGAGACTGGAGAGATCGTTGGATCGTATCCCAATCCTGGAGAAGCCGCCAACCAGTACGCGAAGTTCAATATCCGAACAGATCACGGATCGTTCGAAACTGCTTTATGGAACGGAACCCACATTCCTGGCCGTATCGATACCTGTCTGAATCTTCAAGGGAGGACCAAGGACTTCACGTTGGCATTTGATTTCGGTATCAATGCCCAGGGAGGTGGTTTGACTCAAGTACAGAATATCGCAATACAGGGAGCAACGACTCGCACTGCTGTTAGTACGGCTGCTGTTTTCGTACTGCGATACACGAGAAGTCAGAATACGTTGTTTTGTTCGGTATTGATTTCTAGAGACGGTGCTACTGATATCGGTGTTCAACAGACCATGAGCTTACCTATTGCTATGGCCAACGGATCTCCGATACGATTTGTTGTGACAGTTTCTTTCACTCAGAGGTTAGTTGCTTACTTTATGAATGGAAGACTTATTAACAAATCAACGTTGCCAACGAATGCTACCGGGATAGGGACACTCGGAACGACAGTAGCTCACAATACGTTCTGTTTGAAAGCATTTTACAACAATACATCGACCTCGACTGCAACGGATGGTGACAATTTGGTTACCATCAACTAGGCTTTAGCCTTAGACTACGCGATGACGGATACGGCAGCAAGTGCTATATCACGCGTTTAATACCACGGAGTCATTTATGAGACATGTTCGAAAGATCGCTGTGTTGTCGCCAGACGATGCTTCGACAGTAGCATATCAGATGGAAGAATATTTCGGTCTGAATATGGGAAATACCTTCTACACCAAACATGGATATCATGCTTATCCTGGATCACTTCCGCTTGTCCGGTTGGACATACAAGGAGGTGAAGATGTGGATGGTGTGATCATGGGTGGTGAACTTGTGGAGTTGGAAGCTCCTGAAGAGACACCGCTTCCCAAGCGATACAGTCAACGTGCTATCATCCGAGAACTGGGTGAAGGATGGGAATATGTCCGCGCACAGTTGGAAGAAGCAAAGGTTCTGGATATCTTCTTCGCGGCAGAATATCTGCAGGATGACGATGAAGATTTCGTTCCTTGGTTGGCGAAACTTACGGATGAACAAAAGCAAATACTTGCTCGATGTGAAATTCCGTACTGAAGTAAATGTTCAACTACAAAGAAAGTGTGGTTGTTAAGGAGAACCAATAGATGCAACATACAAAAGTTCAAATTGGCGACAAATCCTTACTTCCTGAAATCGAGAAACGGGTAATGCTACCCGCCATCGATGGTCAGGTAGGACAGGTTCTCGCCAAGGGTCCTGATGGCACTACGGTCTGGACCGAAGGTGGTGGTCTCCCGAGCGGAGCAAAGGATGGGGACCTCCTGATAAAGAGTGCAGAGATCGTCGGTAATGATTACAACGACGATCACACTGTGCTCTTTATTCAAGGAAGTGCCTCCAATGCTGCTGCAGCGGATTCCCCGCTCCCGGTTACTTGGAACAACCAGCCGGCTGTTCAGGAGGACAATACTCTGCTGCTTACGGGCTTGCTTACCTGAAAACTACCGATAAGCCGTCTTTCGCGGCTTATGAGAAAGTCGTTATGGATAAGGCACAGGAGCTTGGTGTCAAAGAAGCCATGTACAAGAATCCCGTGGTTCTGGTCATGCTTCGCAAATGGTGGATCGGGAACAAGCTCACTCCGGTCATGATCCAAGATGCTATCGCCTATCAAGAAGCACATCCGCTGAAAGCGAATATGTTCGGTATCGCCAATATGTATTACGACCTCGGCGATTACGTCAATGCAACATCGTGGTTCGAAAAAGATGATCGCGGGTCCACCAATCTGATCCGCTGTTACATCAATCTCGGACAGAAGCAGAAAGCCATTGAGTACTATTACGACAAATTGAATAACAAGAAATTCTCTCCCGCAGCAGCACAAGAGATGTTCCCTGTTATTTGGAGTCTTATCTTGGATGATACAACTATCGATCTCCAAGCGGCGAAAGACCGGAATGCTCGTATGGCAAGTAAATACACCAGCTATCTTTACGAATCAGCAAAACCAGCTGAATCCCCGTGGAGAGCATTGGTTACACTCCTGACGGCTCAGTCAAAGTAAGCATCAATTTCATACCGTCCTTGAATGGAAGGTGTTCAAGGATGATACCGGTAGCAGTATGCCGGATAACCCATCTCTAAATGAAAAGCAAAACCAAATGAAGCTCACCAAACTGTTCCTCGCACTCACCCTGACACTCATCACCGGCGTTACCTTCGCCACCACTCTTCGTGATGTCCGTGACGCCAAAGTTTCCGACATGGCCGCGGTCGTATCGACCTGGACCAATGAACTCGGTACGGCTACCGTCATGGACAAGATCGAGTACTCTGCTGCGCAGGGTCTGGTCTATCTTCGTTCCAACGAGAACGCCACCTTCGCCGAAGCCCGCTCCAAAGTGATGGCGAAAGCCAAAGAACTTGGCATCGAAAAGGAAATGGCCGCCAGCAGCTACATGTACGGTATCGTCCATCCTTGGTGGGTCGGCGAAACCCGCCCTGCTCTGCTGCAGGAAACTCTTGCTTACGCTGAAGCCAATCCTCCGGCCGATGGCGCCGGTGCTTATGCCGAAATCGGCCGTATCTATGCATTTGTGTTGAAGGATTATGTGAAGGGTCTGGCGGCGTTCCAGAAGGGCAATTTCCAGAGTGATACTCTCCGTTGTTACATGGAAATAGGAGATACCGCCAATGCCGTCAAGTACTACTATGAACTTGCCGAATCTGGCAAAATCAGCGCCGGTGCTGCTGCTGAATACTTTCCCACTGTGTGGGCGGCTCAGGCGAAGGGATTCAAGACTGCCGAAGAGCGTGATGCCGCGAAGTTCCGTCTCAGCAAGTTGGTTGATCAGTATACCAGTAAGCTCTACTCCGATGCCAATGTGAAGCCGGAGAATTCGCCGTGGCGCAAAGTGATCACGCTGTGGACGGCCAGCTCGAAGTAACCTAAGGTTATCTTCAACAAAAAATAAAAGTGAATCAGGTAAGGTAACTAGGCATCAACGCCTAGTTACCTTACTGCTCTTTTGTAAGTGTTATCATGATCCGATCCCATTACGATGCAGAACAGGTAATCTAATAAAATCAACTACAATATCACACCCTGTTCTATCGTTGTGCGATATCGTTCGACTTGAACAGTCTGTAAAGATCTACACCCTCATACCTTTCTATAGGTAGAGAGCGTGATCTTTAAACTGTTACACGTCTAATCGTTGTAGTGCCGAAGTTCCTACGTGCAAGAACAAGTTGTCTTGCGATCGCAGGAGCCTGAGCACCATAACGAGGCCGAAGCAAGTCGACCAACTCTTGGAACGAAAGATTTGTATAGTCCATGGACCACCTCTTCTACTTAGGGATAGGGAAGGAGTGTCAGCTCCTTCCCTATCCCGCATTCCTGGTAATTGCTTTCAAACGACCGATCGGATCATGAATAAAATTTCATTCAAGAACCAATTGGCCGGACTGATAAGCATCGCGGATCTCAGCCATCTGTTTGGCGCGATCCTGCCAGAGTTTGGATTCCTTATCAGCTTCTTCCGGCGACACTCCCTTAACCGGAACCAAAGCGACGGACAGACTGTGTAAATTACACATCTCGATCGCTTTCTGGAGAAGCAGACCGACGTCGTACCCCTTGTCCTGGAATTGTTTCAGGATACGTTTCACTCTGGCACTCGAAGACAGTTTGCTCATGATTAGACCTCCTTAGTTTATCATGATGATGAGTTTATGTGTGCACCGAATTATGCACACAGTTGGCATTACACCAATGTAATGTATGCGTGAAGAATGTTGATCGACACCCTTCGATTTAGTGACATCAAGGTAACCATACAGGGAATAATTAAAATGATCTGAATGATATCAAAACATAAGGAAATACTCGTATCATTTTGGAGATATTTCGCTTCATGTTGAAACGTTATGGATCTTTAAATTACTTCAATTAAATCAAAAAGAATAAGAGAATGATCTGGGAGGTAGTGGTATGATCCACTACCTCCCATGATGTTAGCCGAGCAGAGCTTCGACGACATCCTGTGCCGTGTCGGTGGTCTCGTTGAGATCCACTTCTTCAACAGGATTCGAACCGCCTTTCACGATCGCAACAACCGCTGCAACGATGCTGACCACACCGATGGCGGCTACCGCATACGTGAAGTATTTGGTACGCTTGGAGGCAGCTTCGGAACGAGCGATGGATTTGTTGATGGCCTGATCAGCGAGTCCCGTGTTGGTGATGTCGATGTTCTTTTCCATGATGAGATTCTCCTTATTTAAATTAGGTTAAGTTAAATGAATCAAGTGTCTCTCTTACACTGATTCACCAACGTAATTTATAGATGAAATAAATTGAATTACATCATGTGTATTATTTAACAGAGCGATGCAGTAATATAATGAAATCAAAATAAGTTTACCTCGTAGGTAGTTGGAATACTGGTGATGCTGTCATACACATTCATGATTCTACTCAAGACTCATAAATCACGACTCCAGCTACCTACTTGGTTCTTTTACATTTACACCTTACATAAACAAGGAGAAACATATGATCCAGATCGTCGAACCATCGGTGCAACTGTATAAGGAGCACAACCCTCTCAAGAAGATCGAGTTCATGGCTCGTATCTGTACTGGCACGGAGAGTTCCGTGAAACAGGAACCGAATCTCAAGTTGATCCAAGCTCTGATCAACAGAGGACATGAATCGGTACTCGAGCATTACTACATCAAAGTGAAGTTCCCGTTTCGGTCCGTCACTATTCCTGCGGAATATCTCAACCCTGCGATGCTGAAGGCGTTCGCACTTGCGGATAAGTCGGAGCGCACGGAAGAAGAGCAAGTGGAACTCGATCGATACAAAGAAGAGTTCCAGCGTCTGACCATCGACAACAAGAAGAGTGATGTCAAGGAGTATACGGAACAGGAAACTGCTCTGAACGATCAGCTCTTCTTCCAGCTCTACACGATCTTCAATCCCAAGTTCACCAAACCGTCGGTGTCCTCTGCGGATGAGCTGCATACCGTCAACCAGCATCTCTCCATCCAGCATCTGGAGCTGATCGGCAACATCCGCGCCATGCGTGATGGCATCCGTATCCTTTCCGAAGGCAATACGTTCGGTATGCTGAGAAGTGGAGATCCCGGGTTCTTCTCCTACTGCATCAGTCTGATCAAATCCCTCTACACCTGGCAACCAATCCTCTTCGAAGATCTCGTGCAGGATTTCAAAACATACTGGGAAGCAGAAGATGCAGTTACCCTGCAGTCGTTCGGTATCGAAGAATGGGAGAATTACGCATCCTTCATCATCGAAACCGATCGCAATGTCTCGCATCAGTTCGTTCGTCATCGGAACGAGATCTCCTACAGCCAGCAGTCGCAGCGTTACTGCAAGTACAAAGATGGAGTTCGCTATACTCGTCCAGTTGGATTCTCCTGGGCAGTGGATGGCAATCCCATCTACGAAGAGTGGAAGACCGACATGGAAGCGAATTCAGCGAAATATCTGAAGAAGCTCGATGACAGTCTTCCTCCGGAAGAAGCCAGACTCTGGCTGAACAGTTCCTGTTACACCAAACTCGGTGTGACGATGACTCCGGATGCACTTCAGCATTTCATGAAACTTCGCGATGCTGATGATGCATATGCTCCGATTCGGCATATCGCCAAAGAGATCCGCAAAGCTCTCACACCTGCTCCGATCGAGAACGATCATCCGTTCATCAATTTGAACGGTGAAGAGATCATGAAAGATTTCGGTGAAGAGATCGCCAAGATCGTCTCCGGAGAAAGTAACTAAGAGTTACATAAGACAAGAATGATAACCTACCTACGTACTGGATCACCAGTACGTAGGTAGGTCTTTGTAAATTATTAAGCGTACTGCCTCATAACAGCCTTGATGCCAGCCAACAGAACAGCATGCGCGGCGTTAAGAACCTTCGCGACAGCATTCAGCAGCTTTGCATTGAACATTGCTTTCTCCTTTTCCTCAGGAGTGAGCTCCTCATTGCCGATCTTCTTACCAGTCATGTCAAGGATGCCGTTCACTTGCTCATGCAATGCAAGCAGTTTCTTGGCAGCTGGTTCGAAGTCAGATTCCTTCCATCCTTCGTCGAACAGATCGGTATTCGCTCGTGCTCTGCCAGTCACTTGAACACCAGCTGCGAACAATGCCACCGGCAACAAAATACCAGTGACAGTAGTGGCCCCCAAAGTTATCGTAGTTGCGGTAGCGGAAGATACACCAACTCCCGCCACCCACAGAATATCGTCAATAGATAGACTTTTGTACTGATAGGGAGTCCCTTCTACCTTGGTCCCTTTCACCTTGATACCCATCTTGTCGAGTACACTGATCAATCCGGAGGGATCGTATTTGGTCATATCCTGTTTCACCGCCTTGCCGAGCTCGGAGCAGATCGCTTCCAGGTTCTTCACGCTGGTATCGAACTTGGACTTGGGAGGAAGTGCGTCGGAATACACAGCATCCTTGCCAGAGAACGTAGGCTTCTTGTTCAAGATGTCCTGAATTTGTGCAGCAGCTTTGTCGGAATTTCTGGAGAAGGTGAGTCCCTTCCACCAAGTGCCGTTAAAGATATCTGTTATCAGACCCTCTTGCGCAGCGACGATGGCACCTTCCAAGTTGTTCTGCCAACTGGCAGGATCATCTCCAAGAATCGGATGGATGAATTCATCCCTCACCACGAACGGTACGCAGCCTTCAATGGCTTCGGATTCTGCCAGCATATTCCACCAACCTTCAAGTGCAACCAGCTGATCCAGATGGTTCATTTGGGGTTCCACAACTTGAGAAACAACGTTGAATCTCATTTATAACTCCTTGCAAATACGTTAACTTTTTGAGGTCACACACAACCCTTCATGTCTAACATGTTATGTAACATGTTAGACTAGTTACAGATAATTATATGTATGTGTGTGTGTCGTCTATCAACCAGAACCTCTTAAGACAAGGATTTCTCACAAATGAAATTCAATGCTTCGCAAGAACCCAAGAAACTCTCCGATGCGGAGTTCCTCGCCCTGTGCTTCGATCTTGAAGATCACATGGACTCCGCCGAAGATGCCCAGTTCGACAGCGCGGACCTCGCTCTGAACCTGACCGCTGCCCAGGAATCTTTCCAGGAAGGCGGTGTGATCGGCATGCTCGCCCAGTTCGATGGCAATCCGGAACTTATGGCCGTGCTTGGCGATGATCCGACCCAGTACGAAGCCCGTCTCGGTGAACATGTTGTCGCCGCTCAGGAAGCGTTCCTGCAGGATGTGTTCCGCAACAGTCTGCTCGGTGCCCTGCTGGCCCGCAAACGCAAGACTGCCGAATACCTCAAGGACGTCATTCCGACGGTCAAAGAGAAGATGGCGGCCGACAAAGATCTCACCCAGAATCGCATCAGTGCCACTGGCGACCTCAGCTCCAAGCTGAACCCGGTTCGCTCGGCTTATCTGCCGAACTACAAAGATTTCGTTTCCATGGCGGCTGCGCTGAAGAAGCTTTTCGCCACTCTGAGCTCCAAAGCCGGCACGGTCGAAAATCTGACCACGGATGACTTCGCTGCGGCGCTGAACGGCTCTCCGTTCATGACTTACGGCAAACAGAAGAAAGCCGCTTCCGGCAACGACTGGGTGCTCACGGTCTTCGGCAGCACCTGGGGCCCGCTGTCCCGTCTGCTGTTCGACAAGAACAAGACCATCGCGCAGCGTGGTTGGGATGCCGACAAGCTGATCGCCGCTTGCGACACTGTTCTGGAACTGACCAAACTGATGGATCAGGCGGATGCCGTTGTCGCCAAGGTCAAGGGCGATGAGAAGTCCAAGGAACAGCTGAAGCTCTATGCCCGCGGCATGAAGTTCTTCTGCGAAGAGGCCGGCTACCTCGGCCGCGGTGTTGTCACCGCCGGACGTCAGGCCACCTCTGGTTTCATCAAGCGCGGTCTGGAAAAGATCGTCGACAAATAAGCCACAGCTTATCATCGAATAAGAAGAGAGTACTCCGGTGATCCGGAGTACTCTCTTCTCTTATATTGTTATATTCATCGGACAGTTTTACTGAACTCTTCTATTCGTTGACCGTATAACACACCGATCGTGATGATGGTGAGACATCCTTCTTGTACGGAGGTTGTGCTATAGTAACTTCCTGTCTTACCGTAGGGAATGGCGAGTTTGCTCCACCTGGATCGTTTGAACACTTCTGCGAAGGATGTAATCATATTGGACGACAGATGTGTTAAAAGTTTGTCCAGGAGGTTGATATCATTCCATACTTCGTCTGGTGGAGGTTCTCCTCCGATCACTCTCTTGAAGGAATGTATTCCTTGTACTACATCGGATTTTATTCCAAGTTGAATGACGAATTCAATCCCTATGGTTTCATTAGGTTGGACGTATTCGTAGAGACCGTTACCCAGATCGTTCCAGGTCGCTTCTTCCAGATCATTTACGAAAGCATCTCTACCCACTATCTCCGCTAATGGCGAGTACCATATCTTCGGACAAGTGAGAACTCGTCTTGGTATTTTAACTGATTTCATTGTGAACTCCCAATTGTTTTGTTAGTATGAAATGATCAAATTATGTGAAAAATAACTAGCTGTAGGCTATAAAGACTATGCTATACAGATATTATTTATATTGATCTGATGGACTATACACAGGTCGATAATCAGTCCATCTACACCCATATAAGGAGAACAAAAAATGGAAGCGTACAAGAATCTGACAGTCAAGTTGGGTGAAGTCATTCCGGTCACGAATCAGGAGCGGAAACCATCCGAAGCGGAAGTTTATCTGGCGATGCATGTGGAAGACGCGGACGCCAAAGGCGATCGTTGTGTTCTTTTCACGCAGAAGGAGTTCGATGCTCTGTCGATCATCGACAGCAAGGACTTCGCTGATCTGCTGGCTCCTGGTCGTCTGTACAAGATGACTCGTCACGACGGACAGATCACCTACATCGTTCGTACTCGGGTGTACTACCCGAACACCAAAGAGTGGTACATCGTGATCAAACGAATCTCTGAACACGCGCTGCGGAAAGCGGAAGCTCGTGCTGCCGCGAATCAGGAAGACCAGACCAAGCGTAACTGGTTCAATCGATTGCTCGACCGGTAAAGGAGGTCTCCATGAGTACTTCTGATAAACCGAATCGTGGGATCTATGTAGGGTTGTGCGGAGGAGGGTTCGCAGGTGTCGAATCTGCCATCGGTGCTTTGAAGGCCATGGATGAACTCGGTATCAAAGCCGACAAGATGGCAGGCGGATCGGCAGGCGCTCTGGTTGCCAGTCTATATGCCAGTTTCGATCTGAATGCCGAACGATTGGAACATCTGATCAAGACAGTGGATTCGGATACTTGGTTCAAGTTCAAACCTTGGCAACTGATCAAGTCGATCTTCGGAACCAGCAACTACTGTTACGATACTACTGGGTTATACCAGTTCTTGCAAGAGAACATGACTCCCAAGGCAACCGAGATGGTTACAGTATCTGTGACTACTCTGCCCTGTTACGACAAAGAATTGCTTCCAGCTACTCCAGCACACACCTTGGCTTCCATGTCCATCCCGAAGGCTTGTCCTCCGGTACGATGGGATGGCAAACTCCATGCCGATGGCGGAGTTAAGGATCTTCTTCCAACACCAGACGGACATGAGATCGAAGAGTACGAACACATCTATCTCGTTCTCTGCCCTGACACCAGTACCGGAGAAGTGAAAACGACTTGGAAGCTTCTCGGAGAACTGATCACTCTCCTGAATGCTGTGATGCAGCGTGAAGTAGACGAAATTCGTTCTACCTTCAAAACCTTTCCCAATGTGACAGTCATCGATCCTCCTGGAACGAGACTGTTCATCGATGGAGACAAGGATACCTTCTTATCAGGTGGATTACTCCAATGGTCGGATAACTTCGAACTGTTGGAGAGCACCTATCGTTACACCAAACACAAACTAACCACAGGAAAAGATGAACCGTGAAACGTCACATATTGATCATGATGACTTCTTTCGTGTTGGCGACTGGTGGAACTGGTTGTGTGGATAGTTCCATCATCCACGAAAGCAAGGATGATGAGTGGTTCGAACGACATGTTGATTATCAGCCTGCTCGTTCTGAAATACAACCGGATTTCACAGCTGAAGAGTCGGCACTGGAAGGTGAATGATGAAGTATATCATCTTCCTGTTGCTTTGTTTCACTATACTCGTATTGATGACAGGATGTCAAACGTACGAATACACCGAATACTACGACCCTCAAGTCAACGGTCAGACGTTTGTCACTAAAGCCGGAGAGCTTGAGATATTCGGACCAGTGAAATCAAAGACAACTCAGAGTGGATACCGAGAATCCGATCTTGGCAACAATGCCACGATCAAGGTTTCTGCTTTCTAACAAAAAAAACAAAGGACCTAAGTAACAGGGACGCGTTTGGCGTCCCTGTTACTTAGTCTTCATCATCTTCGTCATCACAATCCTCAAAAGGACCCTGTGATAACAGCTTCTTCAACCAATCGTACAACTCGAACATTGCGTAAATTCCGCCAAACAAGACAAGTACGATCATTATGGCCAATGTGAAAGATGCTCCATCAGGTTCATTCATGATTGTTCTGTTAAATTCAAGTTATAATTCCATTTGAAAGATCTAGGGTAGGAGGAAATCCTCCTACCCTAGATGGGTAAGTCATAGGACTTACTTCACGATCGGGTTCCCGTTGTTCCAGTCGAGACCAGCGAACGGGTTATTCCCTTCCATCGGAGGACGAAAATGATGTTCCTTACGTTCACGCGGAGTGCTGGACTTCTTCGGCGGTACAGTTGATTTGGATTTATCGAACTGTGCCCGCTTAGAAGGTTCGCGTTTACCGGAACCCTCGGTGGGATGATCGTCGTCATGATGCGACTCATGACGAACATCTCGATGGTACCGGGCCAGACGTTCCTCCCTTGCTTCGGGAGATTCTTCGTGATACTTGAATTCCAGGCAATTCGGGTTCTTGGTGAGCAATTCCAGGATCGCTTCACACATGTACCTGGTTTGTTTCTGATCCCGACAGAGTTGTCCCATCAGAGAGAGCACATAAGTCATCCCGTTCCGCCGTTCGAAGATATCGGTGAACGAAGGATCTTCGGTAGCATTGGTGTACCGGTCGCAGATGACTTTGAGCGCTTCCGTCAGTTCAGTGACAGTTTCCTGATTGAAGTCCCTGGCCCTGGCAGCGAATACAGGAAGTTTGGTCATCCAAAAGACCATCGCATCGCCTTCGTGACGTTTGCTGTATCCTCGATGAGACATCGAGTAATTCACGATGGTGGCGATAGCCGCTGGATCGTAACCGGCGTCAGTGAGCCTGGCGGTACGTTCTGCAACTTTTGCGGCGATGAACTCTTTGCGCTGTTTGACTTCTTCCGGGGTGAGTTGTTTCTTAGACTGAGATTTTGTCACTTCCATTTTGGCCTGGTCCTTTTGACTGTGGTGAGGGTCTACTCTTGATGAGATCCCTACGTTGTGTTCTGATTTGATCGTAGAATAATTCGCAAGCAGCTTGAAGATTCCGACACTGCATTTCGATCGTAGTGTCGCGAACCAATTCAAGCTCCTTAAGAATATCCGGTATTACCTCTGTAACTATGCGGAGGTGCGAATGATTGACGAGCTCCATCGGAAGTCTGCTACCCATGAATGGTGCAATCGTATCTAACGCTGCACTCGCGGTATGACAGAGCCGATCGGTTCGAATCATGAATATGGCGGACCGAACAACAGAACCTTCCGGTAGTTGTACCACCTGTTGAAGAGTCATCCGTTCTGCAAGCATGAACAGAAGTGTGTTCTGAATCTGAACATCCGAAACATGTTTCTGCAACAGATCAGATAAGATAACACCTTCTTCTCCTCGGAATGGTATCCCGATCATGCGATTGGGAGCTTCTCCTGGATCAGGAGAAGCTTTCGAGGGTTGTGGCTGTTCCTTCTTAAAAGGCCACACTTAAACACCTCCTTGTTAGTAGTATCAGTTGATGATGCCGGATTTATCGATGTCTCCTTTGACTCCGGCGAATTTGGTTGCAATGTCGACAGCTTCTGCTTCGGCGGTATGACCGAACCGATCCGCCTTGGTGTTGAGGACATCGATCAGAGATTCACTGATCGGTGAACCGCAGATGGCGAGATAGTTGAGATCTTCCGACAGTCCGAGATACGTCACGTTGGTGAACATATCAGGAGCCGATCCTTCGTTGTTGATCACGAGTGCCGAGTGAACGATGCTGTCCGGATGGATGGAGATGAACTCTTCACCATTCTTGGTATTCTTGACGGGCTCGGGACTCTTCAGATCAACGATACCGAAAGACCACACTCCATTGCCGGCCAGTTTGATCAGGTCGGGGCGAAGGAAGTTCAGCCGGTCAGTGTAATCGAGTTCCGTCACCGTCTTGTTCAGGAACAGGTCGCAGATCTGCCGAACGCGCAGAGCAATCGTGTTGTTGACGATGAATCGTCCGGTGCCGATGTTGCTGTAGATCATGGTCGGGATGTAGACGTTCTCCGTCTCGGCAGTGTGATAGAGGGTCCGCAGCGTGTTGATGCTGTTGACGCAGTCCATCTTGGAACATGCATCCACCACACCGATCGCGATGACGGCTTTCTTGCGCCGAGTCGCTTCCCGGATGATCATGGGACCGATCACCGAACCAGAGCCACCAGACATGCTGTAAATGATGATGTTGATGTCCTGGATATCGTCCATTACTCCACAGCGATCGAGCTTCGTCTGCATATCCTTGATCAAGATACCACGGTTCTTGCCAGCGCCGCTGTCGCCGAGGATGTAGGTTTGAACTCCGAGATCGTTCGTCTTGAGAGTTTCTGTATCGGCCGGAATAACCGGACCATCATGCCGGTCTGTCTCTTCACCAACCACAACCGCAGCCGGTTCAACCGGAGTCGCTCCAGCGAGTTTGGAGATGTTGGACCGACTGGTGTCGATGGCGACGAGTTTGGGCTGCACGCTCCAGTTCTTGGTGATCTGAGGAGTGACATCTTTCATGTACTTGGCCAGTACGTTGATGCCACAGCCTCCGGCGGCGAACACGGTGATTTTGATTTGCTTTTCGTTCATTTCTTTCCTCGTGGGTTAGTTGGCATACGCCGGTTGAGTGAAATCGAATCCTTGCATCCGGATAGACGTATCGGTGGTTTCTCCGACTTCGATACCCGTATCCGAGTATTTGGCACAGAGAATCTCACCATTACGTACTGTCAACAGAAGCAGGTAATCTTCATTGATATCGTTCACCAGAAACTGATGACGGATCAGTTTCTCATGCTGAGCGGAAGGGAAAGGTTGGTCGTCTGGGATGGTCATCCATTCGCCGAGGTATATGGTACGTCCTTGACTGCGGTTGAACTCCCGCTCAATGATGCGGTTAGCCTTCCAGGTACCACGGACGTGACCGAAGAGTCTTCGGATATCCCAGCGACTGGGTTCCGTGATCTGCAAGATGTAGACGTCACCCTTCCTCACTTGACCGAGCAGTATCCCTCCGGTAGCAACACGTTTCGATCCTTTGTACTTCAGCAATCGTTGTGTCACCTTTTGATGGATAAACACTCTCATTCTGTTCTCCTTATCCCTTATTGGTGTTTTCCACAGGATGGCAGCTTTCTGTCATCCACGTGGAGATTAAGTTTAGCTGCACAATGCGGACAAATCGCTTTGGAGCATTGATGACAGGTAGTTGGTCGTACAGTCATGCCACCATGCCCAATACGTGACATGGTGAATTCCTGATCACATATACCACAAACATGAGTATCTTTACTTGCCGTTTGATCCGATGTATTCTTTTTGAAACTCATGCAATTCAAACAAGTTCCTTTCAGTGTTGATGGTTTAAAGAGTGAAATTTGCGGATAATCCAGGCATCTCCAACAGGTCCATCCACCACAACTGATACATCTTCCTCCTGAGAGATTCATCATCCAGAGAAAGATCCTTATTGGTAGGCTCCAAACCGTGATATGCGCTCCGCAAACGTGACATGTTTCAGTCTGACGATTCTTCTTTCCGAACAGACTCCTCCATAGTTGTTTCATTGGTTTCTCCATTGATAGGATGAAATTCGATCACACGATCGTCTTCCGTGATAAAGTGTAGATGATGCTGGACGTCTTTGCCAACTTTAGTCGGTAACGACCAGGTGACCTCATCCAACCAAGAAGCGGGGATACCGTAACTTCCAGTCAAGTCGATCATCACTGACCAGTCTTCTTTGCCAGTGGCTTTCAGTTCTCTGATCTTCGGGATCAGCACAACATCCCGGAACCATTCGCCGCTGAAGTTACCATGCTTCATCAACCTCCCTCCAGGACAATCCGTGTAATGAAGAAGACTGAGAAGTTGTTGGTGGAAGATGCCATGGTCTCCCTGCAGTTCGTATTTGTTGAACACAGGTCCGATGTTGTATGAAAACACAGCGGTGTGAGTTTTCGGAGTGATCCTCCAGATGATGTCACTCATGTCGGCATCACCGAACATAAAGACAAGTTCATCTTCCACGATTTCCAGTTGTGCTCCTTTGCACCAGGGCTTGCCGTAGGCTTCAACATGCTGTTCGTACTCTTCATCGAGTATGGATCGTATCAGTTGAAAGAGTTTATCCAGATGGATACGATCTTGAGGGTTACTGAAGTTGGATAGATAATTTCCCATGACCCGATAGAGTTCTGGTATCGTTTTCACCTTGACTCGATTTAACTTGAGACCCAAGGCGAATTCGATTGGTTCTGATGAAATCACTTCTTTCATAACGAGAGTCCTTTTCGTCTATTTTGATAAGCTATACGCTTGTAATCATACAGGAAATAGCCGCTCATTCGCTTCTCCTGTATGATGATACAGATCTGTTAAATTTTAACGTTTCACGGTGGTGATGACATCGAGTGAACGCTGCCCGAAACGATCTGTATAAACCGCAGTTCCGGTTTCACCTTTCTTGTCGATACGCACGGAATAGATCGTTATTTGTCTGATCATATTCGGATACAACCCCTTGGCGAATACATCCAAGATAGGACCGTATTCATCGTCTTTCTCATAAGCCAGAAGTTCGAAATCCTTCACATCAGGGTGGGCAGTGGCGATCTCTTCGAAATGAGATATTGCGCGATTCCAGAAGTCTTTCACTCCCGGCTTAGTGATGTTCTCTCCCAGGAAGGACTTCACCTTCTCATCGATCTTCTTGAACGATTTGACGGGTTTACCGTCAACCGTCATGGAGAAGGTTTCATTCAGTTGTTTGGTTTTCATGACATTGTTCTTTCAGTTTTTGTATGCAATTGAGATTGAAGTCCTTCACAGCCAATAGCAGAGACTTATCGAGCAACTCATTGTGATAATGAGATTTGAGATGGGCGAGTACAGATACGATCTCGTTGTGAGTCAAGATCCTCATCAACTTAACGCTTTCTATCGAGGTTTGCTTACGATTGAAGTATGGTGCCAGCCATTCGATCCGGTGAACATCATCGTTCGTGAACTCGTTGATATCATGGATCTGTTCGTCTACTCCAAGATCAGCTGCAGTTTCACCTGCACATCCGTTGATGTCGTAATAACACTCATTGATGCAAGCGTAATAGTGATTGTAGGTTCCACGAAGGATCTCGGCTCTCAGATCGTGGTACTTAGTACCTTTCGGGATCGTGCCAGTACCAACAATACGTGCATCTTCTGCCGCAAATGCTCTGCATAGCATCTGAGCAAAACGAAAGCACTGCCCATGCGAATAGATGATATCGTTGATGGTACCAACCATCTCCTGTTCAGCGGGGTGAAAGAGATCGATGAAGTTCATGACGTCCGTGTACATGATTACATATCCTCTTTATTGGTTAAGTGTACATATACGTAATATATGTCCATTTCAATTAAGAAATAATAGCAAGTAGAGAGGGAGGTTTTGCCCTCCGCTCTCTACTGCCAAGGTGTTTATTCGTAAAATGAATCAGGATCTTCCGGATCTTCAACAGCAGTCTCATACGCCAGTTGCCTGTCATCGTCGTGGAACGATTGCATGGTAGTGTCCGCGTAGTTGATCAATCCATATGCAAGCCGGATGTAAGCCAGCCGATCGGCCATTTCCTCTTTATCCTGTGAAGGAGCTGCCTTCAGGATTTGTTCGGTATTCGATCCGATCTTGGTGATAGCCGCCAACATGTTCTTGGTGTATGTATCCATGAACTTGTGCATCTCGTTCAAGGAGTATGTACGTTCGGTGCCACTCGGAATAGGACGAAGATGATACCACTTGCTGTTAGGCCAGGTTACTGGCACAGCTTTTACATCACGGATGGTATCGGAGATTGTACCGTTAACGTTTATCTTGATATTATCTTTGCCGAACTGGGAGATGAAGACTTTATCCATGATAGCCAGGCATCCTTTGCTGTCATGAATATCAGCGAATGCTTTGACAACATTGAATACCTTGCTGTAGTAAGCCTTCATATCCTCAGGAGGAAGCAGGACTATCTTGTCATGAGGTTCCGATTTATCCAGAAGCCACCTTGGAGTACCATCCTTGTGCTTATCGGAAACCAACGGCCAGCCATGATAATCTCCGGCTATATCCTTGTGCAGTTTGACAACTCGGGCCGCCTGGAAAGCTGGATTCTTCTTTTCGCGATGGTCTCTGAGTTTGGTTATGATAGTCATGATCGGAAGACCGACGACCAGTAGTGCCAACGGAGCAAGCAAATGAACCGCTACCACCGTGGTAATGAAGCCTTCCTGTGCAGGTTCTGCATCAGAGACATTAACTGGAAGCAGAGTGTCGAGTTCTGGTTCCACCAGAAGATAAGCTGGTAATTCCGTCTTGTTCACACTCAGTGCTTTGATCACTCGATGTAAACCATCGATGACATCGATCTGATCCAGTACGATGATCGGATTCTCGAGGTTAGCCTTTTCGAATCTTCCAAGATGATCAGAAGCCATCGCATCGATGCTGATGTTCCACCGCTGAGCGATATTGATCTGTCGAATGAACTCCTGAGTGATGTCGTACATCACTGGTTCTTTCTTAGAGGTAGCAATGAATTCTTTGATCTTCTCCAGAGGAATCTGATAGCCCTTATAGAAGACAAGATCTTTTGGATCGTCTACCAGAGATTCATTCCCAGCCACGATCGTGTTCTTAACTGCAAATCGCATGTGTTGTATCTCCTTTAAAGAACAGATTGGAGATATCGATCCGCACATGCAACAACCTGTTCCATATCACGGAACGGCTCGTATTCAGGTCCAGCCAAACGCAGGAACTTGATCATGAGCGAGTATTTATCCATCTGATCTTGGTTATCTTTGAAAGCTTGAATCTTTTGGCGAAGCTCCGCTTTCCGCTGCTCCCCTCTCTGATGGAGTTGGAAATCTTGTGCAAAGTAATCGATGAGCTTCGCGAGTTGTTTTGGATCGGTATATCCAGAAGAACCAATCGAACGCGAAGAATCTTGCGGAAGGATCAACAGATCTTGGAATTCCAATTCAGGATCTCCGAACGATGTCTTTCCGTATCGAGCGATCAATCCGAGCACATGTCGCTGTAATGCATTGACATCGGAGAATTTGGCAGGATCGATCTGAAGAAGTTGCTCACGCAACTTGATGAGTTTTTGGTAGAACGCCAACCATTCCGAAACAGTTCGTACCGATACCGTCATGGATGAAATTTTACCGATCTCACCACGCTTGATAAGCAGCATGATAGCGGATAGTCCGAACTGATAAGCGACGGTAACGCCGTAGCGTAATCCTTCCGAAGGCTGCTTGATCCCGAGTAGCTCAAACACATCCTTCGTGGAGATCTTGCGAGCTTTCGGATCTATACGGTTGTGTCAATTTGTTTATTTAAAACGATTCTCATGATACATCCTTAGTGCGGATAAAGTTGTTTCCTTGTACACATAAGATGTTTTACCGACTATAGCTTATATTTGCAAAATAAAGAACAGGTAGTAGGTGGGTCCTCCCACCTACTACCTGATGTGATGGTTATTCTTCCCAGATCTTGATGAGGTCTTGTTCTACCTTTGCCAAAATTCCTGTAGGTATTCCCACGAGGAAAGGCGAAGTGATGATACGAGCGAGGATACCACGTGCCGAAGTACATGCATCGATCGTGATGGATTTATCCTCCACTTCGATCGACTCCGGTACAACACGCGATACGACCGATTTCAGAGAAGAGTCATAGAAGACTTTATCTCCAACTCGCAACCCTTTGCCTTGCTTGATGTAGAACTTGAACACGACAGTTTCATCAGTCAGATCAACGATACCAACTCGATCACTGTCCACCAACGGTTTGTTGGGTTGGAACTTGTTCGCTGTAGCAGTATCAGCTGCGAACTTGGCACGTTCGTTCTTCAGCTTCGATACAGCTGCAACGATCGTCTGCAGCGACTTGCTCAGTTCGTTGAACGGACATTTGTAGAAAACGTCGATCTGGACAACTTCTCCACTGTGCTCTGCTTTCGGAGTGGCTTTGTTCAAGTCTCCCAGCATTTGGATCAGTTCAGCATCTGCTGTTCCATAAGAGGTATCACCGATCGCACTCTGGTCGAAGACCATGAGAGGTTCGGTACTTCTCACCATCGATCCGATCCGTGCGATCTGATGCACGTTGGTATCCTTAGTAAGAGTGATATCCTTGGTAGCGATTGGACTGAATCCAAGTTTGTCGCAGAGAGGTTGACACACGAAGGAACTGTCCTCGATGGTATTGCCATTGTCAAGCAATGCCACGTTGGTAAGAACTCCGATATTCCAATCCACTTGCTTGGAGTAAGGATCGGGTGTGAAGAATTGTCTGTTGTAGCAGACGATATCTCCACGTTTCACCTTATCTCCAGGTTTGAATCCGTTGACAGCGATCTCTTGATCGACGAAGAATCCGTTAGCGGCATTGCTAGTATATTCAGAGCCGTAGTTGACACTGACCAATTTGCCATCCTTGTATCGGATCTTCACCATCTTGGTGTTCTCATCGATCGCTTCGATCTTACCATCTTGTTCTGCCGCATATGCGAACGGCATCTTGGTACGATGGGCTACGATCTGTTCGTAACCAGTACGTACTCTGGAGACGTTGCTCTTTTCTGTGGGAACATAGTGAGACATCTGGATGCTCACAAAATTAGCTCGCTTACCCGTTTCTTCAATGTAGTTCGTTACTTCTACATCCGAATGTGGTATCCACGAATGGACCTGCATTCAGCTGTGGGTGTTACCCACATGTCGAGACTATATCTTCTTCTTGTATACCAAGTGATGAACACTACGCGTATGTTGGATCATACGTTACTCGAATTGGTCATACACAAGAAGTCTCCCGTTTCCGCCCACTTAGGCGTACACCGCGACAAACCGGTTAGTCGTTGAGCACACTCCTCATTACAAAAAAATAGGGGAGCTTCGCTACTGGTTGCCCCCGATGCATCGTAGATCCAACTACGATACACGGAGTCCGAAAGGACTCGCATAGAACTTCTTAATCCGTCACGCTTGTCGTTTCCAACTACGTTGTGGCGTTCTACACTTGTAGGATGTTCCAGTGATTAGGTGAGAGTTCAACCGGCTGTCGCCAGCCGGCCGGACAGGTTAACAAGATTCCCGTTACAGATAACTGTAACTCCAACCATCTGGAGCGTTTCTTCCGTGACAGTACTTCAATCGATAATTGAGACAGGTGATAGAAATGTTCATATCATCTGCGCACGATCTCGTGTTGAAATATTCACGGATCTCTCCAGTTGTAGAGTGAACTGCTTTTACAGCTTTCCATCCCATGGTGTTGGCATATTCCACATTTGGATTGCCAGTTGGTCTCCATGGTCTTGGATCTTCTTTGTATTTAATCTGCCAGAAACCCTTTACGACCGGATGATATTTTCCGGATAAGAAGAGCGACATAGACGCCAGAGATATCTCCAAAAATTTGGAAGCATCCGTGATTTTGGCAAATTCTATCTGCGCATCGTAAAGTATATTTCTAGCCAACACCGGTTTAGATCTACCGTACGAATCCATCTGCTGAGAGATGCTATCTAGTAAATCTGTTCTAGCATTCGGGTGCAGAGCGCGTTTGTATATCTTTCGTTCAGGAAATATCTTTCCTGGTGCTTTTGTGAGACGATACAACACAGCATCTTTACTGATACCGATTGCCTTCGCACATGCAACATGACTAGGATAATAATCAACGCGTCCGGTGTCTATGTCGAGAACGAAAAGCGGAATGCACTTTGGAGATATTCCCATCTTTCCGGCGTGTTCAGTGTTTTCTTTTGAAGTACACCATTCAAGATTTTCAACTCTATCATCTCCGGCTTTCCCGTTGAGATGATTGACTTGTAGTCCTCTGATGTTATCTCTCGGTTTGAATACCAAACATAGAAGTCTATGACGCAGAGGCATCGTACGTATTTCATACGGCGCGTCGTTGTCTTGATGAACGTGAAATTGATAGTACGGTCCTTTGGCCAGTAGATGTGGCTCAATAATCTTACCATCACGTTTACGTAGCATCACTCCTTCTCGACTGAGTAAATACTTGCTGTATCCAGGGATCTCGTAGAATCCTGGATATTCTTCACTTTCTTTTGGTTGCTGCATAAATAACTCCTGCAATTGATGGTCTTATGTTCAATTTGGTAATATATACATAAAACCTTGCAGAAGATACTTACGCTATGAGCTCTTGTAGACTATCGTCGTTAGTGACGCACGGCATCAGAATCGAGCTAATAGACAGGATATTGGACGGTTTCAGATCAGCGATATTCGGTGGAGAAGACATCCCTCGGGCGTTGACGATAATGGGGTCGACAGGAGCAATTGCATTCATGCCAACCTTGTAGTTGTCAACAGTAGCCTCGGAGATAGTCCCCATGGAGTCCGCTGAATACTGACGGTCCGGAATACGAAACGATTCACCTTGTCGACCACCTGCACCTGCATGTGAGAACTTGGTGTACTGTTTAATATCGTCGATCGGGTTGATGATCGAGACATTGTCCATCAACTGTTCGGTCATGATCCTCTGTTTGATGAGGTATTCGCTGATCGACCAGGTTCTCTTGGCACCGATCGAACGATTCCGGTAAGTAGCGAATGCTCTTGCCAGTTCGTTGTAGATGATGCCAGTGATCTGTTCTACGCCTCTCAGTCGATAGTTCACAACTGAAGATGCAGGAAGATGTTCTCTGGTGGTGAGAAGTGTTGTTGCTCGGATCAGAAGATCTCGAACATTCGTTGGTTCTCTCATCTGTCTCAAGATGTCTCTGGTCATGGGATCGATGAACAGATCGAAGAAATCGTCGATACCTTTGATGTTGTTCATGCTCAGTCCCTTGGTCTGGATGAGATCGTAATAGACGTTCTTGTCGTCCATGTCTTCGAATAGAACATTCTTCAGATCGAAGTTGTTCAATCCTGCGAACAAGAGAGAGTTGACCTGAGGTGTACGACTGATGATCAATCGTTTATCTTGGAACCGAATGATGATATCCGAAGCTTTCGCATCGATACGCGAACCAACTTCTTCCAATCTGAAATCCACATTGCAGTATTTCAGCATCGTAGAGAGACCGAATCGATAAGACAGAGCGAAGATGACCGGAATGGATTTGTTCAGGAGTTTCAGATCAACCCACTCATTGAGTGGAGATGCTTGAACATCCGACAATTCCGCCAGCTTGTCGATCATCGTTCCGACGAAAGTCTCCTCCCCAGAAGTGAGGTTGACTGATGTCAGTGTACCATCGACATGGATGAAATGAGCCGTAGAAGTACGGTTACTGAACCCGCAGAGGACTCCATACTTCTTCTCTTGCTCTTCGATTCCAGTTCTGAATTTCTCAGGAATCTCTGATACTCGATCGTCGTATTTGAAGAAGAATCGATCATCGGCTACATCTCCTCTGTGAAATTCGACGTAATGATACTTCAACCCGATCGTTGTGTAATCGCTTGCCAATGGTATCATCGGATACTCGTTGGTACCGAAAGTGGTCGTGATCACAGACGAGGTCATTTTGTCGAAATACTTATCGATGTAAGCAAGGAAACTGTGTGCAACGTTCGTGTTACGTTCAATCAAACACTTGTTGTAGTTGGAGTTCAACGTAACACGAGTCGGACTGACCTTGCAGATCGGGTTGGAGATGCGTTGCTTGCTCAGCGACTTGATCGATCCATTTACCAGACAACGTCCGGTTTCATCGATGTTAGGGATCGTGAACCGAATGGTGTGGTTCTTGTGCCTGGAGTCTTCGTACCGGAAGACGTACTCTTTCAAGTCGTTCATAGCATCAGATACCGTCTTCTCTTCCACATCCGTCAGGAACATGCCCTGTGGAGCGAAGGAAGTGGCAACTGCAGCTAAGTCTTTCTTGAAGACTCTCTGAGTGTAGACCTGATCCAATGTTTCGATCGTTGATCCAGTCATATCGGGCATGGGAACTTCTTCCTTAATGAAAGGAAGTTCGTTGTCCTCCACATGGATCTCTGCAGGTTTACTGAGAAGTTCACCGATCGGTTCTCCACCGATCTTGATCTCCTTGTATTTCTTGGATACCGTGACAGCATGCGTTGCTTGGGCTTTGGTTAGATCGGAAGTTTTCTCCACTGCAGTCTCTGCAGCTTTGTCCAACTCCTCAACATCCTTGGCAGCGAACTCGGTCTGATCCACTTCTGGAAGAGGTTTGGTGAATCCAGGAGTATTGGGTACGTCCTTATTGGTATTCACGGTAACTAACTCTTCCTGAGCGATGTCAGCTTCATCTTCTGTCACCACACCCTCTGCACCACGATCAGCCAACCGATTGATCTGATTCATCAGACGCAACAGCAAAGCATTGCTTCTGCCGTTCAACTGTTTGAGGGTTTTCAGGTTGTAAGCGAGGAAGCTATCTCCAGCTGTAAAGATAAAGTTGACTTTATCCCAGTACTGGGTGGGGAGTAATTCGAAGATGGATGAGTTGAAGTTCTGCCATGTCTCGAACGCTTCCATGGCACCGACTACTTCATCTTCCATCTTACCCATCTCGTAACTTCGCAGGTAGGAGAGGAAATCAGCATCGGTGAGACCAGTCAGCTCGTTCTCTTCGTGCTGCCAGCCTTCCATGGCGGCATTGGCTTCATCTTCCTCTTCTTTGGTCATTTCGACAACTGGTTTATCGTCAACTTTGATGTTCCGGTTGGCGATGATAGCGTAGAAGTGAGCCAAGAACAGATACTGGGGAATTTCTGGATAGACCAGAGAAACCTTATCCATCTGTTTGAACACTCGCATGAAGTGTTTCTTCTCGAATCGCATGGCCGCAAGCGGAATGTGGATGAAGTGTTGACGATTCGGTGCTTCTACCAACTTGTTCATGATGGTCGCAAGCATGAACGCCATGAACTTCATCCGCCGTCGCATGCCAGTTACTCTGGCACGATAGAGCGGGTTGTAGTTGACGATGTCGATCGTAACAGCACGTTCTGGCATCTCGGTGATGCTGTTAAGGATACGGATACCTGGCATATTGGCTCGCTTATAAGCGGCCAGTGCTGTCAATAATCCAGCAGAAGGAAAGATGATGCCTTTGGTGTCGAACGGAATGAGAGGTTCTTCTCCTCGTCCAGCGGGACCTGTGACGTGAACGACGAACTTCTTGTGATCGTTCAGATTGATGATTGGGTTGTCCGGTCGAGGAGCCATGGAAGGAGGATCGACCATCTGGAAGTTATCCAGCACATGCAGGATCGTCTCCAGTGGCATCTCCGGAACATCAGCCAACTGTTTTAACTCGTTGAACTGAGAAGCCCTCCAAATCATCTGTCGACGGACAAAGTTTGGGTATCTTATCATGAGATAAACTCCTGAGGTTGAATGTTAAAGCATAAGATGGCGGGTTCCTTTATTCCTATACTTATCTCCCCCATTGTATACAAGTAAAGACGGTGTGTGTCGTTTAGTTCGTCTACTTAATCCTTAACTAAAGGTGAAACAATGCGATTTATTGTACCTAAGGCCAGCAAGCAAGAGCTTGTTGTCACGGATAGCATGCTTGTTTCCGCCGCGGAAAGTCTCAGCGAAGAGCGGGAGGAACTCACTGCTGCCATCAATGAACATTCCGAGGCTGAACAAAAACTCGAGGCTATCAATGCCACCGCACTCGCCCTGGAAACCATGGGCTACACGGACACTTTCCTGACCATCTACAACCGCGACGGCGTTCTGCTGTCTGAGCTCGGCCTGGTCAATGTGGTCAGTGGATCGATGGAAGGCATGGACGAAGCCAGCAAGGCGGAAGATGCGAAGAAGGTCAAAGAAGGCCTCGATGAAGCCAAAACCAAAGCGGAAGGTGTGCGTTCTAACGCTGCCAAACGCATGGTCGAAGCCGCGATCACCTTCCTACGGAAGTGGTTCACGACCAACGAGTATCTGGCGAAATCCATCGCCAAGAACACCGAGAAACTCAGCTCTATGAATGAGAAAGAGTTCGCGGAGATGCCGGCAACGATCTTCTCCGATGATCAGCTGCAAGCCGTCTTCGGTGCCACTGCTCCGGTCATGGCTCTGCTGAAGAAGGTTCTCGAAAAGGGAGTCGCCGCTTACAGCAAGAAGGAAGGCTCTCCGAGTGAAGTCGAGTTCTGGAAATCCATCGGCTGGTCCAACAAGATCTCTGCGATCGGCATCACGCTTGGCGATCATGGCATCACCATCGATACTGCCAAACCCAAAGCCACCAAAACCACCTACGGCGAAGCCAGCTGGACCAAACCTTTCCTGACCAGTGCTTCCAAAGAAGCGCAGGCGGCTCTCCGCTGGAACCGTAAGGAACTGGCGACGATCATGAAGGCTCTGGACAAAGCTGCAGTTTCGGCTGTTACTCAAAACAGTGGTGAAACCGATCTCCCGACTCTGTTCAAGATCACTGGCACGGCGATCCGTATCGCCAAACGTCAGTCCACCCTGCTTTCTTCTGCCGCAACCCAGGTTGATCTCGCGATCCGACGAGCGGCTGGCGTCAGCAGCAAGGAAGCTGAACCGAAGAAGGATGACGAGGCTGCCAAGAAAGACGAAGCCAAGAAGTAACACTTCTTATACACAAAGGATCAGTTAGGGTAGGCGGATATCCGCCTACCCTAACTGTATCTTATCGTTGTTATTTGAGATCTTCCGGATCAGGATCTTCTGTCATGTTGTACATGGTAAGAGACACCAAGTCATCGAAAGCAAGTAGAAGCTTGCCACTCGGTGACAGATAGTTATTCAAAGTCTTGAGATAACCCAAGGCTTCTTCATTGGCTTCCTTACTTAAGATAGGAACCCAGTTGACAGTGTCATAGACGACTACACCTTCGTTAACAACAAAGACTTTCGTGGATTCCACAAGGAAGTCGTAGACTCTCTGCGGACCGAGAGTAGTGATGTTCTTCGGATAACTCCAGATGATATCCTTATTGTTCAATCGCTGCCACAGGGGAGTTTCTTTCCCGATATAGTCAGCGTATTGCATCAGTTCATCCCTCTGGATAAATCCTAAAGTCTTGACTCCCGTATAGGTTCTCAGATAGTTTTCTTCCTCTACGGTGAGAGGAATAACATCATCTTCCCGATCGTGTACAATGGGAGAGCTCCAATTGTCCGAATCTCCGAATAACGGTTTCCGTTTGAACACCGGAATCCTTGTGGTTGCGTTCGTATCCTTAGGAGCAATCCGTCGAAGACCTCCAGTATTCTGATCGAATACCGCCAAAGATTCATTGGTAGAAACTCCGATCTCACGATTTGCTACCGTACAAGACACAGCTTCGCAATCATCTTCGATTGTCACGCCAGAAATAGGTTCCCAGGAACCTTGGTTGGGACCGGATTGATAACTCATGATTTCGCAACCAGGAGCTACATCGAAGACTCTCGCTCCATTTCTGTCGAGTTTGAACGGACCGGTGACCGGAAACTCTTGCATCTGGATCTCACAGTAGTTCCATCCATCTTTGGTGAGGAACGTCTTATCCTTCAGATTCTTGAGGATCGAATCTTTGTCGAGTTGACTTGCCGAATAATCGGCCGTCTGCAACTGAGTATACCAAAGATTGGTATATCTCAAGGTTACAGTCGTAGTACCAATAAGGCAGTTCCCATCGAAATCTCCCCCTAACGGCGCAAGTCGACTTGGGTGTAGAAGCAATGCATCGGTGAACGAACTGTTCAAGATCGGATACTCCGGCATCGTAACTGGTTCAGTTGATCCATTGATCAGTTGAACAACTCTGGAAGGTACCGTGGAGATCAGGTGGATCTTCGATACATAGATACTGCCGGCATCCGTTACCGGATATCGAGTTACTGTTCCAGTCTTACCGATCGAAGACATCCAAGTTGCGATATACAAGATCTCGCAATAGGTGATCGGTCGGAGTCTGGAAGGATCATACAGCAGGTTCATCTTCTCCAACTGTTGTTTCAGGGAGTTGACATCACGTACAAGGATGATCTGTTGATCCAAGTCATAGATCATGAACATGTAGTAATGTTTCTTATTCTCTGTCTCAACTGTGAGAGGACGGAACCTGAAATCAGCATCCTGAAACAAATCGATCATCTTGACAATACCTTCACTGGAGAGTAATCGGTCTTTCTCGGATTCAGTGATCGGCTGATATTCCAGCTGAAGGGTTTGCGGATTGATCAAACTCACTTGATCAGAACTGGCACTCAAGACAGTACTGAAGAAGAACTGTTTCAGGTTGTAAATGACCAGAGGTTGTAAGGCTTTGGCTGCTTGAAACAGAGGAACTTTGGTCTCATCGACTTTATGGTACTGCGGATCTTTGGGATCTTTAGCAGCCATAATGGAAGATGCGATCACGTTACGAGTTCCAAGAGCAAGTGCACGTGCACCGTACTTCGATTCCAGGAACCCTTTCTTCCCGGTCATCATACTGAGGATGTGAAGATAGATTTCATTCACTTTCCTCTGGATCGCGTAATGCACACTGTCGTAGATCGGACGTTGCCAGGCCGAAGGCGGCATAGCCTTACAATTGTTCATCAACGACATGTAAAGGTTGTTGACAACATCTTTCTCTTGTTTCCCATCGGTGATCCGAATGTCTCGGATACCAGCAGGGAGAACCAGGAATTTGTCGATCAGCAGCCGATCTGGGAATTGCAGGATCAGATCGATCTTGTCTTCCCGTTTAAGAGAGGCGTTCTTTCGCCAATTGATTTCTGGGAAGTGAGTGAGGAAGAAAGTGAATCCAGTGTCAGCTTCTGGATCATCTTCCGAAGCATGGTCGAAGTCACCGAGTTCCTTGTTCCAGGTAGCATATGACTTACCAGACATAATGTCAACATAGAAAGATTTCAGTGCTTTCAGGTTCTGGAAAATAAGCGGATGAAAGACTTTACAGTTCAGGTTGATCCAGCCGAAGCGAATCAATCGAGCGTTGGTTCCGATCTGTCCGAAGATCTCCTCAGAGAATAAACCCTGAGGATGGAACATGTTACTGGAAGGCTCACGGATCAGCGGAGAAGTGACCTCAAGCATGTTGTACTTGGCGATCTCTTTCTCCACATCCATGAGCGAAAGATTAAATGGATCTCTTGCCATAGAGCACTCCAATGTTATTTATTTAAGCAGTTTGTATAAGATGGCGTGTTCCTGTATCTGACCATTCTATGCAGATTTTACTACTACTGTAACGCCCCTTATAAGGAGATTATAACAATGCTTTACGCCTTTATCAACGACACTGCGGCATGGAGACGTGCTACTGGTTTGTCGGAGCTGGTCAATTATGACCAAGGAGCGATGTTCCTCGATGAACAGATGGTGAACTACTTCAACGTTCCCGTCAAGATCGGCGATACACGCAAACAGCGTCTGGCGATCTCCGTGGACACTTCTTCCGGTGAATCGGTGAGCGGTGTTCCGGATGGCATGATGCATCTGATGTTGGACAAAGACAAACTCGGTGGAGTTGATTTCAATTCCGTTACGGCCAACGAATACGGTCAGTTGTTCAACATCATCGAATTGTGTTTTACTTCTCAGAATCGTACAGCGGCTTACCTCAACGCCCAGATGGAATCCAACTCCATCTACGGCGTTTACATGGTTGGCTCTCTGAAGATCTCAGGGTCGTATGTGACTCTGGACAACTACTATCTTCAGAACAACTTGATCGCTCGTCCGATGATCCGTTCGTGGATCGAATTCCGAGTTGCTCTGGCAGGTCAAGTTGTGGACTTCCACATCTGGGCGGAACGAGATCAATTCCGCGCCGACTACCCGTTCACCACGATGACCGCTGTGGTGTATCCGTGCGAACCGGCACAGATCCTGACCCTGAACGATATGGAGAACGTCGCCAAGATGCTGCAGGAAGGATCACTGACCTCCACAGCGATCACCGCTACCGAGATGGCAGCTGATGACCACTCCGGTATGTATCGGTTCAAATGCAAATATAACAACTCAATCCTCGGGATCGGAAGATACTCTTTCTATTTCGGTGTGATGTATAAAGGTCGTGCGCCTTCTCGTGAAGAAGCGCGACAGTTCATCAAGACCGATCTGCTCGAGAAAACCAATACCACTGAAGATATCTGGATCGATGTTCTTCCGGACCTGTTCGCCAGAGCTTCGTTCATGTTGGTTCCGATCTGGGGTAACTACTCCAGGAACGAGGCCAATGAGACGATCAAGTTCGGTGTTTATGATGCTCAGGTTTTTGCCAAGGCATTGAAAGCAACTTATCCGGATTACAATCAATCCAACATCGACGAGTATGCGGAAGTGCTGACAGTGGCATCTTCCGATATTCTGGTTGCTGCGATCCCGGGTACGGACAATGATGCTGCTAACAAACAGCTGTCCGCTATTCATCCGACTTACATGGGTGTCTCTAACGACGATCCTCTGTTCAGCAAACAATCCACCATCACTCAGCAGTTCAGTGAACAACTGAACGATACGATGGGAACATTGATTGCTGCTGGCAGTAGCAACGTCGTAGATGCGGATGTCGTATACGGATTACGGCATCTCTCGTTCTCGGTCAATGGTGTCGATTACCACGTGCTGATCAAGGCTGATTATCCGCTCAGTGGCATTTAAGGAGAAGTTCCATGCAACAACTTAAACTCGGAAGTACCTATCGGGTAACATTCAAACCTGAGTTTGCCATACATGGATACCAGAAAGCCACGGAAGAGAATTCGGAACCAACTTTCCTACATGAAGGAAAGGGTGTAGCCAGAATCGAAGCGATGATGTCGTTCAACGATCTGGTGAAATCTGGTATCAACTTGTATGAGTCATTCTTCAAACCGTGTGGGATCACCGAGGAACAATACCTGCGATATTTTGATGGGAAACCCGACGATATCGCAGGTGGTACGGTAGAGGATGAAGAAGGCAATGTGGTGAATATCACGGAACGTGTCTTCTCTTCCGTTAACTATTCCAACTACCCCATTTACAAATTCGTGGATGCGATCGACTCCACCGATACGTATTACGTTCCTCAAGAGGCTATGGCCTCGTTCCCTGAAGTGGATATCAATCCATATCTGAAGTTGATGATGACTGTTGACTTCGGTGCGTGGGCTGATGTGTCCCAACTTCAGAACATCGAGAAAGTGATCGCCGATAACCTGAACCTCTTCGGTCTCAAAACCGCAGACGTTCGCATGATGGTCTATGACACGGTTTTCATGACTACCAAAGAGTATGAAGAGATGGATGCTGAACGGAAACCGGAAGGTTCCGTTGTCGTGGAACTTACCACGGAGAACATCTCTCTCTACGTCAACACGAGATACATCCTCAGCAAAGACGGTACTCTCACGAAACTAACGGATGCCAATCAATCCGAGTACATCGGAAAGACGGTTACGTTGGTTTCGCTCAACTCTTCGTTTGCTACCAACTATTTCCTTCGTTGGAAACTTGCTGAGCAAGAACTGTTGGAAACACAAGCGCGCTGTCAAGCTCTTGAAGAACTGGTGATCCAGTTGTCCAAAGGCGAGCAGAACCCGTAATCGTTCTACTTAAACAAGGAATCTACCTATGTCCCTTTCGTACGACCTTACCGGGAGAGATCCGAACTTTAAGAGGACGGATGCCCGGTTCGCGGTATTTATGGAAGAGCAGGTGATCAGCTTCGATGAACCCGTATACGTGGAAAGCATCGTGGTTCGCCACTTGCTCGGTGGAAATACCACCGAACTGACCGCTGACATCGATTGGCTTATAACCAAGAATAGTTACGACTACGATGCCATTAGTCAAGCCAAGGTGATGGATGCAGCGTTCACCAGAACGCTGGTGAAGAACATCGTCTTGAAGATATTCAGAACAGGAGAAACGGAATCACAGGTGTCTGTTGACTATCAAAGATTCCAAAAATCCTACGTGGCCGAATATGATCCAGATGGTGATGGACCGGCATACAGTCCTTCTCTGATGAAGGACATGCTTGATCGAATCACTCAACTGGAAGCGATCAAGAACCCTGTCAACGATCTGGTAACAGACGACCTGAATAAGGTCACGTTCCTTGAAGTTGACAAAACTGGATTAGCTACTGCCAACTACGTGTTGGACGAACTGCAATCGATCAATGTTCCTGCTGGTCAGCCTTTCCTGCGACCCGCATATGGCTCGTTCTATGCTCACGATGTTGTGGTGAAATCGGTTGTCACTCGATCCATCCCTATCTCCAAAGTAAAAGCAACTGGCTTCTACGATGTATATCGGACTGGTACGGTTGGATCTGGTTATCCGCTGCTCACCAGAGCACAACAGATGTCGGAACAAGGAGTCGCGTTGTCAGGAGACGGAACTCGTATCCGTAACACGAGTGAAATCAACTCTCCGATCAAAGATGTGGCCACCGGAAGGTTGTTGATCACTTCTGCCGATATCGCTGCTGGGTTGGTGGCGGTATATGAAGAAGAGACGATGTTGACTCAAGGAGAGGACTACAACGTCTCCTATGCGAACTTGTCCAAGACCAGGCAATCCACTCATCCGAGTGGAGTGTATGAAGTCATCTACTTCCTTGCACCTTTGGTTGGTAACGTCAAGGTATCGTACCACGCTTATGGCGGAACAGTTTCTCCGTTCGATGTCACCAAGTTGCAGAGTGCACTGATCGACATCATCACTGTTCTTCAGAACAATGGATACCTGACCCCAGAAGATGTGGATAAACTTACTGTCATCCAGACGATCATCAAACGTCTGGACAAGATGGAGGAGTTCCACCGTCATTTCTTGCAGATCGAACGAAATGTTGCTGTAGTTGACGAGAATCGGCACTGGTATCCGATCGCGTTCATCTACGATGACAGGTGGTCCGGTATCGATGATGGGACAGATGACATCGGACAATTCCGTGTGGAATCGTTGGAACGAGAATGGGTGTACGACTTTGTTGTAACCGCCAATCTCTCTGCGATCGGACACCGGAAGTTCATGCTCGACACGATGAAATCATGTGATCCTAACTACGTCTTCTCTCAGAACGACTATCGAGGAGCGTGCAATGGAGATATGATCCAAGCACGTTTGGTCTGGGTGGGTGATGGAAAGTCCAGTGGAGTTGTTCTCCAGCTTGGTATCAAATACGATAAATTGGTTGGCAAGAAAGACGTCGATCTCCTTGTTGTTACCAATAAGTCTGGTGGTGCCAGTCGCTGGAGATTGAGCGAGCCTTCGCTTAATGTAGTCCAACCACAGGATACGCAAGTCACTATGCCTGGACGAGTTACTGTATGGAACTCTGGTTCTGTGAACCACAACTCCATCATCAAGACACTTGAACCTCCCAATGGTCTCCTGCTCTATGCTGGTTCTATGGCCATGCGTCCGTTCGGTACTCCGGCTCAACTGCCGTTGTTCAGTGAAGACATCACGGCTGATTTCCAGCCATGGCATGTCAAGGAACTGGAATTTGCATTCTTCGATCGCAAGGATGGGGAGTGGGTATATGCTCGACAAGCTGTTCACCTTGACAACTTCGATGGGTTAGGATCTACCGACTCAGAATCCGGGAACGAACTTGTGTTCTTCTTCCCTGATCTCTGTGGTATCCGTTACCGTATGCTGCAACTGAATGGATTTGTCTTCTTTGTGGAAGCATGTCTTGGTTCCAGCAGCTTCTTCAACGATCGATTTGATTTGCGTCAAGTCGTGGCTCATCTCAACTAAGGAGGAATTGAAATGGTCTATGCTGTGATCAGATATGATTCCGTTTCAAGGAATATCCTTGGTGTCGGGATCAGATACGTGCGGAGTGGCATTGCACAAGGAGCTGGTGAACTCTGTCTCCGGTGTGACAACGAAGAGAACGGATTGCCTGACGGCATGTCGATTGAATCGTTCATGAACAACTTTCACCACTGGATGGTTACTACCGATGGAGGTGGTCTGATTAAAGTCAGTGAAACTTCTCCTGGTGGAAGAACTTACACGAATGCCGAATGGAATGCATTGACATACAGTCATCTTCCGTTGGCATATCGTAGAGCGAATGAGATCAAGAACTTCAAATTCGTTTAACAACTCAAAATACCCTAGAGGGAAGGAGCGTAGTGCTCCTTCCCTCTAGGTGATATTTGTCTTTATTTTTTGGTTTCGTCTTTCTCAGTGGGAGGACGCCAGTCTCTTGCCGCGTTGCAGACGAACAACAACGCACGTGCAACCGCTCCATTATTCACAGAGGATTTGCGAAGAACTGATCGGAAGAAATCCGCTTCCTTCTTGATAGATCTGGCCAAATCTTGATCACCGTCACTCTGAGCAGCTTGTTTGGCGGTGTTCATCTTCTTGAGAACTTCGTTCATCGCCCGATTCATTGTCTGATCGTCTTTCAACATACCGATTGTGGTTTCACAGTATGTCTGAAGGTCTCCCAGTTTCCATTGTGCTACACCGAGTTTGAACACTCGACGTTCGGGACCACGATTGGAAGAATGAACTCCGTCAGCAGTGATCGTCTGTCCAAAGTAGGCAAAGCTCTTCTCCAGGACATTGATGTGCTTCTTGACATAGTCTCCTTGATCCTGGTTCAGATCGGAGTAAGTCTCCGTAACGGAGATAGCTGCAGCTTGCAGTTCACGCCACACCAGATTGTGATAGGTGTTGACTGAAAGCTGGGCAAAGATGTTCTGATCCCCACGACAGTAGATGTTGATACTGTTCTGAAGCATCGCCGCATGCTTCTGCAGCTGGAATCGATACCGTCGGTTATGGACGATATAATCCATCATGAACTCTTTGAATGCTTCCATCAGCTGAGTCAGGATACGAATGAAGTCTTCTTTCCATCCTTCCATGCTCGCTTCTGCTTTCTGCAGATAGAGATCACGGAGCTCCGGATTGTACGATTCCATTGTAACGATTTCGAGTGGTTGACCGATAAGAGATTCCATCTCTCCGTTGTAGTCGAAAGCACTCAAAAAGGCCGTATCAACCCGGTAGCCTTCGACTGCCTTTTTAAAGGCTAAAACTCGGTCATACTTAAGCAATTGGCTGTCCAAATCAGCCATAATTGCATCACACTTCTGAATGGCCAAAATTTGATCGAACTCAGATTGAGTCAAATCAGCATCGGCACTCTCAAGTGTTGGTCCAACCGGATGACCCGGCATGGTGTACTTCATGTTACATATCTCCAAGTTTATACTTAGTTCTTGTTCACTCGATGCCACGGGAAGATAGACATCAACGATTTGATTGGAGCGCTCATGCCCATCATGGTTGCCCAGTAAGTTGAAGATCCCCACGTGTTACGTTTCATCAACAGAAGCGCTTGTGTTCTTCTCATCATGGTATCCCATCGGAAGTATCTTTCCTTCAAGCCGATACCGGCAAGTGTGTCCAGATACATATCGAGTTTCGTTGTATTCAAGTTATCGATCGTCCCATCACACAAGTGTGTATAAAGCACAGGAGAAAGATCCTTGATCGAGAAACTCACTTTAACGACAGTGGGCATGTCTGTATGGTTCCACCCGAATTCCTGATCGCCTCGCTCTACACTCAGGCTATCGATGATTCCGTAGGGAACGGCGAACATACCCTTGACATATGCCCTTACCATAAACGGTGAGGTGAATGTTGAGTTACCGGTACCTCGAGGAAGAGTACCAGCCAACAAACAAGACAACGGGATGTAGATGGATTGGTAGATCGAAACCGGATCTCCATACTTGGCACGTAGTACCATATTGAAACTGTAGCTTTTGCTGAAGCTACTTCCAGCCCATACTTCTGGTAAGTCGAAATATCCGTTACCGGTGTAGATATTCATAGCGGCCTTTTTGAAACCGCTAGAAGCTGCTTCCCAGAATTGCTTAAATCCAGAAACCAATGCATCCAAAGTTCCGATAACACCAGTGCCACCGGCACTGTTCATGGAGATGTCACGTTTCTGCCCAACGAATCCGTTCAAGTCCTGTGCCAACTGAGTTTCCTTGGTGCTGTTGCTGAAACTTTCGGAGGCGTTGGTACCCTTTTCGATGCGGAACCCGATGAAGTCGTTGCCACCAAGTGCAGAGCCCTTAAACGCACCAGTGAATCGATCGAAGATCGTAGATTCTTGTCCACCATCGATCTCATCTTTGTTGGTTTTCTCGTTGCGTTTGATACCCTTGCCCATTGCTTTCGCTTGCTCGTCATTTAGATCGTCAGTAGACATATTGAGTAGCTTCTGATCCTTGGCGTCTGGGTCCAATCGAGCAGCACGTTTGTTCAGGATACGAAAGATATCCGGACCGTCTTTGATGATCTCTGGGAGATTATGTCGATACATAGCTGCTATTTCTGGATTCTGCAATCCTTGGGAAGTAGTGTTACCCCAAATACCCATATTAACTGCAAGCTTAGATGCTATGACGTTCACCAATCTCAGATACAAGGGCATGGATTGATAGAACTTGATGTAGTCGGTAACCTCAAATGTGTTACCAAGCGACAGTAACTTCGATGTCCAGATGATCGGATACCATGGAAGTTCGAATGCGATCTTCAAACCTTCTCCAAGCAGATGTCCAATGGAATAGGCTGCGCTCGCATAACCGTTCTCCATGGTAACAGCCAACTTAGCTGCTGTCGCTTTACCAAGGTAATCTTCCAGCTTATTGAAGTGAGGTACTCCGAAGGTCATCCACAAGATGCGTTGTTGTCCGTCGAAGATCTCACTATACACTCGACCCATACCAGAGTATCCATATCCAGCAGCTCTACCAGCCTTGCTGTTCATGATAGGAACAATGTCATCATCCAACCCGAAGGACGGATAAGGATTGATAGCATCGTTACCACCTACACTTGAATCAGACACGATCGGACGTTCTCCGATCGATTTGTCTTTCTTTTCAAGATCTTTCAATTGCTCCCTGGCACGAGCTCTTGCTGTATCCACGTCCATATTTTCATCAGCTTCCATGAAACCCTTAGCGAATACATCAATAAGAGAATCTCTGTAGTTCTGATAACTCTTACCAAGGATGACTCCGTAGGGGGATTTGAGCCAGTCTGGATTCTGGTCCATCACAGTTTCGGGTCTTTTAACCGAAGCCATATGACGTTTCCTCCTTTAGTTGTTCTTAAATTTGCTATATTATCGTCCATAACGAATAAAAAGAACTAGGTAAGGAGGGGGATATCCCCCTCCTTACCTAGTGGATGAGTTACTTCTTACGAAGATCGACTCCATCTCGATCCGACTCTTTTCCAGTCTGCTGCATAACAGCAACAGGGGAATTGTTCATAACAACAGGCGGCGGCATTTCCTTCTTGGCGGTTTCTTGCGAAGCCTTGACCAGGTCAGACATACCATCGATCTTGATGCCTCCTCCGTTGGTAACCAACTTGGATAGCAACTGAGCGATCTGAGCGCTGTTCGCTGCATTTTGAGCAGCAGCAGATTCATTCTTCTTAAGGCTCTCAGCGAGACCCTGCTGAAGTTTATCAACACTGTTGTTAAGATTACGCGCACCTTGCAGTTGAGTAGAAGGTGCAGTCTGTGCTGCATTCTTCACCTCTTCCTGGGTAGATGCCATCGGATTGGGATCGGAACCCATGATGTCACGACCAGTAGTCGTGAGCTTCGGTGCATTGGTTGATGCATCTTTGATGATGTCAGATGCTGGTGGTTCTGGTTGGATTTCTGCATTCTCCACGGAAGCAGCTGCATCCTTCCCTTGTTCCAGGGCGGCTTTTTCTTGTTCAGCTTTAGCAGCTTGCGCCTTGCTGTACTCAGCCTCGATGGCTTTGGAGATAGCGAAGCCTTCTTTACTACCAGCTTTAGTTCCCAAGAACGCGGCGGCTTTGTCCGCCAGAGATTTGCCCTCGGGGGTGTTCATACCGCCAAGCTTCTGAACAAGCATCTGGTGACGTTTGTTCTTAAGCTCCCACATCTTCTTATCATCACTATTACCACGGAAGAAGTTCTTCATGGACAACCAACCGGTTTCACCTGCAGAACGAGCAGCAGCTACGATCACACGACCTTGTTCGACTGGGTTGAGACCAACGTCAATTGCATTGTTGACGAACCCTCTCCAGCTCACTCCGCCACGGTTAGCGACCTGTTCCTCGTATTCTTTTCTGCGTTCTCCGGTCATGAGCGCACCATCGATAGCACCTGCACCGATCGCTGCCAACTGGAGTGGACCAAGTGCTTTGGACGCTACACCAGAAGCAGCTTTCAGACCGACAGTAGCTGCAGCCTTGGGAGCTGCTTTAGCGGCGACCTTACCAGCTAAGCCGAGAATCGGCGCTGCCGTATAGCCAACGTTAACTGCCGTATCAGCTGCAGATGCGATACCAGACTGATTCTCAGCGGTGGTATCATCCCCGAGAGCCGTCAGCCAAGGACCTTTCTGTTGAGAAGATGCTGGTACCGGAGGCGGAGCTCCACCTGCTTTCAGCTTCTCCAGCAGAGCATTATTCGGTGCATTGGTTGATGCATCAGCGTTCTGCATCGGATTGGGATCGGGAGTATCTCCAGGAGATTTCACTTCCGTTCCTACTTGTTCCAGGGCGGCTTTTTCTTGAGGAGTAGTTGGAGAGCCTTCTTCCTTCCCTTCTTCACCGGGAATTAATCCAGCATCCTTCTTCATCTGAAGTTCTTTGATACGATCGGAGATATCCTCATCATCGTTCAAATCCACTCCAAGTGCATTCAACTCCTTGATATCACGTTCTTCTGGCGCTTTGTTTCGAAGTTCCTGAAGTCTGGAAATCTGCTGATCAGTAGTCATAAGGGCGGACGTTGCCGCCTTCTTATCATCTTCCGATGCAGCTTCTCCGTCTTCTGTCTTTTCGATGGCACCGCCAGCTGCATCCGCAACTGCCTGTTGGAACATGTTGTAAGCTGCCTGGCATTCCTCGATAGACTTCGCCTCCGTGATGTTCATCATAGCGGCAGCTGCCGCTTTCTTCTGACGATCATTCATGTCTGGCATCGTACTATCGATGGTATCGAGCAACTGCTTCTTGTAATCGGCTAATTGCTTTTCTTGATCATCATCACCTCCGGACATCCCGTAGGCAGTACCAGCGATAGCAGCGGTTCCGATACCAAGCACAGCCAGCTTCTTCCCCCAACCACCAGGAGTCTTAAGGGCCTTCATTAACATTTTGCCGCCAGCCTTCCAAACGCTAGGTTTGAAGAGTTTGCCAGCTGTTTTGGTAGCAGAGGCGATACCCTTACCGTAGTTCTTGAACGCTTTGCCGCTGGTAAACATCCGACGTGCGGTGTTCCACACCTTTGATCCTCTGGTGAGCATGCCTCCAGAGGTCTGAGATGCACGACCAGCGCGCTGAAGCACTCGTGCTCTGGCGTAGAGACCTTTGCCAAGCTTAGAGCCCTTGCTCCAGCCCCCCTTCGCCATGGTTCTGCCTTTGTACCAGTTAGCGAACTTACCGGCTCCAGCAGCCAGACCCAATCCACCTAACGTGTATTTGACTGTCTTGCTGAGCCAACCTTCGCCTCCCTCACCAGTATTGTTGGTGACGTTATTGATGACTTGAGGTCCATCATCACCGCCTCCTCCACCTGCAGCCATGGCAGCGAGTTCCTCGCGACGTTCCTTCTCGGCTTGACGCTTCTCCATGATGTCTTCGTAACTTCCATCACGATCTCCATCACCATCGGCATCGCCGAACATCGGTCGTTTTCCACCAGGCCCGCCACCATAGAACCCATCTTCAGGAAGTCTCGCATCCAACAACTTGTAGATCAAATCCAACCGATCTGTGATCGGTGCGTACTTCTTCTCTGGGTTCTTACCGGCTCCGAATAGCCATTTGAGACCTGCACCCGCACCATCGAACAATTTCTTGTAGATGTGCGTGTACATCTCAACTACGCTACCGCCACCTTTGAAGAGGGTCTTCAGCATGTCAGAACCATTGCCGAGAAGTTTCTTGGCAAGACCTCCCCCACCTCCGGCTCCAGATCCGAGTGGACGGTTATCCACATCTACCAACCCATGCTTAATATCTTCTTCAGTGATCAGACACTCTTTGGTTTGAGGATCGAACACCGGTTCGATGATATCTTCACTACGCTTGACTGTGGTACCATCTTTGAACACGACTCCGCTTTCTTGCTTCCGTCGTGACAGGATCGGTTTACCGGGATCGATCTGATCCTTGAGATAGATGTTGACATAAGGTCTGTCAGCTGCTCGTCTGCCACCGAGGATATTGGAGATACCCTTGATGGCCGCACCGTAAACACCGAAGTAACCTTTCAGCAATCCGGTCGCTCCTTTGACAGCATTGTTAGCCAAGAGCAACCCACCTTGCACCATCTTGGACAGAGGACGATTAGACACCGTCACCAGGCCATGTTGCAAGTCTTCTTCACTGATCAGTACTTCTCCGGTAGCTGCATCGATCACAGGACGATCGATATCCTTACTGTTGAGAACACGTTCTTGTGTATCTGCGAACAGTACGCCAGGTGCTCTCGCTTGTTTCTGGGCACTGAGCAGCGGATGTCCGAGATCGACGTTATCCTTGAGATAGATGTCGTAGTACGGTTCCTTAGCACCCAATACACCACCAGCTATCTTGCTGGCTAACCCGAAGGCTCCTTTGATCGCTGAACTGTAGACGTTGAAGTAGCCTTTCGCGATGGTGCCACCAGCACCTACGAGTTTACCCGCAAGTCCTGTCAGACCCCCACCACCTTGGCCTCCTATACCTTGGAGTCCTGCGACCAACTCGAGCATCGTGTCAAGTTGTTCGTCGCGTTTGGTCTGACGTTCGTCCCAACTAACGTTCCATGCCTTGAACGCATCGAGCATTGAGTTGGAGTTGGTAACACCAAGACCAGGATCATCGATACTGGGAGAAGCTGGATCTTGAACCGTACTGGTTTGCACGGTAGAAGAAGGTGCTTGAACTTGCGGCAGAGGAGCTGCTTCAGGTCTCAGTCGGTTGAGCTGAGTCAGTTTTCTAGCCATCACCATACGCAACTGCAGCACATCGAATTTCTTACCGGATTTGGATTCCAGTGTATCCAGTAAGGCACCGAAATCGTTCCGATATTGAAGGATCAATGCTCCAAGTTGATCAGAATCCATACCTGCCTGGTTGGCAAGATCTTCAGCCGAACTGATAGGAGTAAGTTGCGGAGAAGATGGAGATGGTGCAGCACCTGTGGGCGATGGTATCCCCGACGGAGGTGGTGTCTCTGGGATGAAGGACTCCCGTCTCGGTGCTGGTGCCGTCTGGCTTTCATTACCGATGTGGATACCACGTTCGTGTAACCTTGCAACGATTCTATCTTTGAGATCACCTTTGGCCACACGAGTCAACGTCTCTCCGGTTCCTTGGAGAAAATCATCCACAGGCTGGAAAACGCTGGAACTGGTAACAGAGCGAAGTTTATTCGCTCCAGCAGCCAGTGCTCCAGTGACACGACTCCCTACTGTAGAGATCTTCTCCGTGGCAACTTGTCTTACTTCATCAGAATGCTGTAAGCCACGAAGTGTGGACTCGTAAGCGTCATCAACAGCGCTTCCAAATGTTTTCTCGTCTTTCTTCCGCAATTCAGCGGCGATGGGATCGAGATTGATCTGGTCGTTTTTATTGATGATGTCGGTCAAATACCGACGCATGCCACGAGCTTCAGCGAAGATCGGCAATTCGGTTTTGAAGGCATCGCGTGCAGATTGACGATTGACCGCTTGTTGGATCATGTCCACCATGCGCTTGTCATATACACCATCCGGGAAGCAAGAGTCGTAGATCACTCGCAACACTGCTTTTGGATTACGTGTCCCCTTGGTGATCGTTGCGATGTACTTGTCCGGGTCCGGATAGGGATCATTGGGATCTTCGTTGATATAAAGTCCGATCGTGTCCAAGTCCAGCGCCTCCATACGGAGCGCCATATTGACGATCACTTTACTAATGTCGTCCTGGACATTATCGAAGTTCATCTTATCTTCTTCAGATGCTTGAGACTTCGAGTGACCAGCTTTGATTGTACCGATCGCCGCAGACAAATCCTTGGATCGTTGCTCTGCAGTACCCATGATACGATCGAACATGTTAGAACGCATCTCGGACACAGGGACAAAAGAGCGACTGTAATAGTCGTAAGCTTCTTCCTCTTGAGGTGATCCGGCTCTCAGCTGAGCGATCTCATTGTGGATCTTACCGAGCCATCCAGGGATGATCTCCACGATCGATTGTCTGGTGATGTTGTCGTAGATAGCGGCATCGGTGCCATTGGTCAGAAGCTTGTTGGTTCCAACTGAAGCCGCTTCAAAACCCGGGATGATATCCGCCAGGAAACCCATAAGACCAGGCTGGTTCGCAGCGCGTTTACGCCACTGGGCCACTTTCATCAAGGTATTGGTTTTGATATCACCGAAGGCGCCTTCCATGTCAGACGCGAATGGCTGAAGCTTATCAGCGATACGTCGAGTACCAGCAACGCCAAGGAATCCACCCAATCCTCGAGCAAGGAGACCGCTGATTTGGCTTCCGATCCCCTGGCCTTCCATGCCAAGTTCACGCCCCATCTCAGCAGCATCAGCTTGTTGTTCAAGTTGTCCTGCAAAACTTCCAAGCATCCCTTGAGTACGTTCGAAGACTTTGTCTCGAATGTTTCCAAGGAGTTTGTCACGGAAGGTAGAAATGTATCCAGAAAGTCTCTGACCCCACTGTCCGTAGGTGGACTTCAAGTATTCTTCCTTCATACGTTCGATCTTGGTGATCTTATTCACTTCCGGCAATGCCGTATTGTGAGCGATGATCTTCAAGTTCGATTCCATGACTTGCGACATCGTGCTGATCGCTCCAAAGATGTCTCTGGATACAAACAGATGTCTGTATTTCAGTTCCAGGGATTTCTTCAAATAAGCGGTGTAAGTCGTCTTCACGAAAGCAGCCACGTAGCGATTCGCTACATAGATGTCAGACAACCGATTCTCAAGCTGACGATTCCGGGTGGAAGCGAGTGCTTGATTCAACATGTTGGTCTGACGTTCTTCCGCCTTCTGGGCTGCCATATACTCGATCTGAGCACTGGAAGTATCAGCGAAGACAGAACTCAATTCCGCTGCAATACTCTCCGATTCGATCGATTCTTTCGATCTGGGAGAATACGCCCAACGAGCATCGATGTCACGACGTCTCTGGCGGTCCTGCAGCTTCTTATTGATCTTATCATAGATTCGTTTCGGGACCAATCTCTTCGCTTGAGGTAACAGCTTACTCGCTGAGACCTCGAGACTGATCAACGTGGGCTGGAGTTTCTGGGAGAACTCCCTTCGCATGTCGTTGAACTCACTGTAAGTCTGTGAGAGTTCACTCGCCATAGCGGATGTCTTGGGAAGACGACGTCCGATTTCCACACTGAGAGCATCACCTGCTCCAGTTGCGGTATCTTTCAGGAACTTGCTAACGAATTTCTTAGTAGGACCAGACGGTTTACGTCCGGTTACCTTCGGTTCTTCGATATCGAAGTTACCAAGTCCAGATTCCCATTCGTCAGCATTGTCGAATGGTTGGAAATCTTCTTCCCGCAATGATTCAAGACTTTTATCAATAGCCATTACTGATCAGTTCCTGTAATAATCTTGTTGCGGATGAAAGTGAAGTCACATACAGCTGCCATGTGGATCTGTTGGTTCTCGATCCTCTGTTCGATGTCATCTGTATGTGTTACTTGTATACGACTGAAGACGAACTTGGTGAGAAACTCGTTAGCCTCACCCAGTCTAGCACAAGTCGATCCTTTCCGGAAGAAATTCAGAATATCGTACACTACAAAATAATCCAGTGTTTCGATAAACGACTCAGGATAGGAGTTGATTTCTCTATCCAAGAATTCAACTCGCATGAATGGATCGATTCTGGTTTTCAACTGATGTTTGATCATCAACTTGGCATCTTCATGCAGATGAAGTGATGTACAGTTGAAGTAATAGGTTACAGGATCGTTGGTATCTTTGTGTTTGTTGAATGTGTTAATCCCTTGGATCATAGAATCGATGGTTCTCCAAGATTCCGTAATGGGAGATCCAAGGCAAAGATTCCGGTTGAACTTCGGGTTGTTCAGTACTTCCAAGATTTGGCTCTCTTTCAGCCTTAACTGAGGGAAATACTTCGCTGTCTCCAGATCGATCGCTTTCTCATACATGGGAAGTCGATACAAGATGTATTGATATTCCACATCTGTAGAGATAAGCTGTTGTATGATTGCTCCAAGCTTGTAATCGAAGCAACATTCCAGATCAATGTAGACGTTCCTGATTTGCTTGAAATAAGGAGACATCATAGCGGTTCCCAGTGCAGAATATTCGCTGAATGATGCGGGTGGCTGCATATAAGCTCTCCTCCTATTTGATTCATATAGACCTTATTTTAACATAGGATGGCGGGTAGCTGTAGGTATTTAATTAGAGTACCTTAGCTATTATATGTGTGTACGTGATAACGTGTATGTCGTATCAACAAGTCAAGTATCTAGGAGTTAACATGAAATTCACCCAACCGACGAACGAAGAACCGGTCGTCTACAACCTGCCGAATACCGACGCTGTCGTCGGTGTGCTCGCCAGGATTGCCGCCGGCGTGGAAGGTGATTCTGTCACGATGGTCGTCAACAACGTCCTGACCGACACGATCACCGTGGAAGGTGTGACGCTGGCTGAAGGAGAGGCCAAAGTCCTCTTCGACTTCTGTCAGGAATTCCGCAAGCTGAACGAAAATGTTCAGTGGAACGTCATGAATCTGACCTACACCAAAGCCGTGGGAGATGCCGATGCTTTCGTCGACATCACCGTTGCCTGGGATCAGGCGAAGTACGACGAGACCAAGAAGGCGCTCGAAGAGACTCCCGACACCCAAGCCGAACCGCAACCTGAAGCTCCCGCTGCCCCGGCCGCGCCTGAGTCCCCGGCTCCCGAAACGGAAACCCCGACCGAACCTGCCGCTGAGCCCGCTCCGGCGCCGGAACAGCCGTCTCTGCCCGCTACCATCGATGTCCCGGAACCGACGAACGTCTACCGTGCTCCGCATGCTCTGAAGCTCTTCGGTGCTGATGGTCAGCCGGTGTTCGCCTGTGATGTCACCTGGGGTATGGAAGGTCTGTATCCGGCCGAGAACGTCAAGGTGGAAGATCGCGCCTGGTGGGTGCACATCGACACCGTCGCTCTCTTCGGCAAGAAGTACGACATCAACGCCTGCATCGCCTGCGATGTCCCGGGCGGCAAGATCGTCGAAGCTCAGGTCAAACTGTACAATGAAACTGTCGAGAAGCTGGACGAAATCGTCGAAGCGTTCATCGGCAAGGAACTGCTGCAGTATCTGACCGAAGCTATGAAGGAAGTCGAGAACGCTCCGGAACTGACCGCCGAATCCATCAAGGAAGCCATCGTCGATCTGAAGAAGATCAAGATCACCTCCGTCGATGGCAAATACGATGCGGTCATCGGACTGTGCCTCAGCTTCTGCCCGGACTGCTGCATCGGTATCAAGCTGGTTGACGGCAAAGTTGACGAGATCGACAAGATCGAAGTCATCGCCTGCTAACAGCAGCTACAGATGAAATAGAAGAGTCAGTCACTAGTGGAGCTTCAAGCTCCACTAGTGACCCTCTTTTGTTTATTTAGTCGCAACTTTTACTACAAGTTCCAGTTGCAATTCAGGGGACAAATCACTGTCTTGATAAAAGTCTTCGTAGACAACTCCCGACAGAAACGCTCTGATACAATCCTTCTTATATTGTTCAGTTTCTTCAGTAACATGATCGACAACATTCCTGATCTGCTCATATAAGGTATCCGTATCACCTTGTTTGTCAGATGCCTGTGTGTATAACGAAATCAAGGACGTGATCTCTTTCATCGTTGTGAATCCGCTGGCACCGATAGATGTCGTTTTGGGCTTTGGGAATGAAAAACCCATACTACCAGGACCATCAAATTCACTGAGCATAGTAGACAGAGATAGAACATTGTACCTGAAATATTTCAATTTCAAAGAACGAAGAGACTTAACGACTTCGTCGAAATACTCTCGTGCAGTCTCCTTGCCCGTAGTAGAAGGCATGTTCAAAACATACGAACTGTAAGCTATACGCTCCGTATAATAGGCTTTCAGCTCTTGGCTAGTGACCAGAGACAGTTTCCTGGATTTAATCTCTTCCGACAATCCATTCTCTATCATGGCTTCATATTCATAGAATCCGAACGATCTGTCCATTCCCTTCAGCATATCTCCAACCTCATCGTGGGAGCGAACGATAGGCTTGCCAGGAGATGCTGCCTTGAATAGTTTCTCTATCAAAGACACCTGCGCGGACATCAGCGACAGTTTGTCTTTGACGAATGTTCTCAACTGCTTGTGGAACAACGAAACCATAGTCAGTCTGGCATTGAGTCGCGCTCTCTCCTGCGGAGTTATGTTCTTGTAGGTATCGAACTTAAGCCAGCGTTTGTTGCGATCGACATAATACCTTGTCGACGACCTTAACGCTGGAATCAAATCACAGAAGGAACTGATCACATTACTCAATGATTCCAGAGTGTAGCCTTTCGACTTATAAGTACCTTCCGTGGATACAAACAGATCATTCGGTATCGATATGTGTAAACTTTCGTTCGCCAGAATTTTGATATCTTTATCTGAAAGTACACCACGAGATCGTTTGATGAACTCGCTCTTCAGGTCTTGTGCTGACATCTTGATCAGATTATCAAGCTTTGTGGGAGGAAAGTTATCATAACAGAAAGCACGAAAGCCGCCTAACCTCCCCTCCATCTCATTCAGTGGAGGGAGTGTGGTTTTCTCTTGTGCTAGCAGCTTGTTGACTGACGACCGTCTCTCCGGAACATCAGCTTGGCGTAACCTCTGTTTCAATTTTGTGAACAAAGCAAACATATCGGTGAAATCGTCCACCAATCCCTGTAATACATCAATTGCAAGATTTTCCATTGCAACTTCAATGTTGTTGTTTACTACAATGCGCACTGTAATTTACTCCTTAATAATGTTTAATGGTAAGTATAAGATGATGAGGGGGTCATCCCCTCATCATCCTACCATTTCAGCTTAAGCGTGATACACATGGAACTCGGGAGGAATAGTGAAACTTTCATCAGGACCAGGTCTCCAAGCCAAGTCCCAAGGATTGGCTGTTCCATCCGGATCATCCGCCTGGTAACAGGCATTTCGTTGCCACGATAGGTACCACTTCTTAATGGATGGATACCACCTTACTTGATGCCCTCCGTTACTGACATCTCTCCAGCAACGGTTGGAACCAATGACAGTTGCATCATCGAGCATGAACAGTCTTCCAGTACCACTATCCGTGTTATTCCAATTCCAGTTGGTACCTCTTATTCGTATATGTGGAATCATGATAGAATCCTGCACGTTCATCCAAGATCCGCTGAACACATCTGCAGCACGTGCTAACGCTGTACCAAGACCACTCGATCCTTGAGATAACCAAGACTCCGTCACGCCAACATTACGAACATAAGGAGCTGCTGATACAGGAACTCCTTTCGCTGGTACGAAGTATACACTGTAATTCGTACATCCTGTTGTAGATCCGCTATCAGGGGCTATCTCCATGTACGTATGACTCCCAGGGTTGATGGGTGTGATAGAGGACTGCCAGGTATCTCCATCCGGTAACGCGTCTCCTACGAATACCATACGATTGGCTACATAACCAGGTCTCACCCATGTAGCTTGTGTCTTATTCGCACAATCGTACAAGGTAACGTTTTCGTTGTAACGATGGAACAGATGCCCGGGATGACCAGCTACAAATTGAACGACGTCACAGTCGTTATTTCTTTTAACTTGCTGTACCCAGATATATCCAGGAGCACGAATGTGCCAGATATGTCCATGTCTGGTATTAGCCAACTGTAGCATGAAGGTGGTTCTCGTGAAATCCGGTAGAGAAGCTGTACCGATTTCATTGAGAGCTTCTCCTTTGGTGTAATAACGATCGTCGTGATTGTGAACGATGTTGGCAAAGGTTTTATTTAACCACGCCTTGAAATCATCGGCGATGGAATGATCCTGTGAGGGAAGTTAGCCATGGTTGTGAACTCCTTGGTTGGTAAAATGGAATTGACTATTTCTATGTAGAAATAGTCACAACTATTAAATTTCACACACCACCGAAGCTGATCGTCAATGCGATCATGCTATACAGGACATATAACGACAAAAAATAAAGAACCAGTTACTAGGAGGAGCATCAAGCTCCTCCTAGTAACTGCATGTTAGTTGATCGGTATTCACCCTTGGAAGATCTCCAGATCATCATCTGTAACATGACAACAGCTACAGAACTCTTGCCCTTTTGGAGAAGTAGTATTGTTCTGTTTGGTGATTATCTGTACATGTGGTGATATGGTACTCATAACAATTTCCATGTATCCTTATCTTCTCCGTGAGTCAGAAGTTTCTTAACCAACTCATTCATAGTAGATATCTCCTCATCCAAAGATAGTCTTCAGAAGCATATAGCATCCGATGACACATAGAACGATGATAGCCAAACAGCCGAATCCCAGACAGCCGAGGCATCCGAATCCGAGATACTCATCGGTGTGATCTGGTTTCGGTGGGTAGTTGTGGATCTCGTAGACGACTTGACCATTCTCTTTGGTCACCTTGGTAACTTTCGGATGTCGTTTCAACATAGCAATCTCCTTTCTATATACATCTATGAGATGTAGTTAACGTGTAAAAATTAAAGACATGGTAAGGGATGGAAGGCAATCCTTCCATCCCTTACCACCTATCGTGTGATCGGTCAGATGTTCAAGTCGACCGTTCCGGTGACGCCGGTATCAACCATCTTGATATTCACGCGTTCTCCTTCATAGAAGACTTCCTTCTCCATGCCTGTCACATAGACATGTACGGGTAACGTCTTGTCCTGGATATCCGTGAGAACATCGATCAGATCTTGTACTGACATCGGTTGCACTTCTTTGTGGTTGTCCATACCCACACCTCATCTTTCTCAAATGTAGTTAATAACATGCTCGTGATAATCACGAGCCTTTCGTTTCAAGATCTCACGTCGCTCATAGACGTGTCTCTGATGGGATTCGAGATTGAGATCATACTGATCTACATAGATCAGACTCTCTCCTGGATTCAATTCTCGTAGACGACCTAACCACTGTTCAATTTGCGTTGGAGCTTTGGTTGAAATCGTGTTGTAAGCTGTCTTCAGATTCTTGATATCCAGACCAGTTCCACCCTTCTGAGGAACCGTGATGATGATGTCAACACCATCCGCTAAGTTGCTCTCAGGGCTACCACCCACGTACTCCTTAATTACGAGTGATGGGTAGTATTTTTCAAGCTCCTGCTTGAGTTTTTGGAGCATTTGGATCGTTGATACGAATATGAGCAATTTCTGATTCTTCTTACGAACGTTGATGTAATGACTGTCGATTCTTGGTTTGATCACCATTTCGACATATCGTTGGAACTTCCGTTCTGTCTTCATCAGTTGCGCTTCGTATCGAGCATGCATGTAACCACGATTAGTGACCACTTTACGTTCCAAGACCTCTCCATGGTAACCGTACATGAATACAGTGACATACTGCTTATAACGATCCTCTCCGAACCTCATAGAGGTTGGATAGATGATATCGAAGATCCTTCTGCATTCTGCTCCTGATTGGGTAAAGGTAGCAGTTAGATAGATGTTGTTGGGAACGTTCGTGTAGAGATCCATCATGGTTGTTGCATGGAAGTCACGGTGTACTTCATCGTACACTTTCGTTCCGATACCATAATGCTTGAAGAACTCCTTGAAATCCATAGGGAGTTCAGCATAGTTACCTTTCGCCCCCATGAAGAGTCTCATCGTAGCCAGAGAGGCAACGAATACGGAAGGCTTCCAATCGCTTCCCATTAACATCTCTAAACTACGATGTTCTTTCAGAACATAAACCTCATCCTCAGCATTCGTCTGTTCTCGAATGGACTTGACCCATTGCTCCACCAGACCTGCTACTACGATGATAGCGGCATGTTTCAAGTTAGCGATAGCTTTGGTAGCACTGTAGGTTTTCCCAGCACCCGGTTGTAAACTCAATCCACGTCTTGGAGTAGACGGATCGGACAAATATCTGATCGCATCAACTTGATGAGGTCTGTCTGTAAATTTCGGATTCATTTTGAGATTGATACTTCGAATCGGATAATCCGGTAATTTTCTCTGTTCGGTATCGATACCCAACTCGTGAAGCCGCTCTGAGAAGATATTGAGAAATCCGATCGGTATCCTCAAGGAACTCGTCTCGTAATCGTAATAACAGAATTTGCGAACTTCGAAGATCCTTCTTCTACGTGGGTCCCACGTATGTTCTGTCAAGGATCTCCTCACCAGATCCCCGATGTAATGACCCTTCGGATGATCTGGTGGAATGACGATGGCTGCATGGGTGTAGCCAACGTATACAGGAATCGTTGCGGCCATAGCAGCCACCTCTCTTGGTTAGTTGTTAATCGATCGTGTACGGTATATCCACGCCGCTAACAGCAGCAGCATGGGTATCTAACGTACGTTTGAGCGTGTGCTCGGTGTCACTCAATGGCGTCACTCGTTTCCAGATTTCAGTCGTTCCACCGTTATGATGATCCGGCTCATATCCGACGACCATGTATTGCACGTTACCACACGTCCGCGTGGTTCCTAATGGAAGACAACGGACATCACTTCGTAAGGGAGCTTTCATGCAACCTGTTCCTCACTCAATTGATCGTCAAATGAATTCCATATAGTCGTCGATGATCTCGACCTCACCCTCGTAGCGATTGATATTCACTACAGCCATGGGCATGTCGATCATGAACGCCATGAGTTGTTCGGGAGCTATCGCTACAACCCCATTTTCATCCGGATTCCATTCAGCCAACTTGGGTATTGCTTCAATGAGTAAAGTCCGGTATGGAGTGATGGTAGTCGGTACTCCGTCCTCGTATTCTTGACGTCCTTCAGTCTCACCATCGAGACTGGCGGCCTTGACCGTAATGAAAATCGTGCCTCGTTCTCTGTCCTTGAGCTCTCGGTAAACGTCCCGTACTAAGCAAGGATTCACTTTTCCTTTAGCGTGTATCATGTAAGCTTCGATGAACTCCTTTTCGGACAAATTCAGATTCGACTTGGAGAATTCGACTATCTGAACTATCATGGATTCTTCAGGCCAATGCTTCGCGTACACGTCATAGTCCTTGATATCAGGAGTCTCTTCATCCGGATACTTGGCTTTGAAGAACTCGTAGAATCGAGGCCAGTGATTCGGAGGAGCTCCGTCCTTTACAGCACGTTTGATCGCCTGCATGGATGGAGTATTGTCCAATATCTTGAGGTAGTTACTCATGTTACATTTCCTCTTCTGATAATGTGGTCCTAGGGGCTCGAGCCCCTAGGACCATGGTTTCGGGTTAGAACCCGAAGTAGCGATCGTTCATTCCTTCACGCATGTCGACCAAAGTTGCCTTTGGATCGGAGAACAAGCCGTCCATCCGTTCGAAACTCAACTTAGTAGAGAGCGCTGCTTCATTGATCACCGAAGCCATACCCGCGAAGGATACAGACTGATGAGCATCTTCGATCACAGGAATACTGTAGTCGATCGAGCTCTTGATCATAAAAGCTCTAAGCAACATCTCTACATAGAATATTTCGATATCCGTCTTGTTGTACAGGATCTGCGTAAAATCCTTCAACAGTAACGGAATGGAGTGATAGTCGGCGATCTGCGTCGACAAGAAGTTTTCGATCCTTGTCACGAACGAGACCATGTCGTCGTTCATCACCGTGTACTTCATGAACGGTTTGTGGAGGTCGAACTCTGCCAACGGTACAGTGACCGTATCGGAAGTGATCTCCAACTGCTTCCAGTACTTCTTCATGTGCATCAGCGCATACGAAGAGAGATACGGAATAGCCGCTCCATCTTCCATCGGGACTCGTTCCACGAATTTACCATCCATGAGGATATCGAAGAACCGAATCTTGGTGAAAGACTCCGTGACAGGGAGATTCTTCTGAGTCAAGTCGGTAAGCGTACCGATCGCATCCAGAGGAATCCTGATCTGCATACGGGATAGTTTGTCTGCAAGAGCCACGTTCCAGATGATACCGTCGTTATGTTTCAGCAGATACTTGAGAGCCGGTACAGGAATATTGTATTCCTTCGACAGCGTGCGAATCAGATGCTTCGCACTCAAGATCAACTGAGTGATGGCGGCAACCACCTTGGTGGCAGAGAAGACACCGATATGGATGCCCGGTGGGATGAACTTGGATAGATGTCCATACATGAACCCAGCACAATGTTCACATACTCCGTCGGTATGTCGACATCCGAACGGACTGAACATCTGTACTGGCTGTGCAACATATTTTCGAATGTTCTCTCTGGTAAGGATCACCTTGTTCCCGTCGATGCGGATGATCTTCCCAAGATAGTTCTTCATAGAACGCTCAGGGATCGTTACATCCATGAGGACATCAGACCCACACCATCCAGGATACACCCTCGGTAACTGTGATCCAACCAATCGGCATTTTCGTGCGAAGTACTGGGCACGTTCGATAACTTCAGAGTTAAAGAACGCACTCTTCTTCGCACTCAACGCCTCGATAGCGTAATCCTCCACACCGTCAAGTCCTGACATAGCAGAAGACTGAATCACGTGCTGCATCATGATGTCAGTGATATCGGAACGACAGCCGTACTGCAAGAACATCTGCGGAAGCTGGTTGCGCTTCAACAGTTTGGTGCTCATGTACGGACGCATCCAGTTGTTTACCAACGGACCGTCTTTCTCCGCTAACAAGACATGCAGCTGATGATTTAGCTGATCAATCTTCTTCTCAGCGAATGCGGTTCCAAGCTTACCGTCCACCGTACCTGCTGTGAGATCCTTCAGAGGTTTCTGGGTGAACAACTCAGCGATACTGATTGCATCCATAGTACCTTGATAAGGTCTCAGATACCTATGGATGAAGTTCGCTAGATAACATTTACCCAAGAAAACCTGCTGAAGGACTTCCAGATAGAACGTATCTTGCTGTTCTCGGAGTTTCAGATCGTTGACATCGTGGATCTTTTCATTTTCTCCGGCATAGTGCTTAAGCACCAATTCTTTGAAAATGACACCGAAGCATTTGCCATCGGTTTCATCACTGAACGATGGAATCACGAAGACTCGTTCTTTGGTGATCGGTTCTTTGAAATACGCATAGACCCTCCAGAATATGGCATTCATGATGATCTTTCTGACAGGAGCGATATACTCGTACTTGTCATTCAGAACTACCATGCCGTAGCCGTTATCCTTGTGGTCTTTCATCAGCTGTTCACAGAACTTCGGATCGAGGATCTGTTTCAGCTTGAACGTTTGTGTGACTTTTACATCCGCCATTACTTCACCACCACTTCTGCACTGTTCCCTTCAACTTGACGAACTTTGTCAGCTTCCGGTCTGGTATCATACCCGATCGGAGCCATCATGTGCGTAAAGATGGAGATGTTGTTGCTGGTTTTAATGATGTGATCAGTCTCCATGGGATAATGAGTCACTTGCGTAGGATGTGGGTCGGTGAGAGCAGTTCTTTCCATCAACTTAACTGCTGATGGAGAGTTGCCGTTCACGCCCATCAATCTCACGATCGTGTAAGCTCCCATGGACATCGTCGACATACAGATCTCATCTTCACCCAGTCTCTGACAGGTCTGTCCGACTGGAGATTGAGATTTGATGTATTTGCTTGTCGGTTTCATCGGAGTCTCGAACTGATTCCCATAACTGATCTCCACACAATGCAGCATGGAGGTCGGGATCTTCCCGAGTAACATGAGATGTTTGTCCCCGATGATAGTCTCAGACAGAGTCCTGACTGTTGTCATGGTTCCATCCTCTTCCCGGACCGTATACGTTAAGGGAGATTTCTTCAATCCATACTTGTCCTTCATGTACAAGATCCACTCTGGTGTGATGTTCTCCATGAACCCGATCGCAAGCATGATCCCGTCGCGTCGAACCGTTTCCACGAACTCTTCCTTACGGTTGATGGTCGTTTTCTCGTATTCTTCACGAAGTACGGGTCGAACATCTTCAATGTATCCCATGATGTATTCATAGGCTTTGTTGATGTCCTTCATCTCGCGTACCGTCTTCTGGACACATCGACTGAGAGCATTCAGGTCTTGTTCATAGAACTGACCAGGATTCATACGGTTGATCACAGATGCTGTAGTGATACAGAAATCCGCGATAGTCCCATCGTCCGTGCGAGGCATGTATTTCTTCTCACGGATATCTGATACGACACCTTTCGTTATGTTCAAGAGAACGCGCTACTGTCCTCCCCGCGGCATGACCCGCTCCGCTGCAAGCTTTCCTTGCAGACCAGACTATATCTCCACCTTCACCATTACGTGGTCAGGTGCACTTCTATTTCCTCGCCGCTTGGCAAGTACAGGGTGGATCAGTCCCTTAGTCGTTGAACTCACCTCATGTCGATATACAGGATATATCGATTTAGAGGGCAGCTGCGGATTACCCATTACAGCGATCGCGTCTAGAAAATCCCATCTAGTCGATCATCTCGATTTCTTTTACCATACCCAGGTTAATTACTCCTGGCCCCACAGTAATCACGTTTCCGGCTGTGGTTGGTGTATCGAGCTTTAGTGGCTTCCCGTCAATTAAGAAGTGAATAGTTAAGCATTTCTGCTTAACCAGCCATCAAATCTTTGAGATAGTAAATGGATCTGAAGGTTTACTGTATCGTAACGCTCGTTTGATAAATTTCCTATCAACACCCAGCGCTTTCGCAGCTTCCCTCAGCGAATGAAACGTGCGTTCTTCTCCAGTTGCTTTATCAACAACCTTCATCTGAACGTTCTTGAACTTGTTTTGTAAAACAGTGGTTGGCCATGCATGAGATGACTTGAACCTAACCCGGAACCGCCCGATCATCTTCTTTCCACCAGTCTTCGCTGCTAAGATCAAACTACAGCGAGAGATGCCAACATAAGCTGCAGCTTCTCTCTGGTTGTGAAACGACCGAACATCTCCGGTGTCAGTATCTAGAACTTGTATCACCTTAGGAACACACTGATCCGTATAGGTAGCAGTATATCCAGGATAACGCGCTTCGAACTCTTCGATCGTCTCCCGTACCGACTTGCAGATATTCCACAAACCGAAATACTTGACGAACGTTCGAACCCCGTTGAACACAAGTTCCTTACCATCTGGATCAACGACTGTGATGATGTACCTAGATGGTTCCACGTTCACAGTCGGTCGATCATAGACCCAAGGTCTAGTGTCACCTTCCACCCGTACTTCCCACTCTTCGTTGTACAATCGATTCCCTCTCCAGCTAGCCAATGTAGCAGCTTCACGAGAACCTAACCCAAGATATGCTCTTGCTTGTGAGATACTGGGAAATTCTTTGATCTCTCCAGTTTTCGCACTTCTCAAGAAACACTTCGTGGTTGGACGAAGGTTGTGGTTGATCGCATGGAGGTTGTTACCTCTGATCGTTGTCCATTCCAGATTACTTGCATGATTGTTAAACTTATTACCATCGAGATGGTTCACGATAGTGTAGAAGCCTAACCTTGGGTTATGTACCCAAGCCATGGCAACGAGGATGTGTATCGCTTTACCAATTCGTTTCTGGATGATCGTGTCCATGACGAATACTTGACGGTATTGCCCACGCAAACCTACACTGAGATGTGCTCCAGTCTTCACATCGATCACGTCTCCATCTATGGAAACCGCAACCGAAGGATACTCTGGTACGATCCTGTACGTTTCGTCATACATGATCGGTGTCCTGAATTCCACAACATAAGGGAACTCCGGTCTCCGACTGTCCATCCTGCTGTGGAAGAAGACGTCATCCGGAACAACCGGTACGTATTCTCCCAACCCTAATCTGGAGATTAGGAACAACCATCGCCTGGATCGTTGTTGTGTTTTACAATACATTTCAATTGAGACAAGATCTCCTGCCGTTGGCAGATTCACTTCTCTCTTGTTTTCATCAACAATCTTCAAACGGTTATTGATGAAAAGCTTTTCATTCGTTCCTGGTATCACGTAGTACATAGATTCCTCCGTTTTCAGATTCTATATAATAGTGTACCATCTTCCTTTTTACTTACCTCAAAACGATTGCTCCGTCCCGGCCTGTAAATTTAAATCCCCTTCCAACCTTACGTTTGTAAGCGTAAGTGATTTCCACGGAAATAAACTCAACCGGTTCTTTCTTGTCGATCAGTTGAAGTTTGGAACGAACTCGATTCCTTGGTGCCAACAGTCCGATGCATCTTGTGACCAGAGTATTGAATTCCGGTCGCAATTCATAACCATCCGATTGGACTTTGTCGTAGATCGCCAGAATGGCCTGATGATATGCATCGTGTTGTTCTTTGTACTTCACGAATTGCTCATAAGGCCCTTGACGATTCTTCAATCGTTTGTACGCATCGAAGTTGATGTATACATTGACATCGAGTACTGTCGATCCTGCCGGAGCATAATGACACTGATCGTGCATCTTCTCCGTACGCATCAACGCTTCCGCTGTCATGTCGGTAATGAACGTCGTCTTATTCCGTTGACGGAGGCCGACAAGGACTCCATCGGAACGTAACTGACTGCCGATATCCGGGAAGGCTTTATACTCTTCCAGAGAACCATAGAGGTTCAGAGGAACATCATCTTCTCGGATGTTCAGTTTCATCGTGCCGATCGCAGTGTGCTCATTCTTCTCCGCATATTCATCAGAAATCAGGAATGCGTCCTCGGTAACTTCCCATCCACTCAAATAAGCAACTGCTGCATTGGTGCCAAGACAGTAGAGATTACCTTTGTGATTGGGAGATGTGACGAACTTGGTTTCCTTGGATACGTGGTTGTTGTTGGTCAGGAGATAAGAATTCAGCATCGTGTTCATGTAGCCAAAGCCATCGTGCAACTGACGATAGTTGGTAACATCGAAGTAACCGATCTTCTGATCATCTTGTCCAACATAGATGACAGTCATCGTGGGGTTGGTCAACCCATCCGAACTCCAACATGTAGTCTGGAACTTCGGTATGACTGCCAAGATGATGATGTCCTGATCACGTCTGGTGTCATCGAATTCATAACGACCGATGATACCTTCGTATCCGGTACATACCATCGGAGGTTCACATCCATCGACCACCAGAGCTTGCGCGATGTTACTGGCGAACATCATCGCTCGCTGACTTGATACGTACTGCGGAAATGGCAGTAGCAAGGCTTGTAAGCCTAAGAATTCATACCGCATCTTTAAGTCGGACAACAATCGATTTGGATTATCCCGTCCATAAGGATATCGACTTTTGCCCGTTGCAGCATCGTCCATACTGTTCCTCCTGTTAGTTAGTAGGTTGATATAAATTTGGTTAGAACCATCATATGCTCGGTCTTAGTACCTGGCATACCCCTCATGAACGTAATATATACGTAAACTTAGGATGTACCTTTAAGGCATCTTGTTGAATAAAGGAACTATCGTTATGGCCACAACTTACAACACATTGGCTGATCGCTGCGAGTCCAAACTTGGTGATTATTCCAATACCGATACAGGATGGGTACAATTTGTAAAAGATCACAGGGAGATGCTGCTGCAAAACTCTACGGTCTTAGAGATGTCCCTGGAAGTAGCGCACCGATATCGGTTCAGTCTTGCACTACTTTTATACGATCGATCCATGGATCAAAGTACCATGTGGATCATCATGTGGTTGAACCAAATCTCAGCTGAGCATGAGTTCAAGCAACTACAACGTTTGCTGATTCCGACGAATGAATACTTGGCTACACTGAAAGCTCAGTACGATTCCAATAAACAAGCGGCAGAATCAGTTTAAACGAGCTTACACGATCCTGGCGATCTTCGTCCAAGCTTGAGCTAAATCTGGCAGTAGCCAGAGATAGTCATACTTCTCCATCCATTCATTGATCATACTGCGGGGCACCTTGTAGGTGTTTCGCAGTATGTATCTGAATTCTTTCTTCATGTACTCAACATAATCGTGACCAACGGCCATCGAGATACGATCTTTGGTACGATAGAGATGGAGCAAGGACCGATCTTCAGAAGAAGCTCCTTGCTGAAGAGATTCGAACTTCTCCATACCAGATTTGGTGGTCAGTGCACCAAGATTGAACAGGATCAGATTGTGGATCGGATAATACTCCAATCCTGATTCGATCTTCTGTACAGAGATGAGTCTTTTGAGAACTTCCTGTGTGACTAGAGAATACTCATTGAGCATCTCCACAATAATTCCATGAAGAACCATACGTTCTTCGACGGTATATTTCGGTTTGAAAATCATGAACTGGTGTTCCTTATGGCAACCAAGAGATAGAACCGGATTTGGTAGCGACGTTGAAATTGTTTCCGATGAAGTTGAAAGTACCTTCCAGACAGTTGAACGTCTGAAGTTTGCAATTGACCGTATATGCAGTACCAACGGTGAGGGTGTCGTTGGCACCGATCGTGGTGGTACGGTTCGTCTCGACGTTCAGTGTATCTTCACCGATCGTGGTGGTATTCTTCTTGATCACGGTGGTTTCCATGGCGTTTTCAACGGTAACCTTACGAACATCTTTAACTGTCAAGGTATCCGCCTTCTCCACCAAGGTGGTTCTTACTTCACAAGTTGTGATGATATTGGGAGCGGTGATATTGATCGTGTTCAGGCAACCGATGTTGATCACGTCTTTGATCAGCGAAATAGTACTCTCATGGTTGTTGTGAAGCACGATCTGGGGAATGTTGCTATCCAGCTCGATCCAATTGTTGGCATCGTCGTTGATACGTACCGTGTTAGCGATCGTGTTGATCGCGATGTCATAGCGGAACGCTTCCCCGTTGTTCCGACAGGTACGGATGAAGATACCACGACTTTCTGGACGAGTATCAAGTTCGATATAGTAGGTGTTGTCAGCATCGACGTTCTTCCAAGTACCCGGCTGTCCTTTGTCGATGATCGCAACATCATCTTGCACAAAGATACGAAGCCGTTCGAAGTTGCGTACTTCCGTATGTTGTCCAGTCGGTCTCCAGTAGAATACATCGAGTCCACCATAAGTGATGACTTCCACCAATTCTCCTCGATGTACACAGGGAACTGTCATGTTATCGCGTCCGAAATACTTCGCCTTGACGCACTGGGCTATGGCGATCGTGTCTTTATCTTTCACCCCTTTCAGTGCATCGAACGTTTCGAATTCGATCGAGGATGCGACATTCTCCACATCTCCTGTGTGCATAGGAGATACTTCCGGGAGAAAGACTAAGATTTCAGTGTCAGTACCGTTTTGAATGGTTGTACATGAGACACCGATATAGGCCTTCCATTGTGATTCTATTTGCATGCGATGGATCTCCAAAAAAATAAGGGCCTGATAGAAAGAGCTACAGTGGGTCTTTACGACCCACTGTAGCTCCCTGAGAGAATTACCAGTTGCCCGCCATCACGGAAACAGGAGCCATTCCGTTAACAGGACAACCGCCGGAGACAGGTTGACCGAAGTGCATACCAGTCAGCGGAGCCGGAGTGAAACCGACCGGAACCGGAACAGACGCCACGGGGACGGTGATCGGTGCCGTAATCGGAGTACTCTCTGCCGGTACGATCGTACCGGGAATCACGCCATTGGTCGGGATACCAACCGGACCGATGTTTGCACCTTCCGGGAGCGGAACTCCAGTGCTGGTCTTGGTTGGTGCTGTTCCCCACGGAACTGCAGGTTTTTCCGAGGAAACGGAGGCGGCCGATGTGCCGGTGGCGAACCAGGCGATGAGCTTCTGATATTTCTCGAGGTGTTCGAGATGAGAAGCCAGAACTTGAGGATGAAGGTCGACGTTGAGGATCTTCTTGACATGCGGATTGAGCCGGTTGGCTGCCATCGACATGATGTGGAAGATCGCATCGGCTTTCGGTATCGCCACATTGGCGGACGTGAACGTGAACTTCGCTTCGATATCATCCGTACCGAAGATCAGAGCCATGAGTCCGCGGAAGACTTCCCAGGACTGTTTCCTGATCTTGTTGCCGAGCGACTCCTGAAGCTGGGTATTGAAGATATCGGACTGGAGCTGTGCGGTGTGGGTCGCTTTGTCGTAAAAGATGTACGCCCACTCCATCACTTTGATTCGATCGATCTCTTTGAGCATCTTCTCATCGAGTTTGTCATAGAATGCTGTGACAAGATCGAGTTTTTCGTAATCGGTGTCTTTGCCCTTGTCGATCGCAATTTCCACGATGCGAGTGAACAGCTGCTTGAGCATGCCACCGATCAGAAGCTGCCGGGACTGGAAGAACCATTCGCGCTCCGGAGCTTTGCCGAGCGTTTCGACGAGAGGATTGAGAACGACATAGTTGCCGACTTTCATCCCATCCTTGAACAGAGCCACCGGAAGAGTCTTCTTACCGACGGCCACGCCGATCGGAGAATTGTCCGAGGTGGTCAGGATGATCTGATTCATGTCCACGTAATACGCTCCACCAAACTCAGTCACGAGTTTGAGGAACGCATACACGGAATCCTGGTTGATGATTTGTTCCATGATGCGTTGTTTCCTTTTCGTTATTTCACGACGTGTGAATCTGTAAGTTAATGACGAGCCACCACTACTTCGTCACCGAACCCGTAAGAAGGTGCGGGCATCGGTTGTTGACCGAATGGTCCTCCGAAGGATGCCTGGTGCATACCCGGAGGCTGGCTATCGAACATGAGTTTGCGTCCGACCACTCGATCCCCAAGTACCGCCAATTCCGTTCCGTTGTGGATGAATGTATCCCTGGAACCGAGTAGCGGATTGTGAGTGACCGGGAGCCGATTGCTGGTTTCGTAATATCCGGAACCTTCGTTGGATACCGAGAAATCCATGAAGTGCAGGTCGACGATCGTTTCCGAACCCAAGTCATGGCGACAATGTAATTCGAAATCTCCGCTTGCCGACTTCAGGATCGGAACGATGTCCGAACAGAAGTTGATCCGGAACATGTTGATCGCTGCCTCCAGCTGGTTAGCAGCGACTGTCGGATTCGGATCGGGGCAGAGCAAGTGAGCCGGTTCGATCTCCGGGTGATTCTGATCATAATGCAACTGGAAAAGTCCGTTACGATCAGCTGCCATCGCAGATGTGAATGATCTGAACCCGAACCGAATATCTGCCAGACCAGCACTGCTTGCCAGCGTCGAAATCGCAGAAGCAACCATCGAAGAGAACTGCACCTTAGCACTGATCTCTGTCTGCGGAATCACGTCATACTGCGAACGTCTGGCGATATTCAGTACCTGCACGGCAAGTTTACCGCCGAAAGTGGCATCCAGATAACCGAGAGTGAACGGCTGAGAGACATCGATGCCGATATTAACCGGAATGGTTCCGACTGAACGATGAAGACCATGCCGGAAATCACTGACAGCTTGTTCTACCGGATCGTACGCTCCAAGGAATCCGGTCTGACTCAAATCACTTTGCGTCGCGAATTCTTCGGACTTGGCCGTGTCGATGGCGCTCTGCAGATGAGTGGTGATCTCCTGGAGATGATGTCGCGGTGACTTCAGTCTGGTCGGGATCGGTGCCTGTTCGTTGTTCAATGTGGCAACCGCTGCAGCTCCTTCTGTGGTCACTCTGGACACCATATTGCCAAGAGAATCCTTGACGATATCACCGACATTACTGACAGCATCGCCAGGAGTACAGATGAACAGATCCTGTTGCGGAGTCATCGAACTCATGTATGCACCGACGATATCGTCATCGTCCGATACGATACGATTCGGGATACCACCAACCATACCGATACGGTCTCCGATACGAAGGACCGAACGATGCGTGGTATACAGCATGCAGTTCTGATTGATCACCGGCTGCGCATTGTTCATAGACCACGGGAGAACCGGTTCATCCGAACACCAGCCAGATGCCATCAGTCGGATCTTCGATCCGCATCCGGCAATACCCAGCGCATTCGGTGCCGTTGGCATGTCGATCATGAGAACGAACGTCCATTGTGCGGACATCGTCTGCATGTCGACCATAAGTCCGTTGGCTTCCGGTCGAATGGCAGAATTGAATGCTGGATCTTCGAACAAACCTCCGTTGCGGAGAGCCATCCTCGGATCTTGCATCGTCGACAACTTATCGACCATGTTGCCGTTGAACTGATACACATACGGTCGAATGACCTGTGTGTCGAACGTCTTGGGGCTGTACAGCCACAGCCAAGCCGATGATTCGTTGAATGTCGAAGCACCGAATTGACTGACTTGTGAATAAATGGGAAGCGGTTTGTCGAACATAAGACCTCCTGTTATTATCTATGTTCTTGTTGTTATCAAAGGATCAGACTACCGAACCACGAGCATTCATAATCATCAAGCAGGGCCCTGCAACCCAACGCCAGAAATATGAAGTCGAAGTAATACCTGATAATCATTCCATCCTCGTACTTATAGGTAATATATGCGTCGTCATTGAATGACCGATAGAGAGAGATCGTTGCGATCGGTACTCTATGATTCATAACAGCTGCAGATTCCATTAAGCGATGGTACAGTTCCAGTCCTTGTACCGATTGGATAGAAAGATTCAGAGGTACTTCTTGTTGTCTCCTCATGTTTGAGTTAACTGATTTTATCGTCTGATCCGGCGTATACGCATTCCAAAAGTTACCCTCCCATGTATGCTGAGTACACTCGAAGGAGAACTCTGTATATGGTAGTTCCTCTATGTATTTATTTAAGGCGTGAAATACAGGAACCTCGTGCTCTTCCAGTCCGACTTTGACATCTGGTGTGAGTGGAAACGGGGTTCGCAATGGTATCCTCGCATAAGGCCGCATGACGATCGCACTGCTGATCATGGAGATGAAAGGTTCTGTGCTTTCACATCCAGCAAGTGCCATACGTCCCACGCTGCCACGCATACAAGGATGATCTTTCCATTGTTCCTGAAAACCACACACTGGCTGTCCGGCTGGTCTGCGACGTTCCCACGGATGGTGAACTTTAACCAATTCTTTCGGAATACTGAAGAATCTGGCTGTTTCCACAATGTCATCTGCAGGTATCATAGCTCCATTACAGATAAGAGAATTGGGATTCTCCATCACGCACCTCCTGAGATCCGCGAAAGAAGGATGATAACTTAAATAATCCAACTCTTGCGGAGTCGCTTCTACAGAAGTGCATGCTGTATTGTACACATTCGTAATGTCGTACAGCAAGTTGTACAAAGCCGCCGTGAAGTAGTAATGGGACTGGACTCCCCTCTGATCGAATGACCTGACACCGATCGGAGCGATGTTGACAGCTTCTCGACGTGGATCGAGGATGGTCTGTGGAGTTACTTCGCCGTACGCAACGGCGAGGTACTCCAACATCAACCCTTGATGCTGTTCAACGATCTTGACTTTCTCAAAGTTGGTATCAACTCGATCAAGATTTCTCCCTAACCAGAAATACTCCTCAGTCGCGATGCCATCACGATGAGTAATAATCTCCGGGGAGAATGTACTGAAATTTATGATCCCCTGATAACCTTTCCAGTGGTTGACCAGGGGAACAATATCAACGATCATAGCACAGCGAACCTCCAAGTTAAATGGGACACCAAGATTTACGTAGTGTAAGGTAATCCCTTGTTGCAGCATCTGACTCTGCTGTTGAAGTAGCTCCGAAGAACAATACATGGGAGTTGACCAGACCTCCTCCGGTAAGCAACCACCAAACCAGATCGATATACCACCAAGGTTGATTTGCTATCGATGGTCTGAACCAGAACTCTTCCAGATAGGTCTTGTTGACTTGAATGGGAGTCTGATCGGATTCATTCATACCGAGAACATTCTTCAACAGATCGTAGCTCCTGTAGAGTTTCTTGGGAGCGGACTGGTATCCGTTATAACGAATGGACCCAATACGTTCGATATCACCCGGAGTCAGTGTCAACTGGAAATCAGTACTGTTACAAGCAAATCCATCTACAACGATCGTTTCAGCTAATGATGCTGTGGCAATATCGGACAGATCAGTCTCGCATTCATTATACACGATTGCGTTCCGTCTAACATCGTCTGGAGTAGAAGGAGATTGCCACAGATGCAGTCCGAATTTGCTTGACAGATGAGGAACCAACTCCGATGACATCCTTGTTTTGCTCATCCATAGCGAGAACGTATCGAACATGCTACGCGGAACCGCGAAATGTCTGAGTAGCAGTCTCGGTTCAGGGGGCATACCTAACATTTCAGCTAGTTCATGCATAAGTTCATACGGAGTCTGAGAGTCGTTGATGATCAGATTCTCGATCATATTGACTACTTCTCCAGTTGACATCGGTTGAATGTCAAATGAATACTCTGGCATGAACAGAGATTGTGGTGGTTTGTTGAATAGTTTGGCTGATATCAGCGTGAGATAATCCAACAACGACACAACAACTCTACCAGTGAATGTATCGCTAGCGCACAACCGAGGACATGCGTCGAACAACTCTCTGATGCCATCTACGTAGTAATATCCCTCATAAGGGCGATCTCCTTTGTACCGTTTGATCTTCTTAAACATCACCGGGAACAAACGAACTGGTTGACCATTTGTTCCAAGTAATGTCATGGGATTCATTGGCTCTAAAGTCAGGACGATGTATTCATAGAAGTTCACGTGATCCTGTCGTATCAGTTTGTACTTATGGATATTCGGTTGAACTTGAATGCTTCGCCCTGCAGAGATTTCCACATACCAACCAGAATCAGTTGTTAGATGTCCACCTCTGACATTTGAGATCATATCACCAGGTCGCATCGATGAAGGTAATTCAACGATACCATCTATCATAATTCTTCTCCTGTTAGTTGTCGATGAAAGTTCTTATCAGTGGACTTCTCCATCTGACGATTGCAGAGCTTTCTCGACGAAGATACACATCCCAGTGATCATATTCGGATCATTGACGATGCGTTTGCCGTTGAGTTCTTCTTCTCCCATGAGATCCCAGAGATATGTGGGAGTGTTGTAGACGTAGATCTTACCGACCAAGTCAGCGACGATCTCCTCCACTTCTTGATCCCACTCACGTCCATTAGAACTTGCCGGAGATAATTCGATCTTTTGTTTGACGTTCCGATAGGCGAAGGAGTTGCCGTAATTCAGTCGCAGCAACGTATCCTCCTGTGTTTCCTGTGTCCTTGCTGTCAGAGCAGGTTGGGCCGTCAGGATATGACCAAACTCTTTGAATCCCTGTGAAAACACGATCATCTGCAACAAACAAATGATCCGAGTATATTCAGGAGCTTGCAGATACTGGACACCACGTCCACCACCGAAATCCCTCGCAAAGAAACTTCCGGCTACGAACTTATTGATCGGAGTCGGGTAGATCGGATGCTTCAGGAAATACTCGTAGCAAGCATTGAACTCGTCTTTGGCGATATCGAACATCATGCAATACTTGTAGATGGTCGGTTCTACCGCAACACTGACGATCATCGGGATGTCCATCGTCTTCGCGGTAGGTACGCTGTCAACTTCAAGCTGAGCAACATTACCAACATCATCACTACCCGCAGCCGCTCCGAACGGAATGCGAGTCTTGACCTGGTTCTTATTGGCGGAGCTATCTTGAGTCCCAACCAGCGTTCTGGCGATAGAATCGCAGAACCGCATGATATTGCTATCATCGTAACACAGGTCGATGTTGATGAAGTTACGAACCAGGAGATTCGCATAGATACTGGTTGTTCTCGTGGAAATCGTGAATCCACTGAACACTGCAGCCGGATTCTCCTGACCACAGCATCCACGTACCGTATGCTGCAGATAATGCTGGAACTTGATCATTAGATCTTTGAAGGAATGTTCCAACAAAGGTTTCATGATAACAGCACATCGCATCTCTCTGTCGAACGGTTGGTGTTCTTTGCCATCTTCTCCAACGATATTCGGCATCTTGCTCATCAGCCCACCGAAGATCGGAATCAGAAGTTTGCACAGAAGTGCCACCACAATGAGTCTTCTCATCTCCGGTGGATGAAACGTCAGTTCAGCAGTATCTTGAGGACGCGTTCCCACTTCCGTGGTATCATCCATCTTGATGAACTGATGGGAATACTTGTCGAACAGATTGATCAGATCCAACTCGAATACCAGAGACATGAAGAATGCCCCAAGTTCTTTGAGTAACTGATCTTCTTCTCTTCGATTCCCATCAACAGGCATCCGTTCGATAACCATGCGTTGCATGGTAGCGAATGCTTTGGCGAACGTCACCAGCTGTTCATCATTCAACTGAGTTAATACCCAATTGCTGGCTCCAAACAAGGCGTTCCAGATGGTCGGATCACCGCCATCTTTATCCAGTTTCTTGTACGTTCTGGTCTGCCAGATCAGCCAGGGCTCGATGATCTTCCTTTCAGGAACATCGAGGTTCTCGAAATCGAGTTTGACTCGATACGATTTGTCCACGAATACAGGTTTAAATTGCATGCACGACCTCCTAAGTTGATTGTGAGTTCTACTCATCAATTAAGTAATATATGCATATAGCTAGAATGAGAGAGGACTCACAGCTATCTCCACTATGTTCAAGGTGCAGTTGCAACCTTGATCTGTACCTATAGGTTATTCCCAAAAAATAAAAAGTTACGGGTCGGTGATTAGCCGCCCGTAACTTCTTGTAGATAATTATACGATTGATTTGGTCCTGGCAGCAGCTACACACGCCGCTTGAATCGCATCCTCATAAGGAATATCGGCTTTGGTCAAATTTGGTTTCATGAGATCCCATGAAAGCATCGACCGAAGTGTCAAAATCAACGCAATGTGAAAATGACGATAATCTTCCGGACGATTGACCGTCTCGGCATAGCTAAATTCTGTGCTATCGTACAACGATTTGTATTCCTCCATAGCGGGATCATGATGCAACTTATGACGAATGGTCTTGAATAAGTAGCGACGAAGTGGTATCATCGTCGTGTTCTTATCGCGGGCACGTGCACCTGTCGCCATTTCATTGAACCATCGAATCACCTCCAGCCACAACGAAGGATCGCGTTCGCGCAACCAGGAACAAGCATCCAGTGTGGAAGTGAGGAACGGCTCCAGGAATCGTAGGCGAAGCTGCAATTGTATCATGTAAATAGAAAGCAGCTGATCATCCAGGGATTCACCTGAATCGACAATTGCTTGAGTCAGTAAAACCGCTGATGACGTTTGAGCCGGAATCAGCGGATAGAATGTCGAATCTATAAGCTTCGATAGATATGTCAGTAGCTGATACATCTCCTCGGCTACGCGATCCAACGGAAAGTCTGCGAGAAGCGATATTTCCTGCAAATATTGCTTGATGTGCAATATCTTACCTTCCAATCTCTCACGTGTCTGAACGTCCAAATCAGCACAGAGCATGTTCAGGAAAGTCGTTTCTCCGTTTATGATAAGCTCGGATGGTATATTGGTTCTGAATCCGAACATTCGCAACTCTCGAGCATAGTTCCATGGACGCCCAGTTGGCACATATGCTATTACACCTTTCTTCCGATCGTGACTGTAATGAAACATGTTAATTCTCCAAGTTAAGGTTACGTGGATCGATCCCGATCAAACTGGAATCAGATTGGTAACTTTGTTTGGTTTTGGTTGCAATATAGAAGGATTGTTCCTGAACACCGAGATCTGGATACAACCCTCCATATTGCGCAGCGAAGTTCTTAGCCGCACGATAGAACCCAAGAGCTTCTTGATAGCTCATCGTAGAGATAAAGAACCGCTTATGAGAATCCCCGTAAGTATACTCATCAACGACCCATCTATGAAATGAGTCAGCTGGTGGTTTATCCTTCACACCAAGGCCTTGAAACAAATGTTGCAAAGACACTCGAAAGGAATGTGTACAGGTACGGCAGAGGAACTTATGATCAGCACGAAAACTTTCAACAGTTCCTACTACCAGATAATCCGCTGGTGTATGTTTACCTTTTTCCAGACATCGAACACATAGTTCATCTCCGTGGATGACAACTGGATCAACATCTGGACCAAAGTTAAAACTAGAACCAACGGACGTGCAGATGGTTGTTATAATTTGACCTTCTCTCATGGATGTAATGTCCTATCGAAGTATCGAGCATCTCTGATATCACCGGAACGCAACGACCGATATGAAAATGTTTTCAATCCATTCATGTAGACTTGATCGAACGTGTTCCGGACCAATTCCGTCGATCGTTCATCTAGTTCTACACATACCGGATTACGCCCACGTGACCGGTTGTACTGCTCCTTGATTTTTACAGCCTCTTTTACCAAAAACTTGTGGATATCGTCGGTGTTTTTACAGGCATACAGAGCTTCGATCTGATCTTCTGTAAAAGACCATGAAGCCCAAGTATCCGGATCATCACCAAGAATTTCCACAGTTCCGTAATAAGCATAATGAAGGAGGTTCCAGTTGATCGTCCGAATCGTATGAATGACATCAAAGGGCTGATTCATTGGATGACCTCACGATCTTCCGATACAGTAAGTTCCGCTCTTCACCTGGATACAGCTTGGGTATCGACGTCAGTTTCCAGCAGGGATTGTCCAAATCACCTGGAATTCCATCTGCCGTGCCAACGATATTTCCTTCATTGGTCGTTACATAGAAGCTAGTCCAATCGATCCGCTCGTCGTACGTACAGTATTTGAATTCGATCCACTTATAACCTGGAAATAGTGGCCAACATATTCTCTTGTCTTCATTGATCTTGTTGAGAAGATCAGTTGCGTTATGTGCTACAATCGTAGTTGCGAGTGAATCATCAAGCTCTTTTCTCCAGAACCTGAATCGTAACGGACGACGAATGATATTGTGGAAGCATGGTTCACCTTCAACGTCACGCAGAAGATCAGTGAGATGCTCTTTTGAGAAGTCTGAATTTGTCATGATGTTTCCTCCAATTCTGGTACAGGTGTTCGTGTTGCTTAATACCGGTCTTATCGATGGATTTAAAGTAGGCATGCCAATCAACCGGTCTGTAAGTGTGTTGAATTTCGACGATGTATGCGGTAATATCTTCAACTCTCATGGTAGAGAGATACTGCTCACGTTGTTTCAGTTCTTCCTTGAACGTATCCAGATAGAGTTGAGGGAATTCCCTGTCTGCATGTAACCGATCACCCATTCTGGAGATCAATTGCACAGCAGTTTCTTCTGGAGTTGTAACCTCTTTCTCTTCTAAGAGATACAGAATACCTCTAAGTACACAACGTGCATCGGCGTTGGGTAACCCAGCATCCGCACATGCGATGATCTCGTCGTCGATAGTAGGCCAAGGAGTACCGAGATGTTTTCGTTTCATCTCCTTACTGGAATTCCGATGGAAGAGGATCGTATGTACGATCGTGTCGACTTCCTCTTCAGAATACCCAAGCTGTTTACATTCAACTTCAGCGATGAATGCACTGGTGTACTCGTGTTCCTTGGGAAATAGCTTATGACCACTATCGTGGAAAGCAATGTATGCAAGCTCCACATCTGACAGTTTTCGCTTGAGACAGCGCATAGCAACTGTCATGGATTCTTCGATATGATTCCAGCCATGCGAGCCATACGGCGGATAGTAGAGTTTGGCACGTTCAATCACGTACTCTCTATTGATCTTCGGCTTTGTTGTCATATACTCCTATCTCCTTAGTTAATTAAGTTAATGTATAAGTTAGTTATATTCGTTAAAGTAATATATACACGAACTAGAGACCGGGTGGAATATTCCACCCGGTCTCTAGTTGTCGATTTATTTGTAAGGATGATCCAACCAGGTGTGATCCATGACGGACATCTGTGCTCCAGTTAGGATAGTCTGGATATACGGATGGTTCGCCACCGTTACCGGTTGCCAAAATCCCGTAGCATTGGTTACCGATGTTGCCGTATTGGGGAACTCGATCGGGGACCAACGCTTGTCATAGTTGTAATACGCCAGCTGATTCGTGAAATTCAAATTAACGAATCGTCCGATCGCAGCTGTCGATTCTCCAGTGATCACATTCGAGTAGAACGTATGTGCATGCCGATATCTCGGAATGTACACTGTACCTCCATTGATGTTAGCGATGGAAGTGGTTGCTGCTTGTGCGGAAGTCAGACCAGGATTCGTGGTCTTGATCTCACTGGCATCTCGGTTCGGAGGAAGACTCACCTTACGAACTCCATTTTCGATCATGAGTTGTGGTGCGATGTCTTCCCATTTAGTGAAAGCCACCAACTGCCATTGATTACCGATATTGTACAACCATACCTCATCGCGACCTTGTACGTAATTGTAATTGTAGGAATAATCCCCAGAAATAGTCGGAGAGTTAACTCTGGTGGCATTGTATCGGCAGTATCCAGAAGTAGCTGCTCCAGTTACCGAGTACTTGTAACACGTACGAGTAACTTTTACTCCATTCACCGTAGGTGTATCCGTCGTTCTGGCGTACAGAAAATAATCTGTCTGATAATTGGCACGTCCAGTAGCGTTATAAGGTCCACTCGTCTGGAACATTTCACGATACAGCATCCGGAGACGAGCACCGTCTTTATCAAGGATGCAGTTCCCAGGAAACCCTCTGGTTCCAAGATGTCGGCAAGCCATGTTGGAAGTTGGTGTAAATACCAGTTTCAGATATTCTGTAGTTGGAGTTGACACGAATGGCACGAAATACATACGACAGCAGATCATGTCATTGGCTGCACCGTATCGGACGTACCATGGATGCGTGGCGCCTCTGACAGGTACGATGGTGGTACCCAAGTTAATTCCGTCATCGGCATTTGCTGACAGGATGAACTTGTCATAGTCATACATGTTGTTCGTGGAGGTGATCGCCTCAAACAAAGTAGAAGCCATCAACAAGTAATCGCAGTCATTATCGTTATGACCTGCGTGAAAGGTAAAATAAATGTATCCATCAGCCATGGTACGGTAGACATACGCAAGACTTGCAGAGTTACCGGGACCGAGCGTGTACTCTTTAGCACGTGCCCAGTCTGGCGTGGTATTCACGAGTTCAGACTTCAGAGCGTACTGAGGATGTTCGTGAACTGTAGGAGCGAAAGTCTTGTGAAGCCAATCTTGGAATTCAGCGGATACCGCGAGTATACGATTGGGGAAGAGTGCCATTGAATAACCTCATAGGTTGGATTGATTTTCTCTAACATGCTACATAGCATGTTAGAAACACAGTTAAAACCAGGAGATTTCACTTCATGGCTAACTTTCCAGAACGACTTATCCAACTATCAACCTCGTTCACAACTTGGTTGCAGAATAATTTCTCCAATATCAATCACAATCACGATGGTCGATATGCTCTTCTTAACCACGAACACGACAACATCATCAGTGGCGTCCCAGACTATGCAAGACAGTATAGAGTACGTACCAACGATATCACCACACAAGGTAGGATAGCGACCGACCCTGTACGGCAAGTTATACGTCCGGTGACAGGTTGCTATCTTCTATGTACCATATATGGAAGTTCCAATACTGAATCAGACCGAATAATCGAATGGTCTCCTAACATAAATCGCACTGTTATCATGCCGTGCAGTAACTCCAATGGAGAGAAGAATCCGTTCCGTAAGCTGCTTGATGCTATGCAGGCGATAGAACCATTGTACAGATGCTTACACTTCAATGATGTGGTCAGCATGGTGTTGCCGTTGTCACCTGGATTCTACTATCATGCAAGGGTAGGTAGCGTCAACTCGAATAACGAAAATACGGATGCGGTCCAGATGTACCTGCTTCCTCCATATGGAAGATCTGTAGGCAAGTTGGCAGAGTTGTACGATGTTACGGTGAGTTTCAATAATAAAGCTCAATTTCTTAGCTATATCTACAGTAACAAAACTGCAGATGTAAATATTTAGTGTATAAAGAAACTAGTTAGGAGAGAGGGATGTCCCTCTCTCCTAACTAGGATTCAACGAACTTTTGAAAGTCCTTTGTTGCATTGTTCAAGCAATGGTAACATCTTGTTGACAAGAGCACAAGCGTCGGCGTAGCGACGTGAAATAGGAGTCACGAATCTTGCTGAATGCAATCCAAGATGATCGTAGGTAATGTATTCTGGACGTTTCGCTGCAGGTCCAAACACAAGTTTATCCTGACGATAAGCTTCATCAAGCGTCAGGAAGTGCTCATTTCGAATAAAGATCTTAAGAGTGGACTCGTTAACATCCAAGCATTTAAGCTTATCTTTCTGATCGAGCACCCATTCCTTAAATGCTGGAGCTAAGATCAACTTGTCACGAGATGCCGTTAGTTGTTCCACAAAACCGAGCACTTCTTCAAGTCCCGCTGGAGTAACCCAAGCTGGCAATGCGATCGAAGCCTTGGAATTAAGAACAGTCTGCAGTCTCTGATGCTTGTTGATGTACTTAATAACGACATTCTCGTAATTGACGGTAAGCTGTCGGATCACAGCTAAACAATCATAAAGAGCCTTAGAGTAAACCTGCAATGTCCTGGTTCCGTCTTTGTGAGATAGCTTTCCACGGGTAGAATTAATCGCATCACTGATTGCATTGTAATGCTTAGTTCACGTTTGTCGGAAATTGTCACAACCTGTGGATGATCCTGCGATTTATCCACAGCCTCGTCTACTGCAGCATGAATTACTTCCTTCGCAGGTACCACTTCATTCACACCGGAAGGGGCTTTTGAAATAGCACAGCCGTCCAATATAGTTCTAGTGATAGCGTGATCACGAACATTATCGGCTAACAAATATCCTTCATTGCCTTCCGTGACTTCTCCCTTTCTCGGGTTTTCCAGGAGACGAAGATATTCTCCTCCGGCGGACCTTACGAACATCATCCGCATGCGAACCACTTTGTCTGTAATGTAGCCGATGATCGCACGAATGATCCTTACGATCTCTTTCAATGCAGCCTTAGCTATTTTACCAGCAGTGCTCCAAAATCCCTCCTGAGAAGCAACTAGTTCGTACTGCAACTGATGTTGTATAAGAAACTGTTCGAACGCTTCCACGTTCTGATCTGTCAGACCGAATTGACAAACACTGGCTTCAATCAGTCTCCATTTATCCAAATCTTGCAATAACGATGATTCGTCTAGTTCAGGGAAAGGCAAACCATCCACAGGAATAGGACAAGCTATTCTCATTTCAACATATTCTCCCAATATGCATTACAAAGTTAAAGAAAAGAACACTAGGGGAATCTTTCTTCCCCCTAGTGTTCACACAAGTTAAGCGATGACCGGGAACGGATCAACAAAAGTTGCCGCATCGACCATATACCAGAACCAACGATAAGATACCGTCACGTTGCCATCTTCGGGCATCGTAAACGGGATCGTCAATTTGAAGCTGGTGCTTCCATCAACGTTCTCCCAGACGGCATCGTCTTCGGCTTCCCAATGACCAGCCTGCGAGAAGATCTTGCTTCCATCCGGAAGTTCGATCGTAGCCTGGAAATGTTCAGGAATCTCCGTAGGATCGTTGTATCCGTACAGAGTCATGTGGAACGTAAGGGTTCTCTCCCCTGCAGAAGCAGGAAGAGTGATGCCCTTGAACGGAGCTCCACCGATCTCGATCGGCCGTCTGCTGTCATTCTGAATTTCGTTGGAAAGACGGATGGAGCAATTCGAAGTAGAACCAACGCGATAGACACTCCAGGTCTGCGCCTGTGAGAATCGACTCCTCACGGTGAAGTTCCCTTCCTGCATATTGTTCGTGCAGATATAAGCACACTCCGTCTTGTAAGAATCCATGCTCTCGCTGGAGAAGTTGTTCGTGACAAATCGAATATTTGACGATCCGCACAGGATATAAGAATGCCAGTTAACCGACAATGCCACCTGAGAGTTATATTCCCAGCGAGGATTGGAGCGATTACAGGTAATGGAACCAATATAGAGGGTATTACGGCCTCCGTCATTGAACGCGTACCCAGGATACCAACTGGAGATCGATTTGATCTTACCAAGGCTCAAACTCGCATACACAGAACCTTGTATATCACAGTCCGACATATCGATCATCGCCTGATACACCTTCATTGCGATCCCGAATGGTGCCGTAATGTGGATGTTTTGGAGCAGATAATCGGTTGACGCGTTGCGTTGATAGGAGCTTTCCGTGGTAGCAACCAAAAGTCCGTTGTCATAATCAGTGAACGGATTCTGGTCCCAAGTAGTGAAGTCGTTCAACGTATCCGTGTATTCCGTACACGCATTGATCGTAATGTTGCGGAAGATGTTGTACTGGCCTCTCGAAGGAGTCCAATATCTGCCGTCGTCTTGATTCTGGATATACTTGAAGTAGAGAATATTGGAATTTCTCCCTTTCAGTGTCGGGAGATCAACCGTAACGTTTTCCATGATAGATCCTGCATTCATGGAATTGGCACAGATAACGCCACTCATATAGAACCTATTCTGGTAAGCAGAATGATTCTGATGTTCTCCCATGGCCACTGTAACGTTATCCACGAAGATACGGTTAACGGTATTGTTGACAAATGGCCGACAATACGGATCTTCGCAATGATTGTTGTAGTACGCATAGTACTTGATATTTTTGACCTTTACTTCCGGCGCATTCTGTTGATCTTCCGGAGACCACGTGATGATCGGTTGTACTGCATCTCTGCACTGAGTGACATGAGCTTCACAATCTTCAATGCGTATGTTACGCACACGACCAAGGTTGATCGCCCAACCGCGTCCCCACTTATCGAACCGACAATTGAGAACCGTTGCTGAGTTAGCGAATACATCCGTGCATCCAGTCAGCCACTGCTGTCCACGGTAGTAGTTCGTATCGTTGGTATCACCTTCTGCCGTGAAATCGAATCCGGAATACTTGAATCGACAGTTCTCCAGATATATTTCGGTACCGAATGAACTGGAGAATGACAGACATGCGGCTTCGTTGTTCTCAGTTCTGCCATCCTCGAAACAAACTCGACTGATATGAACCTTACGACACGAAGTGAATTTGGTTCCATATCTTCCATTGAACGGCATGCGTATCCAGGCCCATTCGCGTTCCGCATCTACCCAAGCAGATTTGGCATCTGCAGGCATTTCGGTGAACATCGGATCATCCGTCTTGGGCATACCCATGATCACCACACTCTTCACGTTGTTGAAAGTGAGGCTGGAGTTGTTGCTGTATGGGAGTAATGCAACCAAACCAACAGCAGAGCGACGAACGAGATAGATGGTGTTATCTTCCCATGTGGATGGGAAGTTTCTGGAAGCATTGGCGGCAGAAGACCCATCTCCACCATCACCTTGTTCGTTAGAGAGAGTCGGGTCAATGTAGTAGAACTTGTGTTCTGTGTTATGTATCAACATGGTTCACATCCTCATGGTTGTTCTTCAGTTGTTGTGTCATCCGGACTCGGATGGTATACGAGCGGGAACGGAGATTCATCGAAGGCAACCAGTTGCGGTTGTTCGAGTTCAAGTGATCCTTGGAATACTGTATTACCTCCACACCATACTCCGAACATACCAGCCGGAGGTTTGTTCGGTTGAAAGTGGTTGGGAAATTCCATAGAGATCACAATGGGTTCAGCGAATGCCGTTTCAAGGTCTAAGATCAGTCCACCAGAAGCTTGTCCTCTACGAGGATATCTGGGAGTTCCGAACTGATCCACATCTTGAAAGTTGAAGAAGAATTCGAAGTCGTTCTGATAGACAGAGTCGATCAAGGATGGAATGTCCAGTAGAACAATCTCTTTCCCATCAGGTATCACCACTCCTTTGGCGATAAGGGACTCCTTAGCTTCAGCTTGTACTTGTTCGACAAGTTCGAGTATCTTGATCGTCTTTTCTACTAAAGTCATGGCATCCTCCTTATCATGGCGTTGCGTTGACTTCGTATCCAAGAATCTTCAAGATTTCGGTATCCAAATCGCTGACAACTCCAACAGTCTTCTCCAAAGCGGCAATCCTCGCTTCGAGATCTGCTCCTCCACCTGTGTTGTCAACCCATTCGGTTGTACCGTCTTCTTTAACGGAAAGAATCTGTCCAGCTTCTCCAGGGATCTCGGGAGCAAGCACTCTCTTCTGGATCTCTGGTAGCAAACTCTTTCCATTGATGATCACGGATGTTTGTTTCATAGGGCTTGGTTCCTCCTATTCAAATAAGATGTATAAAATGGTACGTACTACTGTGGGAATTCCCACAGTAGTACGTGAGCTTTATTCAATTACATGCTTCAGATGCATCTTAATGGAATTGTCCTTCTTACGATGACAAGGACGACATAACCACATGACTTCAAGTGGTTTGGAGTAATCATCATGGTGCATCTCCAGATGATCGATCGATCCACAGATCTCACAGGGTTGTGGAATCAAGATACCTTTCCGTCTTGCGACATTAGCCAGGTATCTTGCATGGTATCGATCTGGATGTTTCTTCCGGTCTTCTGCTGCTCTACGTCTACCTTCTTCGGATCTAGATTTCATTCGAGAATATTCTCGGTACTTCTCTAGCTTCCTCTGTCGGATATGATACTGCGCTGTTTTGGCACAATCTTTACATAGATACAGCAGATTGTCTTTTGAAGTTGGATGGTGATAATACTCCGTGAAAGGCTTATACAATCCGCACTTACTACAGACTTTAGCCGGCATCAGGTCATCTGTTCCCGGATCAACTGGTACCCAATCGGGTAATTCAAGCGGGATATCGAAGGTGTCTCCTGACTTAGAAGGGAATATCGTCGTCGGAATTGCCGGAGCCGCCTCCATTGCCTCCGTTGTTTCCGCCGTAGCTATTTCCTCCTCGAAAGGAGTTACCCCCATTGTAGTTGCCACCACCGTTACCGCCATGGCGGTTCGGATCGTATTTCTCATCCGTCCAGATGACCGCCAGCATCGTGCGTTCGAACCACTCGATCATGGTCTCGAAGGCGAACGCCGACTTGTCCGCATTGCTCATCGGATCGGAGCCGATGGAAATACCGCCGGTGCCGCGGAAGACGAAGTCGAACGTCCGGTTGCCGTCCAGACAGTTCGTCAGCGTGACATGATAGAGCATCTCGGCATCCTTGGAGAAAGTGAGAACCCACTCCAGCGCCCACTGTTTGGTCTCCGGATTGAACTTCTCTTTCTTCACCGGGATCTTGGTTTCAGGAGCCGCTTTGCGGATCTTGTTGAATGCCGATTTCAGAACTTCGTAGAGATACGGAGTGACGTTGATCTTGATCGGCGGTTTGCCGCCACCCTTGGTGAAGACGGCGAATGAGATCGTTCCCTTGAAAACGCTCAGATTCAGGGATTCCCCGGAAGCCTTGTTGTCCAGAGTAAACGGTCTGATGAAGAGTTCCTTTTCCATTTGATTCATTCCTTTTATTTAAGGTTGTTGGGTACTTCGATATTGAGTCTTTGGAGAGCATCGTTGATATACATGGGAGTATGCATCGTCCAACGCTCTTGTTCTGCCACTTCCAGCACACGTTTCTTGTCTTTTGGAGATAATGTTCCTTTCACGACCTCACTATCCCCGAATAACAAATGTGTTGCTACAGTAAATGGTACCTGTGGATGTTTAAATACGTAGTTGCCGATCGTGTTACGATCTGCTTTCAGAAGATCTCCGGTGAAACTCTTGATGATATCACCTTCATACCACTGATAGACGTGATAGTCGATCGGAACATGACTGATCATCCTCACCTTCGGTCTTGCCACGGGGAACTTAGCCAGCGATCCTCTGATCGCTAGGTAACTCGGTAGTATACTGTCACTATGAACAACTGCTACTTGTAATTTACCCAGCTGCTGCCGATGCTGTGGAAGTACAGCTCGTAATAGAGTCGTTCCCGTTCTGATCTTGGCTCTCTGTTGGCTATCCTTCCGTTGGAGATCAGGAGGAAGCTGTCGTTCATACTGCATCGTATAAAAAATAAGAGCCTTGTTCAGAGTACCTTGAGAGAGCTGCTCAGAGAACTCCCTGATGATACCAGATACGTCCGCTTCGATGGCTTTCGCGATCTGATGGAAAGATGTATCCTTATGCAAGCGATTACGCACTAATGTACTTAGATTGATCAGGATGATCTCCTCTGCATCCTGTACTCCAGATCCCATCTTATCTTGTCGAAATAACTCCAACAAGCGATCGATAGGAGCTGTCGTACCGAAGGAATACCGACCCTCCTCATCCAAGGAGGGCTGTTGTTGTGGCTTTGCCATATCTTCCAGTACGATCATGTATCAACCCTCCTTTCCAGCTACCGTTTCGAGGATATTTTGTATCCTCTGTGTGGTTATGTTGGGATGCTTATTTTTGACGTGTTCGAACAACAAAACCCCGATATTTGCCTTAGTTATTTGGGGCAAATTCTCTAACTGTTGATTTGTGTTCGGAAGCACTTGAGTCTGTTTCTTCACTGGAGGTTTCGTGATAGCAAGACCCTTAGCGTGCTTCTTACTCCAGTCCTCCAGCACCTCTGCAATCAAAGGTGTACTGGTTAACAACCGAAGATAAACAGTCGGTCTTAACGGATTCTGGAGTTTCATGTGTTCTTCGAACCATGGTTCGAATTTAACCAATGCGTCTTCAACAGAGTCGTAATCACGAAGATCTGCAGTGAGACACAAAGTTGCATCCGTATTTTCGATGAACTCGAATTTGGTCTCTCTGGTTTTAGTATCGATCGTAACCAGAAAGAATCCCTTTGCCTCTTCTTCGCCGTGAGCGAATCGTTCAAAGGAACCACATGAGATAATGTTCTTGTAGATGCCAGGTTTGTGGACGTGACCGTTCATGACGACTGTCGGGTGGAACTGTTTGTTGACAGCTTTCTCCGTGAGTGTATGTTGTGGTAACATCGGTATCCCTGGTGGAAGCAGATGATCGAAGTATCCGTGATGTACGATTACATCTACTCGTTCGAGTTGGAGATCTTTCATCTTCTGAAGTGCTAACTCCATGTGATCTCCAGGAAGATCATCCGGCATATACAAGATGTGTTGTTGGTATCGTTCGATATATTCGATATCGATCGTGTCGAATACTTTGATCCGACCATCTTCCGTTGTCTGGAAGAATTGATTCTGATTCCTGTCGTGCACATAAGTGCCTCGCACAACTCTTATCATAAAATCTTGCGCATAAGCCATCTCCGCTAGCTCTTGGATGATGATAACAGCTTCCAAGCTAGATTCGGAACTCATGTGTAATAAGGTATCCCAAAAGTCTCCGGCTATGACCAAGATATCGATATCCTTCAAACGAGGATACAGATGTTTCCTAAACTTAGCATGTAAACATTTGGGATTGATACGAGGATTGCCCATATGCACGTCAGATAGAAGCAGATATCGTACAAGTTGTGCGGTCTTTTCTTTTACCATACCTTACGTCCATTCGAAATCGTCGGTGTCCACTTCATCGTCCGGTTTCTTCATTGACGAAGCGTCCTTACTGAACTCTTCTAGGATTTTATCTGTAGCGGCTTCATGTTCTGGAGTTGGCTTCGCCAACGTCTGAACCGCCGTGCGAAAGTAATGTCCGATGATAGCAGCACGTTCTGAAAGAGGATTGTCGTAGCCTGCCGAATTCATAAACATCGTGACCAACGTTGCTCCCTGTGGGAACACATCTGTCATCTGTCTCATCTCATCCATGATGGGAGGAAATCGTTTCAGAACGATCACGTTACCGTGTTCATCTCTCTTGTCATCGATAAGTGTGATATCTCGATAGAGATTCAGTCGACGACGAAGTTCGTCGCTCAACTTCAATCGTTCATCTTTACTCAACTTACCACATGCTTCCACATTGAACAATGGAGCGAATTTCTTGAATTCACTGGCTTTGATCACATTCCTGTTGATCGCAGCTTGTTCCATATCTGGCAATTGGTTAGCCAATGCCACTAAATCTTCGATCTGACCAGTTACTGGAGTCTCCAGTCCTTTGATCTTTAGATTCTTGGGTTTCGAAGCTTCCATCCTCACGCCTCCGATACCGTTTCAGGGATAAGGTTGCCATCTGCGTCGATACCGATCTTCTTCATCGGCACGATCGGGTTACCAAGAGCATCCGATACCAGAATACTGAGACCGAATGCCCCGTTCTCTTCCACGTCTTCTGCACCAACAGTCACCATAGGAGCATCGTTCGGGAAATAACGTCTGAAGCAATTCTGAAGTGCCTCTTGGATCGAATCCGCTAGTCGGGTCGGAGTACGGCCAGCATTCGCATTGATTACACGGAATGAAATCATCTCAGATTCGTGGAAACTGCTTGTCCATCCAGGGTTGGCGAACATAAATTGCAGTACGTAAGTGATGATGTCCTCTTTCTTCTTGAGGACAGTAGTGGGACCAGCATGGAACGTTGGTATGACGGGAGTCTTATCAGCCATGACCGCTTTCTCCTTGTTATTTGAGCTAAGTTTACTTAGAGTATATTAAAGCGATCCTGTTTATTTTTATACTAAGTTTTCTTGATGAAAACAAAAAAAAAAGAAAGGAGTCGATGGATGAGCGATGGAGTCAGTCCGTTAAGACTCACACCATCGCTAAGGAGAACATCCATCAACTAGAAAGAACTCACAACAAGATCAGTGATCACATAGGCATAGTCCCGAATCGAACAGGACTCCTCAGTTATGCCACATTCACGACCGTACACGTCCAGTTTTCATACCAAGATCTCAACTACACGGATGCAGTTGATCAGTACGTGCTGACCCACTTGCTGTGTACACCAGCGTGGGATTTATACGAGCAAGGACGCAACAGGGAAGTATGACCCGTGTGCAGACCACATGATGTTACACCACATACCATCTGCGAGTCACCTACCTGTTGTGAGTTTAAGTCATTTCAACTTGCCGATACGATTCGGGATATCAGTGATATCCATACGATCGCCTCTGAGCTGATCTTCCAAGAAGTTATCAACCCATTCCCGAGACGCTCTCAGCTTGGACAGTTCATCGAAGTCGTACACAGGGTCATCACTTCGGAACGTATAACCGACCGGACGATCGTTCGGAATATCCGGATGGTTGAAGTAAGATGTTCCGTTATCCAACAGACGTCCAACCACATCCTCATCCGGGAGTTTACTGGCATCCACACCCCATCCGTAGATCAGTCCCTGATCATACAGATCCCTGACTTTCGGCATCGTCAGAATCGGAATATGCATGCATGATGGAATATTCTCCAGCGCTTCCTGGTTATCGATCACCACGATGGTGTCCGGATGGAAGATCGCTGCAGTTGCCGCATTCAACGCGCTCACCGCAGCTCCATCCATTTCCTGGATCTTCTGAGTGAACGCATCGTATCGGTTACTGAATCCCATGCTGGAAGCTGATCCGAACAGGACACCTGCCGCATCAGCGAATTGATTATTAAGTCGACTGAACACCGCTTGATTCCCGGAATGCCCTGTATACATTCCAAGTACCGGTGCAGTCATCACGTCAAGAACTTGCAATACAACCATAAAACTTCTCCTGTAAAGTAACTTGCTACATGATAGTAGCGTTCTATATTTTAATACTCTGTTGATTCTTCCTAGGATCAGGGGATCACATATGTAATATATGATCGAATCAAGTAAGAATATATCGCAAGCTATGTCGTATAAAAAAAGAAAGAAGCAAGGAGAGGGAGCACGATGCTCCCTCTCCTTGTGTTGTTGTCAGTATCCTCCGACTACCAACGGATCTCCTTCACCTGCCAACCAACGGTTGGCTGCAAGGGAATACTCGTTAGTGAGTTTCACATCGTTGGTTAAACTGTCTCCAGTTCCACCGAGCAATGTAGTCATCGGATGCACTGCCATGAACTTGATGACCTCAGCCATCTCTTTCAGAGCAACCCCATAGATCTGATCCATTGTGTTCACTGTGTTCGCTAATCACAGCAGTGTCGTTTCAGACACATCTCTAGCTTTCACTAGACGACCAGGTATATCCTGGAAGCGTGTATAATGATCCATATACACGGTGCAGACTATATCACCATCTCCTCATGATCGTATCTGTCCGAGTACCAGGATTCGAACCTGGGACGTTCTGCTCCCAAAGCAGACGCGCTACCACTGCGCTACACTCGGACAGATACTACCATCAAGGAGACCCCTACCGTTACGGGATCGCATGATCCCTCTCGATTTGATGACTCAAATACATTTAGTCGTTGGGCATTTAGGAACATCTCTGTTCCATTTAGCTGCTGAAGACCCATTTGCTGATAACATCGTTGCTCAAATGCTATCAACTAGTCCTTAGGATTTAACCATAGACCATCTCCACACTTGTTTCTACTTTCGTTCCTATGCGATAAGTTGCATAGGCAGTGGAGCTATTAGGGATTGCCAGCGATTAGATAAGTTTGCTACGCAGATCGCTCTACGTAGGGAGCAGATCACTCCATCGAAGTCAGCATTAGGCCTAATGGTCAAGTGGAATCGCAACTTCCACCGTGTGTGCTATGACACACCCTCAGTGTTTCCAAAGAGGAGCAGACTATATCAGACATCTCGAATATCACGTGTTTATCCGAGATCCTTCTCCGTTTCAGCATCCTTGCGGATGGTGGTAGCTTGTACCACACGCCATATGCTTGCGCCCTACGTCCCTGTTGGAACTAGTCGTTGAACACATCGTCTACATGAGACGACTTCGTTGCGATGATTGAGCCAATCCTTTTACTTTTTATATCCATCATAGCTTACCTCGCGGTTACTATTGTGGCTAAAAGGCTCTAAGGCTCTTCCCGCAATTAGAAGAAGTACGCACATCCTATCACTAAGATGTGGGCCCGGTGATTGTTTTATCAGTTTCCGAAGATCTTCGTTTCTTATACCTAGAATAATCAATTGGTGTTAAACGAATCGGTTTCTTATACGGAATGCCATATTGTTCAGCTATATGCCGATGTGTCCCGTGTGCAACGATATGTTGAATCGCTGTAACAGGAACATTCAACTCTCGACTAATTGCTGTCAATTTCATTCCATCCTGAATTCGTTTACATACCGCATGTACTTGCTCTTCTGTCATAGCTGACTTACGGAGCCCGTGTATCCTGGCATGTAGATGATTATCGTAAGCCGAACACCATTCCAAGTTATCAGCTGCATTGTTAGCTTTGTTGCCATCAGTGTGATTGACTTCTAATAACTTGTTAGGATTTGGTACGAACGCAAGAGCTACCAGTCGATGGATCTTCACCGACTTAAGTGATCCGGAACCTGTGTATCCGAATCTTAGATAAGTGCAGTAATAACCGCTGTTGTTTGGTGCTCCTGTTATCATCTGGTAGGTACGTTTGTTCCATATCCTACCATCCCGTAAGATGATGTAATTCGGGAATCCTAGACTCTCCAAACTACATTGATCTTCCGGAGGGATTTCCTTCAATTCATTGTGAAAATATTTCCGCCATAGATAATCCGTACTGAAAGTTTTAGACTTATTATCTTTCCATACGAATACAGTTGGTCCGAAATGTTTTAATTCTCGACCACTACGTTCATCTACAACGGTCTTATCTTCATAAAACCTGATGAAAGGATACCCTTCTTCTTCGAGTAATACTGATGCCTGTTGTTTCATTGCACTTCTTACCTCTGGCTTATTAGAGTTAGGCTGTCTTCCGACAGCCCTCATCAAGCCTTCGGAAGACAGTGTGCAACGACAATCGTTGAGCTGAAATGCTGAGCGGAGATAACCCAATAGAGTCATCTTCGATCTCTGGTTTGATCTTCGTTGCAAAGAAGAGTTGTATGGCTCCATGTCGCAACGTTGGATTTTGCAGTGTTCGGCGTAGGCGCTAACTACACCCGCATCGTTTCAGATACTGCTCCGCCTTTCGGTCGGACGACCAGGTATATCCTGGAAGAACTCTTGCGAGTTGGCCAGACTAGCTCATCACCACATCCCTTATGAGACAAGGTGTGTAACGTTTGGAGCCCGCTTGGTGCTCTACTCTCCGTCCGTAGATAGGAGATAGTCGTTGAACTACCGTTAGGTAGCTGCTGAAGACCCACTGCCTAGTCCATTTAGGATTTAACCTTGTGGACATCCGTATACTTGTTTCTACTTTCGTCACTCAACCAGCTAAGGTTAAGCTACACGGCTTTAGGGATTGCCAGCAATTGGTTACATGATCGATCCTGCTTTCGCAAGAAAGGGAGCTATCCTTACTCCCGAGTAAAACAGGCAGACCCTTGTAAGGGCATTCATCCATCAGTCTCTGGATCACATCGTACACATCCTGATCGAACTCTACCAATGCCCTCGCATGCTTCTCATAAGCATCCGGATAGGACATGTGATAATGCCGAACAAGGAAGTTGATGATCTCCAGCTTCCACTGGGCAACGCCGATCCTCCATGGGAGGTGACATTCATCTGCCTTGTGTTCTGTTACGATCGGAACGATAACAGCACGGAATGTGTTGTTCAACCTCGAAGCCAACAGGGATTTCCGGATGAACCCATATTTGCTGACCAACTTGATCTTGGTGATCTTCTCAACATAGTTGAGATAAGATTTGTACACGTTGTAGCTGTACTGCTCCAAGTAGTTTCGGTTGGCTGCACTATGAGCGATTGGGTTATGCCTGTAGTTGTAGATCGCGCTGGATAACTCGATACATGTTTCGAGGATGGACGTAGACACATCGTCGTTGTAGGTCAACGTTCCACTCTTGGTCAAGATATGCAGAGCTTGATTCAGTACCGGAACATGTCTGATGAACATTACGTTCCTGTACGTATCCACGAATTCCTTGATGAACAAGTTCTTCTTGGATTTGGCTCCGGTGTTTTGGTTGAGGAAATAGTTGATGATGTTATCGAAGTTCTCGTAGAAATAGGCTGGACCTTGTCCCAAGATACTGCCATAGGGTTCTGGAAGTTCACTGTCAACATCGAGGAGAAGATCGATGATCTTCTTCTTGCGTTTGACGCAACCCATCCATTTACCCAAGATCCGATAAGCTGCAGGATGCAGCATCGGAGGCATGAACTCTGGGATCTCCAGCCATGCACGGAACTTGATCTCATCTGCGAAGGCGTCGCGAACTTCCGTGTTGCAATATGGACAGATCGTACCTTTGGCGAAGTTACCTTTGGTTCGTTCACATTTGCAACTGGCGATGAAGTTCAAGTTGCTGTCGCTCTCTTGGAACAACATCTTCTTGATCGTCTCGATAGAGTTGTTCGCGACGTCTACACCGTCCAACTCTTGGCCACATGGAACGATCATCGCATTCGGATCTTGATGGAATTCCCTATCGAAATCGAACAACCGTAACTTCGTCACGGTTGCATGTTTCTTTGGGTTACACCATCGATCCGATGAGGCGTAATACGCCCTGACGATCGCTTCTGCGTCAACGTTCGGCTTGAATATACTACTGAACCACATAAGCCTCCTGCTGATAAAAATAAGTTCTAGGAAAAGGGTAAGGTGATGGAATATGTATTCCATCACCTTACCCACGGAATTAAGAGGAATAGGCAGGACTCGAACCTGCACCAGTTGCTATCGCTAACAACCGACTTGTCATTCTCCGAGCTTAAGGTGTATATCTCGGGATTCTCCAAGTATCCGGGGGACCGGCCCAGCACTCTATCCAGTTGAGTTACTATTCCAAGTTAGAACTTAGCTTACCAGCCGAAGTTGTTGCCGTTCCAGCTGTTCACGCCACCAGCCGTGGTGAAGCTGTTGAAGCCCTGGTAGTTGTTCGCGCCGCTGGTGAGCAGCGAGCTGATGTTGTAGCTCGCCTGCTGGTTGTTGAAGTCGTATTCGATACGAACCACATTGCGGATCGCGTTGGCCACCGTGTTGACGAAGTCCGGCCGGAGGACCAGACGCATCGTGAGGTAGAGCGACTGCGTGGTGTTCGGATACCACTTCTGGACCTGAGCGATGCCGCTCGACATGTCGGTCGGCTGCTGCAGGAACCCACCGAGTTCCTCGACGTTCGGGATGTCCTTGGCCATCCGCAGATAATCGATGCACCGAGTGTCGATCGTCTGGGTGGAGCCGAGGGTGACCTGCCCATCGAACTGCGGATACCTGGCGATGGCCGGATCGACTGCCGCGAGCTGCTGGCCGGAGAAGGTGCTGAGCGCGTTGATGATGGTCGCCGGATCATTGATCAGACGGTCGATCATCGGGTTGCGGAAGCGACCTTCCTGGATATCGAGCGCCAGGAACGGCATGGTGGAGTTCAGGTAGTTGCGCATGAACTCATCACGCTGCTGCTGGTTGCGGGCGATCCACGGCTTCTTGGTTTCCGGGTCGAGGATCAGGCGGCCGATGTTGTATCCGTTCTCGCTGTAGTCGTTGAACTGGTTGAGCCAGCCGTACTGCATGATGAACGCATCCATCGCGATGGAGAGGCCGATGGCCAGGGTCGGAGCCGTGAGCAGATCGGCGACGATGTCAGTGATGACAGTCATCGGCGAATACTTCGTGGTGCCGAACTGGACGTTGCCGGGAGCGATGCTGGCGTTGGCGGTCAGGTAGAACTTGGTGTAACCGGTGACGGCGATCAGCGGGATCAGATCGTACTGCGCACGCTGGTCGAAGGTCGTGGTAACGCCGGCCTTGCGGACCTTGGCGTACACCAGGAACCCGACATCGTCACGGGCCGGCACGGCGTGCGGGCTGTGGACGTCGATGAACGAACGAACTTTCTGCATGTCGCTGGTGACAGCGTATTCGGTACCGCCGTACTGTTTCGCAGTCATGTTGACGAGACGGGGCTCGGTCAGAGAGCGGAACAGGTTGATGATGGCAGCGCCGGCGCGATCGACACGGGGATACATTTCCTTGGTGACAACGATCACCTGGGTGATCTCCGCATCGGAGACGGCGAGTGCGAACTTCTGGCGGATTTCCTTCGCCATGCAGGCCGGGGGACGAGCGTCGATGCTGTTGTAGCTTTCAGCGAACAACAGGGCGACGGCGACTTTGCCGGCATGGAAGACGTGGCATTCGTAGCTCGGGGACGCGATGCGTTCGACCTTCGCAGCCGGAACGGCTTTGACGAGACGTTCGAGGATGGTCTCACTGTAGAGCTTCCCCTCGTTGGAGAGATGGGTCGGGGTTTCGAGAGCCAGGTTCATCAGCTCAACCACGCCCAGCGGCTGAACCGGACCATCCGCCTGCGCAGTACCGATACCGGCGCCACGGTTCTGGTCATCGAGACCTTCGATCACAACGTTTCCGTTACTTCCACTCATGATGTTCCTCCTATAGGTTTGTGAGTGTTAAGGTTTTCTGTGACATGTCAACTTCGACTCCAATGATCTGTTGGAGCCTTTGATCCTTTTATGTTTAACTACATTGACAGACCTCCTTACATTGTAGTTCACTTAAGTAATATATGTCCATTCACGGTATGGAAATATCACCTAAGGAACCATGATATAACTGCGGTTAACCCGCATTAGTCTGGATATTTTCAGTATCCGTTTCATGGTTGTAATATATGCTCCATTTGAATATGGAAATACATGTACAACCTGAACTGAGGCTGTCTGTCTATATAGGGTGAGGCGCTCTTGGAGCGATCCTACAGTATATTACCACCCTGTATTTTTTAACAAGGAGTAAGCGACTCATGCTTTACGATATCACGAAGATGCTACCAAGAGGCAATGCCAAGACGATCGTCTCTTGGAAACAAGTCAATGACAACATTCATTCCAGGGTTAAGAACTGGAAACAGAGATTCGATGGAACTTCTCCAACATTTTCACAAGGTGTGGAGTTATTGAAGTTCTTAGTATTGAATATCGATCTCGAATACATTTTAACGATCAAGTCCGATATCGATCGTTATACCCTGGTGATAGCTTATCTTGCTGATGCAAGACGCGCTGCATACGACCCTGTGTACTCCGGGTCAGTAGCCCGTAAACTCTTCCTGGAAGATCAACGAGGTATCCCAGAGTTCATCCTGAATGTTACCATCAACGACCCTGCTAAGGATTATCCTTTCGATCTTCCTTACTCCGATAGTAAGTGGCAACAACTAAGAGCGATGAGATTACTCCATCACGATGCCAATGAACTGGTATCTGGATTACTCAATTGGAAGATCTCTTTCGATGGTCCTCCTCCCTCCAGAGTATTGATCGAACTTGATGTCACCACCTTGATCTTCAAGTACGTGAAATACGTGGAACTCTGTCGTACTCAAGGAACAGAGCCATCTGTCTCTACCTTCATCCAAGAAGGGGAACTTCGTCATCTATTCGATGACTTCCACAAGATCTGGCAGATCAACTTGATCAACTTACTTCTGGCTTCTACCTCTGAACAAGAAGATGCTACCATCATCAAGTCATCCTTCGTCCCTCAGTTCTACTGTTCTATCTCTCAAGTACAAAGAGCTGCTCAAGATATCCTGATCCAGAGAGATCTCTTACAACAAGGATCGATCAAAGTACAGGATTTCCTGGCTACGCCTTGGTTGCGTACGGGATCTGTCATAGATGCCATCGATCATCTCGATGACAGATCCCTCCCTACAACCAGACAGTATAAGTACCTCCAACTGATGAAGGAGTTACCTTACCTGAAGATGGTTGCTATTGCTTCCAGGTTGTTCGATACTGCATCTGCTCAGAACAGACAAGTGATGAAGAAGATCGAGTTCTCCTTGAGGAATATCAAGAGAGAGAACTTAGCTTCTTCTATCCTTAACTCCAGAGCAAGACAAGTCTTCGAACGAGAACTCAACCAACTCTATCAAGTAGTTGGATTGTAACGTACAGTATCCCTAGAGTGGAGTAGAGAGCTTGATAGCTCTCTACTCTATTTCTTCTTTTATTTTTATCATCCTAAGATGTTCTTCTTGTTTTATTCTTCATTTCTAGATGAGTTGATTTAACGTGATTTCTCTAAGCCTATAGCTTATCTTCTCTCTCGTTTTATCATCTCCTATTACCTCTTCATACCGTCCCCTAGCTTCGCTTCTCTCTTCTCTTCTTAACCTTCTCTATCTCTCTTCTT